CCGCTGGGACTCGCTGACGGTCGCGAACCTGACCAAGCGCCTTGGCGACGCGGTTCAGGTTGTTAGGATCCGCCTGCGCCTGCACCGGGCGTCGATCGCGACCCCGGGACCGCTCGTGGCGCGCGCCTACGTGCGCACGCGCCGCGCGCCCGAGGACCACACGGCGGTCAAGATCTCGCGGCCGCGTATCCAGCACCAGCTTGCGCTCGCCGAACTCGGCGTCACCGACGACTGGCAGGTGCAGAGGTGGTGGGCCGACGCCACGCTGCCGCGGATCACGGACGAGGACTGGTTCTACGAGGTCGAGGCCCGCCGAGCGTGGAAGGTGATCGACATCGATCGACACGCACCCCAGAACCACACGCTCGACTATGACTTCAGCCTGCGCAAGGTCCAGGACGGCGAAGCGATCCTAGGCTACCCGCCCTAGGGAAGGGGGATAAGGGACGTGGGCAAGTCGTCGAGGGTCGGGAGCTTCCACTTGTCAGGGCTACGCGTGGGCTCGCTGGCCGGAGCGCTGGCCGGCGGCGAACTCTGACCAAAGACCACGGTGAGCAGGCCTCGCAGGTCCTTCCAGGCCTCGTCTGCGTCCTTGAGGATGACGGCCAGCTCGACCTTTGCCTTTGCCTTCTCGGCCAGGTCCACCGCGCGCAGCGCCAGGCTCAAGCCGTAGGAGACCGCCGCCCGCACCGTCTGGTACCTGGCGGTGGCCGCCGCGACGCGGGCCGGGTCGCTCTGGCGCGAAGCCCAGAGCCCGAACAGCGAGTCGGCCGCGTAGAGCGAGAGCTGCGCGCTCTGGATCACGGCGCGCGCCACCGCGTAGGGGTTGCTGGTGTCGGGCAGCACCTGGCTTCCGGGGCAGGCAGCGATCAGAAAGGCTACGACCAGTAGCTTAGCACGCATCGGTGTTCTCCTGGTTTTGGTGGCTCATGCGGTCCCAGAACTCGCGGTACCCCGGGAGCGCCTTGACGAACTTGACCCAGCAGGGATCGTTTCGCGTCGCATCGCGCGAGAGCGCGTCCATCATTTCAGCAATACGGATGCGCTCGCTGTCGTTCGGGCACAGGAGGTAGCGCGTCCAGAGGCCGCGATACGCCTCACGGATCTCGGGCCGGCCACCAAAGAAAGAGACCCGGCGTCGCTGCCCGCTACTGTTGCTGCTGCTGCTGTATCGGCACCGATCCATTCTGGCCAAGGCTACACCGTTTGCTACGCCTGTCAAGGGCCAAGTATTTGTCATGCCAGACCTCGGGAAAGAAGCCCAGCGCGAACTCGACATCCTGCTCCAGACTCGGGAGGCCCACGAGGGGATCCTGAGCCTCGTGCTGAAGCAGAAGAAAGCCTGGGTGGACAGCAAGGGGCAGGTCCTGGAGGTCGAGAAGGCGACCGAGGAGTGGCGCGATATCTACAAGGATATCCAGCGTCAGCTCCAAGGGTCGATCAAGAACGTCCAGCATCTGAGCGAGGTCACCGCGGGCGCCGTCGACAATGCCATGGCGATAGCGCGTGCTCACAAGCTGTCTGCTCAGCAAGCGGCCGAGGTCGTCAAGAAGCAGATTGAGCAACGGGAGAACGCCCGCAAGACGCTCAAGGACCTAGGCAAGAGCAAGGTGCTCGAGGGCTTGAAGTGGTTGGTGACCGGGGCCACGCTGGCCAAGGCCTATGAGACGAACTTGCGCGAGGTGTATCGAGCCCAGGAGCTGCTGCTGTCTTCGACCGCGGCTACGGGGTCTGCAAATGAGGCCGCGTGGAAGGACTTGCCGGCCTACATGCAGTCGTACCGTGACGTTACGCGGGACGCCGCCAAGGTAGCGGCTCGGTGGGGTGTATCCACAGAGGAAGCCCGCCAGGCGCAGGACGCAATGTTCGACTCGCTCTCCGGGCTCTATACCGCGGGCAGCCAGTACAAGACCATGGTCAAGACCGCAACCGAGAGCCTGCTTGCGTACTCCAAGATGAGCGGGCAGACCGTGCCGGAGGCTCAGGAGGACCTTCAGCGGTCGATGCGGGCAGAGGGCAAGACTCTCCAATCGGCCATCGCAGACCAGGACCGGGCTATCGCCGGATATAACAATCTGGCCAAGTCCGTGCATACGGCTGCCTGGCCTACACGAAAAGAGTACTTCCAGGCGCTCAAGGACGTGCGCCACGAGCTGGGACCCGTGCGCGTCAACATCTCGGCCGTGACCGCAGCCATGAGCGAGTTCGCGGCCGCGAGTTCGAAGGCCGGAGGAACCGCCGAGAACGTCAAGCAAGCCATGCAGGCCCTACCTAAGGTGCTCGAGGGCCTGCCCCAGTACTTCAAGATCAAGATTGGAGAGGGCTACGTCAAGGCTATGAAGCCTGGCAGCAAGGCTCATGCTGACCTCATCGCCAAGCTCAAGGCGGAGGATCCAAGCGGAAAGCTCGTTCAGCGAGCCCAGGCTGTGATGAAGCTGAACGTAGCGGGCTTCCAGAAGGCCCGCATGATGCAGAACGTGCTCAAGGGCACGACCTTCGGTATCGAGGACACGCTCAAGAGTTGGGGCACGATGAGCGACTCGATGCTGTCTGGACAACTAGAGCAGCTCGGGCTGAATCAGGATCAGGTCCTCGACACGATAGGGGCTATCAGAAAAGGTAGCAAGGAGGGCATCAAGAAGGCGGCCAAGGACATCGAGGAGGCTCAGAAGAAGGTCAAGAAAGAGAGCTTGCCGGAGCGTCTGAAGGATAATGCCGACGCCGTCGGTCGGGCTGTGCTCAAGACAGCCGAGCTGAAGGGGTCCGTGGACTCTCTTATCACTTCCAATATTACGCTGATCGCTGCGGTTACCGCGGCCACGGCCATGGGCTGGAAGGCCATCGGCCTGCTCAAGACCTTGTCGGCAGCCGGCGGCCTTCGGGGCTTGCTGGGTGGCGGTGGTGTCCCGGGCCTCCCCGGAGCGCCGGCCGCAGGGCCGCCTCCTGCGGCCGGCGGTGCCAAGTCCGTACTGGCGGCCGGCGGCGCCAAGGCGCTCGCGGCAGCGGCCCTGCCCATAGCCGTAGGGGTGGCCGGCGCCGCGGCTCTGTCTTACGCTGCGGGGCCAGATGCAGAGCGTCGAAAAGAGATCCGGGAGAAGGCGCTCAAGAGCGGTAAGGGTGAGGAAGGAGCGAAGGCGGCCGTTGCTTTGGAAGAGATGCGCTCGTCCGCGACTCCGCTCTCCGCTCTCGTTGGTATCATCAAGAACGTTGCACGCGCTGATAAGCGCAAGGTGGAGGGCGTGACGTCTGAAGCACGCGCGGCGTTGGACGCGGCAAAGAAAGCCTACGCTGATAAGGTGAAGCCGAAGCCAAGGGCTGCCGACGTCATGCGGCTGACCGACGTCGCGACCGCGAACATGAACAAGGCCGTGGCCGCAGCTCAGGCCGCGGTATCAACTAGCCCTAGGGCACGAGCCGAAAAAATCACGGACCAGCAGCGGATGGAGGACGCACGCTGGGCGCCGCCGCCGAAGACCACCGCGCGAGTCGGAGCTGCTACCATCGCGCCCGACGTGAAGCCGCTGGCGCCAGGTGCCGGAGCCGTTCAGCCGCAGGCAGCCGCCGCTCCCCCTAGGCCGGCCCAGCTCCGCTACGATCCGACCACGCGCCAGCTCACGATCATCAAACTCGACGACCCGGCTCTCATCCAGGCGGGCGTCGACTTCCTGAACAGCGTGAAGCAGCCGAAGAGGTAGGCTGAGAAGCCCGGGTCCCACCATTGGGACCCGGGTAGTACGGACCTAACAGCCCCAGAGTAACCTGGGGCCGCGAGAAAGACTAGACTACTTCTTCCACTGAGCAGGGCAGGCGTACTCGTCGTCGTTGAGTTGCTCTTGGGTCAGGTGCACGATCTTCCCGGTCCGATCGAAGGCCGCCATGATCGCCTGGATGTCCTCGTAGGACACCGTGCTCGCGCGAGCCCGACCTCGATGAGCCGTCGGTGGCAGGATCGCGTAGACCTTCAGGCCCATATTCTTTGGGAAGTGACTCACCTCCGGTCGCGCTCGTTTCTCCTGCGCCCACCGCCGCCGCGCCGGTCGCCCCCGCCTCGGTCGTGGCCGTGACTGCCACCACCATCGCTGCGGTCTCGGTTCTCGGCCTCGTTCACGCGGAGCGAGCGCCCGTCGAGGTCGTAGCCGTTACGCTCGGCGATCGCCTTGTCGGCGTCCGCCGCGTTCTCGAACGTGACGAAGGCGAAGCCTCGGCTCTTGCCGGTATCGCGGTCGGTGATGACTTTGACGTCGCCCAGGGGACCGAATTTCCCGAAGGCGGCCCGCAGGTCGTCCTCGGTCGTACCCCAGCTCAGGTTCCCTACGAACAGTCTCTTGCTCACGTTGTATCCTCCGGTATAAATTCTATGCCACGAGCGAGATTCGAACTCGCACTCTACAGATCCTAAGTCTGTTGCCTCTACCGCTTGGGCTACCGTGGCTCGTGCACGTGACACTTCATGGGGTCGATGGCACGCGCTCAGCCGGTTCGTCGTGCGCGATGACCCGGACGTAGCCAACCTCGCGGTAGATAGGAGCCTCGCGCGATCGGATGCGTGAGGCGTACTGGGGCAGCGCGAACACCCGATCATTCCAGAGCACGACCTCGGGCAACCACGAGCCCTCGTACTCGACCTGAACCTCGGTGATGCCGTTGGGAGCCTCGAGCTGGATGTTCACGTGACACCGTATCAAAAGGGCTACCCGCGACGGGGAGCAGGTAGCCGCTCACACAGAGGTGGATGGGCTTTTCCCCGTCAACCCCAGGATAGGCCAACGCCGTTCCCAGGTCAAGCCCCGGGCTTAGGGTTCAGCGAACGGAGGGCCCAATGGCCAAGAAACTGGCGACCGCCATCGCGAGCGGAAAGATCGTGGTCAAGAACGTGATCTCGGGTGAGTGCGTGCTACTGGTCAAGGGCCAGGTCGTCACGATCCCGCCCAACGGGACAGTGGACGTAGGCAAGTTGCTGGCGGACCCAAAGGATGTGCTTCGGCACACGAACCTCGAGAAGGCGCTCTCGAGCGGGTGGTTGGCGCTCGTGTGAGGTGACCTATGCGGCTGGATAAGCTGAGGCAGGCCGTGGTTGGGGACCGCCTACCGGGCGGCGAAGGGGAGGGCCGTCCCGACTCCGACTTCGATCCTGAGGAGCTAGCCATGGGCGTCGAGGTTGAGCTGGAACACACGGCGGATCGGGACATCGCCAAAGAGATCGCCAAGGACCACCTGTCCGAGGACGGTAAGTACTACACGAAGCTGCGTACCATCCACGAGGACTAGGTGGCCTGCTATGGTTGCGCGCGGGAGCTTCCGCTCACGCTCCTTCACGAGCACCATCCGCACCCACAGGCAGCCGGCGGCGCGAACCTGGGGACCGTGTACGTGTGCCCGACCTGTCACGCGTCCTGCCACGCGGCCGCGCGCTGCGTTCAACGGGGGCAGGAGAGCGCGGCGCGCGACGTGCTGGCGGCCGCCGTAGACCAAGACCCGGCCGCCGTCGAGCGGCTACTGGTTTTGGTCAGGACAGAGGTCCGAGCCTGGGCACAACCATCAGCGCGGGCCCGGCAGCCGGTGACGGTTGACTTTCCACGCGAGACCTACAGCAGACTCCGGGCTATCGCCCGTGGTATTATGTCTAAGAACGGTCGGGCCCTCGGCGTGCCCAAGCTCGTACGGGCGATCGTGGACGCGTGGCTCCGCAAAGAGCTGGCACCAAAGGCCGAGGTCCTGCCCGAGGGTCCACCCAAGCCGGAGCTGAAGGCCTGAACGACGTTCGGCAGTTGGGTCTACGCAGCCTAGACGTAGCTCCGGCGTCGGGGCATGAGTCCGAGCGCCGCTCCGTTTTGGCCTAGTACCACTCCACCAGGAGATACCGTTCCACGCGAGCGTCCGTGAAGCGTCGAACAGACGCCGACGACCGGAACAGCACTCGGACCTCGTAGCTCGCGCTTGACGTGTCGATAGAGGTCGCGGTTAGCCACGATCGTGGCGTGGGCCAGCAGCAGGCAGCGGAAGCTGTCGTCGGTTCCACCGTCGGGCTTGATAGGGATCGCATGCCCCGGGTCTCGAACCGTCATGACCTGATAGAGCAGGTGCGCCCGCGGAGTCTTCGCACGCACGGGCAGGCTGGCGTTCATGTCAAGGTCTACCTCAGGCGGCGGGAAACGCACACGGCCGTTTCGCATATCCGTGCGCAGCGCCCGCGCGTCGCGGTAGGTAGCCGAGAACTGTTCAGCCCGAACCCGGTACTCGGTGCGGAGATCCGCCACGTAGCGACTGCTCTCCCAGCGGTCCCAGACCACGTGCTCGAAGCGCAGCGCCTTGACGAGAGGCACAATGAGATGCGTCCACATGAGACCGAAGTGTATTCGGTAGCCTTCCTCCGGCGCGAGTTCTCCGACGTCGTCGATCTGCACCACGTCCTTGTCTAGGTGCGCGGTGCACCAACTGAACGAGCAGGACTTCTCACCCGCGTCGAGCGCCAGGACTCGGGGTGTGTAGCGGTCGCGAACCGTCTGGGCGATCTTGTAGTATAGCCACTGGTAGGTAGCGCCCAGCTCGTCGGCCTGAGTCTCCGAGCTTCCACTCCAGATTCTGACCGCCAGCTTCTCAGGCACGCAGAGGCCGAGTAGCTCGGCCTTGTCCTGCCACCAGGGGCTGTCGCTATAGGGCGGGTTGCACGCAAAGTCGCAATTGTGAACTACCAGTCCATTGGCGATAAATCTTCTTGAGTCTGGTATGGCGAAATCGCAAGTCTCTACAGTAGGTCCAGCAGATACAGAGCGCACAGGACTAGTAAGGCAGCTTTTCAGGATGGATATTCTTTTCCTATCCGAGTCGCTAAGACTCTCCAGATACACAGAATCGAGTTCGTGTAGCCTATGTAACTTGATCCTACGGGGTCTCTTTCGCTTAACCACTTTATGGGGGCGGCCAGGCATTCGGATAATCAGTCGCCCTGGAATCGTAAGGGTTAGGCTATGGCTCTTTGTGGTTCCGGCGGCACGGTAACCTCTCTTCCGTTCTGAGATAAAGCCCACCAGCTCTATGAATCGATCTCTGTGGATACCGGATATTACTAACCGATGACCGCCCTTTGAGACATTGAGAGAGCTAAGGATGTCCAACTGTAGCAGTAGAATTTGTGTTTGTCTAAGTAGGTCCTCGGAAGCCAATTCCAAGGTTACGGAACCCAACCAAGTCGCTTGTTTCGTTTGTGAGGTTGAGATTGACCCATCGCCTTCAAACAGACCCCGCAAGAATTCTATGACAAACCTTCGAGGGGACTGGAGTATCACCCACGGGACCTTTTTGGTATGGCTGTTTCCGTCAGCCCCTATAACGTGCATCCAGTCGTAGACGTCTCTTCGGTACAGTTGAACTCTGTAGGAGTCTTTGGTGGCAAGTTTCATGCGCTCCTTGCCGACCGTATCTAGCTCCTTATTCAACTTGAACAGTTTATTTAGTAGCCGAAGATAGTCGCCGGCGACCTCTCGGTCCGTTACCGAGAACCCAAGAGCGTAGTTTGTTCTGCTGAGTGATCCTCCGCTGGCGTGGTAGCCTAGAAAGCGCGCCAGACCCATGGTCATTGCGTTTGGGATCGTTGTCCGTACCGAGTTTTGGTGATACACCGGTTTGAAATCCCAGTACGGCAGCTTGGTAGGCCAGAATATCTTGTTGCCCACCACCACATGGACTCCCGGCACGAGATTCCTAGCTGAAATCCATCTTAACGTAAGATCAGAGGACAGGGTCAGGACTTCCTGGTCTTTGGTACATGAGACCTTCAGCCCGTGCTTTGTCTCAACTACCACTGTCTTACTGGGCTTGTTTCGGACAACGTATTCAGACTCAAACAGACCTTTGCGCGAATTTGAATTCAGCGCAATGTTAGACACATGTACACCCAGGTCGTGACAAAGCTCCCCCGCTTGGCGTAGTCCCTGCCCCGTACTGACCAAGGTGTCCGGCGCTACGCACTGGTATTGCGCCTCGCTCATGTCGCCCACTTCTTCGCGGAGCGACTCCTCGGTGTACTTGGGATTTGACTCCCAGGTTGCGCGCTTGACGAAGTAGCGTCGCGGAGCGCGCGGCGCGCCAGCCGCGCGCATCATCATCGTGTCGAGCTTGCTCGAGGGCGAGCTGATCGTCATGAGGTACGCATCTATCACGGCCTGCTGTCCTTGGCCGCGGCGATCGCGCGAGGCCATGCGCACGGACATGAGGCTGTTGTTGAGAGCCCGGATGACGCCAGGGCCCGAGAGCTGCATCGACTCCTCGTCGCCGCGCCCGCCAAGCTTCCCCTTTCGCAGCCAGCTCAGCTCATCGATGGCCGCGAAGACCCTGGTCTTACCGCGCAGCCGTCGCTGGTCGCTGGCCCGATAGCTCAGGCCCAGGCGCTTGTGCCGGTACCAGAGGTAGGTGTCGCGCTGAACAAAGATCTCCTGACCCTGGTCCTTGCCCGCGTCCTTGAGTAGCGCGTGGTAGGCCTTGAACCAGGGCGAGGTCCCGATCATGTCGGTGAACGGCTGCCAGAGGTTCGAGGCTACCTGCTCGAGTCCCACGGACACGAACGTGCCGTAGAGCGCACCAACGTCGGCCATGAGCCCGAAGTAGGCAGCCGGGTCCGCGAGGATGAGGTAGCGGTGCAGGATGTACGTGCAGTACATCGCGGTTGCCACCGACTTCCCCGCACGCTGGCCCTGAAGGATGCAGAAGTCGTTAGGGAGCTGGGCCTTGACTCGGTCTCCCCAGCGCTCGGCGTTCTGTGGGATCGCGAGCCAGTCGTGCCGGATATCGAGCACGCGGCGCCCGCAGCTCCGACACCGACCGAAGTGGAGCAGCTCGACGCGCTCCCGGATGTCCGCGGGTGTCGCTTCCTTCGGGATGTTGAGTAGGTACTCTGTATCTGAACAGTTATGTGCCACGAATCCGTTGGCCACGAATTCGTGACCGTTGGGAACGACGAGATCCGCTACCGGTAGCTTCCCGACGTCCTTGAACAGCCTCACGGGCTGCGCGATGGTGTCGGGCGGTAGCTCCACTCCAAAAAAAGGTACGAGGTCCCATTTTGAAGTTCGGGTTGGCCCCGTCCAACCCTTTGACCTGAAGATCTCCTCGTATACCTGACTGATGTATCCGATAGTCTGGGCAAGCATCTCGGCGTAGGAACCGGTTATCTGAATTCCATAGCCTATGGTCTTGTTTACCCCCCAATCTTTGTGCTGTATCAGACGGCCAACGATACCGAGTTTTAGTAGTAGCGTGTGGGTCTGTCGCATCAGGCGCAGCGACTTCGAGTCACAGCCGGCGTAGCGACGCGCTGTGTTGAACCACCCATCACCCTCCCAGTAGGCACGTAGATACTCACATACGTGCGCTCTGGTTGACTGCATGATAGCCCAGGGGATCTCTTTGGTGTCCGACTTGCCGTTCATTCCCAGGTAATGGAGAACGTCCAGCGCATCGCCCCGACAGAGGTGCGCGACTGCTCCACGGGACCCCGATGCTGGTTCTATGAATGGCGTGATTCCAAAAACCTGTTCGCAACAATGTACAAAGTCATCGATCAACTCAGGCTTGGTGTTTGAGTACGTGAAGTCACGAGGACCAAGATACCCCTCGGCTATTAGATGGCCCATTAGTCGCGCTAACTCAGGCGACATCTGTACAGGTAAATGTTCCCAGCGTTGGCGTCCTGGCTTGGCCTTGGTGGGTGCGGGTGCGGGTCCGAAACGTAGGGGTTCCTCGGGCCAGGTACCGCCTTTCCGAATCAGGACGTAGTCGCCCGGTCGTAGCGCTCCCACGGTTCTCCATTCGATACCTGTGGGCGTGACGCACTTTACTCTGTGGTCATGGGTTGCCCGTAGACGGTAGCGAGCCTCGGTGACAATGACTCGGCATTCTTTGATGCCCCGGTCTAGCCACTGTACGCAGTCTGCCGACCCTTCTGATTGATCGACGCGAACGCCGCAGCCCTTGAGGTCTCCGAGTCTGATTAGACCACGATCAGTGGATACTAATTCGTCAGTAGATACACAGAAAAGGCAGGCGTCGCCCCACATGAGGAGCGCGTCCTCAACCTGCTTGCCGAACGGCTGCTTGTTCAGGAACCGGGCGGAGGTCAGCCACTCGAATACGTTGGGCGCTTTCGGTACGTCCCCGTCGTCAACCGTGGCGCAGGGTACCTGGAGGCCTGCTGAGATGGCTCGCGTGAGCACGTCCTCGGGGTCTACCTCACGACGCGCTCGTTTGGATTTCGGCTGGGCCTTGGCCATAATACGAAACGCTGTGCGCCTAGCGTAGGCGGCGAGCCGCGTGCGCGACCTCTTCCGCGAGCTGCTTGAACAGGGCCGCGACCGAGGCCAGCACCTCAGGCTCTTCGTACTGGCGGAGGTCGTCCTCGATCGTTCCGATCTCGCGCATCACGAAGCGGTGGAGGCTGTCGACCTTGCCGAGTAGTCGTCGCGCCAGGGGGTCAGCCAGCGCTCGACGAAGACGTTGAAGGTTCATGGTCAGGTTCCTGGAGGCAGGTAGTTCGTGTCGTAGGGCCTCTGCTTGGACCGCTGGTAGTTGATCTCGAATCCAGGCATGAGGTTCGGGTTCCACGTCTGCGTCGCGACCGTCTTCCAGAAGGCGGGTGCATTCAGCATGTGGGCGATTACCGGCTCGCAGTCCGCGACCTTTAGATCCCCGGGCCGGGCCCAGACGAAGGACTCGATCCCTGCCGGTAGACGGGGACGCCAGAGGGTGGTGACCGGCGGCAGCTCCACCACGTAGACCACGTGCTGACCGAAGGTCCGAGCGGCTACCGACTTGCTAGCCGTGCCTGGTGGGTCTCCGAGCAGCTCGCGCACGGCCGCCTGGACGACAGGGAACGAGCGTTTCCGGTACGTGGACCAGCCTGGAATGGTCCATCGTCCCGCCACCTTCACGAGGAGCAGGGCGCCACCAGCAAGGTACGTGAGCCCGGACAGGGCCCGGTGGTCTAGGGTGATGGCTTTGCGAAGTGCGGTCAGGTCCACGCTCAAAACTACGCTTGACCTGGGGGTATCAGATCGGCTATCTTTTGAGCATGGCGAAGAAACCGAAGGCGAGGAAGCAGAGCCGCCGATCGATCTCGGTGCGCGGCGAGACCTACAAGCGCGTCGTCGACCACTGCCGGCGCCAGGGCCTAACGGCATCTGGCTTCGTCGAGCAGCTCGTCAACAACGCGTTCGTCAACGATGCGTTCGAGCGCCTGAAGGCAGCCGCGGGAAGTGGCCGCCAGCAGACCGCGAACACGGGCGGGACCGCTGCCGACGAGTCCGAGACCACGAGCACACGCGAACCGCGCTTCGAGCAGCCCCACGAGCTGGGACCGAAGACGATCGAGAACTCGGCCGCGACCAAGCCTGTGCGCGGCAGCGGCACGCATCTGCTCTGACCTCGGAGGCCCATGCTGTCACGAGACGCCGCCTACAAGCTGATCGCGGAGAACGTCAAGCCGCGCAAGGTCACGTGGAGGCCGCTCCAGATCTTCACGACCGCCGGACGTACGCTGGAACTCGCGGGCCTAGGGGTAGACCCGAGTCACGTGCGCAGACCGCTCTACGACCTCGAGCAGGGTCTCGGGGTCGGTCGTCTCCTCGTAGAGGCCCTGCACATCCTCCACGCCGGCTGCCTTGAGGCACACGAGCGTGCCCTCAGCACACATGAGCTTGTGCGGCGTGCGTCGCGGGCGGAACGTGAGGTGGGCCCGCCACCAGCGCCGGAGCCAGCCTGAGATCCCGGCCCAGAGCGCGCCCACCTTGTCGTAGGCTTCGCCCAGGTGCTGAGCCATGCGTCGGATGGCACGTAGCCCCATCTCGGGTGGTACCTGTAGCTCGAACTCGGCGACGAGCAGGTTCTCCTGCCGCCAGCGAGACCACGGCCTCAGCTCGTAGCCCCACCACTCGGCCTGCATCACGACCTTGGTGTCGAGCGTGTCATCGTGGAACGCGACCCATGCGTGACTGACGCGCCCGCGGGTGATAAACCGTATCGCGCGGGATAACAGGCGGTTGGTGGTGCTGAAGCCGACGGTTACTATCACGAAATCTTCCGCTGGTTCTTCAGCTCCGGACGCGGGTAGCGTGAGTGCGTGACTTCGGCCTGGGGTAGGCCCCGAATCGCGGCCACGACCTTGCTGTCACGGATCGCGCGCGACAGCACGCGTGCCACGTGTTTACAGTTGTGGACCACCAGCCCGTTAGCTATGAAGTGTTCCGAATGCGAAACCGTGAAGTCGCGAAGTGGCTGCTTAGGCCCTTCTTCAATGCCAGAAACCGAGCAGAATAACAATCGTGCTTGGGCTAGACGAGCGGCTTTGATATACAACCCCGCTTGTAGGTACGAGGCGTCCTTCGCGATCTCCAGGAACGTACGGAGGGACACGCGACCGCTTTGGGCTACTATGGGAAGACGGGACCCAAGTCCGTACGTTGTCCGTAGGGCCGGGGCCAAACACCCAATGGCTGCCTCATACTGGTCCTGTGACCCACAGGTATCGAAATGTTGGATGGGTCGGGTTCTGGTGGCGATGCGCCGTCCGCAGAATGGACAGATTGGGCAGCGAGACAGATACTCCGCCAGCTTGACAGCGTCGTATACCTTTTCCTTCTTCCCACCACCCCCGATTCTTGGTTCGTATCTCGACGGTTGTAGCCCGGGAAGACCATCCCCTGCAACAACGAGAGGTCTGATCTCTGACCAGCGAACGGTTGAGAGCATAGATAGGTCACAGGGTGCGTACAGGAGGGGTACGGCTGGAGGAATGGCCAGCAACTGTTCCCTAGCACCTGGTAGACCCATCTGCGTTCGTCGTCGCCCCGTTCCCTGCTTCACCCTCTGGTTTCGAATATTGGACACAGTACCAATTAGGTCTCGGAATCGATTGGCGTCTGTGCCACATATCCGCAGATACCACATGCGGCACTTGCCACTCGGAGCCAAGCTCGAAATCGTGTAGGGTCTAACGGACGAGAAGATCCGGAGGTGCAGCAGCAAGATCTGGATCTCGCGGATTAGGCGTTCGCTCTTGGAAGCCGCCGTAAAGACGTTTCCGTCCTTGCTGATACTTCCATCGCCTTCCCAATAGGAACGAATGAACGCGGTCTGACAGCTAGTGCCTGCTTTCCATAACCATTCCGGTACATGCTTGTCTCCGGATCGTACGGATTGGTACCATGTGTCGATATCTTTTGGTATGTCTTCAGTTCTGGGTGTCACTACGAAGCAAGGGACTTTGGATAGTCGGGATTTGGACTCGTGCCGCCGCGTGCTAACGCCCAATTGCCTCCAGGCAGCCGCATAGTCGTCAAGCAGTTCCGGATTCGTGTTGATGTAGCTGAGTCCAGACCCCTCAGCCACAAGATGTCCACAGATGCGAGCCCGAGCTACGGAATCGGAGTCCGAATCCCGCGTCAGCCGTGGAGCCATACTGACACAGAGGGTGTCACCTACCACGACTTCGGACGTCGGCTTCCATTCTAGATCAAGTTGCCGCGTAAGAACCAGAACTTCGTGCGTGGGAGAACACGTGATTCGATAGCCTTTATCTGTAGTGAGTGTGCGAGTACACTTACGGACGTCCCGCAGATTCGTTACTTGGTGATACTTCCCGTACATGGATAGTAGGCGGTCCCCGACGCGTACGTCTGCTGCGCGACAGAGACCACGACTAGTTTCCACCAGAGTATCAAGCGTGACACATACGGCCTTGCGGCCGCCAGGGTTCGTGACCACGGGCCAGGCGCCGTTCGAGTGCAGGAGCGAGCTGCTGTCCTGGCGCGTGAGCACGGTCTCCCACCTGTAGGTGTTGTGGACCACGATACCATTGGCTACGAACTCCGGTGTTTCTTTGTCCATGACTGTAGCGTCATAGGTATCCACGGTCTTGCGGTCGCCCTTGAATTCGACTCGAAGCCAGCGCACGGGAGTACGCAACACGGACTCGATTCGGTCACAAAGTCCCGGGTCCACTAAGCGAAGGGCCGCCCCGTATCTGGACACGTAGTCACTGAGAGTGGCCGCATACATACCTGTGGCATGTGCGGTCGAGTCCAGTACCTTGGTGTAAAGCCGCAGCCGGCGCCCTTGGTAGTAGCCCGTGGGAGTCAACACACTTCGAATGGCGGTCCTGGCGTGGGGAATCACGAGGCCCCGATCGCGGGACCCGTTGGTCGCCGTGGAGTTCTTTCGTCGGCTGACGAACCCGATACGCTTACGGAATAGCCGTGCGTCTACGCCACTCAGTAGCACGTTATAGCTAGCAGCATCCGGGCCACGAGCAGGTACGTACGATACGCGTCCTAGTAGACCGAAGCGCAGAAGAAGTTGTTGTATCTCTTCAGCTAGTTCCTTGGATGTAGTTCGCGCATATACCTGCTTGGAGGTGCAGCCACCGTCACCTTCGTAGTAGGCACGCAGGTACTCGCGGACCAGGTGGTTAGGTGCCTGCCAGACGATGTCGGGCACGGACTTGGCCCGACTACGTTCATCGATCCGGTACCCAAGGAACGCCAGGTACGAAGCCAGAACCGTGCTTCGGCATCCTACCCCCGCGTGAGCTTCGGTCTGGTGCGCGTCGGGGAAACACACGCGGAAGTCCCGTTGGTACGATTGATACACCTCGCCCTGGAGTTGGGCGAAGACAATCGTGTTCCGATCGGTCCAGCCCTCGGCCGTCAGGTATCCTAGGACCCTGGCCAAGGCTGGGGTGAGCTGCTTGGGAACACGCTGTGGCTTCTGGCGGCACTCGTGGCCAGAGACCCTGGTTCGGCGCCCAGCGATCTTTCGATAGTAGCTATTACGATACACTGGTGTTGGTACGAAATCGACCGTTGGCACCTTCTCGGGATCGAGAGCCCCGGGCTGCGCCGCGATGTAGTCCCCGGGCCTAAGGTCCTTGAGCGTCTTCCACGAGGTAGAAAGGTCTGGGTTGAGTACCCAGAATTTCTCGGTAGCCGTTGCTCTCAGCTCGAGGCCGCCCTCCACCCGTACTCGCCAGGTGGCAGCGCGCCCGGTCGCGAACACACGCGCCTGCTTGGGTCCGTGGCGTGTATTCACGACCACGGTCTGGTCAACGACCTCAGCGATTCGCCTGATCCCTTCGGTAGTAGAGATCCTGGTATCGCCAGAGACACAGAGGTCCTCGCAGGTACATGTGACCCAGGAGGGCATCCGCTGGCCGCTGGGCGCGTAGAGCCGCGCCTCAACCCGATGTGTACGACCGCTACCGTGGGGCGGTGGACAGGTCGTGGTCGCCACGATCTCTGCGATGGGTCGTGCTACCGGGTCGCGACCTGGGTTCACCGTGAACGTGACCACGAACGTGTTGTTGGCCCGTTCGAGGCGCTTCGTGTCGACCGCTCGTAGTAGCTCGATCGCCAGCAGCATGCTACCCCTCGTTGTGCCGTGAAGCGCTTGGATCACCCGGATGGCGACCTTGGCGTCAGGCTCTTCTTTCCTGCCCAAAATCTAGCCCAGGGGATCAGCCTACTTCGTGAGGTTCCAGCGGTCGCGCTGTTCGAGAGCCAGGGCCAGGACTTCGGTCGGAGGCACGCGGAGATCGAACCAGGGCTGGTCGCCGTTGTCCAGGTAGTACCCGCGGTAGTCGCGCTCGGCCGTGAGCATGACGATGCGCGGCCTTGTGCCAGCCGCGCTCGACCCCGGTCTCCGTGGGTCGTGGGTCAGCCCTCCACCTTGAAGCGGCGCGCCGCCCAGCGGATGCCGGCGATCTGCGCCTCGCGGAGCGACGCGTAGTTTCGGTACCGCTCGCCGCCGCGGAACCCGCCCGTGCTCATGGTCGTGCAGCTACCGTTCGGGCGCTCTTGGATCACGAAGCACGCGTACTCCGACGCGCGCTTCCCGGTCTGGGTGTCGATCGCGTTGGGGTTGAGCAGGCGGCCGGTCCAGTGGTCGCCACGCTCGTTGGCGCGGTAGATGATTTGGGCGGGGTAGAGCTTGGTCTCGGTCTTCATGTTACGCCTCCGCGTCTGACCCCTACATCTTAGCACGCGCTAAGATTAGTCAACTGATATTCGACAGGCCTCTCGTTATCGCTCGGAGACCGTGATGTAGGTCTGGATCTCGACCGCGTCTCCCTTCATGGACAAGTACAAGGTCTTCATCCAGTTCACCTCGGTCAACCGCAAGTTGGTCGGCGGCACGGAGTTCCCGTACGAGGTCGATGGCTGGGCTCCCTAGAGTCGTATCTCCAAAGATAAGTGTTGACTTCGGCAGCGGCGGCCACTATCATAGGCCCATGGCTCGCGGTCGCATCGAATTCGTGCCCGACGTCGTGACCGCAACCGGCACGACGCGCTGGCTCCGGCCGTGGGTGCTCAAGGTCTGGCGCTTCGGCCACTGGGCGGTGCTTGGTCGTTACACGTCGGAGGCCGGCGCGCGATCGGCGGCCAAGCGCCAGCGCGTAGAGGTATCTTGAACTTTAAGGTAGTTGACTATCTGCACTTATTCGTGTGTGGTTGCTCAGCGTCGTGGTCAGGAACGAGGGAGGCCATGGACAATCTGCGGGCGCTAGCGAAGAACGTCAGGTTCAGCGTCAGAACCTTCTGGTCTCGCCCAGCCTTAGACATGGAGTTTGAGCTTACCTACGCCGAGATTCTGGGCTGGGCTCAGACGGTGTTTCCCCTAGCCACGACTCTGGAGCGGGTCCCTAATCGCGAGCACTTCATGGCGTGCTATCGCGTGCTGACGGAGGACGGAAACTGTCTCGCACTCGCAGGTGTGATCCCGGGGTACTTTTCCCCCTGGTTTCTGCCGTCAGGAACAACGCTATGAGCTGTGCGTGGTACGACATCAACACCGACGGTTGGCCGTGCGCAGGCGGGCGCATGGGCCAGACCTGGGCCAACGTGCAGTACGTGGGCGAGCTGTTCGAGCGTTACTCGCTAGCGGCCGCCTTCGAAATCGGAACCTGGCTCGGCGGCGTCGCCTCATACCTTGGCACCTGGTTCCCTTTCGCAACCTGGACCGCGGACGTGGTCGATCGACGCTCGGCGAGAACGAAGGTGCTCCACACAACCCTTGGCGTGCAATACATGCACCTAAACTGCCACGACCCCGACGCCGTTCACCTCTTCATGGACACGTTGCCACGACCCGCGTTCGTGTTCGTCGATGGAGTTCGGAAGAAGCTTGAGTTCGAGATAGTTGCCCCGCATCTACGCACGGGGGATCTCATTGGCGTCCACGACTTCGGGTCCGAGGTCTCGCTGGCTAGTCTATCAGGCTGTATACACAAGTACGGACTCATGCCGGTCACTGGTGCGCTCGAAATTTCTGACGTCACCCACTCCATGTACTGGACAGCCAGATGAAGAACCTACTCGACGGGTTCCATTTCCGTTTCCGCGATGACCGCGTGGTCTTTCTTGGTCTAGACTGGGGTTACGGAGATAGTCAGCCCTGGCTCGTGGACCGAACCGACCGTTACTTGGTCATGCGTGTCGGTGGTTGCAGGAACTGGGCAGGAAACTATACGAAGCCCGTGTATACGCTGGCCCAATGGTTTTTGCTTGAGTACGCGGTCGACAGCAAGCGGGTCGATCTCACTGTGGTCAAGGTGATCGAAGAGTGCGCTCCTGGCAGCGACTGGCGAAAGGCCAAGGCTCGACTGCTTAGGAAGATGAGCAAGCTGAGCTAGCCTTAGGCAGAGGTGCACAAGTGGCTCAGAGCTTCAATTGCAAGTGCGACGAGCGACGGCGACCTGTGATGCAGCGGCGCTGGATCGTGGTCGCTCGCCATTGCCACTTCTCAGCTTTCGCCGGCTACCACTACACGCTTAGCACGTACTCGACCGTGAAGTGTGTACAGTGCGGGGCGACCGGCCGCACGAAGGCGGCTTATGTCCGGTTCCTGCCAGACGCCCCCGAGAACTGGCCATCGATGAACCGCGAGCAGATCATTCAGGCGCTCGACAACGGACGAAGGATCCGACAAGCATGCTAGCGCGCGACCTCAAGCCAGGCGACCTGTTTCTGGTAACGCCGCCAGATCCCGAGAGCCCCGTACGCGTGTGCCTGTCGAACGACGAGACTTACGGCCTACGCTTTGGCTGGCCTGGCAAAAGCAATGTGATTGTAGACAAGGCTAGCGGGTACCGGTCATTCTGGGGCTACTGGTGTCACATGGGTGAAGACGTCGTGGTAGAGTGGGGTGGACGGATCACGTCTCGGACCGCCGTCGACGACGGGTGAGCCATCGTTTGTAGCACCGCCGCGTGCGCGCCTCGCGACGCGAACGTACGCGGTGAGATCCGCGGTCCCGGTCTTGGAGAAGCTCCGCTAGCTCGCGGCGGGGGCGAAACGTCCTCGGGCTCGTGCCACTCTGCATGTCCAACCTCCGGTTGAGGGTCTTGGACATGCGTGGTCGGAGGCCTGGTAGTAGAACATGGCTACTTAGCGTGCTCAACCCCGACGACCTCCGACTCCGGCTTATCCGTACGGATATAGAGCGGGTCGTTGTTGCCGTCGCTGGACCGGTGATGGATCGTGGCGAGGTAGCCCTGAACGTGGAGCATGGCCAGCGCCCGCACCGTATCCGCACGCGTCAGGTGGCTGAGGTGCGCGATCAACGCCACGGTCTTCGGCCGCTTCGGGTCGACCGCACCCAGCACGCGCTGCAAGATCTCGGTCGTTAGCTGGGTCATGGCTTAGAACATGTGGCTCGGCAGCTTCAGCCCAAGCGCGTTGGCGGCCTTGAATACGTTGTTGCGGATGAGGTCCGGCTTCCACGTACGGTGATTCTTCACTACCTGAAGCACGCGGTCAAGGGCCTCGGCTTCTCCCGACGACAGCTTGAGGGCGCCGGCCAGCTTCTCGCAGACGTCCACGAACAGGCCCGCGGTCTGCTCGTCCGCGTCGTTGATCGAGTGGGCGACCTCTGTGTAGTCGCGGCTCGGCACCAGGTACCAGAACGCGTTATCCGACGATGCCGTTCGAAGTCCGGCCGTTCTTACCAGTTCCGATAGCTTCATGGTCAGTACCCCGGCATCATGAGTGGCTGCGACCGCAGGTCCACGATCGGCTGGATGTTGAGCTGCTGGTGGAGGAACTGCGGTCCGCTCGGATCGCGGAAGACGGCGACCGTCTTCGCGCAGCTCTCGCATAGGCCCTCTTCGTCGTCGGTCCCGAGCTTCTTGCCACAGCCCCAGCAACGGGCGCTGGCGACGCGCAGCATAGCGCTTACGGGGTGCTTCGGCTCTGGCGCTGGCCTGCGTTGCATGGCAGACTCCTCGATCTGCTCACCCCAGACCCGTTGTGCGGGCTCGAAGAACGGGCGGTCCTCTTCGACGTCCGGGAAGTTGAGCTGGTGCGCGTAGGTCGTCACCTGGTGCTCGCCATCCCAGGGCTCGTCGAGTTCTACCACGACCTGGGGCGGCAGGAACGTGGTGGCGTCGTCGGCCCACTTACCGACGGTCAGGAACACGTCGACCACGGTCCCGGGACCGCGTAGCGTGATGACTCGGCTTCCCTTATGCAGGGCGATACCCACGCGCCGCGGGGTGGGTCGGGTAATGGATGGATCGGACGCCATGGGTCAGTCCACGAGCTGGTATCTGGTCTTGACCTGGGACATCAGACGCTCGACGTTCGACAGGTTCTGGTAGTGCTTCGCGTATTCCCCCTCTATATCGCTGTAGATACGTAGGAAGTGATCGAAAAGCACGTCGAATGCCTTGAGCTGAGGAGCACCCAGAGGCCCTAGCTGTGCCTCGAGCGTCGAATACCACTTCCGAGGGTACACCTGACCCTTCTTCCAGTCCGTGCCCTGGCGCACGGCCTTGTCCGCCAGCTTGTTGGCCATGGAGGAGATCGCGAAGAGTCCGTCCTTGGCCGACGCCCTGCGCGCGAACGCAGACCTCTTCTTCTCGTCGCTCGCGGTCCAGCCCGCGTCCACGTCGTCGAAGAACTTCGCTTTCTGCGCGTCGTCGAGGTCCGCGGGCGACTCGATGCCCCATTCCTTCAGCTTGCCCTTGAAGTATTTCTGGTAAGCGTCCGCATCGCCGGACGTCGCCATCACGGGCTTGCTGCCGGGGTGCTGCTTCTGGACCGCGCGCTCCATCGGTGACACGAGCGTCGCGCGCTCCTTCTCCTTCTGGTCGATGTCAGGGTCCCCATCATCCGGGTGCAGGTTCGGCGCGTTCTGGAACGTGCGGAGCACCGCCTGCTCGCGCGGGCTAAGGTTCGGGGTGCGCGGCGCCGGCTTGAAGGCCGGGTCTACCGTCGAGTCCGGATCGTAGGTTCGGTCGGGAGCCACAACCTCGGGCATGAGGGTGTACGCGAGCTGTCTCCGGAGCGCGAGCGGAAGCAGGCGCTCGGGCTTTCCCGTGACCACGCCCCGGTCACAGTACACGCGCACGAGCCCGTTCTTGAGCGGCTCGACGGCGGCCACCCGCTGGCCCTGAACCAGGATCGTCTCCGCCGTACGCTCGATCAGGTGCTCGCCCGCGATCTTCGTGATGGTCATCGGTTTCTCCGGCCGCGCGTTCTGGCTGAAGACTAGCCTAGCTCGTTACCACGTTGCCGCTGAGCGTGGTCTTGATGTCGGCCCAGCCGCTTAGGATCGCGTACAGGTACCGGTTAACGCCGTCGTTGTTGATGTATCTCACGGTATGAGTACGGATACCGTCGCGGATGAGCGGCACGCCTGGCACGTAGGCATAGGTCGACCCCAGGGGCACCGCCACGTCGTTGACCACCGTGAACGTGTCCGTGAACGAGCCCGAGACCGAGATCGTGGTCTTGACCCGAAGCGCGGCATCGGTCGCGGTGTTATTGACGAAGAGCAGGTGCGCGTCGATCACGTGGGGGACCGAGACCTGCTGCTCCAGCACGTACTCGTAGTAGCTGGCGGCCGGCACTTCTATCCTGATAAGGCGCTGAACCGAGTATATCACTTTGTATCTCCATGTCGTTCCGAAACTTGGGTCGTCAGGCCTCGGGGCGTGATGACGAGCGCAACCAGAAATAGGCGCCCGTGCAGGTGGTCCCGAACGTACAGCTCGAGGCCTCCGATTCCGTAGCTCGGGTGCGTCTGTAGTGGAGCGGCCTTGACGATGCTGAGGGCTTCGGTCACGCGTTGCCCCCTTGCGGGTACGCGGGGTCTGGCCCCGGGATCGCATACGGCGGCGTGTGGGGATCCTCCGCGATCGGGACCTCGATCGTACCCATGTAGGGGTGCTCCGGGACGATCCTGACGTAGCCGCCCACGTAGTTCGTGACGAACCGTACGGTCCAGGTCACGCTGTCGATGGGTCGCCCGTAGAGGTCGCCTGCGAAGATCGCGCCGACCTCGGTGCCGCCATGCGCGAAGCAGATGACCTCGGCCGAGAAGTCGTCGGGCACGACCCCGCCGTGGATCGGGTCCACCCCGAAGGTCACGGTCACGAGCCCGCTCCCGGCCCTGGACCAGGCGGACCCGTAGAGCCGGATCCAGCGGCGAACGTCGACCTCGTCGGCGGCCCTCGCCCGCTCTACTATCTGCTTCGATACGTGGCTCGTCACCTCGACGGTGTCCGAGGCCACGGCCGAGAGTACGAGGACCCTGAAGTTGTCCACGCTCAAACCTAGACCAGGGGCTAGGTTTGGTCACACAACCGAAAGGACTCGTCTTATGCTCAGCATTGCCGAACGCGTCGAGAAGTGGAACTGCCTCTACGTCCGCAACAACTCCGGTAACAACGCAACCGTCGTCGTCAACTTCCGGGTGGCAGGCCGACCGCCCTACACGCTCTACATCCCACCCGGCAACTTCCCGTATCAGATCTACCCGGGGCGCGTGCCCAAGAACGCGCTGCTCGAGGCCAACGACGAGCTACAACGGTTCCTCGACTCCGGAGCGTTGCAAGTGATCCCAGGCAAGCCCGCGCGCGAGATTCTGGCTAACCCCGAGGTCAGGGCCGAGATGCAGGCGCGCCTGCGCCGCGCCAACAACCGGCACGAGCAGACGCAGGCGGCGGCCGCCGAGATGGCTGGTGGCCAGACCCCGATCGCGCACGTGGCCGGTCAGCCTCCGGTCAGCCCGCGCGTGGCCCGCGTGCTCCAGGTCAAGAGTCCGATCGAGGAGCTGACGGAGCGCACGAGCACCTCGCCGGGCGGACGGTCCGCCTACCAGTTCGCGACTGCCGGCACCGATGGGGTCCAGGCCAAGGTGCTGGCTCTCGCCGCGGGCTACCTGCCGGAGATGGACAGCCAGGTCGTGAACCAGCTCAAGTCCATGGCGTCGATGCTCACGATCGCGGATCTCAACTTCATGCTCCAGAAGATGACGTCGGGCCAGACCCACGAGTGGATTCGCGAGCGTCTGGCCAAGGTCACGGGCAGTAAGTAGCCCCGGCCTAGCCTTTGGCGTGGCGAGCCAAGTACCCATCCCGAAAGATCTCCAAGCTATCTTAGGACGGGATGCCCCGTTCGACGAAGCGCATCCCTACATCGGCTGGCGCATACCTGCGGTGATAGCTACGGAGCGGGCCTTGCTCGCGAACGATGACAGCCGCATCGTCACGAGCTGGGTCAACGCGTCGCAGGCCGAATGGACCTTGCCGCAGCGGGCCGCCATCCAGCAGGTGATGGGCGGAGCCTTGCGCTACGTGCACCGCAGCCGCTATCGGAAGACGCACTACTCGACGTTTCAGGTGCGGATGACGTTCCAGACGGGCAACATCCTCGCGAGCCAGTACGACGAGCGCATGCCACCAGGCCTTCGCGACTTCTACAAGTTCATGAGCATCATGGACGAGGAGCCGCTGCTCCCGGACGGCCGCGAGAACTACCATGTCATGCTGCATACGAGCCTCGCGTTCCCCGCGATTATCTTGCGCGGCTGGTTCACGCCCGAGGGCCCGAGCTGGACGGAGAACTCGTCCGAGGGCCAGACCGTGAACTGGACCGCGGCGATGGAAGTCGTGACCTCAACGCCCGCGCTTCACAATGCTGAGGAACTGATCCGGGCCTTCGAGGTCCGGTGGGACATGCTCGCGATCGCGGGCTGAGGAGACTACGATGAGGATCAGCGCTCACCTTAAGAGACAGGCCCAGCAGTCACACGGTGCTCCCCCACGGATCAAGAGCGCGGACGACACCGAGGGCCTGTTCTGGTGGCTGATAGACCAACTGGACCTTTATGAGGCGCACAGTGTCTGGTTGAAGGACATGGTATTGAACCTGAAACAAGTAGGCGCTCAGCAGGTATCCGTCGACTTGCAGGGGGCACTCGCGAGCCTGAAGACCAGTATCGCGTCATATAGGAATGCTCTGCGCCCGGTGTTCAAGACGATTGACCCAGATCGACACATGCGTTAGGCTACCATCAGCACTGGACACCACACGACAGCTAAAGGTAAAGGGACATGGAGATCAGAGCACTGGCATCGAGACTTCGAACCGCGACCGAGTCGCTTTCCGACGCCGAGCAGTCGGCGAACAAAGAGGCCCTCGACAAGGTCGTGCGTGCGGCCGCGTCGTCGTGTCACGACGTCGAGCGCTGGCTCAAGACTCATGGCTGGCGCGAGAACGACGAGTTGACGCGGCGGTGGACAGGCGGTCAGCGCGACAAGACCTATGGCTACCTCAAGCAGTACGGTGGCGTCTGGCTCGTGGCGCTCGTATCCCATAGCTTCTGGGATAAGGACCTTCGACTCTTCGTCTCGCCGACCTCGTCGCTCCGCATCCCGGGGGTACGTGATCGCCTGCGGTCGAAGATCGACGAGCTGGGTGGCGGCGAACCCGCGGGGCCGCGCCCGGACCTCTCCCGCATCATCCGGGTCCCCTACGACCAGGTCGACACCAAGCTGGAGCCCGAGGCCAAGGCGCTGGCGGCCGAGGTCAAGGCCGTCATGGAGCCACCGAAGCGACGGGAGCACACGGGCTTCCAGTGGCGCGAGCATTGGGACGGACCCGAGGGTCTGCACGAGGGACCTGAGGGGCGCAAGCGCTGGCTTGCCGCGATCGAGACCGCGATCCTCTCCATCCTCACGGCTGCGGCGAAGTACGGTACCAGCTACCGTGATAAGAGCGTGACCACGCGCGGCCTCACGCTCGACCTGCTCGAGAACCGGGGGCTCGCAACCGAGCGCAGGCGCTCCGAGGACGCGCGTGATATCGTGGCGACCCTTGAGCGGATGGCGCGCGCCCGCAAGATCGAGAAGATGGCGGCCAAGGACATCGGGGGCGGACATACCTACTGGATTATCGCGGGAGGTGGCCAGTGAACCTCGCTGACCTTCGCACCGCAGCTCTCGGACCGCGCGAGCGCGACCTCTGGGCTAACCCCACGGTCGAGAACGTGGGCGACTACCTAGTGCAGAGGGTCGAGGAGCGCGGCTCGGCCGAGGACCGGAAGCTGCTCGAAGACCTGACCGCTAGTCGTGTGAAGCCGACCGATGCACTCGTACAGCTCGGGCTACTCTGGCAGGCGACCGCGGACGGGCTCAGGCTCCTGCGCAAGGCTCTCGAGCGGGCCTTCGCACAGCTCGTGCCTCGTATTCAATGGTCGCACGCGCAGCAGGTTATCGGGATTCTCGTCAGCAAGGCGTCCGACCTGGCGGACCGCGCGATGGTCTCGCAGAAGCGCGCGATCCTGAAGTTCGACGCCATCGCCGGACCCTGGATTGCGACCGGGCAGACCGCGTTCGACCCCCGGACGCTGAAGTTCCAGCTCAGCCACTGGACTCTGGACCCAGCGTCCGAGACCAGCCATAGCTGGCGGGTGATCACCAAGGCCAGCGACCAGCCGGCTGCCGTCAGCACGCCCTTCAGTCAGTGGCACTAGAGGAGATATCGTGAACCTACAAAGACTCGCTTCGCGCACACGCCAGGCCGCCCAGGGATTGAAGCTGGACTCGAGCCGCCGTCGTCGCATGAACAACGAGATCAACAAGCTCATCACAAACACTTACTTCAAGTCTATCCCGCTCGACAAGATCGACGAGATCCTACGTAAGAACGGTGCGCTGCTCCTGCAAGAGGACAACACCGCGTGGTCCGGCTTCCTCATGGGCCGTGACGGTCGCGCCAACCTCGACATCGGAGACCTCGAGAGCGCGCGATCCGAAAACCGGCCAGCCACCTTTTACACGCCGTACACCAACGCCGTGCTTGTGCTCATGTGGCACAAGATGGAGGCGACCGGCAACTACGAGATCACGTCGTACGTAAGCTAGGATGGAGCGCGCGCACCTAGCCTCGGTTGACCTACCGCTAACCTGCCCGTGTGGTCGATCGTATCCCGACGGAAAGCTGGTAGCGTTCCACGACTACGACCTAGACAAGGTCGCGATTACGACTGACCCGGTCGTCTGCGTGGCGTGTGGCCGCGGCCTTATCCGTCAGGCTAAGCCGTCGCACGACCAGATAACCCAGCTCGTGCTGACGGCTCGTGCCCGCGCCGCAGAACTTGGTATAGCCCCCGAGCTGCCGCCCGCGAACTAGACCCTTTGCTCGGTGTCGGTCGTTCCGGGGTAGAGCGAAACGCGAGCCGACCAGCCCGTGAGCAGGACCGAGACCGGGGCCACACGGTCGGTCTCTAGGTTCTCGACCGTCAGCTCGTGATCGGGGGCCCACAGCTCGTGGTCGATGAAGCCGGAGCCAGCGGTCACGGTATCGAGCACCGTCAGCGCGTCGCCCGGAACGTCACGGGGCCTCCAGACTATCTTTACGGATAGCCTGCGTCCATAAGGGTTGTCGATCCGCAGCCTGGGGTTGCCGAGGAACTGGGGCCGGCCCATGGCCTGCTCCACGACCGCGACCAGTTGTTCGCCGGGACTCAGTAGAAGGTGGTAGCCGTCATCGGCTTCGGGCACAAGGTCCCAGCCCAGGCTCGAGTTCCCGACCCGGGTCAGGCGCACGACCACCGCGCTCGAGGCTACGGCGGTCTCTGCCTGAACAAAGGTGTATGTGGTCATGCTCAAGGCTCGCCCGGATTAGCCTTGGGTGACCACAACGGAAACCGGGAGCTACTATCATGTCCGAAATGGGAAAGCGGCTCGTGCAGGCGGCCGCCGAGAAGTTCGCGCCGAAGGGCGCGCTCACCGACCACCGGCCCGACCTCTACCTCGCCGACCACGTGGCTATCTCCAGCGATAGCTCGAGGGCTCTCGTTGGTTGGGGCGCCCGTTCGGCCGCCCCCAGCATGCGGGCGCTCGAGAACTACGTCATGGGGCTCGCGAACGGTCAGGCCCGGATCGATCACGCCAGCCTCAGGATCCACCCGGAGGCCCGCGCGGTAGAGTGCGTGCTCGCCTGGGTGGCGGTGACCCAGCCGGTGGACCGCGCGACCAAGATGGCGCGGCTCGGGCCGAACCAGTACCTCGAGCCCGGGACCAAGGCGATCTGGGAGGTGCGCGACGACGGCGCGGGCCAGAAGTACCTGGCGCGTCTGGCCGCCGACAACCTCGACGAGCTGCTCGCCGAGAAGCGGGCGCTCCAGCGGGTCGCGAACGCGCCGGCCTTCTCCACCCTGCGCTCGGCCGGGACGCTAGTCCTGAACGCGGGCGACCACGTGCGCTTCTTCTGGAAGGGAATGACCCGGATCGGCCGCGTGCAGCGCCAGGACGCGAACGGCCAGTGGGTGGTCGAGGCCGCCGACGAGCGGTACGTGGTGCCCGAGAACGCGATCTCGGACATCCAGGTCAAGGACCCGACCACGGTCCAGGACTACCACCAGAGGATCATGGACTACTACCGGGACTACGGCATGCCCGAGGACTGGATCCGGCAGTACGAGAAGCAGTACAGCGCCAAGTAGTCCCAACCTCTGGAGATATACCATGCGCCTCGAAACCCTACGGGGAGTCGTCCGTCAGGCGGCGGCCGTCTCAACTCCGAACGACGCGATCCAGGCCGTTTACGGCCTCATGAAGTCGCTCACGGCCGCCGGCAAGCTGACCGATCCCGGGCGCACGCCGGACCGCGCGGCCCTCAAGGGCGTGCTCGATAGCGTGCTCGAGGCGGCCAAGGTGTGGGAGGCGAAGGCGCGCAAGGAGGTCGTCGAGGACCTTCGCCGCTGGCTCGGGATCGCCCGCCAGCACGCGAACCGACTCGACGCCGCCGGTGCCGCAGGTGTGGGCGCTGCGCGAGCCGTGCGCGACATGCTGGACGACTACCGTGCCGCGCTCCTCAAGCTGCCGTCGATCCGGGTACGCGCGCCGAGGCCGAAGGCTGTGAAACCGCCGGAGTTCATCGAGCACGGGATCGCGCGCATGATCGCGATGCTGAAGAAGTACCCAGACCTGCTCGAGGCCACGCGTCGGGGCTCGAACAGCGCGGCGGTCAAGAAGCTGTACGCCTGGGTCAAGGATGCCGCGCCTATCTGGGACGATACCAAGAAGGCCGTCAACGCTCTGCCGGAGGGTAAGGAGAAGGCCCGGGCCGAAACCATCCTCAAGCAGGTGCGTCACAACCCGGCCCAGGCCGGGCTCACGGACCCTGGCTGGGACGGACTCTTCTACGGTGACACCAAGAGTGCGATGGAGTACGGCAAGCCAGAGGTGCTGCGAAAGCAGCTCCACATCGTGGTGGCCCTCTGGGAGGAGCTTGACCAACTGATCAAGGGCCAGCAGATGCTGTTCGCCGCTGGCTTAGGGAGGAGGCCCCAATCCATGGACCTCGCAACCCTTCGCGCTCGACTCGCTGGTCGTTCGTTCACACTGCCTAATCTCCCCTCGTGGAAGCAGACTCGGCCAGGCTTCTGGAGCGCCCAGGCCGTCAAACACGATGGCCACTACACAATCGTCAAGATTTCATCCGGCTTCGGCGCCGAGTTCTATGCGAATAACGGTCGCGTCGATACGCTTGGGGCTGGATTCGAGAACCTGAAGGCAGCCAAGAACGCGTGTCTCCGCCACGACCGAGGAGAAGAGGCAGGGGCAGCTCCGCTAGCGGAACTCGAAGACGTGCTCAAGAAGTACGGCTACGATCCGAGGGACGCTAAGAAGTTCCAAGACGAGGACATGGGTGCCTTGGAGCTGGAGGAACGCGCGAAGATACCGGGCAGCGGTGTCGGCACGCTGGAATACTCGCACGGCCTCAAGCGCGTATCGGCTGGCCTCCGTCGTGCCTCCATCGTCAAGCCGCTCTATGGTCACGACTCGCCTGCGAACGCCTACGTGGTCGACGACTACCCCTACGGCTTCCGGCTGCGGACCAAGATCCGATACTGGCTCGAATTCAAGACCGGCAAGGGGTTCCGGTTCGTGAGCCAGACCATGAACCCGAAGATCGTGGACCGTGAGGTCTGGAACAAGCCCAAGGCCAGCACGTACACCGACTGGGCGGGCGCCATGTATCTAGACGAGAAGGGTCACGTCGCGTGGACCGGGCTCGGTCGCTACTCCGACGTCAAGGAGTTCGCCGACTTTGTCCAGCACTTTCCGCAGGCCGACCTCGCGCTCCTCAAGAAGGTGGTGCCGGCCAAGATCAAGTACCTCGACGACATGATGACGGGCCGTCGCGTCTTCACCGTGAACGGCGTGCCCCACCCGCCGTCGGAGTCCCAGATCGGCGAGTACCGCAAGGAGCGCGAGACCTGGGTCGACATCGCGGAGCGGCTGCACGTGCCGGTGCCCAGGGCGCCGGAGTCGCTACCCGTCGAGCCCGCAATCGCTAGCGCTAGCGCTAGCGCTAGGAGGAGACCGTCTATGGACCTCGGAACCATGAAGCGTAGACTAGCCACCAAGGAGGCGCCGGAGCCGGAGCCGGAGCAGCCAGTCACCGCGCGCGTGAGCGACCTCGTGCGATGGGCGAAACCAAAACAGCTAGCTTGGCGGATGAACTACAGTGGAAAGCCAATCGGAGACCCGATTCCATTCACCATCCTAAGCGACATAACGTTCGCCCTCAGAGGCGAACGCGACGGTGACATCTCGATTGTCGAGCGTCTCGGTGGCGGCCGACACCACATCGACAATAGATCCAGGAAGATGTTGTTGCTGCCGGGCGATACTAACTATCCGAAGGGGCGGAATGCCAGCACCCGGCGCGCCGAGTCCGAGGAGGTCACCGGGTACGACGTCGAGTTCTCGAAGAACGACAGCTTCGCCCACATCCGCAAGTTCAAGCTCGATTCCCAGGGTAAGGCCACGATCACGATCCCTGCGACGCTGACGGCTCAGGGACAGTACGGCGGGCTCTTCGACGTGCCCGACACGAAGACGACCGGAAAGCTTGTACTGCAAGTAGACCACGGCGACTGGGATCCGGAGTACGCGAACGCCGAAGCTACCATCGCGTCGCTCACCCAGAAGGGTGGCCCTGTCAAGGTCGGTGGGACCACGTGCAACGTCGACGGTGAGCTGGAGGTCTATGGCCACGGGTCGTCCGGCCCCTTGCGCGCTCCCCCGGCGCTCCTCTTCAAGGGTACCTTCACCTTCAAGGCTCCCTAGGAGAGTTCCGTGGAACTCGACTATAACCAGAGATACGGAGTATGGTCATGAAGATCAGAGACTGCCTGAAAAGCGCGCAAGCCGCGCTCACGCCTTCCTTTCGAAAGGCGTCCGACCCCAAGTTCCAGGACCTCGCGGACCAGTTCGCGAAGTCGGTCTACCTTCAGGTCCTGAACCTCATGCACCGGAAGACGCCGCTCGACAAGATCAAGAGCACGCTGAAATCCCACTACAAGGGTATCGTGACCCTGACCGACGACTTGCTGGACCTCGTGGTCGAGAAGATCCGGAAGGACAGTCCAACCGCGGTCAAGTACCTGGGGTAGCCTCATGAACCTCTTTCAGCTCCGCGGTCGAATCCGTCAGGCGGCCGGTGAACCCGACCTCAACGAAACGCTACCAAAGACGCTGTTCACCGGCTGGACCGTCTATCAGCCGCCGTCCAAGTATCGGTTGTCCTATGGCTACGAGCCCGAGGGCAAGAGTCTCGCCACCGTCATCATCGAGTATTTCCCTCCGTCGCGATCCGATGACCGAGGTACTCTATCGGTCGTGATAGAGTGGGACGCGACTCTAGGCGACCTCGGACAGCGTACCCAGCTCAAGGGCAACCGCCTATGGTTCAAGGATTCGAACGGGGGCGCCAAGTACTACGGGATCGACGACGTGCAGCGGGGCTTGTCCGAGGCCAAGCTTGCGGTCCAGGCGCTCGTCGACGCGTTCGCCAAAGAGCGCGGAGCAGCCGAGGAGAGCCGAGAGCTGCCCGCGAGTTGGAAGCGCGGGCGTATCCAGGTGTACTCGATCGGCGGTATGAAGACCTTGCCCAACGCCTGGCGCCTGTTCTCGCTCGCGGCGCACGAGGCGCTCTCGGGCGACGGCTGGGCCGTGACGCACGCTCCCTCGGGCCTGCTCATCGGCAAGGACCTGCCCGATGAGAAGACAGCGAAGAAGGCAGTCGAACGCCTACTCAAGGCGTTCCCGGGCCTCGCCCAGGCCATGGACAAGGACGCGGCCAGCATGGCTGTCAAGGCCGGCGGAGGACCGGCCAAGGCCAAGAGCATCCTCTCCGCGGCTCGGCGCTCGGCACCCAAGCAGCCCTGGCAGTCGAGCTGGTCGTCGGACATGAAGAGCGCGCTCATCGCCTACGACAAGAAGCTGGAGCAGCGCGATCGCCACGTGAACCCGCATCGGATCGCGCTGCTTCTCGAAGCCCTCGGTCGGGTCGAGGACGACATGAAGAAGCTCGGGACCGAGGCCTCGCTCGGTGATCTCAAGAGCCTTGTTGTCGAGCACTTCACGGCCGAGTCCATACCGGAGATCAAGAAGCTGTTCAAGAAGTGGGGCGAGCCGTGGAGCCCCGAGGACGACCGCCAGGTCCAACAGCGCGACCGCAAGCTGTTCTATAACCTGTGAGGTGTGTTCGTACGCACGGCCGTCACCGGCTACCCGATGGCGCGCACTGCGATTGTCGGCATCAAGAAAGACCTAGCCGAGCTGGAAACCTAACGGCGCGCCCCGCGGGAGTCGAACCCGCGCCTCCGAGGTCGTTACTCTCGGCGCTCTACCTCTGGAGCTAGGAGCGCACGCACGGCCCCTGGGGGAGGATTCGAACCCCCGCCTCCGATCGCTTTCCACAGACAACGGTACCATCGTCCGTGTTCCGTGACCAGCCGCTCTGTCCGGGCTCGCCTCGCTACCCTGAAACCCAACGGCGCGCGCCGCCAGGTCCCCATCACGAGGTCCGCTTGCTGAGCTACCCAGGGTCATGGCGCGCGGGGCTGGTATCGAGCCAGCACCGCCTGGCCGAAGCCAGTCGCTCTCGTTGAGCTACCCGCGCAGTTGGCGAGGGCTGGAGTCGAACCAACCCCTTCGAGCGCGACCTCGCGGCCGGCTCGCTGCTCACCTCTGAGCTACCTCGCCGTGCACCTATCTCAGTAGCTTGTACCTCCTCATAAAGCGGAGCGCACGCCGAGGCGCTGGCTCAAGGCCAAGAGCCATGAGCTGACCGCTGTACGGCGGATCGTGCTCGACGACCCGCGTATAGCGAAGGCCGGCGGCCGCGATCTCGCGTTCGATCCGTTCGAGTTCTGCTAGGTTTGAGGCTTCGAGCGCGATTGCGTAGGTTCCAGAAGGAACGCGCGCTGCGCTCTCACCCGCGGCATGAACGCACTGGGCCGCCAGGATCCCAAGCGGCAGGTCACGCCGGACGACGACGTAATGGGTCAGGGGGTTTGGCTGAGACCACGCTTCAGCCAGAGCACTCGAAGTGTCAACGGTTGGAGAGCATATCTCTAGTCTAGTGCCTACCGAGCCGTTGTCAAGACCTCGACGAACGTCCCTACTTCTTCGGTGGGACCACCGCGTCCTTGCACACCTTGGACAGGCGGAACTTGCAGACGGTCTTGGCCGCGATCCGGATCTGCTCGCCGGTAGCCGGGTTCCGGCCGAGCCGCGCCTTGCGGTGCGCCTTGACGAGCTTGCCGAAGCCCGGGATCGTGAACGCGCCCGTGCGCTTGGCCTCGGACGTCGCGAGGTTGAACAGGCTTTCGAGGACGTTCGCCACCGCCTTCTTGGGCAGCTCACAGTACTCGGCGAGCTGTGCGATCACCTGGGTCTTGGTCATGGGCTGGCTGTCCATCGTTGGGTTCCTTTCCGGGCTCTTTGGCCCTACCGATACGGCCCACGGGATATGGGCTCGTCCTTCGCGGTCCAGTCCTCTCGCATGGGGTAACCCACGCATAGCGGTGACGGCTTCAAGCGGATGACGGGGATCGAGAACTCGGTCACCGGGTGCCAGATGAAGCTGTTGACAACGTCCACCCACCAGCGTTCCCAGCGGCCTCCGATCAGGCGTCGGGCCCATCTAAACTCGCTGAAGCGCGCGTTGACGAAGGCCCGCCATCCAGCGAGGTCCCTACAGTTGCTACTGTGATAGTCTCGGTTTCGTACGATTATCGGTAGCTGTGCACAGCGTAGTATCTTGGCCTCGGCCTGAGCCAGCTTCTTCGTCAGGTGGTAGGCCCGATTCTCCACCCGGTTCATGAGCTTGAGTATAGCGTAGTTCGTCATTCCGTGACGCCGTCGTTCGGGTACACCTTGATCACGGGTTCCGAGTCTACGGGAAGCGGCTTGACGACTTCGAACCGGAAGAACAGGTACCGGAACGTATTGACTGCATGGTGCACGAGCAGGTGCTTGAGCAGCGGCTTCAGCACGTTCGGTGCCGCCTCGTACAGCTCCCAGAGCTTGCGGCTGCCGGGCTCAGGCACCGGCGTCGGACCCGGGCACGTGAAGTGGAACCGGTGCGGCGTGTACCAGGACGTGTTGAATGAGTAGGTCTTCGCGTTCAGATACACGTGGCTCTCGACGGTCCAGAATCGGCAATGCGTGGGGTCGCCGAAGGCGCCCAGGCTGAAGGCGTTCGGCACGATCAACTCGAAGACCGCGCCGGGCCGACACACGCGCCAGATCTCGGCCACCACGTGATAGAGGTTCGAGAGGTGCTCGAACACGTTGACCGAGCACACGTAGTCCACGCTGTCGGTCTCGAAGGGCAGCGGGTCGCGGTCGAAGTCGCACACGACCTCGGGCTCGACCGCCGGCAAGCAGTCGATGTTGACCACGCCCTGAAGGTGGCGGAGTCCGCAGCCTAGGTTCAGGCGCCGACCCGGGGTCTTTCGCCACGTTAGCATCCTATACAGGGTGCTCCACTCGTCCTCGGACACGGGCACTCGTTTGAGGGCCATCACGGTACTCTCTTGTGCAGCGTGAGCACACCGCACGTAGCGCACTTGAGCGCCAACCCCGCGCTGCTACGCGGCTCCGGTAGCCATGGGTGTGACTGCGTGGTCCCGCACTTCGTGCAGGCATAGGTGGTCGAACTATCCATCATCAGCCGGATGGCCTTGGGGTTGACCGTCATCTGTGGGGGCAGTTCGACGGCCTCCAGAATGGTCCTGGACAGCGCTCCGTCTACGAGTCCATCAGCATGACCTAAGCAGTAGCCGTGTTCGAAGGCTTCGGATTTGGCAGTGACCAGCGCCTCATCATGAATCTCTTGCAGGGTCTTGCTGATGATTGACATGTGTTCCTATAGTGCTTACTCGTTCACGGTCTCCGTGATCTCACGGATGCGAGCTTGGAGCGCTAGGTCACCGCCAAGCGACATGTACTGCCACGTGATGCGCGACTTCGGCGGCTTGAACGTGTGCCAGCGCAGACCGCTCGGCGCCGGCCAGCCCGATTGCTTGGCGGCCGCTCGCTTCAGGGCCCAGGCGTAGGCTAGCTCGGTCGCCCGCGTCGCGACCTGCACGCGTTCACGTGCGGTACGGAGCACCGCGAGGCGGACCGTGACGTCGGACGTTCGCGGGTACTCGCCGAGGAACACGTCGTGGGCTACCTTGACCTCGAGCGACTGGACCTTGAGCTTGCGACCGGGTTCTCGCTCGGTGCCCCGGTAGTCGCCCTCGTGTTCGTCTGCGATCTCGGCGAGCAGGTCTCGGCGCTCGGGCTGCCAGTGCTTGATCTCGTCGGATAGCCGGTCGATTAAGATCTTGGCGAGTACGTACGAGCGTCCGAAGAGCGCGGTCCAGCGGTTGGGGTGCACCGCGCGCTCGAACGGTATCCGGCCGTCCCGCTCGAGACCGTAACGCGCGAGGAACGAGTTCTCGCGCGCCGTGGGTAGGAACGTGATCGTGCGCCAGGCGTCGTTCAGGTCACCGTTGAAGTCCGTGAGCGTGAATGTGCGGGGCGCGCCGACTGAGGCTGTCGTCAGCACGTTCGCGTCATCGATCCGAAGCGAGAACCGGAAGGTCTTGGCGTTCGACACCACCGCTAGCACCCGACCGTGACGGTTGGCAGGTAGCACCAGCTCGCCGGTCTTGCGCGTCGTGGGCCGCGTCGCGTGGTACTCCGGGATCAAGACGGTAGCACCGCGCCCTGCGATCGTGAGTAGGAACGAGACGAGGTCGAGACCGCCAGCACCCTTGGGCCGGCGGTCGAGCGCGTCGTTTGTGAACTCGCGGACGATGCGTGGTACCACGCGTAGCAGCACGTCGACGTTTCGGTCCATGGTGGACCTCACGATCGGTGCGGACCAGAATTTCTCAGCGTCAAACATGGGCCCTCCTACCAGGAACCGTCAAGAGGCATGACCTACTCCTAAGGTCGGATGCCCCGAGTCCTCTCGTACGGTTGCCTTGTCCGTGTTCTTGGCGGCAGCCTCGGCGGCCTGAAGCGCCTCACGACGTCGGCTTCGTAGTACGCCAAGCTCGGAGTCCGTCAGCGTGATGTTGAACTTATCCCGGGCGATCTGGGCTGCCAGGTCGACGTTCTGGTAGAGGGCCGCGAGCAGCTCCGGATGGTGGGCCGCTGCGCAGAGAAGCGTCTGGGCGCTAGGGTCTTCCATCGGGGTCCACCGGAGTACGTTGGTCGATTCGATCGCCGGCCAACGACCTCGACCGGTCGGGGCGGTCGTGGATCCAACAAGGATCGGCGCGCTCGTAGTGTCCCGCGAGTTCGTAGATCGCGACCGTCTCCGGTGCGTGCATCGCGAGTGCTTTTGCCTTGCACTGAGCGCTCCGCCAGGCTTTTGTATGGTCCGCGTCTTCGACCACATCCTTGGCCACCCCAACGCAGCCAGGGCTCTCAACTACGATCAGATACCGGTGTCTCATGGCATGCTCCGATGCGGGTACGAATCCCATGTGTAGGCGTTGAGAAAACGTGATGTACGGGGTCTCCAGTCCCCGCGACGGTTAGCTCGCCCGCTTCCTAGCCATCGGCTTTGCCTCGATGGGTGTTCGGGATCAGTCACAGATTGGCTCCCAGACTGACGGACCTTACGGGTCCCTGGGCTACGTCCTCCATGCTGTCCACAGCCTGTGCTCCACGGACTTGGGGTCGATTCCCCGGTTTGACGGCGCTCCGGTTTGCGCCCCGTTCTACATCACGGGATACAGCGTACGCCAGATGCAAGGCCGCTGTCAACGGTTCAGTATTGAACGATGAACCGTCCGGAGCTGGCAGAAACTAAGGACCAGGCGTCACCTCAGGTCAGTCGCTGGGAATACCTAGCGAAACTTGCGGTGGTGAGCTGGCTCCAGAGCTGCCTTGCGAACAGCGAGAAGCGCTCGTTCTTCGCCCGCTACAGCCCCTATGCTACGACCTGGCAGATCCGGGACGACCAGCCTTGGTGGGGGCAGAACCCGCTCGACCAGGGCATCCAGATCGCCCGCTACTTCGAGCGCGTCAAGAACCTACCGCCTCAGATCCTGGTCCGAACCAACCAGTATCAGGGCCAGGCCACCGGCCTCGGAACCTATACGTGGGGATACAGGAAGGCCAGCGACACGATGCGCGTTGGGACCCTGGGCGAAGCCAAGGTCCCGGTCGACCTCGCATGTACCAGCTACGAAGATACTTCTACCGGCATGCTCGTGCACTTCGTCGAGACCGCGCTCGGACCTCAGGGCCGAGGTCTGCACGGCGGCCTAATCCTGCCGGCTGACCACCGGGATCGGAGCTGGTGTGTTCAGCTCCCGAGTACATGGTCGACCGCGGGTCCAACGGATACCCCGATCGGCGAGGACCGCAAGCAGCGGGTATGGACCACGATCCTATCGTTCGAGGTCACGGTCGAGGTCGCGGTCTGGAGCGAGTACGAAGCCCACATCGAAGCGTATCAGATCCTATCGAACACCATCACGGTATCGCTGCCGGATACCCTGCGAGTAGGGACCTCGGTTCCGCTTACGGCTACAGGATACCTTCCGCCGGACGCCTGGTGGCGGGTTGATGACAACCGGCTCGCGATCATCCGAGCCGGTTCGCTGTATGCCAAACGGATTGGAAACCTGCTGGTTAGTGTTTGCGCAGAAAACGGAACTGTACTAGCCGAAAAGAGTGTGGTCATTGCTCCTTGAGAGCGCTCGCAGAGAGGAACATGGTATCTGACCAGGTACAGTGTGCGGTCTGCGGGCAGAGCGTCCGGCTGGTCAGTCGATCCTGGCTGCCCACGCGTGGTCTAGGTTTCAGTGCCAATGCGGATTTCGTGGACCACAACAGCGGTCTCATCATCCACGTGGATAGCCCCGCTCACTACGCAACCTGGCACCCAGGGTATCGTATTCGTACCGATAAGGACCGAAAGTTGGATGCCTGGTGTGCGGAGAACGGCTGGCTGTTCTTGCGCCTGACGGATACTGATACCCAGAACAGGCCCAACATGTGTCAAGGCTTGATCCGCCTTTTAGTACAGGGTCGGATCGTTCCACTGATAGGAGAAGCAAATGGCGCGTCCTAAGCCGACGAGGTACCAGTTTGTCGGATCGTACCTTGGCCAGATCTACCAGCCCTCCACGCTCTCGCCGGGTGAGAGCGTGTTCCGGCCCTGTGTCGTCGGCAAGGGCGCTCGGCTCGCGACGTCGACCAACGTACCCAAGATCCGGTCGTGGATCGAGGGCGCGGACCTCACGTTCTCGACGGTGCCGCCCTACATCGCGACGCTGCCCTACGCGGCCAAGCCCGACAGCGCGCCGCCGGTTAGCCTTTACGACGGCGACGGCAACGAGGTCCCGACCTCCAAGTGGTCGTTCTGGGAAAGCACGCCGGGCTCTGGAACCTACGACCAGGTGCTGTTCAACCCGGCCGACTACGACCGGCTCAAGAGCTACACGATCGACTATCAGGCGTCGGTGCGTACCCCGCTCGATACCATCGATATCGACGCGCTCCGCCGGATCATCCGCGTCGGCAAGTATCCGGACCAGACCTACTATCAAGAGAGCCTGGCGCCGGCCACCGACGGCAAGGACTTCCTCGTTCCGGGTTCGCTCGACACGTTCACGGTCGGGACCGCGAACGTGAACAAGCTCCCGACGACGAGCGCGATCACGACCACGCTTCAGCCGGCCTCCACCGGCTCCGTGGTCTTCGGCGCGTCGAACGCCTATAGCCGGACGCAGACGCGCTACTACCGGATCACGTGCACCGGGATCGGGGCGGGGCCCCCGAAGAGCGCGACCTTCAAGATCGAGGTCTGGAACCACAGCGGCCTGAACGCGGCGCAGCCTCAGGTGCCGCTGGTCTCGGGCATGGCCGACAAGACCTTCACGATCGAGAGCGGGGGCACCGGCAACACGCTGGACATCAACCGGCCGCTCATCGACGGCATCTACCTGACGTTCGCGGTCGGTGGCTCGAACTTCGTGATGGGTGACAAGTTCGAGTTCTGGGGCTACGGTGGGACTCTCATCGAGCCGCACAGCGCGTTCGACTCTCTCAACAGCCAGTTCTCGACCATCTCGACGCCGGCGACCGCGGGCAACACCAACTGGGCCGCGGCGCCACCCACGACGGCGGCCAACACCTCGACGATGAACCCCACGGTCACGGCGGGCGCCGAGTACACGGGCGCCTACGTCCGGCACTACAAGCTCGAGTGCACGGCGGCCGGCGGCACCTACGCGACCGGCTCGCTCACGTTCGTGCTGGCCGACATCGTCGACAACGACTACTTCACGATCTCGAACGGGCTCGCGGCGGTCACCTTCGAATTCGAGAAGACCGGTGGCTTCGTCCCGGTTCCGGGGCGTATCGCGATCGACATCACGCTCGCGGCCTCCGACAACGACGTGGCGGTCGCGGCGCGCGCCGCGATCAACAACGTCGCCAACTGGCCGGGTGGCAACAACTACGTGGTGGCGGCCGTCCCCGTTCTCGGGGCGACCGCGCTCGCTCAGACCAAGTACGGGACGGCCGCCAACGTTGCGATCGTGGCGGTGGCGGTCACCGCGACCGGCATCGTGGCGACCGGCATGAGTGGCGGCACGCGCACCGGCACCCTCCGCTGGGCGGGCATGGACGAGCTGCCCTACAGCACGGGCTCCAAGAACCTCGACGAGGCGGTCTCGACGACCTACACCGATGTCGCGATCGAGAACGGCATCGCGCTATCGTGGGTCTGGCCCGCGTTCCCCGACCAACTGGCGCTCGTCGTGGGCGACTCCTGGTTGTTCGTGGCGCGGCCTGGACGCGAGTACTACAACGCGAAGGACGACCGCGTGTACACGCTCACGGCGGGCACGCCCACGAGCCAGAACCTGCCGCTGACCTACGCTGCCACCACGACCGAGGGTGGCTTCGGCGTGCAGACCGCCACCTGTCTCGCCAGCGGTGCCGGTGGTCTCATCACGCTCGCAGACAACGTGCGCTTCCTGGTGCGCAACATCGGCAACGCGCTGGACACGCCGACGGGGGCGAACGCGCCCAACCGCTGGACCGCGTCTGACACCTACACGTTCGCGGCCACCTGCGACGACGTGATCAACTGGAACATCGACGTGCGCGTGAGCGAGACGCTGGCGTCCACCGCGATCCTGTTCGACGCCGTCGGCAACGCAACGGGTGTGGCCGGCGTCTACTACGTGATCCTCGACACGACGCCAACCTCCGTGCTTTCGGTCAAGAACCTGGCTGGCGTCAATATCGCCTACACCTGGATCACGGGCACGCCCTACGTCACGTTCACGGCCGACCCCGCCACCACGGTGGTCGTTCGCTACCAGCATGCCGGCCGCGAGCCCGCACCGGGCGACGGTTACTACATCACGGGCTCGCGCCTGCGTGCGGCGACCGAGTACGACACCCCGCTCCTCTGGCGATCCGAGGACCAGATGGCGGCGGCCCTCAAACCCATGGGCACGACGAACGACGTGCTGATCGGCGGCCAGATCCTGAAGGCGGCCGCTGGCAGTAAGCTCGACGCCTGGTACACGTGCCAGGTGCAGGACCTCGACGACGACGGTGCGTACCAGCTCTCCGACTACCGGAGGGCGATCGACGCGACGACGGCGGTCGCGCCGATCAGCGACCTGATCGTGCTCAACAAGTTCTCAGCCATGGCCGACGCGATCCGGAACCTGAACGACGCGAACGACATGTTCAACTTCCCGTCGAAGGTCCGCATGCTCTGGCAGGGCATGAGCGTCGGCGCTCCGCTCGGAGACGAGAACACCGAGGGCTCCAAGATCTACACGGCGCGCCGCTCGCTCCAGGTGAGCGGTGACGACCCGAGCCATGGGTGCCACGTGCTCATCGGCAACTCGTGGGCGGATCGTGAGATCGTGCTCGACGACGGCACCACGACCACCGTCACGCTCGACGGTAGCTTCATCGCGACCGCCGCCTGTGGGCTCCAGCGCGGGCTCTCGGATATCGCGAACACGATCCTCAAGAAGAAGCTGTCCGGTATCTTCACGGACATGGAGGACATGAGCGTTCCGGACCAGAAGGCGTGCGGGGCGGCCTCCATCACGTTCCTGCGGATCGAGGGTGAGAGCATCCAGACGTTCTACGAGGACGTTAGCGTCGACACGAGTGCCATCGACTACCAGCAGATCAACGCCATGGCGCAGAAGCACAACTATATCCGGCGCGCGACCGTCACGCTCGCTGACAAGCTGACGGGCTGGGTCCCGCCCGACGCCTACGCGGCCGTCATGATGATCAAGGGATTCATCGCCGAGATCACGGAAGGCGCGATCGCGGTCGGTTGGATCGCGCCCTACGGCTCCGAGCAGGTGCCGCCGACGCGACGCCAGATCAACCCGAAGACCGACATCGACGTGCTCCAGGATCCGGTCGAAAAGACCTGGTTTTATTACAGAACCTGGTTCAATTTGCGTTACCCCATCAAGCGCACGAGCGGGTTGTTTGGCGTCGACAGTAACGCAATCATGAAGGGCACTTTCTAGCCGACGCACCGCGTTACCATCAACTAACCTATTGACAGTAACCTCGGTCTATTACAGACTGAGGTATGCCCCGCGCCTACCAGAACCGGACCCTTCCCCTCTGTCCCACCTGCGGTCGTCGCGTTCGCGGCGATAGCCGTCGGGTTCACGACCGCGAGTGCCAGGTCTGCGGCCGGCTCTTCTGCGACCCCAACGGGTCCAAGGTCACGTGTTCGCCCGCCTGTCGCAGCGCGCGGCTACGCGATGCCACCACCATGCAGATGGCGGATCTCGAGCGCTGCGACCTCTGCGGGCGCCCGCGCCTGGGGCCCGGCACCGAGACGCACAAGCGCACGTGTCCGGTCTGCGGCCGGCTCTTCTGCCGGCCCTACGGTAACGGTGATAAGCTCACGTGCTCTCACGACTGCTGGCAATCTGCCAAGGTCGAGAAAAGTTTCCCCCTCTGTGAGATTTGCGGCCGTCGAAGAATCAAAGGAGATACGATTAGACACGGCCGTCGCTGTACCGTGTGTGGTACGCTTCACTGTGGTCAAGGGAAAACCTGCTCAAAAGTCTGCCGATACGACAATGTGGTTAGATACAGCAGGGCGAACGGTGGATACCACCGAGGCATCTGGATGCGATCTTCGTGGGAACGCAAAGCGGCCAAGGCTCTAACGAAGAACGGCGTCCAATGGCAGTACGAGCCCCGCCGCTTTCAACTCTCGGATGGAACCAGTTACACGCCCGACTTCTATCTGCCGGAATACAACCGTTGGCTGGAGATTAAGGGTTACATGGCAGAAGAGTCCGCCACCAAGATTGCGCTGTTCCTGGCTGAATACCCGGACCATGACTTGGTCGTGGTTGAACGGGTTGAATACCAGCGTCTGCTCGAGGGCGACCTTTCGGTCCTGCTCTAGTCGACCTACGCCGGAGGGACCAGCTACTGCCGGGCGGCCCGCGTTAGGGCCTCACGGCAGCGGTCGGCGTAGCCCGGAACCAGCTCCACGACGTGGAACCCTGGTTGCGTGATCAGGAACGGGTGCGCCTCTTCAATCGCGCGGACCAGTGCCCGAAGATTGTGAGTGACCTCGGCATCAGCCCGCGTGCTCGTACTTGATCAATCGCGCCAGGGTCAGCGCGCTCTGCGCGTCGTAGGTCTCGATCGAGCCGTCTAGACGCACGACGTAGCGCTGGCTCGGTACGATCGCGAGCGTGGTGACGGGCGCTGGCGCCGGAGGTCCTGGCTCGGGCGCGGGCGCCAATGACGGAGGTCCGGGCTCGGGCGCGCTGCGTGCATCTCGTGGATCCATGTGACGGTCGCCCCGCTCGTTTACCTCGCCCGTGAGGATCATTCGATCCATGTACTTTCTCAAGGCTGAGGCTGAAGGCATGGAGCCCGGGAACTCGGCCAGCAGACGCCGTCGGATCTCGTAGCCCGAAGCACCGTTTCGTACCCCTTCCCGGATCGCCTCCAGCGCAGCCTCACTCAAGCCGTTTATCTTCACGTATTTGCGCTCGCGCTTCGGCATTCTTCGCTCCATTGCCTTGACCTTAACACGGAGACCCGGTGGCAGGCAACTCTTTCCCGTCAGCCGGCGCCGGAGTATGCTCAGGCCCTCGTTCTGGAGCTGGCGTATCCGTTCGCGCGAGAGCCCGAACTGTTCCCCTACCTCACTGAGCGTGCTTACCTCCTCGAAGCCGAACCGCCGTCTGAGGACCGTACGTATCATAGGTGCTAGCTCATCGAGTAGCGGCGCCACGCGCTCCCATTCGCTTTCGACCTCGAGCCCGTGGTCGAAGCCGTGGGCCTCCGGTTTTGCGATCAGGTCTTCGAGCGCGCCGTCTTCCCCGAGCGGCTGGCTGAGAGACATGGGCTGAATGATCTCGAGCGCTCGCGCGACCGTGCGCGACGACAGTCCGGTCGCAAGCGTCAGCTCGTCGAGCGTTGGCGGTCGTCCGAGGCTAGCGGTCAGGCGCGTGCGCGCCCTCTGGACCTTGTAGCGGGACTCGTGCAGATGGACCGGACGGCGGATGACGCTCTCGGTATCGGTCAGATGACGCCCGATGACGTGACGGATCCACCAGGTCGCATAGGTCGAGAACCGAAGGTTCCGGCGGTAATCGAACCGATCCACGGCCTGGAGCAGGCCCAGGTTACCGTCCTGCACGACGTCCGCGAACGGTACGCCGAGTGCCGCGGCGCGCCCCCGGTAGCTACCCGCGATCGTGATCACGAGGCGCGTGTTCGCGCTCACGAACAGGTCGCGCGCCCGCCGATCGCCCTTGGCTATCCGCTTGGCTAGCGCTTGCTCCTCATCCACGGACAGCACGTCGACAGCGGCCACGTCTTGGAGGTAGGTCCGAAGCGTGAGGTCGTCGATCGGCACGGATACCATAGTGAGGCCTGACCGCGGTCTTGGCAAGAGCGTTCCTGGACTAGTGTTTTTCAGCGTTTGGAGGGCTCATGCCTACACTGATCGATCTTGCCTACCACGTTCGATACGCCGCGATTCCAGTGCGCCGTCGCATCCTTCGGCTCAAGCAGCTCGTCGACGACCCGTCGCGTGATAACGTCGGCGACTTTCTGGTCGAGGTCGTGGGCGAGGAGGACCCGAAGACCGCGAGCCAGGCCAAGGACCTCCTCGAGCGGCTCGAGGCCGGAACCATAACGCCGACCGAGGTCGTTGGCCGGCTCCACAAGCTATTCGCCAAGGATACGACCTCGATCGAGGAGCCGGTCGCCAGTCCCGTAGGCGGGCCCATCAAGCTGCCGCGACGCAAGGTCTCGGTGGCCGAGCGTTCCTATGGACTTCCCTCCTACGGACGGCTACCTGCGGTCAGGGTGCTCGGCAATCGCCTCCGCGCTCGCTGGGACGACCAGCACAACTTCATCATGCTCGAGGAGCTACCCGGCAAGCCGCACAAGGTCAAGCTGGGCCTTGCTATCTATACGGATAACATGGAGCACAAGCGAAACGCCAGCCTCTTCCTGCCCACTAACATAGCGCGGCGGCCTCATCCCATAACCTCGGGCATGAGCTTCGACCAGGCGCTCGATGCGCTGGAGAAGAACTACCAGGCGGCCATCGACCTCTGGATCGACGAGGCTGAAAAGGAACTGGCTGAGACCCCGGGCGACGTCTCGTCGTACGAGCGCGTGATCACCGGTACCCACTGGTTGACGCCCATCGACCTGTACGAGGTCCACTACCTCAAGGTCACGCCGGCCAGCACCGATCCGATCGAGGTCTCCGGCAAGGACTTCGCTGGTACCGTCGGCTGGACCGAGTTCAGCTTCTACAGTCCGTCGTCGGACTTCAGCCAGCCGGACCCGTACTACATCGAGTACGGTGCCAAGAGCCCGGCGGCCGCCCGCCGCTTATACCAACTGCTCAAGGCCAAGCCCGGGGCTCTGGGCAACGTGACCTGGAGCCAGTTCAGCACGTGGCTTCGCCAGAACAAAGTCGCGTACGAGTCTCACCATAGCGTCTGGAGATAACCATAGACCTCTGTGGCCTACGCAAGGTTAGATAGGACGACACATGGACCTCATCCGACTCGCTTCCAAACTGCGACGTGCTGATGACGCGGGCTCTCTCCAGTATCGCCTCCGCGATATGCTCGCGGCGCCATCCGCCGACAACGTAGGCGACGTGCTTGTCGGGCTCTCGAACGAGCCGGGACCCTATCAGGGTCGAGCCACCGATCTGCTAGCCAAGCTCACGGGTAAGCAGGTCGACCCGAAGGAGGCTGCCGACCAGATCGCGGCCTGGTTCACGGCCGAGGCCAAGAAGGACCACGTGACCTTTGAGCAGGCCGCGGTCAAGGCGCGCGTGCCCACCGACGTCGAATGGCGTTTCGTGACAGAGGCCGGCTTCGGTGGATACGGCGACAACCAGTACAGCGGCTATGTGGTCTATGGCCGCTCGCCGTCGAACCACGTGTTCGTGGCCGTGCGCTTCGTGCGGGAGGTCAACTACTTCACGGGCCGCGACGTCGACTACTACACGATGTCTGTTCATCGGTACCCGCTGTCGCAGCCGCTGAAGACGCTGGCGCCCAAAGTGATCCGCGAGCTGTGGGCAAGCCTCGGTAAGATCAAGGGCTACAACGCCAAGGTCTACCTGCTCCCGGAGAACGCGGAGTTCACCGCGGTCAAGTACAGGTGGCAGAAGGGCCGGCCGATCGCGTTCAAGGACGCGCTCGTCCAGCTCGGAGAGCTGAGCGCCGACGACCCGATGGTCAAGAACCGCAAGCTAACGGTTGAGCTGCATCTGCGTGGCCGCATCGCGGGTCAGCGGGGTGAGTACCACGACCTCTATCGTATGATGTTCGTGATCAACGGCAAGGAATACCCGCTATCGGACGCCGGCTGTCGCGCGCTCCAGGCAGACGATAGCAAGTTCCTGAATCCGATCTTCGGCACCTACGTGTATCCGGACAGCAAGAAGAACGTGACGCGGAGCCGGAACGCGAAAGCCGTGCTCGAGTACGCGGCGCGCGTGCTGACGTCCGAGCCCCAGGACCTGCGAGACCTCTTGCAGCAGGCGGCCAGCCAGGTGAAGTCATGAGTAGCCGTTCATGCGTTCTGATTCTTGCGCTCCTGGCCTCTGGTTGCTGCACCAAGTACACCTCGTGGGTGGGGGGCTGCCCCGCGTGCTATCGCACCCTCTTTCCGTCGGTGATCTATCCGCCGCCGATGGTGACGCCGACCGTGACGACGCCGAAGGGGATCAAGGTCGACGTCGACCTCGTGAAGTGGAGCATCGACCTGCGCCGGCTCGATGAGCGCTTCTTCGCGATCGACACCTGCGTGAAGCGTGCGATGGCAGAGGTTCCCAACCCGACGGCAGAGCAGCGGGCGGCCTGGGGCTGCGGCCGCGGTGCTTGGGATACGGGCCCGATCAAGCTTGGCAACTGCATCCAGATCAAGGTCGTCGATCCCGAGACCTCGAAGTGCCATCCCGAGTGGCAGTTCCTACCGGGGGCCCCGGCACCGAGCGTGCTATGCGAGGCCAAGGGCCTTACGGTGACCGCCACGTGTCCTTGCCGCTATCGCGCGGGCGTGATCGATGACTACAAGCTGGTCACTCCGCCCGCTCTCTACCTGTGGCCGCTCGTCAACGTGCTCACGAAGTGTACGAACCCATGGGGTACGGAGAAGCAGCCATCGCCCTTCGCGAAGTGCATGGGGAAGGGCCTGGGCTACTAACTGGCGTAGCGTTCGCTCATGCTAACCGCGGACGAAGAACGAGAGCTGTCACCCGAGTGCGAGCGCGAGCTGGACCGTGAGCAACCTGCCCGGCGCCTGACGTGGGGCTGGCCCGTAGTGGGCTACCTCAAGGTCCCGTACCCTGCTAGCAACGAACCCGAACCTGTGGTACCATCACGGCCATGAAACCGACCCGCATACTCGAAGAAGACCTCGCGCTACTCGATATCAAGCAGGATATGATAGCGCGAGCGCTATCGGCGGTCCCTGAGGGTCCCGGTGTCTGGCCACGAAGGACCGAGGCGTTCCACCGGCTCGTCAGCGACGGGCGCAAGCAGGCGCTTCGCCGTTGGCACCCGGACGTGTGCTCGGATCCGCAGGCGACCGAGCGATCGGCGGCCATCAACGCGGCGGCCGACGCGCTCCTCACGCTAGCGATCGCGCCGCCGCGGCCCGTGGTTCAGTTCCGGGTATACACCTGGGGGTCCGGCTCGTCTAACACGGCGACTGGAACCTGGACGACCTCGTTCTAGCAGTTGCGCTCGAAGCCGAAATACGCGTCCGAGCGCGCGCTGTGCGATGACCTGCGCGAGCACGCGATGCGCGCCGGGTTCAAGATATACCCCGAGTGCGGGGGCTGGGACCTCGTGCTTGTGCGTGGTCAGATACAGATAGGGATTCAGGCCAAGCTCCGGTTCAACGCTCACGTCCTGGCCCAGGCCCTGTGCGATTCCGACCACGGCCCTCACTATCGGGCGATCGCGTGCCCGATTTCTAGAAGCTCGCGGAGCGACGCGGTCACGATCGCGGACCGGTGTCGGTTGCTGGTGCTCGACATGAGCCGGGACCCTAAGCACTGGCTCCTGGTTCCTCCGTGGTTGCGCTTTCGACCGGCCTGGCGGCCGGCGGTCAGGTGGCGCCCCTTCCGTTGGCCCGGCAAGCGCCTGTGGCTGCCACCTGAGGTTCCGGACTTGCCGGCGGGAGTTCCGTCGCCCGAGGTCGTGGGACCCTGGCAACTGCTCGTCTGCGAGGCCGAGGCGCTAGCACGTCACCGTGGCTGGCTTGCGAAAGCCGACCTGTATCCAATCATGAAGGCCGTCGGTGCCCAGTGCCGGGCAGAAACCGTGCTCGGGCATTTCTACGAATGCACGGGCGAGCGCCTGGGGCCCAAGACACGCGCCTGCAAGTGGGTGCTTCACCCGCGGTGGCATCCGGCGAGCAAGCGCTACCCCACGGCCTGGGCTATGGTGAAGTGCGCAGCGCGGAGTCCTAGGACCGGCGGGCGCTGCCGGCTCCGACCCGGCCACACGGGTCGACACCAACCATGAAGATCGGAGACCTCGTACGGGCGGCTGGTCTGCGTTAGGCGGGCCGCAGCACTTCGTCGCGTCGACTTCAAGGGCAAGGGGCATAGCCTTTGTTGTGCGCAACATCGCCCTTCGTGCCTGGCGTAGGCTTCAGCCCGGTGACGGTCACCCGGTGTTCCTGGCGGCCTCCCTCACGCGCCTTGGCTGCGCCTCGATCCCGTGCGCGGTGCTGAGGGCCGCCGAGATCCTTGGGCGCAGCGGGATCCCGGCGGCCGAGCGTGACGGCTCTGTCTTCGTGCGCGAGGATGCGTGCCCGGCGCCCAAAGCCTCGGTGCTCGTCGACCGCAAGACCGCCTACTGCCAGCGCATGGACCGCCGCTGTCAGTTCTTCGCTAGCTACGCGAACGACGCCGTCGAGTGCCTGGCGCCCCGAAGCGGTGTGCGCACCGCTGGCATCGCGGACGTGCTTCCGACCCAGGTGCTGAACGTGTACGACAAGCTCAGCCCGGTCGACCGGCACCTGCTGTTCATCACCGTGGGTCTGCTCACGCCTACGGTCATCAAGCGCGTGCGTCTGTGGCTGCGCAAGAAGAAGCAGCGCCGGCAACAGGCGGCCGACGTGGCCGTGGGCCGGGCCTTCGCTCAGAAGCTCCTGCGCACCCGAAAGCGGCCCTACAGCTACGACCCGATCACCGGCCTCTATAGCTTGAAAGATAGACGGTTCTCGATCCGGAAGGACGGCGTCACGCTCGTCGGTCCCGCCGGGCGCGAGTACTGGCCGCTGTCCGAGCTGACCGACCGGTTGCCCGCCTGGCTGGATGGTTAGGTTTAGGTGTGCCGGACAAGGCTCGACCTCGTTAGACCGTGAGATAATCGCTCGGAAACCCGAGTGATTCGGAGGCGCTATGCAAATCGATCCCTGGGCGCGAAACAACTACAACGTGATGACGAACCCGCTCGACTACACGGACCAGTACGCGCCGTACGCCATGACGCTCCACGGGCTTAGCCTGGTCTCGAACGGCTACCTGATCGGACGCATCACGAGCTGGAACCCGGGTGAGAACACGCGCGAGAACGTGCTCGTGCGTGAGCTGTCGCACGTGACCTTCGGGCGCCCGATCGACATCGCGCCTGGCAGCTCGCAGGGCTACACCGTGACCGGGACCTCGGGCGAGCTGTGGGACGGTGAGCTGGAGAAGCGCCTGATGGGCGATCCCGACCTCATCGTCTTCAACGACCTCATGGACCAGATCAAGGCGTTCACGGTCTATGAGCACTGGTTTAAGGGCGTCGTTCCCTACCGGACCTGGGGCTACTACGGCTGCTGGTACAACAGCAAGGGCAACGAGCCGTTCACCGTCGACGGCGAGACGCGCGTGGTCTCGAACTTCGGGTTCACCTACGTCAGCAAGAGACAGACGAGCGCATAACCTAGTAGTCCTGCTCATCCGCATTCCATACTGGCAGAAAGACCCAGAGCGCTTCATCCGAGACCGACTGGAACGCGCGGGCTTGGGGCTGGTTGGTGTAGCCTTATCGAGAGGTGATACATGGACTTGACCGCCATCCGATCTCGAGTCCTGGCCGCGCGCGACAAGCGTCAGGCCGACGCCTTCGACTACGACGCCGAGCCCGCGATCCTCGCGCTACGAAAGGTCTTCTCCAAGGGCTTCGACAGCGGGGTCAGCGCGAGCGCCAAGGACAACGCGTACTTCCGTGAGGAGTTCGGGGTCGCGACCGACTCTATCATCCAGCACCTGAAGCGCATGCGCCAGTTCGCAGACAGCAACCCCGGTACCTCGGGCCTGTCGCGTGCTCGTGGCTTTCATGGATCGCTAGCCGATGCCGTGGCCCGCTACGTAGCGATGCTCGGCTACATCGTGGCGTCGGGCACCGCGGCGAAGCGGGACGAGAAGATCTAGGTCCTTGCCCCGGGACTGGGCCCATGCTAGTATGGGCCTATGACAACGACACCCCCGCCCAAGCAACGGTCGCTGGCCCCCGCTGATCTGTCGGCCCTCGAGCAGCAGTCGCGCGCGCAGGACGCGGCCCGCAGGCGCCGGCCCGTGCCGGAGGCTCCGCCCGACCCCACGCTCCAGCGGGCGCCCGAGCGCGCGGAGCCAGTTGTCCCTAAGGTGCCGGTGGCCTTCAAGGCCGGCGCTCCTATCACCGAGGAGACCGAAAAGCACGAGCTGCTGGTCCAGCTCTCGCGGGACTTCGGGCTCCAGACCGCGCCCACCGAGACCGTCGAGATCGCCGGCTACCGGTGGACCTTGCGCGCGCCCAACTACCCCGATCACGACTGGTACACCGAGACGCTCGTGAGCGGCCGGGCGAGCGCCGCGCGGTACCAGCTCGTGCGGCTGGCCGCTAGCCTGGCGGCGGTCAACGGCGTTCCGCTCTACAAGCTCTTCGGGCTGTCGAACGAGTTCGTGGCCGACCCCCTGTATCCGCCCGTCAATATCCGCTACCAGGGCGCGAACCGGTTCATCGACTGGGTCGAGGAGCCTGGCAACCTCATGTTCGTGGAGCTGATCGAGCGCGCGCACAACGCACTCGACGCCTACCACGAGAAGGTCAAGGGTGACCACCCTTTGTGGGCGGCGCTCAAGCCAGCGTCGACGACGCCGTCGGCGGCTCCCAGCGATGGAGCATCTGGGCCTCCGCCCTCGCTTGGGGCCGCATCCTCCCCACCGATCCCCGGGCCCGAGACCTCTGGCACAACATCCGTGCCGCCCGCTTCTTCGTCCGAGCCTGCGAGCGCCTCGAGCAAGATCGACTAGACAGTCTCTCCAGGATTCTTGGTGTGCTCTGGGACGTGGACGAGATCTTGAAGCCCGCAGTACGGCCTGGCGCCGACACCAAGCGGCTGATCGTGCCGCTGGCCATGCTACTGGTTCCCGATCTGCTCAAGAACCTGCGGGCCAGCGTCTCGAGCACTACCGACAAGCGTGGCCAGCCGATCAAGGAGTTGGGCGCGCTCGCTGCCAAGATCTTCCGAGAGTTCATCGGGTCCCATACCTCGATCAAGACCGATCTCACGCAGTCGGGGTCGTCACCGCAGACGCCGATTCCTGCGGCCGAGCGCGATCCTCACGAGGGTCAGTTCGACGATCCCTTGCGTGCTGGATTCCGATCTCGAAAGTGAGCTAACATGACGATCTTGGTGCGGTTGCAAGTTCGACCCCTCGACGGCGCGCCCGTCAACCGGGAGGGGGTACGCATCGGGACTGTTGTTCGATCTCGAGAAGGCGCAGACGGCGCGTGGGAGACCGAGCTTCAGATCGATGACGATGAGGTCAAGCGGCAGTTCGAGCAGCAGTTCCCGCGTTATGACGTACGGGAGATCAGGTAATGGGCGTGGAGACCGTCTGGGTAGTTAACGAGATTAGGGAGTACGGCGGCGGCCGCTTCGTCACGCTGAATCCGGACGCCAGCCAGCCATTCGTTCAGGACCACTACGCCGAGATCTGGGGCAAGAACGCTCCCTGCGGAACCCTGGAGCTGAGGGCCGCCACGGGCCCGGGGTCCCTGGCGCTCCACCCCGGGCACCGCGTCAGGATCCAGATCACGATCGAGCCAACATGAGCGATCTACCCTCAACTATGCCGTTGGCAGACGGTGCCTCGCCACCCGCGCCTGATGGAATCGTGGGCCGGTTCGTGTTCACGTACGAGGATTCCAGGGTTGAGGTCATGGTCCCTACGCATCGGGAGATATTATGCGTGTCGAACGGAACGCTCCACTCTACGCGGCGGACTGGAATATGATCCACGGGCTCCTTGGCGAGTGCAACGTGCGCTACGTGGTGGCGGCATCGCGGAAGACGTCGCTGAGAAGGTGCACAAGCTGTTCTGGGGTGTCAGCTACGAGGAAGCGAGTACGCACGACGCGAGGTGACCCAATGCCCACGACACCTTACCGATGACGACTCTAGACCCACGACTGGAAGGTCTGCTGGCTCAGCTCAAGGCCTGCGCGCCCAAGGGCTGGTTCTTGGCCTCCACCGTAAAGATGCGGGCAGCCGACCTACGGGCCCTGGAAGTCGCAGGGTACGTGGAGTCGTCTCGCGTTGGATCGCGGATCATTCATTACCGGCTGATACCTAGGTGCGAGGCCCATGGCGAAAAGCTCCCGTGTGAGTTCTGTTCCTGATTGCCAGGCCTGCGGCGCGTGCTGCGTGGACATGACGAGCAGCTACATGGGTGGCTACGCCATGCTCACGGACCGCGACGTCAAACGCTTGAGCCCTCACTACGTGCGCTACAACGTCGTCAACCTGGGCGTCGAGTACAAGTACGAGGACTTGTATCTAGCCGAACGGCAGCACCCCGACGGTTTTGCCTGCGTTGCATTCCGAGGCCGCGTCGGCGGGCCCTGTCACTGTCGTATATACGTGGATAGACCTACTGTCTGTCGCGAGTTCACACCTGGGGGCGGTCGCTGCCTGGCGGCGCGCCGCGACTTCGAGGACATTCTGTTAAGGAGGTCTGCTAGTGGGGATCGAAGTTGAGCACCAGTACCTGATCGCGTATGCGTACAACGTCGGTGACTCCGGTGGACCGCAGCGGATCCAGAACGCGGTGATCGACAAGGACCCTCTCGACTGGTTGCTCGAGATGCGCGTTCGGCACGCGAGCGAGGACTACCAACTGCTCATGACGTGGAACCTACTGCCCGCGGACTACGAGCGCCTGCGTGGGAAGGTCGGCTGACCTTAGGGAGGCCAACTATCTAGCCGGACGGTGTCGTGCCAGCCACAACCGCCCTCGTCTTCCGGACAGACCAAGCTGGGCGTGACCGTGCCGTCGTCAGCCACCTGGTGATCTAGTGCCGCGATGAGGCCGCACTTGGGACAGCTCACGTAGATCGTGACGCTGCCCTTCCACATGCCGGGCTCGAACCGGTCCTCGACCGCCCCGCGCTTGAGAACGGCGGGCACTAGCCTGCGTACCCTTCGCCTGTGAGCAGCTTGGGGGTGGCCGGCGGAATCGTGAACGACAGATTGGGTCTACCGTTCCGGCGCGAGGGTGCCTGTGCATCGAGCTGGCGGTTGAGATACTTGAGGTCCGAAGTCACCGCCTGACTCATGAGCGGCCGCGTTTTCAGCAGCTCGTCACGCACCACCACGATCGACTCGCGACTGAGAGGACGGTTGAGCAGGCCCGCGCGGGACACCCCGTACTCGAGCGCGCGAATCGAGTCGTCGTGCACGCCGCTGTCCCGTAGTCGGGTCTCGAGTTGGTGCCAGCCACTCTGATCGAGCGGGAACCGGCACCCGGCCAGATGCCGCTCGACGTCGGGCTTGCGTAGGCCCAGGAACTCTCCGCCACGCCAGCGGAGCGCACGCCGCACGCGCGCGGCCTTGGCCTCGGTCGGCTCGCCTTCGATGCCCTCGGTTCCTAGTGCCTCGGAGCCGATGCCTTCGATCTGCTCCTGGTAGTACTTGAGTCGCTTGCGCAGCGCGATGTCCTCGTTCATGCCCTCGACCGCCTCGTCGATATCGTAGCCGCCGGCCTGCGCCCACTTGCGAAGTGGGATCGGCAAACCGTTCTCTTGCAGCAGCACCAGGATGTCGAGGTAGTCGCGGTCGGTCGTCGGCTGAAGCGAGCGGGCCCACTCGACCGTGGGCAGGTCGAGGTTCGCGTCGATGCGGGTTGCCGTGCGGATACGATGGTCGGCGTTGTTCTGCGGGCTCTTGTAGAACCCGTGGAGCCGGGCAAGGGGCGCTAGGATACCTTCGAGGATGATCTCCTGCGCGATGAAGCGCCGGAAGTTTCGGATGCGCTCCATCCCTAGAGATAGCATGCTCTCCAGGTAGCTGTTGTGAACCACAAAGCCGTTGGCCACGTAGCTTTCGTGCTCGGGGACGCACAGGTCGTAGACCGGCTGAATGCCGCGGCTCGCTACGTGATCCACGCTGTCCCAGAAGTAGGGAAGGCCCCACAGGTATTCAATGCGCTTGGAAAGGTGGGAATCAATCTTTGATAGTTCTTGTAGGAGTGTGTCGCTGGACTCGGACTCGGGGGATACTACGTGCAGGCGCCAGTTGCGAACGGCGGCGCATACGACGTTCCCCTGAGAGTCCCGGTACCGAGTTCCATGGCTGTGGACATCAAGAGCTTTGGAGACAAAACTCTTTATGCGTGCCCCAAGATATTGCCAGCGCCTTCGTGCGGGTCGGCTTTCGATGCGCAGGAGTTGCCGGGCCGCTTCCTTTTTAGTGGAGGATACGAAGTCGATAGCGAGGACGAAGCGCTGGATTTCTTCGCGGCCAGTGACGCGGACTCGCCAACGATCGCCGTTCGGCTCGACCTTCGACAGGATGTCGAACTTGAGCAGAAGCTGCTGTACCTGGCGAACCAGTTTCTGGGATACCGAGCAGTATTCGATGCCGTGCGTGGCGCTACCATCGCCCTCGAACATAGCCGAAAGGAACTTGGCCACCTGCGCACGCGGACTATGCAAAATGGACCACGGCACTTCTTTCTTGGCGCTATGGGCGAACGTGAGACCAATTTGGTGCAGGAACTCTCGTACAACCCACGAGCCCGTGGTCACAGAGGTGAATGGCGTGCTACCTTCTACTATATCACAGGACAGGTGTTGGTCCGGAAACACCCGTTGATGACAGGTTTGGTAGTGGCTGAGCACCTCAGAGTCAGTGTTGCCGAAGATAAAGCGCTCCCTGTCCGTGCAGTCTCCTTCTGATACCAGATAGCCCAGCAGGTGCGCGAGGTCGTCTGACATGAGCTTCGGTAGCGCTGGATCCCGAAGATTCCTAGCATGACGACGACGGTAGGTGATGTGAGGTGCCTCGTACGCGTGTGCTCGGTAGGCCATTAGGTCCAGTACCTTATTAGGCCATAGCCCCTCGCGTCTCAGGGCTACGACGTCTCCCTCCTTAAGATCCTTGATTTTGGTCCACTCCAGCTTAAGTTCTGGAGTCAGGACCAGCACCGGGTGCTCGTCGGTACCGTCAAGTGTGTACCCGGACTCCGTAGTCACTCTCCGGACTTGTTTCTTGCCCGAGTACGCCCAGGTGCTGGCTGCGTGCTCTCCCTTGCCCGTGGTCAGGAGTAGGCCACTACCATCAAGGTGGACCTTGCCGATCTTCTCGGCTTCCGAAAGCGATAACCCCATGCAGTTGGGGATGTCCTTCATACGGAGCAGCCCCTTAGACGTAGAGATAAGTGAGTTGCCTGGCAGACACCAGCTAGCCTCGCCGCTCGCGAACGCCTCGTTCATGCCGATGGCCTGAAGCTTGGCGTTCTTGAGGACGTCCCATTGCTCCATCCACTTGGTCAGCTCGCTCCAGCCGCTCTCGGTGTGGATCTCGATGCCGTTACGGAGCGCGATCGTGGGATGAACCACGTCCTCCTCGGCCGCCAATACGAGTTCCATGATGGCTTGCAGCTCGTCGGGCGACGCCTCCCAGATGTTCTCGATCCCGGCCGTAATGACGGTAAGCGGCGAAGCCCGGCGTCTGAGCCCCGTGGCCTCGGCGTCCATCATGGCCCACTCCAGAGCCGCGATTGCGAACGTGCGCGTGAGCAACGTCGTGCCCATGTTGTCGTTCGTGCTCGCTCGCCTCGGTACGAAGACCGTACAGTTATGCGTACAGATGCCGTTAGCCACGAAGCTCTCGTGACCCGGAACGTAAAGGTTATAGACGGGCTCCGCAGGCTCTTCTCGGGTCTTCTCCACCGCGTCCCAGAAAACCGGCAAGTCCTTCAACGTGCGGATACGCTGCGCTAACTCTGGGTCAACCTGGTTAAGGTCTTCTAATTGGTATTCGGACGCACGTTGTGTGCGTTCTTTCCACTGGTGTCCGGTTTTTATTACCACACGCGAACCGTCCGGTGCTGAGTAACCCGCACGTCCGTGTCCGAGGCGTTTTTCGTCCAGGCTAAGGACCACGGCTTCGGTGATTCTTTTTCCGAGGGTGGTCCAAGCAATGCGCGACCCTCGTTGATGAGACGCACTATTGATGATAGCGTCGAGCTGGGCTTGTTTTCGCGGAGATCGGAATCCTACCTTCTCGCGGAAGGCTGTTAGTTGGTCAACACCACTAATTAGCAGCGTGTGAATTCTTCGTCGCTGTATTCTCCTCGATGTAAGTCTAGATACGATTCCTAGTTTCGCTAGCAGAACCTGGACCTGCTGAAGTAACGTCCGCGAGGTAGAGTAGCCGTTGACAGTACTACGCTTTGGTGCACAGCCGCCATCGCCTTCGAAATACGTGCTGAGGAAGGCGCCCACATGCTGATCGGTGCTCTGGAGGATAGACCACGGCACAGTTTTGGTGTGAGAGTAGGAGTAATCGAGACCCACCTCTACAAGAAAGCGCCTTAGTTTCCTGGACGAACAGACCGCTTCCAACGTCGTTGTGCTCCGGACTTCCGTCTGATAGTAATTGGGGAAGTGTCGGGTAAGGTCCGAGCATCGTGTTGACATGGCCAAATGGAAGTCTGGGAAGCAGGCCGAAAACTCCGCTACGTAGTCATCCATCACGTTTGGGTCGTTGTTACAGAAACTTATGTACCTCGCTTGAGTTGTGGTTCCCTCCGAGATTAGGTAGCCAAGCGTATGTGCCATGGCTTCGGACATTTCTGTTGGGACCCCTCCATTTTTCCGGATACAATGGAGGGACCCCGACGCGACTTGCTCTGAGCACCAAGTCTCGGTGCTTTCTTTGGCCAACCGAAGATCGGCTGGCTCAGAGGGCCACGTGCCCCCTAGGCGAATACCAACGAGGTCCCCAGGCTTGAGGTCCTGCGCATCTTTGCATACCAAGGTGAGATCGGGCTGTACTGTCCAGTACGGGTGTTTGTGACTGGTACGCAGGTCGAATCCGCACTGTGTGCGTACATGTTGAATTGGCTTCACGCCGGTGTACCAACATCGTTCCGCCTGTGCATGACCACGGTGTGTGGCCACGTCCAGTGGCATCCGCGTGCAAAGAGCCGCCGCCGGTATCAGACCCCGTGCCGTATCTACGAGCGTATTTCCTGTCACGCATTCTGGGTCGAGCGGGATCACGCGGCCCGCCGCCAACATCTGGAGCAGCTCGGGGTCGACCGACTGGTGCTGGTCTACGACGCGCGGATCGGTCGAGGCCGCCCAGCGCTGGTACTCGGGTGGCACCATGAGGTCGATCGTAGGGTTCTGCCCGAGGATCGGCGACGGCTGGATCTGCACGTGCTGGGTCATGTGCGAGATCAGCTCGGTCCAGTAGCCACGGCGCTCGTTCATGACCAGGTGGATGATGTTACGGCCACTGACCAGAATGTCGCCGGCCAGGTACGGCAGGAAGCGCTGGACGTTAAGCGCGTCCAGGCAGTCGTTGTACAGCCGCAGCCGCCGTGCGTCCTTGACGCCCGACAGGATCACGGGCCCGAATGGGACCTCACGATAGAAGTCGAGCGCCGGACCGATGACGCCATCCGTCAGGTAGATGAGCCAGGCCAGCTTTTCGAGCGCGATCGTATCTTGCGGGATCCAGTCGTGAACAACGGACCCGCGCTCGAGGCGAACGCGCACGGGGTTCCCGCGCGTGTAGGCGCTACCCTGATTGGGAAGCGGCACGCCGTCGGCCTTGCGCAACGTCGAGGCGCGCCTCATGGCCAGGGCTGGACTGCTCTTGCCGTTCGAGGCCGAGGCCGAGCCAACTCGCCTGCGGGTGACGTGGAACATTATCTGATCCTGTCAAAGAGCTTATCCGACATGAGTCGGAGCCTCTCGGAGCTTAATCGTCAGCCCGCCTTGCTTCCACGTGTAGGTAGTACCATAGGCGACCTCTTCGGTCTCCAGTGGCATGCCGAGGTCAAAGAAGGCACGCACCCTCTTAACGGCATCACTCATGTTGGCCGCCCATAGCGAAATCGGGTAGCGTCCGTAGAGGACCTCGAACCGTTTGCTGGCAGCCATTCGTACTTGGTCACTGATACGCATATAGCCTCCTAGCTGATTACGTACGCCGACGTTCGGCACTTGGAGCAGTGGCGAATGGGCGTCCCGTTCGTGAGCGTCGCGTTCACCATGGGCCCACCACAGTGGGGGCACGGGCCATCTGCCGTTACGACCGCAGCCGAGCGCACGGGCTCTGCACGAGGCTGAGCATGCTCACGCGCGATCGCGGCGTTCGCGATCTTGGTCACGAACGGGTCGATGTCGGGAGTCACTTCGTGGTAGCCCGCGTCCCGAAGCGCACCGTACACAGCCTGATACGCTCTCGGTGTGCCGACGACGCCCTGGCGGTTGAAGTAGTTTCTGGCCCAGGTGCTGAGGGGTACGCTCTTCATGACGATCACCTCTAGCCCAAGGCTAAGCTCTCGATTAGCTTTAGGCAAGAGGTAACAAGCTCATGACGACACGATACGGTGAGGCGCGCGCGGCACTGCCCAAGACCTGGGAAGGACGACGGCTGACCCAGGACCACCTGCGCGACGGAAGGCGCGTGGTCGTGGCCCAGAGCGTGATGCCAGCGAGCGGTCCGGTGATCGACACCTCCTGGCTCAAGGCCGCTGCCGAGTGCTTCGATATCAGTCCTGATATCAGCGACTACGTGATCAACGAAGTGCCAGCCTGTACGGCCGACATCCCGAACCGGAACTACGACGCGCACCCCTACAGCGAGTGGCTGACGTTCCGGCCCTACATCGGTCGGATCGCCTACCAGACCTTCATCGGGTCCGGTACGTTCGTCGATCACCAGAGCAAGGAACCGAAGAAGGCCAAGGGCGTCATCCTCGACTCGTACATCGCGAAGGACGACCATGGCTTCTGGCACTGCTACACGGTCAACGCCTGGTCGCGGTCTAAAGACCCGGTGCTGGCCAAGCGGATCCTCGAAGGGAAGGACGACGGCTACAGCATGGCGTGCCTGATCGAGGGCGCGCGCTGCTCGTGGTGCGGCTACCTCAGCCAGGGCAACGTCACGTGTAAACATATCAACGGTGGCGCTGGCAAGGGACGTATCATCGAAGGCAAGCTCGTGTACGAGAACCTCGCGGGCCTGAACTACGTCGAGCTGAGTCATGTTGGAGATCGTGCGGACGTGGACAGTTTGCAGCGCTGGTCTCGGGCAATGGTGTAGTGACGAGGCTTGATCCTAGCGAGCGAGTCCTGATACACTGGGCTTATGCCCGAAACGCCCAATGCCCGAAACGCCCACGACCGCTGCATCGGTACCATGAAGCTGACCACGGCCCAGCGTCACATGTTGCTGACCGTATACGAGGACCCCGAGCACTTCGCGCTCTATGGTAGCGGGGACTTCCGGTGCGCCCGCAACCTTCAGAAGAAGGGGCTTGTGCACATGAACGGTTGGCGCGTAACGCTGACCCCCGAGGGCGAGGGCCTGGCGCATTCGTTCGGTGCGGTATCTCGAAAGATACGCAATACGTAAATATCAGTAATACCTGACCTTATCAGCCGATCCTCGCCCCGTTTCCTGCGGCTATCCGCAGACCACCCATAAGCCAGGTACCTACGCGCGGCCTGATCGCTTGCTGCGTAGTATTGGGCAACCACAAACCACAGAGGGCTCTGGGTCCTCGAAGTATTACCCTGAAGATGGAGGCCTACCGTGTTCAGTCTCAAGCAAGCGTTTCGCAGGGCCGATCTCGAGGTCCCGGTACCGGCGGATGAGATCGAGGAGGACATCAAGTCGAGCCTCGAGTCCATGACCGAGCCCGAGGAGGTGGTCGCGTTCGTGAGCGCACTCGGTCGCTACGACGAGAGCCGGGCGCACACGTATCTGCGCGCGATCAAGGCCGGCGCCAGCCCGGTCGAGAACCTCTGGGACACGCTCAAGCGACAGGCCGAGGCGCCCGAGACCACGACGACCGAGGGCGCGGAGGTCGCCGAGCCAATCGAGGAGGTCGCCGCGGCCGAGGACACCGACGTTGGCGTCCCTGTCGTGAACCCCGAGGTGCTCGAGGCCGAGAACCCCGAGATCGCGATGGCGCTCTTCCAGGCCGATGGCGCCGACCCGCGCTGGGCGGTGTTCGCGAACGGGCGGCCGCTCGCCGAGATCGCGCTCAGCGCGCAGGAGAATCCGGAGGCCATCCGCGACGCGTTCGTGTCGAACGCGTACCAGAGCAACCTGCTCGCGAGCTTCGGGTCGAGCATGCGGGCCAAGGACATCCTCGAGAGCGTGAACGCGCGCTACTACCAGGCAGTCACGCAGCAGAGCGAGATCCAGGAGCAGGCACGGACCGCCGTCACCAAGCAGCTCGAGGACGAGTACGCGACGCGGCTGGCCGCGCTCCGCGAGAATCTGCTCAACACCATCAACCTCGCGGTCGCGGCCTCGCTCAAGGGGACGAACGGCCTGTTCGTTAAGAACGGACTCCGGACCGCTATGGTCGAGGCCATGCGCGCGGCCGGCGTCCAGAACGCGGGCCCGATCGTGCGATCCGCCTTCGCGAAGGCGGCCACCGGCTACTTCGCCGACATCCTGAAGCAGGCAGAGAAGTGGCTCTCCTACGCGCCGGAGTCGCTCTCCGAGGTCCGGGCCGAGGTCCTGGGGTCGGACGGCGCCGAGGAGGATGAGACCGAGACCGAAGAGGCCGAGGTCATGCCGCCCGACATGGAGCCCACGGTCGCGGCGCGCGCGGCCGCGCTCGCGCGCAGGGCAACCCCCGTGCGCACGCCGCACGTTGCGTATGCCCCGGCCGAGGACCCGACCACCGATCGCAAGCGATCGGTCGTCGCCTCGCTCGTCCGCAAGGCCACCGGCGGCTAGTCCAGGACCTACCATGAAGTATCGCATCTGCCAGAAGAGCCTCCGCGTGATAACGCATACGCATCTGCGCATGCACGGACCTACTCTGGCAGAGTACCGTGACGCGTATCCGGGGGTCTACTGGCACGGGCCTAGTTTTCCAGAGAAACAGGCGCAAGACCGTAGCTCAACCGTTGGTGTGGGGTAAACAGGTGGTACATTCTGCGACTGACGGATCAGGACGTGAAGTTGCGTTCGGGGTACTGTCGGAAGCGCCTTCGTCTTATGTCAAAGAAGATATTACAAACCGACGCATGACGGAAGTCATGTAAGGAGGCTAGCATGTCCCTGAGACCCGGAGGAGTACCGCAGTGGCGTGTGGACCGCACGCGTTCGACCCACCAGTTCCAGAAGGAGTACCCGCTGGACGCCGCCTCGAGCTACACGCAGGAAGGCGACTGCGCGGTCATGACGACCGACACCGGCGTCAGCGAGGTCGTGCTCTCGCGGTCCGGTGGCATCGCCAAGGAGAAGTTCGTCGGCGTCATGATCTCGGACGCGCTCCGCGTGACCGACCTCACCGAGGTCGAGAGCACCGTGGTGCCGGGCGCCGCGCCCTTCACCTTCCAGCTCTCGAAGCAGGCGCCGAGCGCGACCCACATCTCGATCTACGACGCGGCCGGCACCAAGCTGACCCTCGTCGGCGGCGCGCCGGGCGCCATCAACGAGTTCTCGATCAGCGGCAGGGTCGTGACCTTCCACGCGGCGAAGGCCAACGCCGTGATCCCGATCATCCGGTACATGTACACGCCGACCGTGATCGAGCTTCAGGCCATGATGCACCAGCGGCCGCAGGTCTTCGCCGGCCAGTCCTTCATCAACCAGGTCGCGATCTGGTGCGGGATCTGCCGCGTCTTCACCATGAGCTACCTGCAAGAGGACGACTTCACGCTCACCGGCGCCGTCTACACGGGGGCCGGCGGCAAGTTCACGACGACCTCGACCGCGGTCCAGGTCGCGGGCGTCTGCGTCAGCGTGCCGTCCGTCGGAGACCCGTTCCTCGGGGTCGAGTACAACGTCACTCCGGGATCCTTGCAATGGTGACGGCTAGTTAGGGGCGCACTGTGACTATTCGTTGTGAGATATGTCTAGGTAGCTATGGGGCCTTGGGGATGCACCTCAAGACCCATAGCATTACCTCGGCAGAGTATCTCGAACGATATCCCGGTGCGCCCCTGATTAGCGAGGAAGACCGCGCAGCAAAACGCAAGGCGACGCTCCGTCTCCGGCAGGATCCCCCCAACGAGTGCTTGGAAGCCATCAAGCGCCTCGTTGGGCTAGTTGTTCACGAGGGCTGACGATGGACTTTCTGTCTGAGATCGCGCTGCTCACGGATGACGCTCAGTCCATCGTGGGCCGGCTTGTACGGATCGGCCGCTACGAAGAGGCGGTCGCGGTGCAGGTGGAGGTGGTGGAGCGGCTCGCGTCCGTTGCTCTGGGGCTGAATGAGAGCACCCCGAGCAACGAGCGCGAGGCCGCGCAGAGGGTCACATGGGGTTGCTGTCACGAGCCGCATCTCACGCGGTCGCGTACCGGCAAGCCCGTATGGGTTGCGAGCTGTCGCTGGAGCCGAGGCAAACGTACTGGCACGCTACCCCGAAAGGTAGCCGACGGCACCAAGCCAAAGCCCAAGCGGGTGCGTCTGAGCGGCCGGTCCGTCAAGCGCTGTTAGCAGTAGGCCGGCGCGGCGGCCTGTATCCGCGCATCTAAGTCTTACGCTGCGCATGAACGTGCGCCTGTAGTTATAGGTACCCAAAACCTGAGAGGAAAACGATGGGTACGATCGTCAGCAAGAATGGTGTTCCGGCTGCGCAGGGAGGCCTCCGCGTCGCGACCACCACCCCGGTGACGGGGACGCTACGCCGGTCGGCGGCTCCGCTGACCGACGATCAGGGGAACTTCAACGCCTACTCCAAGCGCGACCTGACCGAGGTCATCTCGGCGGTCATGGACCAGCTCCGCACGGGCGAGGCCCGGATCGCCGCGCCGTCCCACCAGTGGGACGACACCGCGGTCAACGAGATGGTCACCGCCATGCTCCAGGACACCGTCGGCGCGCCCGGCGGCGGTCGCTGGGTATTCGGCGAGACGCTCGCCGATGCGATCAAGGAGACCGAGGGGCGCCTCGGCTGGACCACCAAGTTCCTGGCCAAGTGCCCGGTCGAGCCCAACACCGAAGGCCGCGTCCCGGTCAGCCAGAACAACGTGGTGAGCTGGGTGCTGACCCGCGCCGACTCCATGATCGCGCGCTCGATCATCGTCCAGCAGTGGGTCTACCCGCCCGTGCTCCCGATCGCGACCTACCTCACGGTCGCCGACGACGAGCGCGCGCTGGCGCCACCGACGCTCATGGAGAAGAAGTACGTCGAGCTGCTCATGGCCACCATGGTGCGCGAGGACAACCTCACGCGGTACGTGTGGACCCAGGCCGCCGGCACCTACAATGACGTCTTCACCTTCGCCGACATGACCCCGGCTCTCTGGTCGACCATGCAGAACCAGGTCATCCGGTGGGCGCTGTCCTGCCTCAACGTCGTCATGGCGTCGGACCTCTGGATCGACGTCCGCACCCAGCCCGACTTCCTGGCCGCGTACGAGCCGATCTCGAAGCTCACGCTGCTCCAGGAGGGCCGCCTCGGCAAGCTGTACGAGTCCGAGGTCTACACCGACGGCTTCATCTACCCGACGCTGCGCGTCCTCGAGCCGGGCGAGATCTTCTTCCTCGCCAGCCCCGACACGCTCGGCGGCTACAACGAGTACCAGCCGCTCGTCGTGAAGCCGGCCGACCTGCACCACATCGGCATCGGCGCCGAGGGCTGGTACGCGAACATGATCCGCGGCTACGCGCCGGCCGCGAACTCCCGCGGGCTCTGCTGGGGCTACCGGCAGGCCTAGGATCTGTAGCTCGCCAGATAATCTGGTGGGTTAACTGTAGTATTACCGGAGGAACCGGAGGAAACCATGAGCATCATCCAGAGCCTACGTCGGAAGGCGAAGCCGACGGCGCGGCCTGCGACGGCGGAGAGTGCGGCGACGCGCCTCGGTCGTCAGGTGTACGCGACGACGCTGTCTCGCCTCCAGCTCGCGATCGGATCGACGCTGCGCGAGAACCGCGACAAGATCCGCGAGATCGCCGGGCGCGACACGAAGGCCGTCAGGGCCTTCGTCAGCCGCGTGGTCGGCGACGCTCTCACCGATGTCATCGACACGTCCGAGGAGGACCTCGACCAGATCGCCGAGAACCTGAACGACCCCGGCGTCGTGTCGGACGAGCCCATCATGGCCGAGCCCGAGCCGGAGCCCGAGCCGGAGACCGAGCCGGAGCCGGAGACGGCCGCCGACGAGGAGCCGCCCCCGTTCCCGGAGGAGCCCGAGGCGGCCGCCGACGAGGAGCCCCAGGACGAGGACGACGAGAAGGAGGCGATCGCCGCTGAGCTGACGAAGGTCAAGGCCGCGGCGCTGGCCCAGGCCAAGCGCCTTGCCAAGCTCGACCCCGATGCCGCAGCCAAGCTCGACATCTTGGCCAACCGCCTGTAGTTGGTCTTAACTTGGGTTAGTCTTGTGTATACATAAGACGACCCAGGCTGAGATCACGGACCGCGCAGCATCCCTTCAGCTTCAGCTCCTCGAGCCATACCCTGTCCAGGGCCTCTGCCCGCGGCTCGAGGCCACCGGTTTCCTCCGGTGAAGCGGATCGTGTACCCGCGTGCGTAGCAGTACCCACAGCCCACGCAGGGCTTCGTGGTCAACTCACGCACGGTGGAAGGCGTCGATCAGCATGAAGCAGCGAAGCGCGATCTCACGCGCGTGTGCAACCGTGGCCTGACGGTACTTGGCGTCGTCGCCCCCGCGTCCGATGGAAGCCAGCGCGGCCTTGAGCCAGACCTGATACACGTCGATCTGAAGCGCGAGCGCCTCAGGCGCACACAGCGACGGCAGGTCGTCGGAGTACCCAAGGCGCTGTAGGTCGGCCTCGATCTGCATCGCGAGCTTCCTCACGCTCGCGCGGGGTTTCGACTTCGGGTTCTCCATCAGCTTCTCCCTGCGAACAAGGCCATCGCGCGTTAGGTGGGCGCCACGAACCCCTAGCGACTCGGTGAATTTGCCAGATGCTAGGGCCGCACCCCAGCCCGAGCGGTCAGCGCTCACTGCCAGGTGTCGAAGTCATCGTCGAAGTCGATGGTCGGTGAGGGCTTGGGCTTCGGCGCTGGCTTCGCGGCCGGCTTCGGCGCGGGCTTCGCGGGCTTGGCCGCGGCCTTCGCGGCCGGCTTCGGCGCGGCCTTCGCGGGCTTGGCTGCGGCCTTCGCGGCCGGCTTCGCAGCCTTCTTGGCCTGGGCCACCTTCTTGGCTTGGGCCACCTTCGTGGCCTTCTTCGTGGCCTTCTTGGCCTTGGGCTCGGCCCTGTTCACGCCGTTCCGCGTGCGCAGCGGGATGGACGCCGCCCAGTTGGGGACCGACCGCTGGTAGAGCACGACGGCCCAGTGAAGCCAGTCGGTGCGCGTCATGTGGCCTTCGCAGACGTTGTCGATCCGCTCGACGAGGTCGTCGGGCAGCATGAGCCCGATCGACTTCCGCTCGGCATACCAGTCGGAGAGCTGGATCGTTACCTCGTGCTTCAGGATCGGATGCTTGAGGGCCCACTCGGCCGCCTGCACCACGAGCGCCGTCCGGCTGCCGTTCGGGATCTCGGCCCACAGGTTCGTGCGGGCGCGGAAAATGACTTGCATGGGTATATCCTTTCGTATCGGTGTCGGTGATGATACCGTATCGCAGTCTATACTCAGTGTCAAGACATTACGTAACATCTTGACTGAAAAGGACTATTGCCTGCGTTTCGCTTCGTCCTCTGCCTGAACTCTGGCGGCCATCTCCGCGTCGCTGTCGATCAGCGCACGGTTGCTCTGCTGGATCTCGCCGCGTCCGACTCCTTGGTTCTCGTTCTCTAGGAACCCGACGTGGTACTCGTTCGCGAGGTGGTCGCAGATGGTATGGATGACCATGTCAGGCGGAATGTACGTCTCAGCCGCCGGGTCTCCATGGTACTGGTAATCACCCTGCTGGCAGTACCAGAGCTTGAGCAGGATCACACCACCGGTCCCGCGGTTGTCGAGCCGACAGAGAGGGGCAACCACCGTCACGTCGGCTGCCACGACCTTGAAGCCCTGCCAGTAGGTGTAGCGGATGTCAGGCACTATCTCAAACGGACCCATCACGAGAGATAGAACCGGAGGCGGGGCCTCGACCTCCTGGACTAGCTTGTCCTTTGCCTCTGCTCCGACCGTACTGAGCTTCGCCGCCGCGCGCATGCGCGCCGCGCCCAGCCCCCGTTCGTAGTCCTCGAGCGTCAGGACAGGAATGCGGGCGAACTCGGCGACCGCCTGTGCCACAGGCGTGCTGACCGCGCGCTGAAACTCTCGTATCCAGTTTCCGATAGCGGCTAGCATGACTACCTCGGAATGATGATGCGAGAGGGCTGCGGCTGTGCGCGAACGGTGTCCGCAACGTCGGGATCGTGCACGTCGATGAAGCCGGTCTGGGCCGCTTCCACGACCCGTGCGCTGTGGCTCGCCACCGCCGGGATCTGGGAGTCGAGCGCTGCGAGCGCCTGCATCGTCAGGACCTGCGACAGGATCTGAATACCGTTGGGCTCCGGCGTCATGCGGATGGTAGCGTACTCCAGTAGCTTGCTGCTGCGCGCGCCGAAGCGGTGGATGAGGTCCCCGTCGACGCCATTCTTCCAGGTGACCTTGATCTCAACCACGACCTCGACCTCGTTCGCGGTCGTCGTACGGTGCGGATCCTTGCGTGCAACTGTTCCTTCGCTAGACACGAGTCACCTCCACGTCGACCTCGTCAGAGGCCACCGCTCGCTCAGCGGTCGTCCGGTAGGTCTCTGCCATTCGTATGTAGGCGATTGCGCCGTCGGGCGAGACCCAGCCGTAGCCGTAGCATCGCTTGCGCTGGCCGTCGACGACCATGATGATGGGAGCCACGCGCCCGGGTCTGCTCCCACCGGGGACCGAGTTCAGCACCTGACCCGTTGGATACCACTCGCGCTCGTGCTGATGGAACTCATGGATCGAGACCAGCGTACCGGTCCCGCGCTGACGCTCGATCTGGTACCTGATTCGTAGCTCTTCGGGGACCTTGGTCATAATATCTGCCTCTGTAGGGCACGTGCCCGACGTACACGCATTATCCCGTAGGTCATACGCCCTACCTCTGCTGCGCGCGTGGTGTCCGTGGACAGGGTCACCGGCACGCCGAGCGCAACCGCGCTCTTGAGCGTATCCTCCTCGTAGGATGCAGCCGGGTGGCAGGGTACGTCAAGGGCTATTCCACGCGTCACGAAGTACCCGTAGGTGTCACGGCTGAGCCGCGGGCTTCCGAGTACCACGCGTGCGCGATGCGTGCGGGAGATGGCCTCGCACAAGCGGAAGTCTGGATTGTATTCCGGTCGATATGGTAGGTAGAGCGCCACTCGGTAAAGGCCATCCGGTAGGGGCGGCGTCTCGCCGAGCACGTTGACGGGCACCTCGAGTTCCGGCTTGAGGCGGACGCGAGCCCGCACTGTGGGTGCGAGCGCATTAACCGCGGATACGAAATCGGACGCCAGCCCTTGCTTCTGGTAGCGATGACGGATTCTCAGCTCCCGAATACCGCGTTCACCGGCCCGGCGTATCGCCCCGTCCAGATCTTCGGTCCTGGTGCTGTCGCAGACCGTGGTGGCCGCGAGCGACGCGGGAGGGGGCCGCCCGTTCGTTCGGGTTTCTGGCGGATAGGCCGGCAGCCCCAGCGCCGCGTAGATCTCGTCCTCGGTCCGCACGTCGATTCGCTGGTTCCAACGTCGAAAGAGGCCGTCGGGGTAGAGGAGGTACCCCCGCTGACTCGCGCGCTCTTCGACGTAGCACCGGTGGGGCTCGGATCCCGTCAGCCACCAGCAGCGGTTGCGGCACACGAGCGAGCTGACGACCTGGATCTCGACAGGGACGTCGTACCCCTTCCAGGGTAATATCAGCCGATACATGTGAGGGCTTTCCGTGTCGAGTTCGACTTCCCCGAGGCTGGCTATCGCCGCTGCTGCCAGCGCGAACTGGGCCTCTCCCGCGGGCGACACTGCGACCAACAGTATCAGTTCGTCAACACGGGGCTCCCAACGCCGGGCATCACCGACGATCTGGACGTCCTTGATAATCCCGGGGATTTTGCCTTGCAGGACGCCGGCTACTGATACACCCAGAGACCGCACCACGTGCAGCGGAAAGCGCATAGTGCCCCCAGCCAGTCGAGCGAGGACTGATCAGCGTGTATCTTCTGATATGTGAGAATCCAGCTAGAGCTGGGTTCAAGATATACCAGGTAGGGGTCGCAAGTCAATATTTGCGATCGGCTGATAATCTAGTGATTACAAGCGTGCCAGAGATTTATTGGAAGGGGTGTGGAGGCAGGGATCGAAGGGTCTAGTCGTCCTCCCAGGAGTCGTCGCCACCTGCGTCCTCGTCGTCGCCCTCGCCCTCGTCGCTGCCGTCGTCCTGGTCGCCCTCGCCCTCGTCGCTGCCGTCGTCCTGGTCGCCCTCGCCGCCGTCACTGTCGTCCTCGCCGAACGACGAACCATCGTCACCGAAGTCGTCGTCACCCGTGTCGGAGTCATCCTCGGGCTCGGGCTCCAGCTTGGGCTCCGGCTTGGGCTCCGGCTTGGGCTTGGACTTGGGCTTGACCGGCGTGGCGGGCTTGGCCGCCGGCTTCGGCGCAGGCTTGGGCGAGGCCTTCGGCGCCGCGGCAGCCCCGGCCTTGAGCGCCTCGAGACCCTTCTCCATGACGTAGACCGTCAGGCCCGTGGTGGCCACGAGTGCTGTGTAGCGCACGTCCTTCGCGAGGTCCACGATCTGCATCTCGAGCCAGCCATTGTCACGCACGCCGTAGAGCCTGCGGATGGCATTGGCGTCGACCGGGATCTTCGAGACCTCGGTCGGCCCCAGCAGGCGCTTGCTCGTGAGCAGGTCCGCGGGGAACGTCGGGCAGAAGTACGGGCGGGGGTCTACCTTCGCGGGCGCTCCCGCGTCCTTCTTCGGTCTGGGCATCGTCTTACTCTCCTGTTGCTACGGGTTGGGTGTTCTCGGCCGGTGCCGTCTCCGGCGCCGGAGGGGTAGCCACTTCCGCAGCGGCCTGAGCCGCCGCGCGGAGCTTGTGCAGACGCGCGAGCACGTCGAAGCCATCGGCCGTCAGCAGAACCTCGAGAACGGCCTCGGCCTTCTTCGTGGCGATCGCCGCCTCGAGCGGCTGGAGCAGGACCTCGCGCGTGATCCTCTCGTTGTATGTCTCGACGATCGCGTGATTCAAGCTCTCGAAGATCGTGAACGCACGATCGAGCACCTCGGAGTCGCTCCGCGGCCTCGGCGACTCGTTGAGGATCATGTAGACCACCGCCTTCGTGATGGTCGCGCTGGGGTTCGGCGGGGCCTTCTGGGCCGGGGCTTCGGTCTTCACGCTAGGACTCCTTTGGTTGGGCGCTGTGCCTTCAGCCTGCGGTACGCGAACTTCACGTCTGCCTTGGTCGGTGGCGCCTGTTTCGGAAACACCTTCCGTTTAGCTAGGTCTATCACTACCCCGCTGTACTTGTCAACCCATGATACGATGCCTTGTAGCCAACGCTTCTCGACACCAGCTCCCAGCATGGCACGTCCATAGTTCTGAATCCACCTAGATCTTCGACCCTTGTCGGTGGAGAGCAGGAAGTCGAACGTACCGGTCCATATGTCTTCGGGGCTAACAAGCAGAAGGTCTTCCTGGCATCGAGAAAGGCTCAGGTGCAGGAGTTGCCCGAGACCGTAGGCGTTGAACCAGTCTTTGTTCGTGGTCTTGACAGCCGTGTGCTCGTCGCAGCGCTTCGCCGACGACGGCATGACTCCGCAGCGGCTCTGCTTGGTGCAGCCGGCGCACGTCAAGACGCAGGCGTCGCGAGCGACCCACTTATCCCAAGCGGAAGCCTCGTGCTCACCCACGGTCTGGATGGCACCCACGATGATCTCGGGCGACAGGAGGCGCTGAATCCGCTGGTGCATGTTGTCTCGAACCACGTCGAGGCAGGGGACGCCGTGTCGCTCTAGCCACTCCAGGCTGGGCGCGAGCACAAAGCCGCAGGGCGCGGGCTGCTCGCGGAACGACGGCCAGTGTGCTACGTCTTCGAGCACGAGCACCGGGGTCTTGCCCGTGCTAGCGACCGACATCAGCCACGCCTCGAGCGTCTGTTCTCCGGTCAGCGGATAGGTACGCGCCACCCAGTAGGTCCTGACGATGTCCAGCACCTGTCTGACCATGTTGACGAAGCCGAGGATCCGCATTGCTACACCTCTACGAGGGTGCTGATTCCGTTGTCGATGCGCGCCTCAATATGAGCGTCAAACGCGCACCCTGTCAACTCTGATTCGTGACTGATGAGCACGATGGTCTCGATCTCCGAGCGAAGGCGCTCCAGGATACCATAGAACGGAGCCCTCGCACCAGGATCGATCCGAAAGATCGGCTCGTCTAGCACGAGCAGCGACGAGCCCGCGCCGTAGTAGTCCCGCAGCGCGAAGAGCATACCCAGTGACAGCTTCGCGGCCTGCCCAGGGCTCTTGGCGTGCGTCGCGAGCTTGCGGTTGCAACTGTAGAGCACGGGCTCCAGTCCATCGTCAGAAACCAGGCTAACTCTGAGCCAGCGGCTCTGACGTCCGTAGAGCGGCTCGAGGTAGTTCGCGAGCAGCGTCTGGATCCGAGCTAGGCGCGATCGCTCGTGGACCTCCAGCAAGTGCTTCCAGCCCTTCTGTAGGATTCGATACGCGGCAAGGCGCCGGCCCGCGTCCCTGGCCTTGGCGTAGCGCTCACGCTGGGCCGCAAGCGTGGCCTCGAGCTGTGCGCGCCGCCTTAGGCTATCGCGTACCTTGTCAACTGCTTGCTGCGCCCGCACACGACGTGCAATGAGTACCTGTCCTTGCTTGCGCACACGTTCAATCTCAGTCTGGACGTCGGCCGAGTCTCCCGTCGGAAGTTTCTGTATCTGAGATTGTAGGTCGCGGTACGCGTGGGCTTGCTCCAGCTCGGTGCGCACACGCTTCAGGTTCGCGCGCGCCGTCTCGGAGTTCTCCACGGCGTCCAGCTCTGGAAGATTGCGGAGGCGTTCGCGCAGCGCGGCCGCCTGTTGCGCGCGCTTTAGCGCGGTAGATAGTTCGCGCTCGCGTGTGAGTACGCGGGTGTTCTCCGTCTGCCAGGCCTCCAGCGTCTGCGTGGGTAGCGCTGCAAGCGCAGCCTTGACCTCGTCTCGCAGTCGAGCTTCGCGCGCTGCGCCACGATCTCGATGGAGGTCCTTGGTCAGCGGTTCCAGCTCCTGACGGATCGCGGTCAGCCGTTCACGGAGGTCGGACGCCTCCTGTTCTGTCAGGTGCCAGGGCCGCTTGCAGCGTGGACAGACCCCGGTCTCTAGCCGCTTCTGAACATCATCGGCCTCGCGACCCAGGGTGCCTGCGCGCGCGGTGCCCGACTCTATACGGGCGTCAATGTCGGCGACCGACTCCAGCGTGCGAACGCGCGCCAGTTGGGACCGAAGTCCCTCGGCCTTGCGGATGGAAGGCCCCAAGACTTGGTTGGCCGCGAGCTTGGTCCGCACGGCCTTGAGCGTGCTTTCTAGGTCCTTGGCGTCTCCCGTATCTCCAAGTTGTTCTAGCGCCCGTCGCAGGTCTTCGGCCTCAACCCGGGCTTTGAACGCGGCCTCGACTCGACTCAAGACGGTCACCAGGCGGTCGCGCTCGCGTTCGAGCGCGGCGACCTCGGTCGTCAGTAACGGTAGCTCGGCTAGATCCCGTTCGAGCTGCTCCCGAAGTTCGAGCCGTGAGCGGAGATGCTCCAGCTTGAGGATGCGATCATCGTTCTGTGCGGCGACTGCCGCGGTCGTAGCCAGGAACGCCTGAGCCTTGCGTCCTCGGGCTCGCAGGGCGTCGGCCGAGTCCAGGGTCGCGAGTTCGGTTTCCGCCTGCGTGATGCTCTCGGCCCACGCGGCTAACGCCGCGCTATCCACGACCTCGCGCTCGGCCCGCTCCTTGGTCGCGCGGTCGAGGTCTTTGTAGATACCGAGTCCAAACAGCTCGCGCGTGTACTCGCGACGCTCCGCGCGGCTGGCCTCGACGAGCAGGTGCGTGTGCTCCTGAGACAAGTAGCACGTGCTGAGGAACCGCTCGCGGCTCCAGCCCAGGATCTCACGGATGGCGGCTCGCGAACGCGCGGCCGGCGTCACGTTGGTGCCACCCTCATAGATCAGGACCTCGGCCTTCTGGTCGGCGCCGTGCTCCTCGAATACGTAGGGCGTGCCCCGGACCTCGGCCTCAGCACGAAACAGGTAGGGGCCCTTGGCATGCACGTTGTACATGGCGCGGCCGCGCAACCCCTTCGAGGTCCAACCGTAGAAGAGGTGCGTGAGGCCGTGCCAAGGCGTGGACTTGCCCGATCCGTTTATCCCGGTGCATAGGACTAGGCCGCGGCGCGCCAGGTTCAGGTCGAAGCGCCGGTAGCTACAAACGTTCTCTCCGTAGATTCGAGTGAGGCGTAGGTCCGCGGGCACGGGCTCATTATCGGGGTCCAAGGGCCTGAGTGCAACATTGTAGAAAACCTTTAGTTACAGGCAGTTGAGTATGATAGATCTGCTGGTCTTAAGTATCGTTTCAGACATGTTGGACAGTGCCAAGATGGAAGGGTCAACAGGAGGCCACCATGAAGCGTATCGAGACCGAGACCACGAACTGCGACGTCTGCGGGACCCGCGGTACCTGCGCCAAGCTCGGGCCCGATGGCTTCTACACGTTGGCCCTCTGCCCTGCCTGCCACCCGCCGCTCGCGGAGCAGATGAAGGCCGACGCGAAGTTCGCGCTCATCCCCGGGCAGGACGCGATCGTCGCGCCGTCCGCTGCGAGCGTCAGGATCGCGTCTAGCAGCTCATCCGCGACGAGACGTATGTATACTCCGTAGAAGGGGATTGATTAGAGGCCGCACTGCCGCGCGGCGTCCTCGAACTCCTCACGACGGCTCGGGCACACGTAGAGCGCGAGCTGGCGTCTGAGGTCAGGGCCCGCGCTCTCGAGCAGCTTCTGCCAACCGTCGGCGTCCGCGTACTCACGCATGAGCGTCTGGATGTTGGACAGGTCTACGTCTGTCAGGGCCCGGCGCAGTTGCTCGAGGTCCATGGTCGTCCTCCATAGGGTCACGGTCTGGCACCGCCCGCACCCGCTCAGGCCGTGGCCACCCTGCGGCACGTACGGTAGCTCGCGGAGGTCCCCGCAGCGAACACAGCGGATCGTCACTTGACGAGCTGTAGCTTGCGTTCGCGCGGAGGCTCGGCTGCTACCGTGCGCGCGCGGTTGGACTCACGCGCCGATAGGATGGACCGAATTCGCTTGCGCGCTTCCTCGGTAGCGGTCCGGTACGTATCCTTAACCCTATTCAAGAACTCGGTCACCTGGTGCATGGCTTCCTTCTCGCCGAGGCGCGGTCCGATCGCATCTCTCAGGATACGAGACTCGACTACGAGCGCTTGCGTGAGGTCCAGGACGAGGGGGTCGACCGCGAACTCCAGCAGCTCGTCAGTCAGCTCGCCCGCGTTCTGGATCCGGTCGAGGTCGAGCTGAAGTCCGCGGAGCTGATGCGCGAAGCCCTGGTAGCTCTGCGCGTTCCAGTTGTTGGGTGACGCTTCGTAGACGTCAGCCGCTAGCTCGGTCGCCCGGTAGAGCCGGTCGAAGACCATGGCGAGCCGCTGATAGCGCGACCGGTGTCGGTTGATGAGGCAGCGCCGTATGTGGGTGTCGACCACCACGAACGGAATGTTGTAGTGCTTGGCGATCTGCTCTGCGGTCTTGCCGCGCTTCCAGGCCTTGTCGACCTTGGCCACAAGGTCTGGGATCGACCCGTCAGGATGGCATAGGACGCAGGTCCTTAGGACCTCCGGTACCTCATCCTTATCAGGTCGCTTACCCATTACTTCACCAGAGCGATGGCCACGGCAGCGACCGCGGTGATCGTCCCACAGATGATGACGATTAGCGTGCGGGACCGAACGAGCGCCAGCTCGATGCGCGAGAAGCCGTCGGTCATGGCCTTCGCGAACTCGCGCTGGTTGCCGAGGATCGCATCGCGGGTCGCTGCCTGGCTGGAGAGAACTACGTCCTTGACCGACGTCAGCGGCTCGATGGCCTCCCGAGCCGCCTCGGCGTTGGCGGCGGCTATCTCAGCGTTTTTCGCCAAGGCCTGAGCCCGCTCGGCGCTGGTCTTCTCGTGGTCGTCGAGCGCGCCGTCGATCTCCTTGTGCGCGAGCTGGTTGTCGCGCCGAGACTCCTCGAACTGGCGCGCCAGCAGCTCTAGCTGCTTTGCGATATCCGAGAATTGTACCGCGACGTCCTTCAGCACCTCATAGACGCGTGCGCTGGAACGTTCGATCGCCTCAGTGTATCTTGTGAGGTCGTCCTTGGTTACCACGGCGTCTTCCTTTGACATCTGGAAAGGGACTAGCGACTGAGTCGATAGAGACGGCGAGCAGCACTGGCAAGCGCCAATCTAGCGTCTCGTAGGTAGGCTTCGGCCTCGGCGGCAATCGCGACCATTCGCTGCGTGAACTTGGCGATGGGCTCCATCTCGTTTGGGTCTGACCCGACCTCGGGGGCCGGTAGTACCAGCTTGATCATCGGTGCTTCCATGGCTCTCCCCGTCGGTGGGTACAACGAAGTCTAACCCACGAGAACCGCCAGTATCTGAGCGCCAAGAGCCGCTGGCCTTAGTAGGTGCGGCTTGGCTGGCGCTATCGAGCAGGCCCCGTACTGGCCAAGGACCGTGCAGGCCTTCCGGCCGCTGTCGGCCTCGTGGTAGATGGTCGTCTCGCCGACCTTCCCGAGGTAGATGGCCCAGCGCTCGTGGCTGAACTCCACGGACTCCACCTTTGAGGACGCCACGTAGAGGTATATCTGTAGATCGTCAGCTCTGTAGATAGTCCCTACGGACCAAGGGCCAAGGGTCTGGACAGCGGACGCCAGGCCTGTGGGAACGCGGCCGCGTTCGATCACGGTCTGCACGTCCGCGAGCGACTGGCGCGAGGTCGTGAGGATTCTCTGGATCGAGTCTTCGTCTCGTTCGTTGCTCATGGTGTCAGTAGCTCGAGAGCACGGATACCCAGGCGTTAACGCGATCCTTGCGCGCGGCCTGAGCGTCCTTGGTTAGGGACAGCCGTTCCTTGGCGGACCGCAAGAGCCGCAGCTCGTGCGTGTAGCGGTCGGCTTCCGCGAACGGTTTGTATCCGGATTGAAATTCCGAGAACAGCCAGCCGATCTCTGCCACGTCCTCGAAGCCCCGAACGTCAGCGCCCGCACGCCAGTCGTTGTAGGCCGCGACCTTTTCTGATAGGAACTCGAGCCGGCGGCTCGAGGAGTCATCCTCGGCCTTCGCGGTCTCGGTGAGGAGCGCCTCGTATTCGGCGTCGGCCTCCTGGTTGAGCAGCTCCTTGGCCCAGGCGCTGGCTTTCTGCTTGGTGTCGTCGGACGCCAAGATCAGGAACGCTTCGAAATCTGGTCCGATGGTGACTGGGGTAGAACTCTCGGGGTCGTAGCAGGACGGGCGCGGGACCTTGCGCCGACCTTCGACCTTGGCGTACTCCGTATCCGTGAGCTGGCGCATGCGTTCTCTCCTAGAGGCCGACGGCCGCGCGAAGCCTACGCGCGATGAGGGACAGCGGCGGGCTCTGGCACGTCTTGATCGAACTGGTGGTCGGTGTCTCTACCGTGAGGTTTGCGAGCGCGTTGGCCTGCGCCTCGATCGTGCGGAGCCCGTTCAGCATGCCGTTGATGATGCCAAGGATGGCGTCTATCTTCTGGTCTACACCGTCGAACAGCACAATGGCGTCAAACGGGTTCTCGATGCAGGGCAACAGGTTCTTGAGAGCGCCCAGCGCGTTGACGAGCGCATTCGTGAGCGCCTTGATCAGACAGTCAAACTCGCTGGAGCCGGGAGAGATCAGATCCTTGATGACGGTCTGGACCTGACAGAGCTTCGGCGTTAGCTCCAACACGATGCCCTCGAGCGAAAGTCTCAGGGACTTTATCCCGAGGGACATGAACTTGACCTTGGTCAGCATAAGGTCGATCGTCGGGCCCTCAAACGAGATCGAGAGGCCAACCACACAGGAGATCGCGGCGTCCAGCGTGAGCGCCGTCGAGATCGTCGCCAGCAGGCTTGAGATCTTCGCGAGCAGCGGACCCACGATTCCCTGGACTCGCGTCACGACCCGCAGCGCCACGTCGATGGGTGCGTTGATGGCTGCCACCAGCGTGGCGATCACAGCCTTGACCCCGAGGTCGACGCACTCGCTCGAGGCTAGCTCCGCGAGCTGGCCGGCTAGCGCCTGCTCGGGCGCCAGCTCTGAGCGCAGGGCCTCGACGTTGGTGTTCCAGGCAGGGCTCACGTTACCCGTTGCGGGCGTGGGCGTGACCCCGGCCATGGCAGCCAGTGTGACCTCGAGCGGGACCGCAGCGATCCCTGCTAGACTGGAGACCAGCAGCTCCTCGAGATCGGCGGTGGTCAGCCCATAGGTCGTGGTGATCGTCGGGTCCGAGATCACGTGCGTGTTGGCGTTCGCCGCGTCCAGGGCCGCGAGTTGCTGGCTCTGCGTCATGCTGATCGCGGCCATGAAACGGACCGCGCTGGTCGCAGGGTTGATGGCGGCCAACCAGTAGGTGAAGGGCGTGAGGCCCACCTGTGTTGGTCTCACGTTGGGCTCGCCCACGCGAGCGGTCGTGGACGCTGAGGACACGCCGCCACCCTGGCAGGCGTCGAGCTGCGTGACGATCGCATCGGTCTTGGTCCAGACCACGATCGGTCGCTCGTAGGCGCCACCCTCGGCGCCGTAGTCCAGCTCCTCGCTGCTGACGCCCACGGGGTACGCGATCGGGACCTCGGCCAGCAGGGCTAGCACCTTCGACGTATCTTGGTCGATTAGACTCCACAGGGAGCGCAGCTCGACGAGGTTCTCGCCGGTCACTCGCAGGAGCTTGCCGCTCGCGAGCTGAACGATGCCCACGGCCTCGGCCATGGCTGTGGCCGAGGTTGCGTCGGGGATATTGAGCGCGGCGAGCGCGCCGTGGTAGTCGGTGCCGACGTTCCGGAAGATCTGGTTGAGCGCGTCCTCGGTTCCTTGAACCGAGGCATCGTTACCACCGGATAGGTTCGTGAGGGGCTCGGCCCAGAGCGGCTGGTCGGCAACGTCTGGCGTCGTGATCGTGAATGCGTCGCTGATCGCCGGTACCGCCAGGAGCGCGGCCGCAACGGCAGACGCCGCGCTGACGCTGCCAGGGATCGGCGGTGTCCAGGAAGCCGTGTCCTCGGTGCCTAGTTCGATCGTGACGATGTGTCCCGTGACCGTGACCGTGAGCACCTGTCCGGGCACGACGGCCAGCGCTTGGAACGCCCAGTCGTGGGCTGCGGTGCCCACGGCCTTGGCCGTGATCACAACGCGGTTCTGCCCGATCGCCGATCCAAGCGTCAAGGACGCGGCCACGGGCTGAGTCACGCTCAGCTCCGACACCACCGTTGCGAGCTGGGCCTCGACCGCCGCGCAGGCAGCCTCGACCGCGCGTACCTCCGCCAACCAGGTTGAGAGCGGCTGTAGCCCGGCTTCGTCTAGCTCACAACCCAGGTATGTGTTCACGTGCTTTCCTCGTGGTGCAGCGGAAGCAGGGGCTATTTTGACCCCGCTGTAGCGACGCGGCGGCGGCCGTTAGCGACAGGTAGTAGCCCACGAATTCACCCTCGACGCGCTCACCGCACTTCGGACAGGCGTACGGTGGTACGAGGTAGTAGGTCACGCCAAAGTGCTGGACTACGCGCACTCCCGTCGGCATCGGTGTCACGCTCTAACACTCAGCCGTCGAGCGCAGCGATGACGATTCGTATCGGGTCGATGATCGACGGCCAGCACTCGGTGCAGAACACCAGCGTGCGATCGACGAGACCGTTGGCGCGAGCCTCCGGCTGCTCACCGGAGAACTCGAGGTGCAGCACCCGTCGGTGAGCCTGACACAGGTCCTTACCGCACTTGATACACTTGTACGACTTCGGGGCCACCGACCCGCAGACGTCGCAGACGGTCTCGACGGTTTTGACCTCTTGGATGTGGTAGCGCTTCACTGGTCAAAGACTGTGGTCGCAAAGTGGTGCCAGTAACCAGCGCGGCGGCGCTTAACTCTCTTTCGGTGCCTGGGCGTCACCTTGCTCTCCTTCGGGCTGCGTGATCTTGATTAGGGCGAGCCGACACCGAGAGGCCACCTTGAGAGCGTCCTCGCGACTGATCTTTGACCATGCGCCATATACGGCCAGCTCGTCGATCGTCAAGGCGCACTCACGCAACAGCTCCGCGATCTCTTCGGGTGTCATCGGCCCGCCGCCGTGCGCGCGGCCCAGTGTATCAAACGATACCTGGCAACAAGCGCGTATTCTGGGTCCAGCTCGATACCGATGAATCGACGACCCTCGCGAAGCGCGGCGCAGCCGATCGAGGCACTGCCCGAGAACGGGTCGACGACCGTGCCCCTGGGTGGCGTCACGAGCCGCACGAGCCAGCGGCAGAGCGCGATCGGTTTTACGGTAGGGTGAAAGTTGAACGCTCCACTCGTACGGCCGGCCCCCGCGCGGGGGCTATCGAGGCCTGCGCTCCCCTCGGTGCGTCCACCCGTGACGTCACCGGCCGATCGCCGCGGTAGATGCTCGCAGCCGGCGTCACGCTCCGCTCGTGGGGCCTTGGGTACATAGCAGAACGGTGCGATCGGGTCGTCGGGCGCCACGTGTGCACGGAAGACCGGAAACATGCGGCTGGCTCCGCCAGTATCACCGTAGGTAGCATCGGGTACTGGTGGCTTTCGATAGGCGCCGTACACCTGGTTGTGGACGCCGCCATCACGGTTGCGCTGGGCCGCAACGCCTGACTTCTGCTGACCGCTTTGGCGGTCAAGCTCCGCGACCGGACATCCGGGCTCGCATAGCCACGTGCGCTGCACGACCTCGTTCCCGTTCTCGATTACCTTCTTCGTGATCCGCGTGCAACGGGCGCCATGAACGTAGAGCACGTGCGGTGGCCAACGCCCGTCGGGCTGATGGTAATCACCAGCTTCACCTTTGCGCTTGTATCGCCAGCCGTCGTAGCCATCGTAGCGGTCTGACCCGTGCTTGGCGTACGCTCCGCCATTTAGGCAATCCGCGGTTCGTATGCGACACCCATCGATGTTGAGACCGCCGACCCCGTGCGCTAGCACGTTGCGCGCGACCGTGCCCTCGAGCGGCTTGCGCGCGAGCACCCAGTTTTCGACCGCTGGCTTGAGCGCGGTGCCGTAGCCCTGCCAGATAGAGGCCTCGGGCGGCTCCGTGTTACGACGACTGGACCACGGTCCGGCTCCGACGATAGTCCGTGCCGCGCCCAAATGCGCGTCGATCGCCTTGCTCACGTCCAGACTCTTTGGAAATCCGTTTAGATACAGATGTTGGACGCCGGAGTAACACCAGCCATTATCACGGATTTCGAACCCCGCGTCTTCGATCGCGGTAGCGGTCCAGTGCTGGGTGCGCGCGATCGCCCAGACGACCGCGTGGCCCCCGGGCTTGAGCACACGCAGACACTGTCTCATGATCCGGCGGAGCCACCCGATCCACTGGTCACGACCGCCAAGGTCGCCGTCCCAGACGCGGCCCATGAAACTGATGGCGGCCGGCGGATCCGTTACGATCGCGTCGACCGAGGCCGTAGGTATCGCGCGCAGGACCTCGAAACAGTCGCCAGGTATCAGTCGCCACATGTAGTTTCGTACCACTTTCTAAGGTCATAGAGGTCGGGCGCATAGAAGACCGGCATATTGCGCTCTCGAGCCGCCGTGTGCTCAGCGCGCGCCCCTTCGGATAGCTGCCAATCGGGGGTCATGACCGCAACGTCACAGCGTCGGAGTAGCTCCTGGGTAGCGGCCAGCCACCAGTCGTCCGTGCCCTGACCGTGAAAGTAGCGCGTGTTCGCGTGCGGGCACAGCGGCATGATACCGAGCTTGAACACCTCGAGCGCGAGCGCTTCGGCCCGCCTGACGTTCTGCTCGATATCCCAGGCGGTGGGACCGCGAAAAGGTCCCGCAATGTAGGCGACCTTGATCAGCATCTGCTGGTCATCCTTTTCGGCTGCGCCGCCTCGACTCTGGCTTGTTGGTGGCTGAGTCATGGAGCTGATCCGTGGGCTGATCCGAAGTAGGCACATCCAGCGGCCAGGGCTTCGCATGCTGCAAGACGCGCCGAAGGGCGGAGTCCCGCTGAAATGGTGGAATGTCCCGTAGGGCCATGGCGATGGCGACTATGCCCTGAGCCTCACGCTGCAACGCTTTCAGACTATCGTCCGTGATAATCCTTGTCATTCTGTCAGCTCGGCCACGGGCTCGGCCACGGGCTCGGCCACGGGCTCGGCCACGGGCTCGGCCACGGGCTCGGCCACGGGCTCGCCCACGAGGTGCTTGGTGTCTTCGGCTTCGCGCTCGCGTCGGGCAGCGTCCTCGGTTCTCATCTCTTCGGTACCGTAGGGCGCTCGCGGGGCCATACGCGCAGTCAGGCGGCGCTTCAGCTTCTCCAGCTCCGCGACCTTGCGACGAGTCGCCCCATTCTGGAGCTGGCTCAGGCGCTCGCTCCAACGGTCGCGAACGGCGGTGTATGCGTCCTTAGCCGATTTGATATGACAGATGCCTACGTCCATGACGTCGGCGTCCTGGCGGTTGCGGACGGCTTCCGCGATCTGTTCGCGCCCGCGGGCGACCGTGGCCTCGCCCGCGGACTCGAGCGCTCCAGCGTCCGCGATGCGCTGTTGACGCACGCAGAGGAGCCGGCGGTGCTCGATCTCGGCTTTGTGGATCTCGGCCTCGGCCTCGGCCAGCGCTTCGTCACGTTCTCGTTTCGCGACCGCGATTTCGGTCAGGCGGCCGCCGACCTCAGCTTCGAGCTTGGCAATCTTCTTGGTCAACATCTTCGTACCAAAGTGCTCCACCTAGCACCTCCTGACCGCCTATCCTAGACCTGGCTGCGCGTAACCGTCAAGGGTAGTATTGGTCAACGTCGCGAGGCTTTCCATGGATTTGACAGCGCTGCGCTTGGTAACAGCCGAGGACCAAGAGGCCGACTTGGCCAAGAGCCTATCGAGCCTGATAAAGTATAACAACGGGTACTGGAAGTCCGAGAAGCAGGGCATGTTCCTGCTCAAGCTCGCGGTCTCGCTCCAGCGCGTTGGGCGGTCCAGTTCGGACTACCGCGACGCGCGTACCTGGGCCGACCGCCAGCGCGCGGATCGGGACACTACCGTCGTGTTCCCGTACAAGCGTCTCCTCGAGCAGTACGGCCGCAGCGAAAGTAAGGCGCGCTACGTCGGCTGGTTCTTCCTCGTCGACGAAAGCGGGGTCGTGTCCTGTGCCAAGGTCAAGATCGACCACCGTCCGAAGACCACGCAGCAGGAGATCCCGGGCACGGTCCCGATCTATCAGTTCGACTTCATGCCGGATACCGCGACGTTCACGTTCCAGCGTCCAGCCAGCGTGCCGCCGATCACGGTCCCGTTCTTCGCCCAGACGAAGGCGGAAGAGGCCGAGCGCGAGCGTCGGAAGAAAGAGAACGAAGGTCTGATCACGACGCTGAAGAACGTGGCCGGCTACCACGAGAACAGCTTCCTTCAGGACATGGTGTATCAGCTCGAACAAGGACGAGTCCTGAGCCCGAAGCAGATTCAGGTGGTGAACAAGTTCCTGCCGAAGATTTCGCGGCAGCCGATCGAGGCGGGCACACCGGCTGAGTGGGCGGCCGCGCTCGAGGCCATCTACAGCCTGGTCGAGTCCAAGGTGCTACCGGGCTTCATCGCCGCGCTCGACGAGTCGGACCGGACTCAGGCTGAGGATAACAAGCGCTACGAGGAGGAGACAGGATTCAGGGCGCTCGGGGTCAATCCGCATAACGCCCAGGTCGTGGTACCCGAAGCGTGGAAGCGCTTCCGCGAGGGCGAGCCCCGCACGTCCGAGGGAGGCCTCTTCTGGTACCTCGACAAGATCTTCTATGCGCTCGATGACGTGCTGCGCGCCAACATCAAGAACGTTCATGCGCAGGGTCGGTTCCAGCAGCTCCGTGACCTCGCGCTGGCCGCGATCAAGGCCAAGGGCCGTGGCATGTCCAAGGTACGGCTGGATGCGGTGCTCACGATCAAGAAGCTCGCCGACAAGCTCTCGACGATGTCGCCCGCGGCGTTTGACGCCTACTGGAGAAAGTCATGAACCTTGAGCAACTACGCAAGATCGTGGCTGGCCTCATCGAGCCGCCGCCAGCCATGCTCAAGAGCATCGGTCGCTGGATCGACAGCCTGATCGCGAGCCACTATTGGGCGATGGCGGAGGTAGCCAAGCCCAAGGCGAGCAGCGGCGAGGTCACGGAAGAAGCCTGGAAGGATTTCTTCGTGGGCCTGAGTCTGATCCCGGATGAGATAGAGAGGCTGGTGGATAAGCTCAAGCCCATCTCGCAAACCGGGCACCGAAAGCCAGAGAGCTTCGACCTCCTCGTGTGGCCCGATCTCATCGTGGGGTCCGTCGGTGTCTTCCGCTGGGACGGGCCCGACGAGCGCTATGGGATATTCTACATCCCAGGCAAGATGAACCCTTCGCAATTCGACGTATCCAAGTACATGTTCACGCACGCGGGCAAAGAGGGGATCCCGAGGAGCGCGGTCAAGACCGTAGCGAACAAGGCCGTGGACAAGGCCCAGCGTGGTGCCCAGCAGCTCTACAGCGACTGGCAGCAGAGGTCTCGCGGCGAACCGACGGCTAGCGACCGGGACCTCGTCGAGCGCACGCGGCTCATCCGCGAGTGCCAGCGGTTCGCGACCAAGCCGAAGGCCTACAAGACCTCGGTCAAGCGCACGTTCCCAACCGATCTAACCGGCTGGCGGTACCTTAGCCAGGTAGACATGGGACGAACGCGTGCGGTCCGACAGCAGCAGGATGAGGCCGCCGCGACCAAGCGTCTCAAGGCGGCTGAGAACGCGGTCCGGGTTCTCATCGCAGAAGCCAAGCGTATACCGATGGGGAGCCAGACTGAGATCCATCCGATCCCGGTCGTACCCGAGGTTTCGCTCTACGTCAAGGTCCCGCTGGCGCAGACCCGCGTGTACTTCCTCTACGAGGCGGGCCCCGACGCATACGCGGGTGACTATGGTAGCCCCGAGGAGCTGGCGAAGACCATCGACACGTACTACGTGGACCGCGCGCGACGCGGCCTCGACGCAATCCAGAAGCGGGCGCTGCCCGAGACCGAGAGCCCCCAGCGGGCGATCGACGAGCACTACCGAAACTTTCAGGCAGTCGTGTACTTCAAGCCCCACACCCAGCGCGGTGGCCAGTGGATCCCAAGCAAGAACCAGCTCGAGGTAGACCTGCGCATCGGGCGGCCGCCTACGGTGGAGGCGTTCGAGCGGTGCCGCGAGATAGCCCACGTCACGCTCGTGCACGAACTCCGCCACGTGGCGCAGACCTATCTCGGGTATCTCCAGGGGGTGGACCGCGCGGGTCTGCCACCGCTTGCCATGCGGCAGCCCGGCATGACGCCGTGGGGACTACCGGCCGAGCAACCTAGCGTGCCGAGCAGGAAGCGGACCAAGCAGATCGAACACGAGCTGCGCGACATCGAGTACCAGACAGACATCGGGAACGCGATCGAGGAGTACAAGCGCAAGGTCCGCAACGTTCCGGCGAAGGCTCACGGCGCGTTCTTCGACGGCTTCACCGGGCGCGCAACCAATATCTACGCGGTCAACCGGTTCTTCGCAAGCTGGAAGAAGAGCAACCGCGCCAAGTGGCAGCGCGCGGTCGTTGAGCTGTACAAGGCCCTGCCTCACGACCTCGTGGACTTCGGACAGCTCAGCTCGACGATCGGTGGGCGAGGCGAAGCATGAGGCTCGTCGACCTCAAGCCCGAGTTCATGCGCACGACGGACGACCGCTACATGTGCGCGTGCTCGTACGAGGCGGCCCAGGGCGTCATGTTCCTGTGTCCGCGGTGCTTCGCCGTGAACGGGGGAGAGCGTGGAACCCATACAGTCCTCCTGTGGTTCGCGGGTGTTGGTGTGCCCGAGCACTGGCGCCCGCTACCGCGATGGGAACGCCAGGGCTCCGGCTTCGAAGACCTGACGTTATCACCGTCGATAGATATCAGTCAGCCCTGCGGTTGGCACGGCTTCATCCGGAATGGAGACGTGGTAGACGCATGAAGCGAGTTCTGCCACGCATAAAAGCGGTGGACGACCGAGAACTCCCACAGTGGATCATGCCCAGCGCCCACGCTGCCTACGCACCGGCCACGCGTACGATCTGGATAGCGACTCGACGCCCGCTCCTGCGCGTGGCTAGAGACCTTCTGCACGAACTCGTCCATCACTGGATAGAAGTTCTTACGAGCAGTCCTAAGCTGCATTACGCCTGGGACCGGTGGGAGACCATCACCATCATGAACCTATCGGCACTGAAAAACTGGTTGCGTGGACGCCGCGCGTTCGAAGCCGTACCGCCGGCCGTCGGCAAGCTAGCGGTCGACTACGCGCGCAAACATCTTCACTTCACGAAGCCGCTCATCAGCGACTTCGAGAAGCAGCCCGACCAGAGCTGGGTCGTGACCGTCACGAGCGACGGGCGCGAGGTTGCGGTCACGGTCGATCGCAACCGTTCGGTCGTGGGCACGAACTAGGAGCCCGTCGTTGAACGGACCTCCTTCGTAGTCGAAGGGGCAAGTGTCGTTCGTACGCGTGTTTTAGCTCGTGCCACGCCACCTCCTGGCGCCCGACCTTGCCGACACGAACCTGCGTCTCGAAGAACTCCCGTGTCAGGCCAGTCAGCGCCATGACTACCTCCTAAAGAGCTGGACTCTACCGCGGCTAGTTCACGGCCCCTCACCTCGTGCGGCAGGTGAGGGCCGGTGCATCATCTGATTCCGACATCTGGGTTGCGTCATCCTCCTGGCTAGAGGTGATTGGGGACACGTTCTTGTACCAGGAGAAGGTCAGCGTTTCGCAACGCCGATAAGCGCCACCTGGTACGCCACGGTGACCGGTGGCCATTCGAGCTTCACGCCAAGCGAGAGCATCGTGGCTGTTACATTGACGCCGTGCGCTTCGGGACAGCGAAGAACGACTGTGTCTTTCGCGGACGCAGGAAACTGTGCGAGCGCAACTTCAATGACCATGCTGAGCTGTTTGCGCGCGGTGCCCTGCCAGTAGAGACAACACTCGAGCTGACGCTTGCTCCATCGCGGGTGTTTCTTCTTGAAATGCGCGACGTGCTCTCCGAAAAGAAAACAGTTCCAGGCGGCCCAGAGAGGACGCGTCAGATCGAGAACATCCGCAAGCGGCTTGGCACCCGGAGGACAGCCCTTCTTCTTGGTGAAGTTAGGACAGCCACGCGCGTGTCCAGGGTAAGGCCTTCGACACAGCTCCATGGTCTTGCCCGGCACAAGGTAGGCGGGTGCGACTTCAGCGAAGGCTCCGGGCATGTATCATCTCCTCTCGGTCCGTGTTGAAGAGCGAACTCGTACAGCCTGCTCCCATGGCCAGGTCGTGCATCAGGAAGTACCGGCGCGACTCGTCGGCCTCGAGCACGAGACCACACCAGTACCTTCCATCCTTGAAGACCAGTGACTTGCACGGCGCGTGCGCCTCGCCGTGCTTGAACGCGCCATGCATGCACGCGCCATGCATGCACGCCGCGGCCTTGCAGCAGTAACCACAACCCACACAGGGTTCGATGCGAAATTCCATGCGATACCTTACCACGTCGGCTAGATAAACATCTCTTGTTTCGCACCGTGTCCTGACCTACGCTCACTCCAGGGTCTCCAACGAGCGGATCGCAACGTATAGCCCAGTCTTTGCGAAGCCGCACACGCTCCGGATCTTCAGCCCCAACCCCACGCACCGCAAGCTCGTGGACCTGGACTAGTCCTCGACCTCAATCACGGCGTTGTTCGTGGCCGTGAGCGGACGGTTCGGCTGTCCGTCCTCGCGTAGTGGGCGCACTGTGCTCTGGCGCCGGATGAACTCCAAGGCCCGAGCCGGGGACTCGAAGCGAAGCGCTCGGCGCACGTCTCGGGTACCCACGCAGGATCCGCGTCCGTCGTCGGCATCGTGGTCGAACGACTGGATGTAGCAGCCAGTCATCAAGGGGTTGGCCTCTGCCTGACCGCAGGTGGAGACGATCTTTATCACGTAGGACAAGACGGGTCCTCTTGCTCGCGCTTCAGGATCTCGTAGACCTTGCGCAGCGCTTCGATCCGCCGAAGCTCTCGTTCCTGAGGTTCCGGATAGCGGCCCCGCGGAAAGCGGTAGCGGCCCTCGACCTCGTCCAGGATCTCGAGCAGTTCCTGACACAGCTCGTCGCGAGTCATGCCGACTTCCGCAGGGGCCGTGCCGATCTGGTCGAGGAGGCGATCGGTGTTATCCACGCCCCGTGGACCTCGACCAGGAAGTGACGCAAGGGGCCTAGGGGACTAAGAGCCAGTGACCGATAGGGGTGGTCCACGTTTTACTCCAGGTTGTAGAGGTGGCTGAGGCGTGGGCCCGTGCCCTTCCAGAACGGCGCGACCCAGATCCGAGTTCGGAGCGCACGGCCGGGACCGTGCGCCTGGTTCCGGTAGTGACCACGGACGCAGAACCGTTTCTGGACGCGCCAGGGCCCGCGGTCCTTGCGGCAGGCACCGACCCAGGCCTTGGCAGCGCCCACGAGTTCTGGCTGGACCTTGATCTCGGGCCCCACGATGTAGATCTCTGGCGTCGGCACCGGGGTTCCGCGTCGACGCTGCTTCTTGGACGGTTCCTTGCGTGGCTGCCGGCGCGCCCGATGCTCAGTCAGATACAGGCACAGGTTCACGTAGAGCCGACGCAACGTGCGCCGGTAGCCCTTCTCGGTATCGGTTTCGTGCAGGTCGAAGAGCGGGCGCTCGACGTCCGGCGCGTCGCGGTTGAGCCAGTCGCCGATCACGGTCGCGGGTCCAATCGCGTCGCGCCGCTCGTAGAGCCGAAGGTCGCCCGCGCACAGGCTCAGGTTGAGGAGCTTGAGGTGTGGATAGCGCAGCGTGCCGACAACCGTGCGGTCGGTCACGGTGGTTGCTACGCTCTTCAGGATCGAGTCGTAGGCGTGAACCCAGACCGTGGTGGCGTCCGCCTCGTGGCCGTGGTCGTCAGTCAGGCGCCAGAACCCGGCGGGTACCGTGATCGCGAACGTGGGGAACGGGGCGCGCACGTCCTCAGGCTCCACGTTCGTCGGGTCCGTGAGCAGTAGCGCTGCCAGTATGTCTGCGCTGAGCTGGAAGACGGGCAGGCCGTGACGAATCCAGCGGATGCCCTGGTGTAGCTCACCCACGATCTCGCGATAGATATCGATCGGCGTGCTCGCGCTCGACACGCCCAGGGTCTGGGGAAGGCGACGCGTCTCGTACTCCATGAGCATCTGGTACGCCGAGATCGACGCCGGGATCGCCGGCAAGCCTTCGTGGAGCTGCGCGAGGAACGGCACGCGCTGCTTGTACTGGCCGACGACCAGACTGTTACACGCGCCGTCGAAGTACGTGTCGATCCTCATGCGGTCACCTGTTCTAGCCACGCATCGAACTCCGTGGCGTGGCACATACTCAGCCAGGCTCGGCGGTCCCAGCCGCGCGTACCAGGTGCCAGGTCCGGACGGAGGTCGGAGAACTCTCGCCAGCGGTCGCCCATCCAGATGAGGAAGCCGGCCATCTTGCCTCCGGGACAGACACTGTCATCATGTTCGAGCTGCGCCTCGGGCGTTCGTCCGTGCGCCTTCGCATAGCAGGCGTAGCGTGGGTTCCAGGCGCTCACTCGTGGTCTCGTTTCTTGGCCGGCCTCACCCATTCGAGCGGTACCGCGCCCATGCCGAGCACGGACACGACTACGGTACCATTCTCGATACGGGCCGGGCCCTCGGTGCGTGTGCGGATCCCCGACCGCTCGAGGCAGACCCACACGGGATGGCCCACAGGCCAGGTCTGGTTCCAGAGGTCGCGCGCCGTGCACTGACGTAGCCACGCGGACTCGTCGTACCTGAAAGCCGCGGTGAAGATCGTGCCATACCGCTTTGCCATGATACCTATCTTAGCACGTGTTCAGATCGTGTCAAGACCTGGCGTCGATGATCTCGGATTCGCGCCCGAAGTGAGTCCGTACGTAGGTTTCGCCCCCGTTGACCACCGTCTCGAACTCGAGCATGAGTGGGTCGCTGCTGACGCTCACGGGGAAAGGATTCGGCAGGGTTGTGTGGACGCGGACGAGATCCGTACCGGTCCGCAGGATGACCACGATCTTGGTGACCTCGAATGTCATCTTAGATAAGCCCCCAGCTTTCACCTCGAGCCTCGTGATCATGCGTGTGAACGTGATGACCTGAAACCCTGGACCGCCGTCAATGCCACCGACAACCTGCGTCAGGTTACCGAGGTCGACGGTGGTCGTCAACGTCCAGCGAATGTGTTTGCTCCAGCTCACGAATTCGGCCGAGAGCATGAGCGGGATACCCGTGCAGGCGTCGAGCGACCAGGCCCGGCGGCCACGAACGATCCTCTCGAGGCTGGGTAGGTCACGGAGTCGCATCGCGGTACCTTTCGGGAGGGGCCCGAGAGCCCCTCCCCGCGTGACTAGAACTCGAACGGCTTGGTCTTCTGCATGTGCTCGATCAGCGCGTCGCCCTCGACGAGCCGCAGCTCGGCGCGCTCGCGCGCGACCTCAGCCGCCTCGACGTCGCCCGCGGCCTCAGCCGCGTTCGCGCGCTCGTTCCACTTCGCGGCCTCGCCCTGCGCGAGCCCCGCGATCCGGTCCGCGAGCGCCTGGTTATCGACCGCGATACCATGTGTGGTCTTCGGGGTGATGAGCGCCTGGAAAGCGTAAGCCGCCATGCCGGCGATCTGGGTGCCCGCGTTCTGGAACGCCTCGCGCATGGGTGCCGAGAACTTCGGCTGGGTCGCCGCCAGGAGCAGCAGCTCGGCGAGGCCCGCCTGGGTCGAGCGCGCGCGGTAGCCCGGGACGTTGCCCGCCTGGGCCTCGGCCCAGAACGCGGCGACCTCCGCGTGAAGCGCGTCTGGCGTCACGTCCGCGACCTTGAGCCAGGCGCCGCGCTTACGGGTCGAGCCGGCGGCCGTCAGCACCGCGAGGGCCTCGGCCATGTCCGCGACCGGGGTCGCCTCGGCGTCCTGCCAGAGCTGGATCCAGGGCTCGCAGATCTCGTCGATCTGATCGAGGCCCTCTCGAATCTGCTCGACCGTGGTCTGCCCGCCGAGGTGGCGGTAGCTCGCCGCGGTCCGCGCGGTGCCGATATAGCGCGCGCCCGACGGGAGCAGCAGCTCGGCGCCAACGTGGATCGACTCGGTGCCATCGTCCGCGGTCGAGACCGTGCCGAGGACGCCGAACCCCGAGACGTTCCGTAGCACGAGGCGGACCGCGGTCGTGAGCCCGTCGTACCATACGCTGGCCTTGACCCTCCCCGCGTTGGCGCCGAGCGCCTCGAGCATGTCGGAGGCTAGCTGGTTTGGGTTGTAGGCCGTGAACCGCTCGGAGACGGCCGCATAGACGTAGTGCTCGGCGTTCTCGTCAGGCTTCCGGAGTCGGAGAGTCAGCTTGTAGTTGCCCTTGCCCGCGACCACGTTCTCGGCCACGACGCGTGCGAACTCGACCGCGCGCGGCTCGCTTGGGATTGAGGACCAGTAGGGGCCAGCGTAGGCCGGGTGCCGCGGGAGCCGGTTCGCGATCTGACAGAGCGCGTGGCGGGTCGCGTAGCGAAAGACCGGGGTGTCACTCTGGCGCGAGAGCTGCCCGCGCGCGTTCATGCGAAGGTCCTTCACCGAGACCGTGATGTCGGCGCGCCTCTCGGCGCCGACCCGCGCCTGGAGCGCGGTGAGCGCCACGAGCGCCGTGGGAAGGCCCGACGCGTCGATCGTCTCGACCGCCAGCGTGTCGAGCGTGCCCAAGGCGCTGATGACCGCGAGCGCCTCGGTGGGCGCAAGCCCGAGCGCCCGAAGGCTCGCGCTCAGGGTCTCCTCGGCCGCGATCGCGGTCGAGACGGCGTCGGTCTGGGTCTGAGTCTCGTTTGCCATGGTTCGCTCCGTCGTTGTCATGCTATCATCTTAGCACAGGCAAAGATTGTGTCAAGCATTTATTTGCGAAGCGCAAGCTATCAAAACTGATATACTATCGTCGACGGTGCCCCCGCTTCTCGGTTCGGGGGTAGTCGCGCGGCTGCCAGGCGAGCACGTTGGCCTCGGTGATCACCCAGGCCCGGCCCACGCGAAGGCCTTCGAGCCGTCCATCCTGAAGTGCGTAATAGACCGCGGTCCGACTCACGCCCGCCAGCTCCGCGGCCTCGGTCACGCTCAACACCTTTTCCATGCTGATACCTTCTTTCCGTACGCCAACTCACACCTTACGCAGCCACGCTAACTGTCCTCGCGGGCATCCCGGATCGCATCTAGAACCTCGTAACTGGCTTGGGGGTTCGTCAAGTACCCGCTATAGTATAGCTGGGACAGGGCTCGCGCCACGCGCTCGCGAATCGCGGACTCTTGGTGCTCCAAGCGCTTGACGGCCTCGTCGCGTTCCTCACGGACCTTGGCCATCTCCCGCTCAGGGCAATAATTATCGCCCCTTACGTAGGACGTCAGCTCGACCCACGTATCAGATAGCAGCTCCAGGGCCGCAGCCGGAGACCGCATTGTCTGGTCTGCTGCGGCCAGCAGGCGCTTTCGCACCTGCGCCAGATTGTATAAGTCTGGCGGGGGGTCCTCGACCACCTCGTAAACGATGCGGCCGGTATGCCGAACCTCTCGGACCTCATAGCCTGCCCGACAGGCGCGGCACCTGAAGCGCGCACGGCCCTCGCGACCGAGGGGGCTACCACAGAACTCGCACGCGGCCATATAGATCCTCTGCCCTGTACCAATCTTATCACAGCACAAGATAAGGTCAATAATATATTTCGGGCTTGCACGTTGTTTTCCCTATTGCGCTTCGTTCCATATATGCTAGTGTATCGTAGGAACTAACAGGAGAAGATGCATGAATTCGGTTCTGGCCCCCGCCCTCGAACAGGTGCTCGCTCGTGACTCCGAGGTAGCCGCGGCGACGGCCCGCGAGCTGATCGAGGCGCTCCCGAACGCAGTCATCATCGATCGCATCGTCGATGCCGACGCACTGATCCGGCTGCTCACGGCGCGCCTGAGCGCCGACCCCCTCGGGACCCTGGAGCACCTCGGGGTCCTACAACCAAAGGCGAAGGCCAAGGCGAAGGCCTCGAAGGCCGAGCCCGCGCCGAAGGCCGTCGTCAAGTCCAAGAAGGCCGGCCGCGTGTCGCTGACCACGGCCGAGGTCGAGGCGATCAAGGCGACCGCGATCAAGGCGCTCAAGGGCAACAGCCTCAGCCGGGCTCAGCTCGTGGAGGCCACCAAGATCCCGTCGGAGGCCATCTGGGTCCGGGTGATCAACGAGCTGATCTCATCGCGCACGGTCAAGCGCACCGGCACCCGGCGCACGGCGCTCTACAGCTTGCGGAAGTAGCGGTCACGGGCGAGTAGCTCAGTCGGTAGAGCACCTGCCTTACATGCAGGGCGTCGCAGGTTCGATCCCTGTCTCGCCCAACCCTCAACCCCACCTACAGTCTGGCCAGCCCGCGGCACCCGATGGGCTGGCCAGCCTCGTTCCGTACTAGCTCCCCTGGGAAGAGGAGGTCGGGCCTCCGCGCAGCCGACGCCACGATCTGGCTGACCACCAGCCAGATGCCCGCCTCGGCAGCCGGTAGTCCCATAACCTCGCCAAGCACGGAACGCGAGATCGGGACGCCATCAATCTCCCCGTCAGGATCCATGCGTGCCGATACACGGGGGCAGATCCCAGATGGCGGTAGCGAGACTACATCACCACTGGGAAGGTGGATGTTAAGAACATGAGGTGTGCAGTTCCGAATCATCTGGGACATTGTCTTCCTCCAGTCATCTAAACGGAGTCTGGCGGCCAATTCTGACACCCATTTGAAGTGCCGGAAAACATTGACAGCCAGTTACGGCTAGGGTAGAATCCTAGCGTGATCGTGTTAGGTGTGGACCCCGGCAAGTTGAACACGGCTCTGGCGCTTGTGCGCCTTGACCGAGGGTATCCGCCGATCTATATGGCTTCGACCCCGCTTCCTATGTACGAGGACCGGGTGCTGGCCGATCGGGTGCCCGCCTGGCGGGACGACCTTGAGTGCCTGCTTCGAGCCCTGCGGCCGCAGCTCGTATGTGCCGAGCGCTACGTTCCACGGCCGGGCATGAGCCGTGGAGCCCCCGCCGAGGTGGTGAACCTCTTCCTCGGCGTGCTCTGCTCCGTCTGTCTGACTCAGCACCTGTCCTACCTACTTGTAATGCCGTCGACCCACAAGCGATACTACGAAACGACCTGGGGCGAGTGGCTGATTGACTTGATGCCCACCCCACACCAGGCTGACGCCGTATCACTAGCGATATACGGATGCCACTGGCTGCACAAGTGAGGATACATGGAGATCAAGGTAACCGCTGACGTGAAGCTGGTTGTGGGCCTTCCCCAGGTCTACCCCTCGTATCAGGTAGCGCGCGTGTACGACCTACCCTCCCTGTTGCCAGGCGCTCAGCTCTGCGCCGTGATCACCGCGTATGAGGACGGCCTACCCCAGACCTATTTCCTCTTGGGTCTGGGCGCTGCTTCGCGCCCTACGGTCTACGGTGGTTTCGAGCTTCGCGTGGCCGAGACCGCTTCCGAGGAGGATGACGACGTCGAGGGTGTGTCCGACGCTATTCCGGAGGCCACCCCGGAGACGCCGGCCGAGTGAACTGCCCGGTGCTAGGCACAGCGCGTAGGGTCCCCTGCGGCCTACGCGGCTGCGACCTGTGGGTCGACAACCCGCAGATCCACAACTGCGCGGTGCACGCGTTTGGCGACCGATCTACGCTACCGGTGCCGGTGATCGCCGAGCTGCTGGGTCTGGAGCCCTCGAGCGTCAAGTCGGGCCTGGACCGAGCCCTGACCATCATGCGCGAGGCCCTCACGGTCGAGAACATGCCGCGACAGTACACGCTGCTCCGAAACCATCGTCGGTGCATCGCGTGCAGGCGGCCCGCCACTATGTGGATCGACGGCTGGGGCTACTGTAGTCAGGAGTGCCTGGACTGGTTGCCCCCGCTGCTCGCTAGTCTCGAGGCCACTTACGGACTTCCGATCCCATCGGTGCTGGCTTCCTCCCGTGTGATCCGGAGGTTGCGCCAGCGACAACACGACCTGGCCTGGCAGTACGCTGGGATCTACTTGGCGGCCAACACCTGGCGACGGACGCCGAGCCCTTGGCTCGTGCCAGCCGGCCTACCGTCTGTCGAAGTGCTCCGACGGCGACTGCGGGGACGCTAAGATGCTACGGGCCCACGCTATCCAGCGAGAGCTGCAACGAGCACGTATCCATTACACGGGGAGCGACCGCGTTATCCACATCCTGTGTCCGTTCCATGCGGACTCCGCCACGCCCTCGCTCGCGATCTACCCGTCGGCCAAACCCAGCTACTACTGCTTCGGCTGTCTGGACGAACGAGAACTTGTATGGACAGATAAAGGACTAGAACGCATTGGCAGCGTGAGCGCTGGTGACTTCGTATTGACCCATCGCGGACAATACCACGAGGTATTGGCAACGGACGTCAAGTGGTCCGACGATAACGTACAGATAAATCTGCACAGCTTTCATCCGCCTCTGACCCTAACGGCTGATCACACTTGCCTGCGTATTCCGGTTGCGGTAGCTAAGACCCTGTCCTATGTAGGGCGCCAGAAGGACCTAAGCGGGCTACGTTACCAAAAGCAGCGCCGGGACCGAATTAAGCTAGCCGAAAGAATATCTGATCTAACATGGCTCCTAAAGTACGGAGCGTACTCTGGGCTTGAGACCTGTCGCGCTGACGAGATTTGCTCCGGAGACTTCATCTGCTTCCCCGTAATTCCTTTGCACGACCGTCTTTTGTCCCCTCTGGTACCTGACGCAGAGGTTATCAAACCGTACACGAAAGGTCCGCGTACTCCGCGACTTAGCGCCCTGCCGGTCACTGAACGCCTAGCATGGCTATACGGCCTATACCTAGCTGAAGGATCCTTGCGACGAGACGTTGTGGTCCTGACGTGTCACCTGAACGAGCATAATACGCTGTTGCGGTATGCAGCAACGATCGCCCGTGAGGAGCTGGGGCTGCATTCCATCCTTACTCCGTACCCAAAGAAAAATACTTCTGAGCTGTATATCTGCAAGACGGATCTGGTAGCTCATCTTCGCTACTGGTTTGGATCCGGCGCCACTGGCAAGCGGGTTCCCGGTCGGGCCTTAACCTGGCCGCCCTCCGTGCAACGGGCTCTAATCGCTGGATACCTCGCAGGGGATGGTGATTCTAATCGTGTGGCCGAAACAGTATCCAAACAGCTAGCCTACGGTCTTTATGGCCTGGCTATTCAATGTGGGTACTGTCCGACAATCTACGATTCCAGGCCACCATCCGTGAAAGACGGGGTACATCGTAGGCGCGCCTGGCGTATACGAATAGGTACAGCAGAAGCGCTCCATGCCGCTTTTTGCTCTATCGATGGCCTACAGTATTATGTAACACAAGTTCGAGATAGCCGACCTGCTACGCGTAGCCGAAGGGTCGTCGACCTTTCGGTCGCAGGTGACGAAAGCTTCGTAACCAAGATTGGAGCTGTACACAACTGTCATGCCAAGGGCCCCTGGGCTGACCTCGCGGCGGCACTCAAGGTATCACGGGATATAGAGATAGCCGTAGACGACCGGTCTAACTCTCGGCTGCTACGTCAGCTACGGCGCATGGTCGATACCAAGCCCATGCTACCGCCGGGGATCAGCCCCTGGAATTTGGGACCCTGGCGAGGGTTCGAGGTTGAGACCCTGGCGGCCGTTCACAGTCTCTGGTGGTTCGACGAGGCGAGCCGTGCCCGTCGGGTGCTCTGGCCGATCTGGGGACGCGACGAGTCGCTCGTCGGCTGGACGTCGCGGCTCCTCGACAAGGTAGAGGACGCCCCGAAGTACCGCAACCTACCCCGCATGGCGGCGCTTCAGACCATGTGGCCCGTGCCCACGCGTAACCTCGAATCACTTGATCGGTCCCTGTGCGTGATCGTAGAAGGCATACCCGACGCGATACGACTGCTAGCGCTGGGGGTTCCGACCCTGTCGAATCTCGGTACTGCGTGGTCGCATACGCGAACCGCTATGCTAGCCGACTTAGGTTTTAGAGAGGTCATCGTTTCGTGTGACGGCGACGCCGCGGGGCGGAAAGCGAACCTCCATATCGGATACGAGCTACGCAAGGCGATCGGAGAAAAGCGCGTGACCGTATGGGAGTGGTCCGACAGTGTGGATCCCGGTGACGCGCCAGAGGTAGAGATCGACGCGCTCCTGGCCGAGCTGAAGCTGCCAAAGCGCCCGCATCCCTGGTTGCGCTGCTTACCCCCGCTGCTACCGGAGTGGTCGCTATGATCGAAGTCACGGGCCGTGACCCTATCGATCTGCATCGTGCGATCCGCCGCGCGGTCACCGAGAGCCAGGTCTCGCACCGTCCGCCCCAGATGTGGGCCTCAGCCCTGCCCCTCTGCCCAAAAGCATTCTGGCTTGAGGCGCGCGGCCGCCCCCGTATGGACACGGCGTCGTTCGCGGGCGACGTGCGCATGAATAAGGGCTCGGCCATCCATAGCGCCCTACAAGCCGCGCTGGCCCGCGCGGGGATCCTTTGGGGCGACTGGTCCTGTCGTCGATGCAGCACGGGTTACGGTCTCTACCGAGCGCCGGTCCGGTCGTCGTTCCCACCACCACCCTGTCCTGAGCATGGCCCTCTCAGCTACGAGGAGGTCCGCGTCGAAGTAGATGGGATCTCCGGTCGTGTGGACGGCATCGTGTGTCCGACGCGCAGGTTGGCAGATGGCGTCTACATCGTGGAGTGGAAGACCACCGAGCGCCTGCCGGAGCCCGAGGATGGGCCGAAGCCCCAACACGCGGAGCAGGCCAATTTCTACGCCTGCGCGCTCCGCGACCAACTCAAGATCCTCGGCACGGTCGTGCAGTATCGTTACACGACCAGCCCCATGCAGTACGTGTCGCGAGAGATAGTACCGAGCCTCGAGCACTTCGAGGCGCAACGCGCCAGTGCACGCTATATTAGGGAACACCTGCACGACGAACAGCCGCTTTGGGGTATCTGCGATCGCGGCGGAGACCCCTACTTCTGCGGCTATCGAGACTACTGCGAAAGGACACGCCACCATGAGTAGCTGTTGCCGTACTATCACAACGTATCGTGATACCGTGAGGAGCTTGATATTAGGCCTAAGACAACCGACGCCGGACACCGTTGTCGGTGCCGTCGATCGCCTGCGCGAAGTGCTCGGGTCCCATCAGATCGACGCGCGCCTTGCCGCCCACTTCCGTAGGACGGTGGAGCCCGCGCTCGCGCGCGTGTACTCGTCCACCGACCTTCGACACTACAGCGTTCAGCTCCAGGGGTTCGCCACGGAGGTCGACAGCGCGCTGGTCCGTTGGGGTCGGAAGTACTGTGGCTATCGTCAAGTTCACTGACGTCTACGAGGCGCTTGGTGGCGTCGCTCTCATCCGAGCGTTCACCGCGCTCGACCACCTGCTATGGCAGGCACTCGACGTCGTGGCGCAGGTCGCACGCCGATACCTCAGCACCCAGATCGTCACACCCGTCGCGCGCGACATTATGGGGGCCACGCACGGACGGAAGTGGTTCCTGGGCGGTAACAGCGACGCGAAGCTAGGCACGCTCGTAGCGTGCGTGGGCGCCTGGCAACGCGGGGCGGACTACGCCGAGGTCGTTGATACGCTGGCCGGTCTCGGTTTCTATCGGGACACTATCCGCACGTGGGTCGAGCGTGCGATCCCAGCGATCGACGACCGGCAGGAACTAGCCCGGGGACGGGTCCGAGCCTATTTGCAGTCATACCTGCATATACGCGGAGACATAACCGAGGCGTACCTGCCGCTGGTCTGGTCCATCGCGTCTCGACACGGATCCGCGAACAGTGAGGACCTCTACCAGATCGGTGTCCCGGGTCTGGTGCACGCGATCGAGCGCTATAACAACGACGGGCCGCTGACCTTCGGCAAATTCGCGAGCCGTTGGATCCGGCAGTCCATCCTGATGCACCTCACACGACAGGCGCCGATCATCATCGTGAGTCACAGCGTCGTGGAGCGCGAACGACGCCTCAAGAAGCGGGAGCTGGAGACGGGGGTTGTGGATACGACGCCCGCAGCCGAGGCTATTCGGAACGCATCCGCCCCGCGAGACGTGTCACTGGTCGCCGATATCGATGTGGCCGACGCCGAGAAGCCCAAGCCTCGCGTGGACCTCAGCCAGCTACCAAAGGACTTGCGTCGCCTCCTCGTCCTGAGGTATGGTACCATTGACCTCGCGCAGTGCAACGCGAGCGAAGACGAGCTGCTGGCCGAGCGCCAGCGACAGGAGACGGTGCATGGCACGCAAGAGTCTGAATGACGTTCACAGTGACTTCTACACGTCCTGGGACGAGGCGATGGGGAAGCAAAGCCTGAGGGTTGAGAGCGGGGTGCTGTATCAGCTCCGGTTCTTCGGCGACGTGCAGGTGCTGAACTACCACAGCGCGCCGATGGTCAAGAAGACTGGCGCACTCACGTTCTTCCCGCTTCCTTGTATCGGTACGCACTGGGTCACGGAGGAGCCCCTCGACGAGTGCCCCCTCTGTGCTCTCGGGCTCCAGCCCCAGAACTCGATCGTGCCGCAGTTCATCAACATCAACCAGTTGCTCGCGCGCAAGACGCCCGTGGTCCAGGTCACGCGGCTCAGTTCCTTCGTGGTCGACCGCATGAAGACCCAGTTCTCGGAGGAGTACCCGGACGTGGAGGCAGGGTTCCTGGACTCGGCCAAGGGCTGCATGTTCAAGGTCCGCTACCGCGAGGGTGGCAAGCCGACGGAGCGGTGGTCGATCACGCACTCCACGGTCGTGCCGGTCCGTCTCATCGAGGACGGTACCAAGGTCCAGGTCAAGGTACCGTCCAAGCTCAGCGACGATCCCAAGCTCTCGGGCAAGGTCTTTACGTTCGAGACCATCGATCTCGATGCCATCGTCTACCAGCCGAAGCGACAAGAGCTGGCGCGCAAGATCGAGGTGCTGCGGGTCGAGGAGGCGATGAAGCGCCTCGAGAAGAAGAAGCGCTCGCAGTCTGGCGACGACGGGATCGACGATGACGACGACCGCCGGGGGCGCCGTCGCCGCCGCGACGATGACGAGGACCTCGGCAGCCGCCGTCGCCGCGACGACGACGACGACGACGACGATCGCGGCAGCCGCCGCGCGCGAGCCGACGGGGGCAACGGGCGCTCACGTCGCGCAAGCGACGATGAGGACTTCGCTCCGGAGGAAGGCCTCTTCGACGATGTCGAAGGCAAGGGCAAAGGCAAGGGTCGGTCGCGCGGCGCGGACGACGACGACGATCTGAACTTCTAGGGCCTCACTCCGAGGCGACGTACCTACCATGATAAGGTTAATACTATGGCTTCTGCCAGAAGATCCGCTAAGCAATCAGGCTCGCGCGGCGCTCGAGTCCGCGGAAAAGGTGCTGCCGCGCGAGCTAAGCGTGCGGGTGAAGCAGGTGACGCTGACGAAGCCGGAAGTGCTGAGGGCTCCGGCGTATCTGCTAAAGGACGGAAACCGAGTCCTGGCAAGGCACGAGGGCACGCTGACGGCCAACGAGATCCTCGAGCTGGTGAAGCGGCACCTGTAGCACAGGGCACCGCCCTCGAACGGTTCGCGGCCGCACCCAAGGCGCGGACTGAGTTCGACCGCGCGATCGCCAAGGTACTGAAGCAGTACGAGTGCACGCCTGACTATCCTATCCAGGTGTCTAGTCCTCTGAACGCGTGCCACACGGGCCTGTTCCAGCTCGACCTGATTCTGAGTGGTGGGTTCCGTGGTGGCCGCATGTACACGCACGTGGCCGGGCCCTCGAGCGGAAAGAGCACGCTCATGCAGGAGCACCTGGCGGCCGCCCAGCTCCAAGGCATGCTCATCTACTACTTCGAGGTCGAGGAGAGCGGCGAGGGCAGCTACATGCTTCGCCAGGGGGTCAAGCCGCCGGCTGAGTACATGCTCAAGGACGGGTCTCGTGGGTTCTACTACCTCGTGCCCCAGACCGGGGAGGAGGTCTACCGGATCGCGATCGGCTTCCTGAAGCAGCTACCAACGCTCGATCGTGACACGCTCATCCACCGGCCACCACGCGTTATCTTCCTCGTCGACGGCTACGAGAGCATGACGAGCGAGGGGGTTACCGTCGACAAGAACCCGATCGGGCAGTACGCTCGTATGCACAGCCGCTTCCAGAAAATCGTCCACAACCACCTGCGCCGCACGGGTAGCGCCTGGGTAGCGACCAACCAGACGCGGACCTCCGGCATTGGCAGCTTCATTGTGAACCCCGAGGCTGACGCTGGGGGTCAGGCGCTGAAGTTCTACGCCGACGTCAAGACGTTCCTGCGACGCAAGCGGGCGGGCGCCGACAACTTCCCAGATGGTGTGGCGCCGCTCTCTATCCAGACGACTAAGAACCGGCTGTGCGTCCCGTATCAGACGATCCGCGAACGGGTCTACATTGGCCACGGGGTCGACCGGCTCTTCGACCGCCTCATGTTCCTGGTTACTGTCGGCAAGGTCAAGCAGGACGGCAAGGTCTTCACGATCGACGGCAAGAAGTACAACCTGGACCGCGCCCGCAAGCTCATGAGAGAAGACACCTGGTGGCGTCTGTGTCGGCATTTGCGGCGCGACCCCGCGGTCTACGATCAGTACTTCATCGAGCGCATGGCCAAGCCCGATTGGTAAGAAGGTTACCACATGGTAATGCAGACATACATGCGTGAGCGGATCCTGAAGTCGATCAAGCTGGAGCGTGGTCGGCAGTGCTCGGAGGAAGATTTCACGTACGAGCACGATGACGAGCACACTAGTGGTGAGCTGGCACTGGCCGCCTGCTACTATGCCCACCCCTATCAGATCCGTCATAACCAATGCGAGCCACCGCGGGCGCTAGCCCGGCTCTGGCCGGGCGAGTGGGACCCCTACTACGCCCGTAAAAGGGACAAGAACAGACGGCGCCAGCTTGTCGTAGCGACGGCCCTAATCGTGGCCGAGATCGAGCGTCTGGATCGAGCGATCGAACATCTGGAACGATCCGTATCTGACTAACAAGCATAGATGTTAGTTATACACACAGCGGATTGGCACATCGGCTGCTGCCGAGCGTTCGACCAGTACACGCCGGACGACCCGCCATCCCTCACGCGACCGCGCGCGGCTCTCGACGAGCTGCTGACGGTTCTCGTTCGCGAGAAGCCCCAGGCCTTGGTCATAGCCGGCGACGTGTTCCACCACCCGGATCCCACGCACGACGAGCGCGCGATTTGCGCTGACTTCCTCCAGCGATGCCCGGTTCCCGTGCTTGGGATCACGGGTAACCACGACCGCTACGGCGCCGGCTGGAACGACACCTGCCTCAACTGGCTCGTAGCGCTCGGCCGCCGTAGCGGACACCTGTTCTTCGACCAGCCCGGCCTCCTGTATCTCGCGGACGTGGCCTGGATCGCGATCCCGTACTACAAGTGGAAGTCGACCGACTTCGAGCTGATCGTCAGCCACTTCCTCTCGCAGCTACCAGCACGCTGGGACAAGCCCGTCATAGTGGTGGCCCACGCGCTCTTCAGCGGCGCAGTCCTGGACCACGGGGGCATGGAGGTCGACCGTGTCCGCGTGCCCTACGACGAGCGGGTCACCTACTACGCGCTCGGCGACGTGCACCTGCGACAGAAGCTGGGTCCGAGAGCGTACTACTCGGGCAGCATGTTCCAGACCCGCTTCGGGGAGCGCCTACCGAAGGGCGTGATCCTACGAGACCTGGACCACGACCGTCAGCGGTTCGTCTCGATCACGAGTCCGCGACAGCTCATTCAGCTTGAGACGCTGCCCAAGACCTGGCCCGACGCTCACGTGTCGCTTCGACTTCCGGAGCCTGCCAGTGAGCCGTTGCCTACGTGCGTGGTCTCGGTTAAGATGGAGCGGATCAAGGAGACCCCTACACCCGACGTTGAAGCCAGCACCGAAAGCGACGACGAGAATCCTCTGGTTGGGCTACGAGAGTACCTATCGGCTAAGATAGAAAACGAAGCCACGGTGGAGTTCACCTATGACCTCGGAAAGAAGCTCGTCGACCGCCTCTGGAAGCCCACCGGAGTATGATCCTCAGAAGCATGTGCACGCGTCCGAGCTACGGGCTGCGGGCATCCAAGTTCCAGAAGAGGTGCCGGACTGCGCATGGGTGCCCCGCAACTCGTTCACGATCAGGCAGACTGGCTGTATCACGAAGGATGGCAAAGCCCTAATGAGGGCTGAGGTCGTCTTCCTGGAGCCCTTCCGCTGGCTAGCGGCTACGTTCGAGGTGAGCAAATGAGCGCGTCGTTCCCAACGCGATATCGGCCTAAGCTGTTTGCCAACGTCGTGGGCCAGCGCGAGGCGCTCGCTATCATCGAGGGCCGCCTGCGTCGATCGTGGCCCGAGGCCACACTTATCTACGGGCCGTCGGCGGTCGGCAAGACCACGGTCGCTCGGATCCTGGGCCGCCGCCTGAACTGTGGGGCGCCCAACGGCATCGAGCCCTGCCTGAAGTGCGAGAGCTGCCAGGAGCGAGAGCACCCCGACATCACGGAGGTCAACGCGGCGGCTGACCGTGGGATCGACACGATCCGCTACCTGGGAGAGCAGGCCGAGCTGGCGCCGCGCTACAAGGCCCGCGTGTTCGTGCTCGACGAGTGTCACGCGATCACACCCGCCGGCTATCAGGCCTTCCTCAAGGCGCTCGAGGAGCCACCGCCCTCCAGCAAGTTCGTGCTGCTCACGACCGATCCCGAGGCGCTACCACGGACGATCCTGTCACGTTGCGTACACCTGCGGTTGTCCCCAGTCTCGGTTCCGGATATCAGCCTGGCGCTCACGCGCGTGGCCAAGAAGTTGAAGATCGTACTCACGCCTGAAGACTGCAACGCAGTGGCTGAGGCCGCGGGTGGACGCGTACGCGACGCGCTGCATCTCCTCGAGCAGGCGCTGGCGCTCAAGGACGCCGACAAGGACTCTGTGCCCGTGGCGGCGGTCGTGCCCAGGCTGACGGGTGACAACTTCAACCGCGTCTGGGCCGTGCTCAGGGCGATCGAAGCGAAAGACCCGCGCGAGGCCCTGTCTCTATCCCTAGAGATAGACCGTTTCCTGGAGCTTCTGCCCATATGCTTGAACTTCGTCGTGACCGACCGCGCGCTCCGTGACCGAGCGCGCGTGTTCAACGACGTGCCCGTCGGGCGCCTGCGGTCCATGCTAGAAAGCTCGTTGAGTTACGTGGGGTTGGTACGAGGGGGCGCGCCGGCCGCCGCGGTCCGAACGATGGCCATCCTCCAGATGCTAGCGGCTGTCCGTTGACAGCTCGCGGGTATGGGCTTACTCTAGGCATCATTTCCGCAGAGGATACCATGCCCAAGAAGAAGGCTCCGACCAAGAAGACGGTTCCGACCAACGGGACGAAGGCCCCGCGGTTGATCAACGCTCAGCAGATACGAGACCTGGTCACCGCCAAGACCAAGATGACGGTTTCGGTCGAGGCGCTCGCCGCACTCAACAAGCTCCTCTATCGGCTCGTGGGTGGGGCCGCAGGACGTGCCCATGCCAACGGACAGACGACGATCCGAGCGTGCGACGTTTGAGGAGCCGATCCTCGGGACCGTCGCGTCCATCAACTACGAGGCCCCCACCGGGCGCGAGTGGTTCCGCGTGTTCACGATCCACGACGGAATCGAGGAGCGCCTGATCTTTCGCCGCTACTTCCGGCGCAACGACCAGATCGAGCGCGGGCGCCTGACCGGGATCCGACGCGAAGAGCTGCGGCGGATCCTTCCGGCGCTCCAACAGTGGGCCGAGGGAGGTCACGATGACGATGACGGCTGAGAGCAGCGACGACCGCTAAGCCTGGGATCCGATCGTCAGCGCGAAGCGTACAGCCTGCCCCGCATTCTGTACGACCTCGACCGACCCCCAACCGCATTCTTCGAGGACGTCTGATGGAAGAGACGATCACAGTCAAGCTCCCGCTACGCATAGCCAGACGCTGGCTTGAGGGCAAGGAAGAGAAGGACGTGGGCTTGCTCATCGAGGCCGCGGTGACCGAGTACGATCGCGAGCAGTCCCGTCGCGAGCCAGGCGAGCCTAGCGGCACTTGAAGTAGCGCCGGTAGCCTCCGCCTGTCCGCCGAAGCGAGCAGCCGTCCAGAATCTTCGTCGGGTTGTTGGGAGCCGGCGGCATACGGCCGCGGATCGCTCGACGGTAGGTACCGGTCGCCGGCACGATCTCGGGCGCGGGAGGAGCTGGCGTCACGTCTGGCTTGATCTCGACCGTCGGCTCAACCGGTGGCTCGTAATGCTCCTCGGGCGGAGCGACAACCTGAACGTAGATCACGGACGATAGGTAGCCTCGCGTGACGAGCCCGAGTCCTGTGATCGCTACCGACATCAGGCCACCTTCAGGTAGCGGTAGGTCGAGAGCCGGCCCGGGGCCGTGTAGGCAGCGGCCATCGAGTAGGTCGCAAGCAGGCCGGTCGTTTCGCTACCGCCAGCGGTTGCCGCCTCGCAGTTCGCCTTGCTGTTGAAAATCCGAATCCGACAGCTCAGGAGCTGACCCTGGGCGTCGAACACGGAGTTGTCGATGAACGCGTTCTCGTGGTTCAGCCCCAGGACCCGCCAGAGACCGTGGCCCAGGGTGCCGGGCGTGGTATGAGAGGTCGCAAGTTCCTCCCAGACGCTCGAAGCGAGCTGGCCCAGGATACGGCCGGCGCTGCCGGCGGGGTAGGCCCCGGGCAGCGCCTCGGACCAGAGGCCGCTGACGGCCGGGTCCTCCCGCCACTGCTCCTGCACCCGGGGGAACGACGTGTTCTCGATCGTGCGGGCCGCATCCGAGTACGTGACGTACACGACTAGATACGGACCAATGGTCATCGGCGACCAGCTCCCGACGTAGAGACCCTGGGCCTGGTGCGTGAGATCGACCGTGGCCTCGACCGCGGCCCCCAGGTACACGGTCGCCTGCGGGTACTGGCTTGGGCTCCCGTCGCTGAGGAGCAGTTCGAGCGTCACGGGGGTGGCTGGCGGATAGAACTCCATCACCGAATACTAACGGAGATCTAGGATCTTCAACGCACCCTCGAGAGGAATGACCGCCAGTTCTGACGACGAGTCGAAGACCGAGTAGCTGAGCACAAGCTGTGGGGGTCGTGTCTCGAGCGCCAGGCCGCGCGGTCCCCAGAGCGGGGCGAGGCCCGCACAGAACTCGATCCCGAGCTTCCGGAAGCAGAACGGGTCGCTCATGGCGATCACACGCTTCAGCTCGTGATCACCAAGCACGAGCCGGTGCACGTAGACGCGGTCCCTACCCTGAGCATTGTAGCTCACCTCGTGGTCGACCCAGAGCCAGCCACCGTTCTGTATCAGGCCAGGCACGGACCGCAGCGCTGGCGGTAGGAACTCGGCCAGCCCGCCTTCGAGTCGAATCGCCTGCGACGATCCTAGCAGGCGACCGCTGTGCTGCGCGGGCTCCGGTTGCTCGGCGTCTCCCACCACGCAGAGCGGATCGGTGGAGTAGATCCAGCGTAGGTCGCCGTTGTCGCGCACGAACGGTTTCCAGTTCTTCTGGTGCCCGGGGTACTCGAGGCTGAGCGGCACCATGTCGACGAACCGCTGACCGTCCATCCGTAACAACATCTGGACGCAGAGGCCCTCGGTCCCGTGCGTGGAGTTCCGGACGTTGGCCGTTACCCAGAACGCGTTCTCCCACCAGGTCAGGCGACAGTCTTCGTAGCCCTCGACCGGGTACGGCGTCCGCTCGTAACTGACCGCGTCCACGATCTCCTGTCGCAGGTTTGTGCCGAGGTCGGCTGAGAACTCGGACCAGAAGTTGCGCGTACGTATGGTACCGTCGTAGTCGTAGGACCCATCAGGCCTGATACGGTAGTTGACGGCGCGCACGATCGCGTAGGTCTTGTCCTTCACATGGCAGACCGATGGTGTGGTGTAGACCCAGCCCGGGATCTCGGGCCAGCCGTGCACGATATCGATCTGCTGGTACGATCCCACAAGGTCGTGAAGGGGCCGTGTGTAGAAGTGGAAGTTGCGCCGAAGGTTACCGTCGTCGGGACGAGCACGAGACGCCTTGCGGGCACCCTCTCGGCCGCGGTCGCGCTGGCCGCAGTAGAAGGCCGACCGCGAAAGCTGGTCCGGAATCGTTACCTCGTAGACCGAGGGGTCAGCGCTTAGCGGCCCCGGCGGCGGCAGGGGTATCTCAGAGGCCCGCGACGCGAACACGTAGGCGGCCGCCGGACAGTTGGCGTTGAGCCAGTGTTGAGCGATGCGGGATAATGGTTCCGCACGGTTGGGGGCGGCGGCGAACGCCTTCAGGAACAGGTCCTGGATCTCGGGCCAGGGCCGGCGAAGCCGCTCGGCTAGGTTGGCGGCCCGCATGCCGGACTCGAACACCTCGTCGGGCCAGCCGCCTAGCTCCGACCGTCGTAGATACAGGTCGTGGGCCGCGGTCAGGTGCTCGATGCGCTCGCCCGTGTCTCCGAAGTTGGACAAGCACTCGCGGGTCTGAGCCAGGTAGAAGAGCGTGCGGTGGTCGTCCTGATGATCTCGCAGCCACCGGTCTAGCACCACGACGTCGCGCTTCCACCGCGCGTGCCGGACCGCTTCCGGATCAGCACCCTTCCAGATCCAGGCTCCCGGAACCGTTCCAGCCACCGGCCGCGCTCCCGAGATGATCTCGTGCGTAGGCATGGTGTAGCGCCAGCCCGCCGTCGATCGAACGAGCCGGGGGTACACGAAGTCTGGACCACCATCACCCTTGATATTGAAGTGCCAGGCGTCGGCGTCGGAGTAGAGCTGGGCGGTCGCGAACTCGCGGAGGGACGCGCCCTCGTGCAGCACGTCGTCGCCATTCAGAAGAAGGAGCCAGGCGGCGTCGGTGCCCGCGAGGTCGAGGCCTAGGTTTCGGGACGCGGCGAAGTCGATGATCCCGGTGTCGGCGTACGGTACGAACGGGCGCTCGTGCAGCGTGCCAGGTATGCCTGCCAGTACCTCGCGGATGATGGCCTGCGTCCCGTCGGTCGAGCCCGTGTCCAGGATCGACCAGCTCGTGATCCAGGGCCGCACGGACTCGAGCGTCTCGCGGATCCGGCGCGCCTCGTCCTTCACCATCATATGGAGCCGCAGGATATCGCGCGTCCGTAGCCGTTGCTCGACGTTTGCGGCCCACTCCGGGTAGCCCCGGTTGCGCGCGTCCGCGCACAGCCAGCGGATGTAATCGAGTCCTCCGACGGGCTCTCGGTAGTTCGTGAAGATCATGTCGTAGTTCCCTAGGCTGTACAGATAGGCTTCGGGATTCCTCGACAAGAGGACTGCCATCAGATCCTCGTCGATGGAAGCGCGGCCGGAGGCCAGCACCTGTTGGGCTTCCCGGTAGTAGGCGTCGGCGAACGCGACAACCGCGGGCTGACTGCCTGTCATGAAGCCGGCGGCAACGTAGCAATGTATCTGCTGGTAGTAGTCTGGCTGTGCGTGCGCGTTGCCCGGGTACCGGAGCATGTGGAAGTGCATGGGATCGGGCACGGGCTCCCAGGTGTGACGAGCCAGGCTGTCGTCTTGACGGCGGTCCTCGTGAGTCAGGGCGTGCTGGATCCCGATGTCTACCCAGGCGAAGTGCGAGGTCTCAAACGGGTTGGTCTCGGCCGCATGCTTCAGCATCCAGGGCTTGCTCCAGCCCATGGTCAGGAATAGGGGCGTGTCTTTCCCCATGTTCCGGTTGGTCGGAAGCTCGCAAGTCTTGATCCGATCGAAGAGTAGGCCATAGGTCTCTAGCTGCTCGAACTCCATCGAGATCACGTGTGTCGGGACGCCGGCCGGTCTACCCGACTGTATCTTCTCAGCTAGCCACGGGTCGCAGAACACGACCATGGGCAGAGGGAGTGCCAGGACCGGGCGGCTCAGGGTCTCGAAGTCCCGGACCCGATTGCTGCCGCGCCGCTCGAGGTCCCACCAGCAGGTGACGAGGGTCAGGCTCACAGGGTACCTCCGGTACGGTCTAGTTTTCCGTGTCTGGTCCAGGAGATACTGCCATGGGTTGCTGCCGAGAACAAGCACTAGATCGCCTGCGTGACATCCATCGCCGGCTCGCCGCGCGTGGCCTCAAGGACGAGGCGGCCGAGACCCGGACGATCACCGCGCGGCTCGAGGTCGCCTGGCAGCGCGCCGACCGCATCGAGTCCCGCATGCCACAGCGACGCGCAGTGAAGGAACACATCAAGGGCGCACCCGACAAGGTCCAGGAGCTGTACGAGGAGTGTATGAAGGACCCACCAGAGACGGCCAAGGGCAAGGAGAAGTCCTACTGCGCAGCCGTAGCCTGGGACCGATACAACAAGGGCCAGTACTAGTGCTCCACGAACTGGTCGAACGTCGGGGATCTTCCCGGTGCAAGAAGGGCTACCGGAAGAATCGCGCAGGTCGGTGCGTGCGGCAGAGCACGCTACCCCGAAAGCCGCGCTACGCGCCCGTCCGGGGTCGCGGTCGTGGCCGTCGCAGCTGGCTCGAGGGCACACGCGTGAGCGAGCTGATTCGGCTGGCCTCGACCGAGGCCTATCACCACGAGTGGCTACGGGAGGCTGTCATCCGTAAGTGCAAGTCGTCAGATATCACCGACGATAAGCCCGCAGGAGAGCAGCAGTGGTGCCTCTACAGCCGTAAGAACCCGGACAAGTTGCTGGGCCGCCACCCGTCGAAGGAGAGCGCCGAGCGCCAGGAACGCGCGATCCAGGCGAACAAGTAGCGACCTAGGCGGCTAGACAGTCGCAACTGGACCGTGGTACCGTAGCCACCAGTGCTGACCGAGACCAAACTCTGGCGCTGGATGCAGGCGCAGGCGCGTACCTCGGGTGCGATGCAGGCCGCGCTCGTTGATCTCGACGACCGCCTGGAGCGGCAGGCAGGACCGTTTCGGGTCAGCATGCTCGAGGCCCTGATCCGTCACTGCGGCTGGATCTGGAACCGGGGACCGCGTGTCTGGCACGTGGGTGGGCTCGTTACGGATACCTCGGGGCTCCACGACGAAATCCGGATTGGCGAGGCGGCGGTCGCGTTCCAGCCCTTGTGCCGGTCCAACCACTGGGGCATAGTCGTGAGGCCAGCCTCCTTCGCTAGCTGGGCAGGACGCCGACGGGCGGTCGAGGCGCACGTAGAGAACCTCTCGCTGGAACCGAAGACAGCCCGAGGCCGCCATGTTCTGTGCGAGCGCTGTTGCACACGCCTCCAGACGCTATGGACACCGCGGAGGCTATCATCCCCCATGATCCGTTATCTCCAAGAGGGCGTCGGGCCCTGGCCACCGCGCTAGGAAGGAACCTATGGAAGCTCTGATAACAGGCGGCAACGGTTTCATCGGCCGCGCTCTTTGTCGCGCGCTACTCGACCGAGGCACCGACCTCGTCCATATCGTGGACGATCTCTCAAACAGCAATCGAGACGCCGGGCTCGAGGCCCTGCTCAAGGACCGACGTGCCCGATTCAGCGCCACGAGCGTGAAGGACTTCGAGCCCACGCGTAAATACACGCACATCTTCCACCTGGCCTCCCCCGTGGGTCCCGCGGGCGTGCTGAACTACGCGGGCCGCATGGGTCCGCTCATCGTGCACGACACCGCCAAGATGGCCCACTACGCTATCGCGATGGGTGCCAAGCTCCTAGACGTCTCAACGTCCGAGGTCTACGGCAAGGACCCAGGGGATGGAACGCAGGCAGAGGACATCGACAAGGTCGTTCCCAGCAAGTACACGGTGAGGCTCGAGTACGGAGTTGCCAAGCTTGCGTGCGAGGTCTCACTTTCGAACCTGGCCCTCACAACCGATCTCCGCGTCAACACCGTCCGGCCGTTCAACATCGTTGGGGTCGGGCAGAAGGGAGAGGTCGGATTCGTGCTGCCGCGCTTCGTGCAGCAGGCGCTCGCTGGCGATCCGATCACGGTCTTCGGTGACGGGCTCCAGCGCCGGTGCTTCACGAGCGTTCGCGATATCGTCGACGCCATGCTTGCGATCACGGACTCCGACCTACGGGGTGAGATCCTGAACATCGGGAACCCGGCGAACGTGTGCTCGATCAACTCGCTCGCCGACCTCGTGATCGAGTACACGGGCAGCAAGAGCGAGATCCGGCACGTCGACCCGAAGACCGTCTACGGTCAGTTCTATGAAGAGGCGTGGAACAAGATCCCCGACATCTCCAAGATTCGTCGCCTGCTCAAGTGGGAGCCACGACTTCCGCTATCGGAGATCGTGGCCGAGGTCGTAGACGTGGAGCGAAAGCGATGACCAAGGAACTGGACGCGGCGCTCGAGGCCGTCATGGTAGGAGCCCTGGCCTCGGACCCGCTGCTGTCGAAACTAGCCTACGAGCGCAGGCCCCTGACGCGGGAGCAGCTAGCGCGCGCCGCGCAACGAGCTGGTGAGGCGCTGGCTCTGGCCGTATCGGAGCCCGGGTCCGTGGTCAAGATCGCGTGCGAGCTGGCGTCCGAAGCGGTTTTCGTCGTCCAGGTCCTCGAGGCCCTGACGCCGAAGCTGGTGAATGTTGCGCTCGACCCAAGCCGCAGCAGCCCTGGGCGATACGAGCTGACCAACAACTCGGCTATCCTAGTAGGCATACGGGATGACCGGTGAGTCCAAGGGTAGGAGGAGTAGATGCGAAGAGAAAGCTGGTTGTGGGTACTCGCAAGGGTAATTCTGCTGATCCTGTTATTTGGATCCGCGTTTTGGTTTTCTTGTAACGAAACCGAGCCTGTGCTCACTGAAGTGCGCAGAGACATCCAGTATCTCAAAGACTCGCGCACCAATACGTGCTTCGCAGTGCTACGCCTCTTCTCCGGTACTCAGGCATTTATCATTCCTTGTTCTTCGCTAGACAAGCTCGCAGAAGCAGATCTCATTCCACTCAAGAAAGACGATCGATGATGACCACGCCTAACGGTAAGCTCTCCGCCACGCTGTTCACGAATCACCTCGACGACTGCGAGCAGTGCCGGGACCACCCGTTCGCACTCTGCCCCGTCGGCCACAGGCTCCTGCTGGCGTGCGCCGTTACGCACGACGGGCCCACGGACTTGATCTCGACGTTCGACCGTATCTCGAAGGGAGACAAGGCCCCATGAGCCTGACGCTCGTCACGGTTCTGTTCGACCTCACACGTCGGAGCCCAACCCCGCGCCGGTCCATGGAGTGGTTGATCGAGAACGGCAAGCACGTGCTCGCGCTACCTTATCCCATGGTGATCTTCACCGAGCGCGATCTCGTCAACCAGCTCGACAAGGTCCGGCGGCCAGACTCCGAGCGACCCACGCACTACGAGGTGCTGGAGTTCGAGGACCTGCCACACTACCACGAGTGGCGGAACCTGCGGCCGCAGCCCGAGTTGATCGACAACCGCGACCCCGAGCGCGACCGGCTCGACAACTTCAGTATCAACTGGGAAAAGCCGGGCCTCATCGCACAGGTCGCGCGCGAGTGCCCACTATACTTCAACACCACGCACGTCGCCTGGATCAATCTCGGGATCCAGAACGTAAAGGCGTTCGACCCTGTTGGCTGGCAAGACGCGTTCGACCCGCCGGACAAGGTCCGCATCCATCAGCAACGGTACCTGAACGCTGCCATGGTCGACGACCCTGATTGGTACCGCTTCGGACGCTGCGTGACGGCCGGCGGCTACATCTCGGGATCGGTTGCCGCGATCCAGGAGTTCGCGACCCTGTTCTACGCCGAGTTCGACCGCGCGCTCGGCCTCGGGCGCTGGCCGGGCGACGAGGACGTGATAGGCCGCCTGCTCGTCCATCAGCCCGACAAGTTCGCGGTGAGCTACGGCGACTACGGCCAGATGCTCTGTAACGCCAAGCGCCCACGCTGGGGCGGTGGCGCCTGGACCTGGGCCTATAACCGGAGCCTGTACTGGATGATCGACCAGGCACTCCAGCACGGCGACGAAGCCTGGGCCGCCAACCTCTGGCGTACTATCATGCGTGCCAAGCGCGACGGTTTCTTCCTGGACGACACGGCCCTGATCGAGCCGCTAGCAGAGCGCTTCGGGGAGTTAGTATGACGATCCTGATCGGGGTCAGGCGGAACGGTGACTACGGATATCACGTGCACCCCTACCAAACGCGGTGGAGCGCCTGGCACGCGATCCTACGGGCCTCCGGCTTCGACCGGGCTCTGTGCTCGGTACCGACAGAGGCCGAGGCCAAGACCCTGGTGGCTGAACTCAACACCCGGAGAAGGAAGCGCGACTAGCGAGGCTACGTGACCAAACAAACGTTCATCGTCACGATCACCACGGATGGGCTGGATGGTCCCGACGACATGAAGGACATTGCCTCTCAGATAGAAAGTGCGCTGCCCAAGATCGTCATGCCCTTCGTGCACGAAGTTGAACCCGCAGTCGTGAAGTGGGTGAAACCGGCGAAGAGCAGGAAGGCTAAGAGCAAAAAGCGTTAGGGCTTACGCCCACACGCGAGCCAATGCCACACCCGGTCCACGAGCGACCGAAGGGACCGCCCACAGCGTGGGCAATAACGACGGTCAATCCCCAGTATCGCGATCAGCTTCATAGGTCTTCAGGGCCGAGATCATGGCGATCGCCATGGGTTCCGGCAAGAAAAGCCTACCCCACAGTTCCTTCGAGAGCTGTATCTCATAGTTCACGGCGCGGCGGATGAACGGTTCGGGGTTCAGACACGGGACGCTGTCGGCCAGCCCGTCAAGGTCCTGCTCGCAGCACTGGGGCGCAGCCGGGCTCTGCGCCAGGTGAGACCAGCAAGGGATCGGCCTCACGGGGTAGATCGAGCACCTGCGACCAACCAGGAACGGGCACGCGATCTTCTTTCGCATCCACGACGAGCACAGCTCCCGTTCGCGCTCGGGATCCGGGTTCAGGTAGAGGTCGCGCGCCTGGAAGCGGTCGGCATGGTCTCGCTGTGCGATGACAGCCTTCTGCACGACCTCCGTGGACATGTATCGGCGGATAAGATAGCGCGCGATGGTGAGCGCGTCGAGCCGGGCGACCGGAACCCACAGGCAACAGCACCAGGCGCAGCCCTCAGCACACGCGACCTGGAACTTGGACCGCCGAACGAAGCGCCCGAAGTCCGCGCGTGCGTACGCCACGTGGCGCTCATAGGTGTCGAGTGCCTGGTCGATCGTCATCGGTACCGTTTCCCAAGTTGTGGATCGACACGCAGGGCCCAGTGGGTGACCTCGTTCATCTGGTACTCGATGATGACCGCGTCCGCACGGTAATCGACGCTCGCGCCCTCACGGAGCTTATCCAGGCTCTCGAACAGCGGGCTGCGCCGTTGCCCGTCGACGATCTGGTAACAGAACGCTGGCTTTTTCGTCATGGCGTCCTCCTTCATCCGCGCTGAGGCCACACCTAGGCCGCAAGCAGAGTTTCTTCCATGTCCTCTACCTGCTGGTCAAGCTCGCGATCGTTGATCGAAAGCGTGACCAGCTCTCCGTAGCTGCGCCCGGCCTCAACGTCCATCTCCATGGGCACGCGAAGTCGCGGAACTCCCAGTGGGGCCAGGAGACTGGTGTTGCTCGCCATGGCACGCACGAACTTTGTGTACCGGCTGATATCAGCCCAGGGGATCTCAGATACGATGCTGTCGTGGACCAGGCCCACGATCTTCCAGTCGAGCTGGTGGGCGTCGATGTAGTCCTGGAGCTGGATCGCCACCCATAGCGTAGTGTCCGACGCAATGCTCTGGATCGGGGCGTTGCGCGCGACGCGCTTCATGTGCTGGGCACCACTGCTTCGACCCTGACCCAGGATGAGGAGCGCCGGCAGATGCCGGCGGCGGTGGATCGGGTTCTCCACCCAGCCTTGGTCGCAGGCCTGGTCCTCTTGGGCGAACAGCCACTCGCGGGCGTCGGAGAACTGGTTCAGCCAGAGGTTCAGCAGGTGGTCGGCCTCGTCCTTGTCCACGTTCAGGCGTGCCGCGAGACCGAAGATCGTCATGCCGTAGATGATCCCGAACGTGATGGCCTTGGCCGCCTGCCGGTTCTCTTTCGTCACGCTCGTCGGGTCAAGCCCGTACATAAGGGCCGCGACTTGACGGTGCATATCGTAGTGGTCTTCGATTCGCTTCCACAGATCGACCGAAGGCTTGCGGCGGTACTGGTCCATGATCTCCGCGCGGTCGAGAAAGAGCTTGGTTAGGGTCGCGTCACCACTCATCTCGGCCAGCCAGCGGACCTCGGCCTGAGAGAAATCCGCGCTCGTGATCACGCGCGGCGCCTTCGGGTTGTAGAGCGGTCGGAACACACGCTTGACGGCCTTGGCCGTCTTCTTGGCCTTCTCCGTGCCTCCTCGCGTGGGGATCTGTTGCATACCCGGGTTCGCGCTCGAGAGCCGTCCGGTGTTGGTAGACCAGCTCAGGTAGTCCGACCGGATACGGTTGTCAGACGACTGGCGCGCGAACTTCCACCAGCTCTCGAGATACGTGCTGGCTAGCTTGTCGAGCTGCCGCCACTCGAGTACGAGGGCCGCCTCGTCAATGCCCTCCGCGTGCGTGCCCAGGAACTCTTTGTCGATCGCGGGCAGACCCGACTTCGTGCGCTTGTCCTGACTGAGACGCAGGACGTCGAAGAACAGCGTATGAAGAAGATTGCGATCCCGCACGTCGAAGCGGCCATAGTCGTCATCCCAGAGCGGCCTCAGGGTCCCGTCTTCCGACCGCGCGATCCGGACGGCCGCCTTCACCGCCGGCAGTTCGTTCAGGTCGTCACCGATCGTGCGCAGGCGCTCCCGGATCACGCTCTTGTCCGACCTCAGGCGCGCTAGGTAGTCGATGTCGACCGGCATACCGTTGCGCTCGATGTTTCCCAGTAGATACGGCAGGCGCTGTAGGAGCAGGAACGGGCGGTCGACGTCAAACTGCTCGCGCTGGCACCGGCTTCTCACGTCGTTGTAGAGCGCGGCCTCGACCGCGACGTCGCGCGCACAGTGGTCGGCGATCTCGCGTGGCTCGAGTTCCTTGCCACGGCCGCTGTAGAGCAGATCCGACACGCGGTCCGACCAGTAGTCCGGTGACAGACCCAGCAGGCTTTGGGACACGCGCTCTAGTGCGAAGGGCGAGGTCTTACGCCCGGCAGCCAGCCTGTTCTCGTCAAGCGCGTGGACCGCTTGCTGAGTGCAGATCGTGTGGCACAGACGCTCGCCGAAGACGTCGAGCGTAATCGTGGCCTCGAACTTACTGTTGCTAACCGCGAGCCCTCCCGCAAAGAAGTTATGGTTGTCCTCTACCTCCAGGCAGTACTGACGAAGGCCCACGCGCCCCCGCTCGCGTATCCCGCCGTACCGAGACGCATCGTGCGCCCCCTTTCGCAAAGGCCCGACATGAATAACCTGGCCGGTAGACGCGCAAGCGGATGATGCCTCGAACCTGTATATCCTATCGCCAACGCGCAACTGGTCAGCTCGTACGCGGCCGATCGGAGTGATGACGCAGTGGTCCCTGGTTAGACGCAGTTCCCTGCCGCGTACCTTTTCGCGCACAACTACGCGTAGCCAGTCGTCCCACGGGCGTACGGGTGCCTCGCTCCAGCCCACCACAGCCTTAGCTTCCAGCTCCCCGTCGGCATTGATGCTCAGAACCGGGCCTGGGTCTCTGTCGCGCACCATAGCGCTGATTGTTTTGTAGGACCCATCAGCCAGAAGTACTTGAGACCTGGCGGCCAGGCAGTTGTGCGCCGCGAATACCGGACCGTCGGCCTTGAGCGGTCTCCGGTATCTCTTCGGGTCCTGCGTGGCGCGGATGAGGCGTCGGAGGAGCGCGACGACCTCCTGGTATTCGCGCTCGGACCAAGGACTTCGTGGGTGCTTGAGGGGCACGCCGTAGACGTAGGCCACGCCATCACGCTGATAGCCGAAGCCTAGGCAGAATGGGTAGGCCCCAACGCGAGCCAGGCTCTCGGTCTCGTAGTCGAAGACCAGGATCCCGCGGTGCCGCTCGCAGTCCTCGACCGCGCGTTTGACCTTAGCTACCGTGTCGCAGTACAGCCATTTCTTCTGTGGTACGAAGTGCGGCTCGCCCCGTAGGTAGCGCGCGACGAAATCACGGTCCTCCTGGAGGACGGTGAACTTGTCCGGTTCGTAGTGCACGATGCTCGGGTGAAACGAGACTATCGCTGAGCAGTGGTGCGAGCCGAACACCACGTCATGGACTCTGTTGCGGAGCGCTACCACAGGCTGCTTGGTCCCAAGCACCGCGTGGGCTGAGCTGGCGCCCGCGAGCAGGAGCACACGCGGACGTAGGCGCGCGACGTCCCGCTTCAGGTACTCGAGGCAGCACCCGATCTCGACCGCGGTAGGTGGCCTGTTCTCGAGTCGCTCGTCCCCCTTGTAGTCGAGACCCATCTTGGTCGGGCGGCAGCGGACCACGTTGCCCATCGCGTAGGAGCTGATCCCTGCGCGGTCTAGGAGGTACCGCTCGACCTTCCCGGCTGACCCCACGAGTGGCTCGCCCTCGGCGTCCTCGTCCTCGCCTGGCGCCTCGGCCACGACGAAGACGTCGGGGCGCCCCTGGACGTAGGTGAAGGACGGCACGCCGCGTGTCGTGACCTCGTCCTCGATCAGCGGGCACGCCTCACAGCGGTCCCGTCTCTGAGGGAGCGCCCCCACTACGCCAGCTCGGGCTCAACGTCGAAGCGGGGAACGGGGTTCTTACCCTTGAGGACGATCCGGCGGCTGGGTAACTCAAACACCACCGTGTCGCCCTGCGCGAGCGCGATCGTACCTTCCGCGTCCAGGTTCTGAACCAGGTACGATGCGATCGAATACACAACCTGGAATTGGAGGGACGCTTCCAGGTTATCGATCGTCAGCTTGGTCGGTAGCTCGTCGGTCTTCAGCATGGCGGCACAGGTTGTAGTAGGCGCCCACGAAGGCAGTCAGTGCATCGTCGGGCCTTACCTGCTCACGGTACCACAAAACCTCGGTGTCTGTCATGTACCCGAGGTCTTCGTAGAGCTGGCTGTAGACCGCGCGTGCCGACCTGCCAAGCGACGACCAAGGTTGGGCGTGCTTGCCGAGCACGCTGAGAGCGGTGGCGGCCACCGAGTAGCAGATGGACACGTCGTGCTCAACCGGACCGAGGGCCGCCCGCAGGCTGGCCACGAACGAGTGTAGCCGGTCCAGGGACGCGGCGAACTCCCCGATGGGGGCCATGACCGTGGCGGAGCCCGACCGGTCGCCTAGCCTCAGTTCGCCGCGCCCGTCGAGCACGAGGGCCTGCACCCAGGCGCTCGAGACCGGGTTCTCGAGCAGCCACTCTTTGGCGAGGAACTCCACGCTAGAAGTACCGGCGGCGGTTGTAGGCGCCGAAGTAGAACGCGGCCTGAGACTCGGTGCTACCCCCGCCGTCCTCGTCCTCTGGCTTCAGGATGTCGGGCAGCTCCTCGGCCTTCAACTCGCCCTTCTTGTAGCGGTGATAGGCCTTCGCGATGGTGGCCGCCATGGGCAGCTCATGTGCGAGGAACCCGTAGCGCTCGACCTCGGCCGCGAACGTCCGGATGATGAGGTCGTGCGGCACGATGTCGATCGTGAGCCGCCCGTCGTTGTCGACCTCGAACGCCTCTGGGTTGTCCTCCTGCCGGTACACGCGCACGTGGTTCAGCTCGTGTGCGATCAGTCGCTGGCGCCAGTGGACGGTGAGCTTCGACCAGATGCCCTCGCAAACCTCGATCTCGACGTCCTTGCCAAGGATATCGCGCCAGCGGCTCGAGAGCTTGCTCACGCGCGCCGCCACGATCTGGCCGTCGTCGACCCGGGGCTTCGCCCGCCAGACGTAGAAGATCTTGGCCTTGCTGTCACGCAGGTCCTTGAACTCGGGCAGGCGCTTGATGAGGTCGTCAGCGATGGTCTTGATCACGCCCTGCTTGTCATGTGCGTGCTTCACGGGATCCTTCCTTTCGTGCATACACGAGGTACGCTTCGTCCGCACGGAACGAGAGCGCCCGTAGCGTCCAGCCGAGGTCCACCTGAACCTGGATCTCTTCCTCGAGCAGGGCCTCCCATGACCGATGGGAGGGCCGCGGGAGGCGGCGGACTCGAATCTGCATGCGGTGAGTTGACTTCACGGGCGACTTTGGCCTTTCACGTAAGATCCGGCTCTGTCACCACTAGTCGTGACAGACCCAACAGTAGGTCTGTATCGCTCCGCAATGAGCACAGTCCTCGGAGGCCCTCCACGCTAGAAGCTTCACCTAGCACCGATGGGTCACGCAGACATGAAGAATTAGCGTAACCGTGATCGCGATCTCCCAGAGCGTGTGCAGCACCGCGCCCCAGTTACGGCGCGGGTTCAGGTTCAGCGGCGGGAGATCGAGGGACATGCGTCCTCCTACAGTTCGGAGCCACCTTACCACAGGTCGGGGAACCGGTCAACGTCGGTGGCGACGGCGGCCTCCGAAGGGTTTCGACCCGCTGACGGCTGGTTCCTCCAGCTCGTCGCTGGCCTTGACCGGACTGGGCGGAAGCGCGGACGACACGTACTGCTTGATCTCGCCAGGCAGCGGTTGAAGCACGGAGGCCACGCGGTCGGTTTCGGGGTCCCAGTTGCCCGTAACCTGGATCGCGTGCATGCGCTGGATCACCTCGATCGCGGCGCGCGTGCGGATCCCGGGCTTGCCGTCGACTCCGTCCTTCGCTGGACCGTAGGACCCGAGATCGAAGCCGAGACTTAGCAGGAAGCGCTGTCGCGACTCCCACGTCGGGAACGCCGACGGCGCGATCTCGGGCAGAGTCAGCGTTTCAACCTTGGCGCCTGAGACCTCCACGACGATGGACTCAAGCATATCTCCGGGGCAAGTAGGCTTCCCGTACTGGAAGTGACCGCGCAGGCCGGCCGCCGCAAGCTTGAGTTCGATCCGCAGGTACTCGTACCAGAGGGGCCGAGCGATCGCCTGCTGAGCGACCGAGGGTTGGCCATCGGTCTCGGGCCACGGCACAAAATGCGGATTGTGCCGGCTACGGTAGAGGCCCTGGAACGCAACCGCGACGTTGTAGGTGTTGCCCTCGGCGTTCGAGTGCCAGCTCCTCTCGTACCAATCTAGACACTGGTATACAATGAAGCGGTGCGCGTCGTCGAGTAGCGGTGCCCAAGGCACGAACAGGTGATAACACATCTTCGGCCAGCCGCGGCCTCGCCCGAGGTCCTTGCCGAGGACCGGTTGGCCTTCGTCATCCTTGCAGGACGAGCAGGCCTCGTATGGATACATGACGGTACCCTCCCACGTGCGGCCGCACGTGGGGCAGCGGAACCAGGGATTGGCCGTCACGAACCTCGCGGTCGTGATCGGACCGGCCTCGCCCGGGTTGAGACTGCCGGCGGTCTGGTGGTACTCGACGCCGCGGATTGTGCGCGGCGCGCGCGACCACGCCAGGCCCTTGCCGCGCCAGCCGTAGGGATACCCATCACCACGGATACGGTCGATCTGGGGTCGGAGATCGCGCACCACGAAGTTCGAGCCCACAAACAGGTCCACCAGGTCACCTCTGCGAAACACTGAGCCCTGGGTTATACTTGAGTATGGCAATCATCGAAGCGGCAGGCAAGGCGGCCGAGGCTCGGGGTCGAGCGTTCCTGAACAAGGCCAAGGGCCTGGCCGTGGTAATGACCGCGATCTCAGGCCTAGCGATCGGAATCCTGAGCTACCTCAAGGACACGCGCGATCCCAAGGTCAAGGCGGGCTACACCGAGACCTCAGATCGCATCGTTGAGATATCTCGTGACATACATCGGTTGACGGAGATCGTCCGGCAACAGGCATCGGAGATCCAGACGCTTCAGAACTGGGTGATCAGCCAGCAGTCGGGCGGCAGCAGCGGGCCACTCGCCAAGATCACAGCGTCCGTCATCACGCAGCAAGTCCTGCGGCCGCGGGTACCAACGCCGACCAGACGCGCGCCGCGTCCATGGGCTACGCTACCCGCGGTCCCCTAGTTGAGCCGCAGTTGTACCGGAGCCACGCATGAACCTGTACCAACTATACTGCCGCATCGCGGACTCGACGACCACGATCCCGAAGAAACCTAACGGTCGGCTCTGGTTCTCGATCCACGGCGACGACGAAGGCCACTGGGAGTTGCGCGCCGGATACGACCGTACTACGGGAGGTCGCCGAGCACCGGCACTGGGAGGCGCTTGTCTTCTACCACGGGACCTCGGACGCGGTGGTGCCCGCGATCCTACGGCAGGGCTTGCGGCCGCGGGCCGAAACCAACGTGGAGCCAGCCTATGGTGCGGGCGTAGGACTCGAGGGCCGGCGCGAAGCCGTGTATCTCACGACCCAGCTCGACATGGCAAAACATGCGGCACGACAGGCGGCGCGCGCGCGACGAAGGGCGCGCCCGTGGTCCTGCGCGTGACCCGAATCGATGGCGAGCGCGTGGCACCGGACGAAGACAGCAAGGAATCCGACGCCTGGCGTAGCCTCGACCGGCTGGGTTCGATCGCGTACCTCGGAACGATTCTGCCAGATCGCATCGAGCCGTACCTCAAGCTCGAGGGCCCGAGCTGGGAACCCTACTGATCGCAGCTACTCCAGACTCGTGCGCGTCGGGTCCAGCTCTAGCTCACCATAGTGCGCGTTCATGCGAGCGGGTAGCTCTTCGATCACGTCTTCGGGCGCAGCCAGGATGATCCTGATCTGCGTCACGTCAGCGCCGTCGCGGCGACCGCCGTCGAACACGGGGTCACCGTCGCGCCCTACCTCCTGGTAGCGCAGGACCGCGCCCTGGGTACGGACCCCAAGCCTGCGCGCCCAATAACGACGGCGACGGCCGTCCACTCTGACCGTTATCCGACAGAGTGGGTAGCCGTCGGACGTGGTGAAGTACGGGCCTTTCTCCATGCTGGCCTCCACTCACATCATCTTAGCACAGAACAAGATGGTGTCAAGTATCTCGAGGGAAATTTTATTTACGTAGATATGTCCAGGGTTTAGCCGGCAGTTCGGGCTTGACGATAGCCTAGGTTCTTGGTTACCTTTGGAGTGGAGACCCATTCGTGATGTTAACCTACGTCCTGTCCGCCATCCTCTCACTGGCGCCGCAGATCGGGCTCCCCACCGCGCGAGCGTACGCTCGCATCATCTATCAGGAGACCACCCGCCGGGGTCTCGACCCGCTGCTCCTGGTCGCGTTCGTGGACCACGAAAGCAACTGGAACCCACGCACCCGAAGCCACACGAACGACTATGGCCTGGCTCAAGTCCATGTGGCGGTCCGCGGCTCTGCCAAGTTCCTCGGCCGTGAATACGAGCTGTACCGGCCAAGAACGAACCTTCGAGAGTGGTGCCGGCTCGCCGCCATGTGGCGGGACTACCATGAGCGCTCGTGCGCGGGCAAGAAACACCGGTGGTGGAAGCACCTCAAGTGGGGCTACCGCGTCAAGGACCCGCACCCCGACGAAATCGACGCGCTGTATCAGAAGCTGAAGGCCAAGTTCTCGCAGCCGCCCCGCCCCGAGGTGTAACTACCGTGCTCCGCAGGGTCATGGCAGGTCTCATCGAACCGCCGCCACGGCGGCCGCCATGATCAAGCATGCGGAGAGCTGGTCGCATGTTCGAGCCCGCGGACTACCCGAAGGCGGTCGACCGCGTCGCGGCACGGGTGGGACGTTCGGCTAATTGCGGGCGTCTGCTTCATGACTTGGGTAGGGCCGCGCAATGAGAATCGACAACGACGGTCAGAAAAGATCGGGCGGGCCCGTCTACTCTCTTGAAGGGGGACGGAGCCATGAGGACCCTGACCGAGAAGCTGTCCGCAGTCGACTGGAGCACGGTGCGAGACCGCGAGGCCTACGTAGCGGTCGCTTCTCGGAACGCAGTAGCCGACGCGCGCCGTCAGGCCCAGGCTGCTCAGCGGCGCGTCAAGCGTGAGGCCCAGCGCGCGGCCGAGGTCGATGCGCTCGCGGCCGCCCGTCAGGAGCTGGCGGGCCTCATCTCGGACTACCGGACCGTCTGCGCGCAGGGCGACATCGAGGCCAAGTGGTTGCTCGCGCTCTCGGTCCTCGTGGGTGCCACCACCGACACTGAGATCCGAGCGACCCACGGTGTCTCGCGCGACGTCGTGTACCAGTGGCGTCGCCGCGGCCTTCTTCTGCTCGACCAGGACTTCTCTAACAACCTCCGCAGCCACCTGGCAACTCGCCTCATGCGACCACCGCAGTGGTCAGTTGGTAGCAAGAGCCTTCGGCGTAGGCCCGACTACCTGGCCGTCATTGGAGAACCGTCATGAACAACACCCTCGCCGACTATGATATCATCGCGGATAGCATAGAGGTGTGCGGCTCCCTGGGTATCCGAGTCACTCTGCATGACGGCGTCCTGCATCTCGTATACTGGACGCTGGCGGACCTCGCGGTCGAGCTGGAGCGATCGAGCGCACCCGTGTTCGCGTTCGTTCCGCCCGGGTGCTGCCTGGCCAAGGTCTCGCCGCGTAAGAAGGCCGCCTGGTGCATCGAGGACGCGTCCAGGGACCTGTGGCTGGCCGAGGAATTTCTGACCAAGATCCTTTTCTACTCGTATACGGATGAGGAGCAGCGCCTGCTCGCTCGCCTCATCACCGAGTACCAGCACGCGGCGTATCTCGGGTTCTCCCACGCGATCTACTGGCTCCAGACCGCGGGTCTGTCTCCGGACGAGATCGCTGAGTACCTGCGCGTCAGCACGAGAGACGGGATCGAAACCCTGGGGGCGCCACCGGTGAAAGCATGAAGAGCAGAGATCTGTGCGGTTATGCAGAAGCCGCCTACGGGTGTGGAAACTGGCTGGACGGCGCCGAGTACATGCGCCTCGCGCGGATCGCGGCCGCGGTCGAGGAGGAAGACGACGCCTACAGCCACGGGGTGGACGATCATACGCATCACGTGACCTTCGTGGAGCCCACGGGCCCGGAGCCCGAGACCTGGGTGGTTGACGAGGTAGAAGCCAACGAGCGCGCGCACGCGAGGGGCCGGCACCACGCCGAGGCAAAGGAGTGAGCCGTGAAGCTGTCCGTAAGAGCCCGCCGGCTTCTACAGCGGGCGGCGGCCGTCACCACGATCGAGGACCTGCGCCGCGACGATCGCGCGGCCGCCCTGGAACTCCAGCGCCTGGGCCTCGTCACGGTGACCAAGGGCGCGGATCCAGACGATCCCTGGATGGTGTTCATCACGCTGGCGGGCGAGCGTCAACGCGTCCGGCACAAGACCGATTGGAGCTGACCATGGACCAGCCCGAGGGCGTGGGGTACTTCGTGCATGCAAGGAAGACGTCCGGCGAGTGGGACCTGGTCGTCCGCGCGTTCCGGGCTCAGGGCTTCGAGCCGACGGACGACGACGTGATCGACGCGCTCAAGGATATCTACATTGATATCTGGGCCTACGAGGACTACATATCTAAGTAGATAACATTAAAGGGAAAACGGGGCGTCGATTTTCTCTTGACACCATCTGAGCACATACTAAGATGTAAGGGTCAGCAAGAGGAGCGCCCATGAACATCACCGACGTTGTCCGCGGCACCGAGGCTTACCGGGCGGCCCGCGCCCTCGCGCTGGACGAGGCCAATATCGCGGTCGCCCAGTGCATGTTCCTGGACACGCCAGCCGACGCGACGATCGCCCTGCGGTACGAGGGCGGGTTCACTGGGATCGCGAAGCGCGCGATCGAGTACGCACTCGCAAAGGTCCCGGGCTGCTTCAAGCCGATCGGGAACCCTCCGGTCACCGCGAACGTCGCGCGCGTGCTGCGCGCCGAGGCTTACGAGATCTCGCAGATCACGCGCGACAAGTGGGTTAGCAAATGATCGGTCTGGGCCTCACCGTCAGCCAGGCTTTGCGGGCCAACCTCTGCCAGGAGCTGCGGCTCGTGGGTGGCACGACTGACTCGATCTTCCCCGAGGTCGAGGCCCTACTTCAGGCGAGCGCTGACATTCAGCAGGCGCTCGATTACGTGGCCGGTCGCAAGAACGCGGACCGGTACGAGTCTGTAGTCGACTTCCTTTTCTGCGAGCTGCACACCGAATACCGGAGCGCCTGCTTTCGCTTCTATCTGTCACGCAAAGAGCCACTTCGGGACCTCATCACGGCGGCTCAGCGGCAGGTCTTCGCCTGGGAACTGTGCCAGGCGCTCGCGCTCGCCTACCAGGTGCATTGCGAGAAACGTCGACTTGGTTGGGAAGCGTTCCGTCAGGAGGTATTGCTGGCCGTTGTCTAAATATCTTGACAGCTATCTGAGTCCGTGCTAAGATCGGGACAATGAGCAAAAAGCCGCTATTCGAGATCGACGTCCAGGGCCTGGCGGCGACTTCTGCGCGTCGCGGCCGCGCGCACATCATGTACGAGCTGATCTCGAATGCGCTCGACCAGAACGTGAGACGCGTCGACGTCACGGTTGCGGCTGCCAACCGCGGCCTAACCTGCGTGCGGGTGGAGGACGATGACCCCGAAGGGTTCTCCGACCTGGCGCACGCCTGGACGATCTTCGGGGCCTCGCCCAAGCGCCCGGACGCTGAGAAGCGCGGGCGTTTCGATCTTGGCGAGAAGCTGGTGATCGCCCAATGCGTGGCCGCTACCATCCGGACGACCAAGGGCACGGTCGAGTTCGACGTTCGCCGCGGCCGGCGCACGGAGTCGAGCGCCAGGCGCGAGTGCGGGTCCGAGTTCGAGGGCCACCTCCGGATCACCAAGTCCGAGCGCGAGGCTATGATCGCGGCCGCGCGCTCCGTGATCGTGTACAACGGTAACGACACGCCGGAGCTGTACGTCAACGGGGACCGCGTCCCCGGGCGCTCGCCGCTCGAGGTCGTGACCGCCACGCTCCCGACCGAGTGGTGGCTGGACGGCGCGTTCCACCGGGGCCCGCGCCAGACCGAGGTCGAGATCTACAAGGGCTCGGGCTGGCTCTACGAGCTGGGGATCCCGGTTTGCCAGACGGGTGACACCTACGATGTCAACATCCGACAGCGGGTCCCGCTCAATATCGAGCGAGATAATGTGACGCCGGCCTACCTGCGCAAGGTCAGGGTCGCGGTGCTCAACGCCACGAGCGAGCGGCTGACACCCGAGGTCGCGGCTACCTCCTGGGTACGCCAGGCGCTCGAGTCGCCAGAAGTCGCGATCGAGAGCGTCTCGGCCGTGATCGAGGCCACGCACGGGGCGAAGGTCGCGGTCAACGATCCGTCCGCGCCCGAGACCCGCTACGGTGCCATCAACCGGGGCTACGACGTGATCGCGGGCCGCCAGTACAACAAGGCACAATGGGAGAACATCCGGCGCCTCGATCTGCCGTCGACTTCCGAGGTGGCGCCGGGTAAGCACGACGCGAAGACCCCGGACCGCGTGCTCGAGGACGGAGACCTGACGTCGGCCATGGTCGCGGTGCGCAACCTGGCCCAGACGCTCGCCCTCAGAACGCTTGGTCACCCGATCTCGATCATGTTCATCGAGGACCGCTCCATCTTCCCGGCCATGTATGGGGCCAGCACACTGACCTTCAACGTGGCCAAGCTCCGCTCGTGGTTCGACGGGCCGCTGAACAGTATTCTCGACCTGCTCATCCACGAGCTGGGGCATGACGCCAGCACGAACCACCTGGACTCGGCCTACCACGCGGCACTCACCAAGATCGCGGGCGCGACCGTGGCACTGGCCCTGAGCGAACCAGGGCTGTTTCTGGACTTCGAAGAAGAAAGACGAAACCGATGAGTAGGTATGGCGCCTGTTCGTGGTGCCGGCTCACTATCTGAGTTACGATGCGCTCGGCGTGCTCGTCTACGTGACGGCCGCTGGGCGGCGCGCGTAACAGGCGTTGACAACCTGTGTCTGTAATGATAGGGTACGTGCATGGCAAGGAAAAAGACGACCGAGCCCCAAGTGGTCAGGCGACGCATCGTCGGTATCAACGTGATCGCGGGCGGACGCGCGCAACCCCACGCCTACCTGATCTATGAGGAAGACCGCGCTGATGGTACCATCGGACTGGTCCGCGGCTACGCGGTCTACGGATCGCCCGCGAGCCCAGGCATGCTCAGAAAACCCAAGAAAGGGAAACCGAATCCCTACGCCTGGGTGTACGCGCCTCACCTCTTTACTACCATGTGGGCGGCGTGTCTTCTCAACCAGGACCTGCAACAGGCTTGCGTCGCGCTCGACGAGCACCGCGGAATCGAGGAGATCTAACACGGAAGTGAATGGTGCCCGCACACTACCTAGGCGGAGGTCCGACGATGGCTAGCTACAAGGAAATGGCGACGACGCATTCCCAAGGGGAGGGTCGCATCACGTTGGACGACCTGCGGACGCTCGTACGGCACCAAGCCCGCGACGGGCGAGAGGCAGCGGGGTCCGCGAAGTTCTATGTGCTCCACGAGGGCCAGCGGATCGAGATCGACGAGGTCTTGGTCCAATGGCACTACACGCAACAACAGCACTGGGATACGGACGAGGAGCCCCCGGACGAGTCCCCGGACGAGGAGCCTCACGAAGAAGACCTCTGGCCTGACGAGGACGAGGAACCCGAACTCGAGCCTGGAGACGAGAACTATGACCCGCTCTAAGATCCTTCAGGTCCACCTAGTCGACGCGGTCGAGGACCAGAACCTGCGAGACGTATCCAACGGGGTCGACAAGATCGCGAAGCTCCGGCGCCGGTTCCCAAGCCTCGAGCCAGGCGAAGCCGTGCAGTTCGTCGAGGTCCGCAACGCGCTAAAGCTCAAGGTCGGGACAAAGACGCTTTCGTCCTGGCTGAAGCGGCAGGGGAGGGTTCAGTCCTCGAAGGACAAAGGTCAGGCCGAAGAGATCATGAAGCTCCGCAGGCAAACTCAGGAGATGGAGCGGGTCCTCGAGTACAAGAACTGGCGGATTCTCGGGGAACGGAAGAGCTTCATCGCCATGCTGCTCGAAGAGCTGAACACGGAAGAGCTGATGCGGAAGAGCACTCCATGAAGCCCACCAAACCGAAGGCCGAGTTGCCGGTCCGCGTGCTACGCGTCGAGATCCGGGCGTCGAACACCGGCTGCTTCTCGTGGTACGGAGACGTCCGGCGCTGCTGCCCCTACCTCGTGGCCTCGCGTTTCGGATCGCGCCTTCACTGCGCGCTCTTCGATTTCGGTGACGGGAAGGCCCGCGAGCGGCCGCCCGAGAGATACGACGAGCGTGAGCTGCCGATCGGTGCCAAGCGGTGCCCCGAGTGTATCAAGGCAGACGTGCCTGTCCTACGCATGGGGGATGAGGTGTGCGCGGCCACCAACATCTATTGCGGCAAGGAGCGGATCAGGAAAGGGCGCCGCGGTCGTATTGAGGAGACGCAGACCAACAGCATGAGAACGCTCTACCTCGTCGACTGGGGCAACAACCGTAGGCACTGGGAAAGTCCGGACCGGCTGGTCAAGAGATAGGCCCATGCTCCTAGAGATCTGGAAGGTAGAGAACGGGCGATACCAGGCCGTGGCGGAAGCCAACCTCCACGACGAGTACGCGGTCACGGACCTTCTCCGACTAAGCGCTGACGACGGCTGTCTTCTCGTCCGCTGCGCGGGGACCGACCAGGCGGTCTGCGCAGAGCGGCGCGAGGGCCGGTGGCTGAGTGAGGACGGGTCGCTCGAGATCACCCCAGAATGGGCGCGTCATCAGATCAAAGAGAACCGCTGGCGCGCTATGGTCGCTGACCAGGCGGCCAATAGCCCCGAGTGGCTAGGCATCGTGGGCCTCATGAAGGCCGCGGCGATGGGCGCCGAGCGCGACCGCGGGCCGGTGAAGCGATGACGAACCGTAAACTGTGCCTGTCGTCGGCTATCCATTGGGATAACCTGGCCGCGAGCGTCGAGCGCATGGCAGTCTGGAACCGGTCTCAGGGTCTTGACCTAAGCCCTTTGGGTAGCTCGGTCGGGGACCGCCGAGCGACGTTGTACCGGGCTGTGGCCCAGTCACTCCGACTCGAGGCCGAGACTGGGGTCGCGCACTGTTCGTGTCATCTGGTTCCAATCGATACGTGCCCGGCTCGTACAACGAGGACCCGATGAAGGTGCACCACTTTCGCAAAGCTCTCTCCGAAATCCATGGACTGGCATCGGCCGACGTTGACACCGACCCCGCTCGCTGGCAGCGCACCGCGGTTCCGGAGGTCCTGTACTGGCTCGATAGCCTGGTGCGGAACCTGTACGGGCGTGCACACGTGATCGTGGCGCTCCTCGATCACCGCGCGCTGTCTGGTCTGCGCGTGCTGCGTAGCTACGGGTCGGCCGAGGTCGACAGCGGGCAGGCAGAGGACCTACTATCCCCCGCGGAATACGCCAACATGCAGCGTGCGATCGCGTGGATCGACGCCATCGACCCCAAGCATGTTCCGATTCCAGGAAGGTGAAGGTGTGATACATGGACAACGACGACCTCGACTTCGACTTCGACTTCGACAACCCCCAGAGCGCACCTCACGTCACGGGTAGCCCCACGTCCAAAGCCGCGGCCAAGGCCGTGCAGCGTAAGCTCACCGAGCAAGAGCGTGAGGTGTTGCGCATGGTGCGGGAGCACCCTGGTATCACGCGCGGGCAGCTCGAGGACGTGGTCGACCCTGACCTCTTCCCCACGCGTTACCTGCACCAGTCGGTTGGCGCTCGCGTCGACGCCCTGCGCGCACGAGGGCACCTCCGAACGCAAGGCACCGAGGCCTATCGCGGTCGCCACCAGGAGCGTCTGTATCGCTGCGCCCCGGGATCTCCCGAGCACCAGGCCGAGCTGGCGAAGAGGCCGACGCCTCCGCGTGAGCTACGGACCAAGCTCGGCCGCATCCGAAAGCTGGCGGACGAAGCCCTGCGGGACAACTTCGAGCTACAGGACACACTGACGAAGATCAGGGTCCAGACGTCGTACCGAATGAAGAACCAGGGGAGCTAGAAGTGACTATGCCAGAGAGAAAGGGCAGAGGCACCCGAGACAGCGAGTGGCAGCGTAGTGCTCCTTGTCTAGGGTGCGGTTGACTACTGCTGCAAGAAGGCTGCGTGTGTTCTCGGAGCGTTCAAGCACGGGGAAGCGCACGCGCCTTGCCGTTCACTGGTTTTTCGTGACGGTCGGTATTGGTGCGGTCTTGTGCTCGAGGCTGACGAGGCGCGCGCGGCGTTCCTGAAAAAGGAACTGTACATGGGTGACGGCTGCTCGTCGTCCCTCAACACGGAACGAAAGAAAATGCTCGCGACCAAGAATACCAAGACCGAAACCAGGGGTTGGAGCTGAAAGGCTGGCGCGTAATCGCCTGCGCTGCTCTGGGGTCAACGTCTAACGTATGGACCCTCGAGTGTGAGGTTCGGGCGCGAGACCCGTACAGGGCCCCAACCGCCGCCAAGAAGGTGAGATTACGTCATGATCGTATACAAGTACGGAATGACAGGTGGTCCTCAGACAAACGAGGAGCTGGTGCGCAACCAGCTCCATCTCGGTCGCTTCTACTACAACGATCGCATCGCGATCGATCGCGAGCGACGCCGTCGGCTGCTTGACGCCCAGTCCACGTACTCGCCCGAGATCGAGAACCTCATGGCCTGGCGGTCCGTGATCATGGAGGCGATCGAGACCGCGGAGGTCAGACTAAAGGCGGCGCGTGCACGTGCTCGCCGCCGCACGGTTCTCGAGTCCGAGGACCTGCGAGGACAGATCCAGTGGCTCTACGCCAATCTCCGAGAAGTACGTGGTCTGCTCACGGACGCCCGAAGGGCCTTGACCAAAAACGCGGCCTATCGGGCGGTCGAAGCCGAGATCCAGGAATGGGCTCGCGCCGAGAAGAAAGTCGCCTCTAACGCGTCGGAGGCCTGGTGGGGAACGCGCGGGGCATTCGACAAAGATGCGGACGGCGCTATCCACGCGGTCTCTGACCTTGAGAAGGCTCCTCGCTTCCGTGGTGCCGACGACTGCATGCAGATAGCAGTACAGATACAGAAAGGGATGACCCCTGCGCGCCTATTTGCTTGCGTCGACACGCGCGCACGCATGCAGGTGCTCGACGCCCGTACCGCTCGCCTCGATCTGCGCGTGGCCTCAGACGGACGTCGTCCGGTGTGGGCTTCCTGGACGCTCTACTACCATCGGCCGCTACCTGAAAAGTGCCTGATCAAGTGGGTCACGGTCCAGCGTACCACGGTGGGCCCCCACGCGCGTTGGACAGCGCTGTTCTCCGTCTGTCCGGATGCCGACTACGTCAGGGACAGCGACCTGCCGCGAGGGCGGGGCGCGGTGGCCTACGACCTCGGCTGGCGCAAGATGAAAGAAGTCGTCGACAGCGGTGACCTGCGCCTGGGCGTGATCGAGGGCACCGACGAACTCATCGAGGACCTTCGACTCGATCCAAGCATCCGAGCAGACCTGCTCGTATGTGAGGAGATAGAATCACGCCGAGACGAGGAACTGGATCAACTCAAGGAGTGGCTGGTACCTTGGGTGCAGGCTCACCTGCGGAGCTTCGAGGACGTGGCGTTCAACTACGGCCCTCAGCCGCGGCGCTACGGGCCTCCGCCACAGCCGCGCCCAGCGTCGTTTCGGTCGCTGCTACGGTCCATCGGCAAGTGGAAGGCCGCACGTAGGTTCTCGCGCATGATACGTCTATGGCGAGATCACCGGTTCAAGGGCGACGACGAAGCGTTCGAGCGGGCCGAAGCCTGGCGCAAGCACGACAAGCACCTATGGTGTTGGCAGGCGAACCTGCGGGACAAGGCCCTCGCACGACGGCGCGATGGTTACCTGAAGTTGGCGACTCGTCTCGCTCGCCGGTACCACACGCTAGTGCTCGAGGGTCAGTGGAGCTACAAGCGGAACAAGGATACCGGCAAGAAAGAGCGCCAGCCCTACGGTGTTCCGCTCGACCTGCGTCCATTTGGTCGCTCACCCCGAGTCGAAGATGATGGCGACGGGCCGGCTCGGCGCAAGCAGCTCAAGGTCGTGGCACCCGGAGATCTGCGTACGCACCTGATGAACGCGTTCAAGCTCCGCGGCGGCTGCGTGGTGCTGGTGGACGCCCGCGACACGACGCGCACGTGCCAGACCTGCGGCACGATTGAGGTCTGGGACCAAGAGCACGAGTTGACGCACACGTGCTCTGCGTGCGAAGATACTTGGGACCAGGACCAGAACGCGTGCAGCGTGATGCTCGATCGGTATCACCGGAACGCTATCATCCCACCAGCTCCTCCGAAGCCGCCGAGGTTTCACCGGAAATCCAGTGCTAGCGGTCTCAATGCCTGCGCTGGGGCTTCGCACCTGCAACAGCGAAAACGCGAGCAGGACGGTAAGGGGGCAGCCGCCAAGGCAGAAAGAAAGGGGAAAACAAGGAACGGGAAGGGGAAGCGCCAAGGCGCTCGCAAAGCTCATCCTATGCCAGCCGAAACACCGGAGATCCAGTGCTAGCCGTCTCAGTGCCTGCGCGGGGGCTTCGTACCCGCGACGAGCAGGCCGAGGGCGGCACCCTGTTCCTCGACGAGGTCTCAGTGCCTGCGCGGGGGCTTCGTACCCGCGACGGCCTTCTGGCCGGATGAACCGAGGCCGACCGGGCAGGTGTCTCAGTGCCTGCGCGGGGGCTTCGTACCCGCGACGTGCTTGGCCGCGGGCTCGATGCCCACGACGGCCTGGTCTCAGTGCCTGCGCGGGGGCTTCGTACCCGCGACGAAGATCGCGGACCCGGGCGAGCGGCCGTCAAGTCTCAATGCCTGCGCGGGGGCTTCATACCTGCGACGTACCTGCGACGCCGGAAGCAACCAGCGACCCCTGCGGGTCCCGCGAGCGCGAAGCTAGTAGATTTTTGGCCTTCTGATATAGGATCGCGCGGCTGACGCCGAAGACCGTGACCAGGATCTGGATCGCTAGCTGCTCCTCGAGCGCGTGCTGCTGCGCGTGATGCGCCTTGCATAGCAGCTCGAGGTTGGACGCGTCGTTGTGACCGTGGTTTCGGTCCTTGTGGTGCCACTCGAGATCAGACGAGGTCCCGCACAGGCAGCAGCCGTCACGATACTCGCGCCAGTTCTCCTCGCGGCGGATAGGCTGTATCAGGCTCCGACCCAGGGCCTCGCGTGCCGCTACGTGGAGCACCATCATCGGGATCCCGTGGTGACGAATCACGCGACGGAGAGCTAGCTTTCGCTCCTTGGCATGCAATCTAGCGTGACAGGCGTCGCACAACCGTTCCAGATTACTGACGTCAGGATTCTCTCGGTCTCCGTCGATGTGGTGTACCACCGACCGGTCCTGACCGCAGAGGGCGCAGCCGGCGGCAGGACACTCGACATTGGCTCTGTTCATGAGCGTGCTGGTTGACGCCACGTGAAGCGGTACCATGCGGTTTGGATTCTCGCGACCGCGCTTGGCTTCGGACATGGTCTTGGTATCGAACCCGTACTTGCGCAGGGCGTAGATCACGTTGGAGGCTGCGACTGGGTTACCAGAACGTGCCAAGCGACCGATCTCGGATGCGTTGAGACCGCGCACCACGTAGTGCTCGTGTAGCCAGTCGCGATTGTGGAGCGTGTCGCGGAATTCGGCGCGCGGCCGCGGCGCGTGCGAGCCCGGGTGCGGTGCCAGGCGTTGGGCTTCGGACGCGGACCGCAAGTGTAGGCCATACCGAACCAGCCGCTTGTGGACGGCAGATGGAACCGAACCTATCTCTTTGGCTATATCGTAAGGGCTGCGCTGGCGATCGACGTACTCACGTCGCAGCCACTCAGGGTCGTAGAGCGTGTCCGCGAACCGCTTGGTGTAGGGCATAGGCTAACCTCCTGAAATAAGGCTAGCACAGAACGCGTAAGAAGTAACTAGGAGAAGTAGAGAACCTGATAACTGCTGGAAATTACAGTGAGATATGCAATTTCCACGTGACTTTGATCTGGTCGCTGAGGGACTTGTTCACGACCGTGAAGCGGTAGCGAGCCATCATGATCCCGACGCCCGAGGTGTTGTCGTTGAACAGACCCACCTCTTCGACGCCGGTGGCAGAGAACTCGCCCGGGGTCCAGGTGTGCTCCCACTTCGCGGTCTCGCCGCTCATGGTCATGGACGCCGCCTGCACGCTCTGGCGGTTCGCGATGACCGCGGTGGTGAACGGGCTGTCGAGGTTCGTCTGGCTCGAGTCCGGCGTCAGGTTGCCGGTGCCGAGCTGCATCCAGGTCATGGTGGCCGGCGTGCTCGTGAACGTGCGGTGCGCGATGAAGTCCATGCCGAGACGCGTGAGCGTGTTGCGGCCGTGAACTCGCTTCAGCTCGCGCCCGTCGCGGTCGAGCAGTTGGACTACGACATAGCCCTTGCCACGTGCCATCTCGGCGCCAGCCTTACGGAGACATTCCTTCGTTGATTGCATGGGGGTCAGCTTCCCTTCGCGCTTTGGCTGCCTTCAGGTCTTCGATGAGTTGCAAGACCTGCTCCCGAAGCGTGGGATCGCACCACTCGGGTAGCAGGTCTGGAACTCGCAGCGCCCAGGTGAGGCCCTCCTCGAGCAGCCCAAAGTTCCCGTACGTGCGCGCGAGCGCGAGCGCGGGCGCATACGTGTACATGGACTTCTCGATGAAGAGCCCACTCACGGGCGGCCTGTCGATCCCATGCGACGCGTACTCGTAGTATCGCAGAGCAAGGTCCAACCTGTCTTGCTCCTCGAACAGTTGACCGAGCATGTACCAGTGCTCGATCCGCGTCGGGTCGTCGCCGGTAGCTGCGAGCAGGACCTCGACGGCCTTGGCCGGCTGCTTGATCCTCCGCCAGGTGGCGCCAAGAGCTAGACGCGCCTGGTAGCAGAGCGGCGTACGGGGCGCGGCCGCGATGAAGCGGTCGAACCAGTACAGGCTCTGGCGCAGAGCGAACGGACGTATCCCAGTGGATATGGGACGCAACCCCGGTTCGCTGTACACGCAGTCTGGACATGGCTTCAGGTCGTCGTTCACCATAACTCTAGCCCTACCTTCGCAGGTTGGACAACGCTCGTCCCGGTACTCGCTCGCGAGGTAGTACATGTCCCGGATGTTGTGCTCGACCCGAATTCGGCGCAGGTACTCCTGCTTGTTGATCGCGTTCCGCTGCTGCCGGCGGATCTCCGACCGCTCGATCGCGCGCTCGTGCCAGGTGCTGACCTGGGGTGCCTGGCCGCTGCGCTTGAGGTCGTATCCCGTGAGCTGGTTGTGGCAGGCGTTGCGGAAGCAAATGACGGGCTCGCCCTCGGCGTCGACCTTGCGCCTGAAGAGCCAAGGGAAGTACCAGATGTTGGTCTTGGCCTCGCGCCGGACGTCGAGCACGTCGATGTAGTCAGGTGTCTCGTCGAGCTGGAGCAATACCTGAAGCCCACGGTGCAGGTGCTCGTGGCCCTCGGTCATAAAGATCCAGTCGCTCGTACAACGTCTGATACAGGCGTTGCGGGCCTTCGAGAAGTCCTTCTCCCACGTGAACTTGAAGACGGTGTCAGCGTAGAGCTTGCACAGCTCCTCGGTGGCATCGCTCGATAGGTCATCGACGCCGACGACGATCTCGTCGGCCGCGCCACGGAAGCTCGCGAGCACGCGCTCGACGTCAGCCGCTTCGTCCTTGACCGGCATCGTCATGCTGAGGGTCGCGGCCTTCGGGTAGCCGCAGACCCCGAGCAGGTAGCCGCGGTGACCCGTCTTCCGGAACACGTCGGGGTCGTAGAACACCTCGACCCGGCATCTTGGACCCCAGTAGCGCCGCAGGAGGTTCAGGAACTCCTTGGCGCTCCACTTGCGCAGGTGCTGCTTCTCATGCTCGGGCCCCAGGCAGTAGTTCGGCACCATGAAGAACGCTTTGTTGAAGCTCTGACTATACGTCAGGATACGCTCCACCGTAGGCAGCGTCAGGTGTTCGAGGACCTCGGTCGCGATCAACACGTCCCCGAGAGGTAGATCGGCTTCCTCGAGATCGAGCGCGACCGCATCGATGCCCTTGGTTTTCGCGATACCTACGGCCACGTCCGAGATGTCGCGGCCCACGTAGTGGGCGTCGACGTTGGTTAGGTCGGCCTTGATACGAGATAGCAGTACGCCCTCACCACAACCCAGATCTACGATGGTCGGCGAACGCTCCGCGCTGGGCTGGGTGATCCGCATCGTGTACTTGATGAGCCAGCGGATACGAGCGTACTGCGTCGGGTAGGTCCGCCAGCTCTCGTGCTGGCCTCCGCCCGTCTCCCGATGCCACAGCTCGTTCCACACGCTCTTCGAGTTCCGCTCACGGTCGGCAGCAAAGGGGTCCTGGCTACCGGATAGCGAGTCGTCCCAAACGGTCTTCTGCGACGTATCGACGGTCATTGACGCCTCCAATAATGAAGCCTTGACGCATACCTGCGCACGTGTTAGCGTGCGTTAGCATAGGTCAATGGAACTCAAAAGTCAAAGACAGAGACGGTCCTACCTGGGGCTCACGACTGCATGGCTTGATACGGTCGAGTGCGGGATCACGCACTCGGGCGCCACCAAGTTGCACGCGTGCCAGCGATCGCTCGACAACTGGCCGAGGTCTGAGAACGCGGTGCCGCTGCGGTTTCGCATCAACGCGACCTTCGTGACGTTGTTCTCCAGATACTGCATCCCGTGCGCCTTGCGTGAGGCCGCCTGGGCTCTGCGCGAACACCTGTCCACGTGCGCGCCTCATCTATGGGACTGGCCCACCGACGCCGAGTTCAAGGCCCTGTGTGTGTGCACGCCGCCCTCGAACGGTGTGCGTCACGCGCCACGTAAGCACACGTGGGAGGAGACCGCGGAACTCGTCCGCATGATTAAGGCCGTGGTCGTGCGAGCCGACACCATCCTGAGACTACCGGGTAAGCGCAAGCTCGAGTACGACAAGGAAGACCGCGACGATGCAGAACCTGACGCTATGGACGGGTGACGCGCCGCCGGTTGTGGCGGTCGACGTGTCGAACCTGACCTATCGAGCTTTCTACATCCACCGGAACCTTGCGTACAAGGGTCAGCTCACGGGTCATATCTTCGGGTTCCTACGCACGGTCTTCGCTTTCGCCAAGGCCCACCCTGGCTGCGAGTGGTGGTGGGCGCTCGACGGGCACAGCTCAAACCGTCGCAAGATCGATCCCGAGTACAAGGCCAACCGCACGCACGCGGACCTGCCCATCTCTATCACGGACGAAATCAAAGAACGCGTGCTTGGCTGCCTGCCAGGCGTCTCGTGGTTCCACCCAGGCTATGAGGCAGACGACCTCGTCGCGCAGATGGTACGAAGCACGCAGCGGTCCGTCACGGTTTTCTCTAACGACCGCGACCTGTGGACGTGCCTGCGATCGAAGCGGGTGCGCATCTACGACGGCAAGGACTTCGTCGACGAGTCCGTAGTGCGGGCACGCTTTGGCGTGGCGCCGGCCCAGATCCCGCTCATCAAGGCCGTTTACGGGGACTCGAGCGATCACGTGAAGGCTGCGAACACACGTATCCAAAAGGATAAGTTTGTAGCCGCTATCGGTGCCGGGATCCGATCGCTCGCAGACCTGGCCGCGGCACTGCCCGAGCTGGAGCCCGGAATACGCGAGCGTCTCGAGCGTGCCTGGCCGAAGCTCAAGCAGAACTACCAGCTCGTGCAACTACGGTCGAAGCCAGACCCCAAGGTCGTGAGGACGAGGGGTGCCACCACGACCCAAGCACTAAGCGCGCTGCTCGAACAGACGGGATGCCGCTCTCTGTTGCGCGAACTAGACCGGACCTTTGGGTTCTTCGCGCTTCCGTCGGAAACTCGTTCGTGTTAAGGTGCGGTCGTGGTGGTGCTCACGAATCGCGCCTGGATCCCAAGCTCGCTGGTGAAGGCCAAGCACCTACGGTCCTACACCTACAAGCTCTCGCAGACCGTCTTCTACGAGCCCAACCATAGCTGGCAAGATATCGTCGTTCCGGTACCCAACTACCGGGTTAACCGCACGCGAGACGTCATCGGATTCCCTCGGGGAGATCTCACCAAGCTCGAGTCCATCATCGGGGACGAGCCGATCATGGACCGTCGCACGATCGCGTTCCTACCCCATCGGCTAGCCCTCAAGCCCCATCTGCGACATGACGACCGATGGCCTGAGCAGCTTCGCATGATGCGCGACTGGCTTCGTGCGGGTGGTGGCATAGTCAAAGCGCCGCCCGCGAGCGGCAAGAGCATCCTGGCGCTCGCCGCGATCTGCGCGACCCAGCTTCGGACCCTAGTGCTGTTCGAGCAGCGTGACCTCCTGGACCAATGGTACCAGGAGTTCATGAAGCACACGACCGCGGGCGAGATCCACGAGGCTACGGGCAAGCCGCTGGTCTCGGTCTTGCGTGGCGGGTACCGGTCGCTCACACCTATCAGCCTGGTTACGTTTGCGCACGCCTCGACCCGAGGCCATCGGTTCTTTCAACTAGCCCGCGACGCGTTCGGCCTGGTGGTAGCGGACGAGGTCCACCACAGTGGGAGCGCTGGGCACCGAAAGACGCTGCTAGCCCTGAACCCGCTCCTCTTCCTAGGCCTCAGCGCGACGCCGTTTCGCAAGGACGGCCTCGAGCGCTCGTACTTCGACATCATGGGACCGCCGGTTGCCGAGAGCCGGCGCGAGCTGCTGCGGCCTACGGTCGAGCTGATCCCCACGGGCACGACCGTCACGTTCAGCAACAAGCTTCCGCGCCATATCATGTGGTCTATCATCCTCAAACGCGCGCTGGGTGACGCCGAGCGTACAGCCATGATCGTCAAGCGTATCGCGCGCGACGTGGCAGACGACCGCACAGTTTTCGTCCCCACGTGCCGAAAGGCTCATGCGGAAGCCATCGTCGCGGGCCTGTCCGAGGTCCTGGACCCCAACATCATCGCGTACTCGCACGGGGGCATCACCAAGAAGGGCGTGCGCGAACAGATCTACGACAGTGTACGAAAGCGCGAGAAGCGGGTGCTAGTCGCGACGACGGTGATCGACGAGGCGGTCTCGATCGACTCGCTGGATTGTCTGCACCTCGTAAGCCCGAGCGCAAACGCCCGCGAGATCGAGCAGCGCGTGGGCCGGACGCGGCGGCCACGCCCAGGCAAGCGCGACCCGCTGGTTCGCGACTACGTGGACGATGGTTGTGGCATGCTGAAGGGCGCGGCCGGGATCCGCATGCGCGTGTACAAGAACATCGGCTGTCGGATCGATCGCTCGTATCTATGGAGGTAGATAGTAACAACGTACCTCAGACGCTGGCACTTTCACGCCTACTTCAGTGGTGACCTGTACGTCGACGTGCCCGAGGAAACCACGGAGGAAGCCGTACGCGCGAAGGTGGAACAGTTATACTACGGTGGCAACTGGGATTCTGCTACGCTTCGGCGCGGCAAGAAAGTCAAGGCCCGGAAGCCCAGAAAGGGACGATGATGCCGAAACCTGCTAACCCAAGCTCGGACGCGGTCTACCTGGACGACTGCGTCTGCGTGAAAGAGACGGACGCAGCCGTCTGCGTCGACATACTGGACGGGGACCTCGGTACCTGGATTCCCAAGAGCCAGGTGCATGATGACTCCGAGGTCTGTCACAAGGGCGACGAGGGCACGCTGGCCATTACCAAGTGGATCGCGGAGAAGCTCGGGCTCAGCTAGTCCATGAGCAAGATGTTCAGCATACCGGTCGAGCGCGCGGTGCTGCTCGCCATCCTCGACCACAAGCGAGCGGGCCCCTACATCCTGGCCCGCATCGGCGACCCTAACGACTTCGGGTTCCCACCTCATCGCGCCGCGTTCAAGCGCTACCTGCACCTTGTGGCGGCCGGCAAGCAGCCGCACGGGTCGATCGCCTTCATGGAGGACCCCGGTCTCGATGCCGAGGCCCGCTCGGCGCTCGACGTGAGCGACGAGATACGGTCCAGGGTACGGGCGATCAGCAAAGCCGACGTGAAACAGTACCTCGAGAGCCTGCGCTACTACCGGCGCAAGCGCGTGATCCACCTGACCTGCATAAAGGTCAGCGAGGAGCTGGAGAGCGACCAGGAGCTAGACGTAGAGAAAATTGCGCGCATGCTCCAGGACGGCGCGACCAAGGTTCTGGACCGCGACAACAGCAGCCTGACCACGATCGGGGCTCAGGCCACACTCAAGGCAGCACACGTGATCAAGGCCATGGCACCTGAGCGCAATGAGATCCTGAAGACCGGGGTGCGTCAGATCGACGAGCGTATCGGTGGCTTTGCGCGCACCAACATGATAGCTATCAGCGCTCCCCGCGGCGGCGGCAAGAGCGTGCTTGCCAAGACCCTGGCGCTCAGCCACTTCTACGAGTATCAGAACGTCTACGTTGCGAACCTCGAAATGGGTCAGTGGGAGTATCTGACTAGGCTCTTTGCGGAAACCACCGACTTCCTGCACGCCGATCTTCGCCAGGGTATGCCCCGACTTGAGGACCGCAAGCTCGTCGCCAAGAGCCTGGAGGAGATCAACGCGTTCGGCGTCCAGCACAACTGCCGCCTGACCCTCGACACGGTCCAGGACCCGAAGTTCACGCCCGAGAAGATGCTCCAGAGGATCCGCAACCAGGGTTATGACGTGGTGGTCGTGGACTACGTGAACATGTTCTACGGTCCACACAAGGACGTCTGGCAGAACGTATACGGTGCCTCCAAGTTCTGCAAGGCCATAGCCAAGAACCTGAAGTGCGTGCTATACTTGCTCACGCAATTAACGGACGACGATCAGGCTAAGTACGCGCGAGCGCTCGAGGAGGATGCTGACGCCTGGTTCATGTGGCGCTACGTCGCAGGGGACCCCATGGTCGCGATCGAGAACAAGAAGGGCCGGTCCTACGACCCGTTCACCATGAACCTGGTATGGGACCGGGAGAAAACCCTCTTCGTCGACCGCCGCGACATCAGCGCGAAGGAGTTCCAACGGATCGAGCACGCGGCCCAGCGTCACGCGAAGGAAGTGGTAGCGCGCGAGCAGCGCATGCGCCAGGCCCAGGCGAGGCTCCAGCATCTGCTAGAGCACGGAACGTACGAGGACCCGAAGAAGAGCGCGCCCAAGCAGAAACGTCGGCGCCAGAAAGCGGTGCATAGCTGATGCGGATCGAAGACACGAGGCCGTTGGCGGTGCTCAAGGCCCTTTTCCAGGTCGTGAATACCTACGCGCCGGACGAGGACGGAACCGTCACGCTGCGCGCGAGCGAAGGGCGCCTGCGACTGCGGTCGGCCTCTGGGGGCTGCGCAGTCGAAGCCGTCCTACGGGGTGACGACGACGAGTCGCTCGCTAAGCCCCTGAGCCTGTCCCGCAAAGCCGTCGCCGCGGTCTCGGTGCGCGCCGACCAGGCCAACCTCAGGCACAAGAACGAGCACGTCACGATCTCGAGCGGCAGGTCCCGCTACCGGATCCCGGTGCAGGCGGTCGCGAAGCAGGGGCGGTTGCCCGACGTCTCAGCGGTCGACCCGATCCTGATCGGGGCGCCTATCCTCAAAGCCGCGCTCCAGAGCATTCACTTCGGACACGACGACACGGGCACGGGCGACGTACGGGTCGCCGTGCGGAAGGGCGTGCTGACGACCGAGACCGCGGACGCGTTTCGTGCCGCCGTGTATCAGGAGCGCATGCCAGAGCTGGAACGGGCCGCGGAGGTCGAGACCTCACTCCAGCACGCGCCGCTATTGAAAGCGGTCGCTGCCTACGAGGACGCGGACCTGAAACTGCGAGCGACCGAGCGCGCGTGCGCGCTATCGGACGGAGCGACCTCGATCTACCTCCCGGTCCTCAGCGCGCCGCGCTATCGTACGCTAGACCAGCTAGCGCACGCGCGCAAGTCCTACGAGACCGTGGCCACGATCTCGGCCCTGACCGATGACCTACGCACTGCGATCCGGGAGGCGATCGCCGTGCTGGAGTCGAAGTCGCGCGTGCCTGTAGAATTCGCGGTGCGGAGCGGGCGGCTCCACATGACGACTCACGGCGAACTCGGCACGCACGAGGCCCGGATGCCGGCGGAGCAGACCCAGGGCAGGCCCGACGCGTCTTTCGTGACGAGCCCGGCCTACGTGAAGGTCATGGCCCAGCTCGCGGCCAAGGCTGGTGACCGTTGTCAAATCGAGATCCTTGGCGACCGTGTCGTAGTATTCTCCGTGAGGGGGCGAACTGTTCGCACCTTGTATCTATTCAGTCAGAAGCAGAGGACAGCGGAATGACACACGCAGAGCTAAGAACCAAGATCGCCGGGATCATCCGGGACGGAGTCGGAGACCAGTACGTCGACGTGGCCGATCGGGTACTGTCCGCCATTGACCAGGCGGTAACCGGGCTTCCGGAATACCCGGTTCTGCGCGAGGAGCTGTCGGACTACGCGCACGAGGCATGGTCAGGCTGGATGAAGTACCTGTTCCATCACAGCTCACCAATATTTCCCGACGGGTCCCAGGGGCAACCCGCAACGCAGATCCCTGCGGAACTGACGGCGCGCTGGAAACGACAGCTTTCGACGCCCTACGCCGAGCTGCCAGAGAACGAGAAGGAATCCGATCGTAAAGAAGCGGATCGCATGCTGGCGATCCTACGCAAGCACCTGTGAGCGTTGAAGTCACATGCCCGTGTCGGCCGAAAGATGATCCCGGGCGGCTATTCTCCGACCGGTACATCGTGATCGACTGCCATGAGCACGGCTACACGATCACCGTGCTGAAGGAAGCTAAGGTACTCCAAACCGAGCGCTGGGTTCTGATCACGTTCCGGGGCTCGCCAACGATCACGAGCCCTGTCGGGAGGTATGTGTGTCGGACTCGAGGCCTAGCCGCAAAGCGGTACGGCGCCGACCGCCAGTACTTGGTGGCATTTCGTTAGACCGCGGTCTGGTAAAGGGATGGCGTATCGAAGTGCGGATGCCACACACGCTGGCCGATGCCGCGCAACGCATCAACCTCGACATCGTAGACGAGGATATCGACCGGCTTGCTAACCGTATCCCGGCGCTCATCCGACCGATCCATACCGACGAGGACGTCGACCTCGCGCAGGACGTACTCGTATCCATAGGGAGACGGCGCGCACTTTTGGCTCAGAGGTACACCGCGGTGCTGGGCGTTCACGAGCGCCTGAAGTCGTATCAGGAAGCCGTTAAGAGCTGGTTATACAGGAAAGCAGAGATACAGGGATGCAGGAACGAGGCCGCGAGAAACGCATGCACCGCCCAGGTACTGGCACCCCTAACCAAGGTGCTGTCAGCACTCGCTCGGCAGCTAAAGCAGATGGAAACCGTCCAGTGGGCTCTAAGGTCAAACCAGGAGTGCGTACAAGCCCAGATCCGCGTGTGGACAACGCAGACCCGAGACTCGTAGCCCGCTGCCGCCAGCTCGTTGCCGATCTCTTCGTCCTGGGGGACGTCCAGCCCAACGTCGAGACGATCGCGGCAGACTACGTGGCGCAGATCTCTCGTCAGGAGTCCGAGACCGGAGCCGTGGACGCGTCCCAGAGCAGCACCTACTTCAGCTCTGGGCCTATCAAAGCAGCACACGCTCTCGTTAGCTCGATGGTGGCGCTCGAGTTCATGCTGAGGACCGCGGGCTACGAACGCTTCGTTGACCTCGCGCTCACGACCATGCTGAAAGCGCGCCTCGCACCACCGGCCGACATCCTCCGCAAGTTAGCTCCCGGGATCGACTCTCACCGACGGTGAGCGGGTTAGATTTCGATCGTCCCTTGGTGATCACGTGAGCAGACGACGCACGATCCTAAATGGCGACGCGGTACGTTGTCGTGTCTGCCAGAAGCGCTACGAGAGGATCACGCAGAGTCACTGTCAGACCCACGATCTGACGTTGGCTGAGTACCAACAGCGGTTAGCTTCTGTCCACGCGGAGAAGATACGAAGGCTTCGGCGACAACCAGAGTTTGAAGAAAAACGGCACAAGGAACACCAGGCTGCAATGGTTGAGTTGTGGCACGACCCAGACTACCGAGAGCGCGTATCGCGAGCTGCTCGGCGGCTAGCTCATGACCGTGCCGTTAACCGTTGGTGCAGGTCGCACGGCTGGCATTACATACGATTGACAGACGTGGACATCAGAACGAGACCGGAGAGCTGCCGGCGTCGAATCGCTCGACTGGTGGGTGAAGCATGACCTGGGCCTTCATCGAACGAGGATTTCAAACGTATTGCGTGGATCTCAGACTATTCATCGAAGGCATCGAGGTCACGCCCTGGCTTCAAGACGACATCAGTTGGAGCCTAGCAGGAACCGGAGGTGTCAACAGTCTGAGCTTCACGCTTGCCAACCCCGAGGATATCTGGTTTATCACTCCCGACAATCTCGAGGGCAAATGGAGGATGAGCCCAAGCGGCCTCTACAGTGAGGCCGAAAAGCGATCGCTCTACGAGCGCAAGACCGTGCGCGAGGACGAAGCACGCTCGGTTATGGAGAAGTACAAGACGCACGACCAGCTCCGCTCAGCCGGCCTCTACGGCATGGGCCCACACACACTGGTCTTCCACAAGAACGACGCGGTCAGGCTCTTCGTCCGCAACCCGCTGGTGGTTGAGGACTGGTGGATGTGCGCGTTCACGGGTTTCATTGCCCAGAAGCCCGTGCAGGAGGACTACATGGTCGGGAGCGGCCCGATCACAATTTCCTGCTATTGCCTGAAGGGCATCATGCAGAAGATGAGGGTTCAAGAGAACCCGATGCCGACGGCCGGCGACAAGGGCAGCAGCGCGCTCAAGGACGCTCTCGACAAGAGCGGGTACCTGGGACCCGAAGCTGGACCGTTCGAGGACTTGCTGCTCGCCGGAGGGAACCATCCGCTAGCGGGCAAGGACTTCATGCGTTCCATCGATCTGCTGTTCTTCGGCAAGGAGGGCGTTCAACCAGGGGGCGTGTCGACCGCCCGGATCAAGATATTCGGAGGCACTGTTACGACCAGCGTTGCGTGGCCATCCAACCAGCCCCAGAAGAACGTTCCGCTCACGACCGCCGAGGAGCAGGCCGTACACAACGAGATCGCTGTGCTCAACGGCTTGCCACAAGTCCGACGCTGCGGCGGCATCGACGACGAGGGGCGCTGGTACGACGAGGCCAAGCGCGACGCGGTCTACACTAGCTCCAGTACGCAGGACAAGGGCACCATCGACGGCGCCAAGACTCAGGCCAGCCTGCTGGCCAAGCGGCTGGCCGATATCCGGTTGCGTGCCGACGTTGCGGCCAAGGGCAAGAAGGCGATCGGCGCGGCTGACCCCAGCACCCAGCCCAAGGGTCCATCAGCGGTCAGCGGACGCACTGCTATGCTGCGCGGGCACGTGGGCCGCTTCGCCAAGGGTGAGACCTTCAACTACCCGGGCGACGATCTAGAGGAGTGGCACAACCTGTGTCTCCTCGGCAACCGCGCGGGCTTCTACATGAGCTTCGATCAGGCGACAGCGCTGGGTCAGGCCACGGTGCTCGAGAACGTAGAGGGTAGCCCATGGAACGGCTACGTTCACATGCTCTTGCCCAAGGACGGGCTGCCGGTCAAGGACTTCGTTCAGACGCAGAACACCGTCAACGACTTCGTGGCTAGCGGCGTGAACTTCACGGACCGCTACCAGCTCGTCAATCTAGTATGCGAACAGATAGAGTACCAGTGGTACGTGACGCCTGTCGGTGACGTCGTGTTCGAGTTCCCCATGTTCGACTTCGAGCCCTCAGCCTGGAAGGGCTACGCGGCCGTGCACCGGGTCGAGAAGCACGCGACGTCGTCAGCGATCGAAGACGAAGCCGAGGAGATCCCAACGGCGATCGTGGTGACTGCCCAAGAGCGTCACGCGGATGCATCCGCTACCGGCGGTCTCGGTGTTGCGGGCGACCCTAACCGCGTCGTGGCTTACGCCCCGCTTCTGGCGACTCGTCTTGGCGTGGTCGTCGAGCAACTCCAGGCCCCACCCTCGGTCGGCGGTACGACCACGGGTACGAGCCAGAAAGACCTGGAGGCCTGGGGTGCGCTCCAGCTCCAGAAGCGTCTGGGCCGCTCAAGCACGATGACGATACCCACGGGCTGGCGGCCTTGGATGCTGCCAAATCGTGTGATCGAGCATCGTCTGCGTGAGCGGCTGGGGGTCGCCACTACGGTCCAGCACACGGTCGCGCTCGGCGGTATCTGCACGACCACCCCCACGATCGTATATACCAAGAAGAAGGGGCCAGACGGAACGTACCGCTACATCTCGGGCGGCGAGAACATGCCGCTCAACTACTCGACGGGCATAACCAAGTCCGGCGACGTGGACCGCAGCGGGATCGTGATCCGGAAGGGCGTGCAGAAGGGAACGAGTCAGGGCACGGCCCCGCAACCGCCGCCGGTTCGCAACTCCGAGTACAAGCCGACCAAGCGCACGAAGTCTGACGACGCTCTCGACCCGCTACTCAAGGAGCTTCGGCCCGAGTTCGCAGACGTGGTCGCCGACGTGCTGCGCGAGCTTCGAGCCGCTGGCTGGAAGCCGAAGATCCGGAGCGCGTACCGGTCGATCGAGAAGCAGAACAAGCTCGTGGCTGCCGGCGGTACCGTGGCCAAGTGCAGCCGCCACACCATGGGCCTAGCCGTTGACCTTATCGACAAGCGCTTCGGGTGGCCCGCCCCAAAGCTGGTCTGGGGCTACGCGTCGCTCGCAGACCCGGGTTCGGCGTCGGCTCCACCCGACACGTTCCAGTGGCCAATCCAGCCGACGCCAGCACGGCCACCCAAAGGGTCGGCGCGCCTGTTCGGTGCCACGACCCTGAACGGAAAAAACATCCACATGGGGCTTGACTTCGGGACCAAGGGCCAGCGGGTCTTGGCTGCACGCGCGGGCCAGGTGATCGCGGCCGCGGGTCCGGAGCGCGGCCGCGGGATCTACGTCATCATCCGTCATGATGGAGGATGGATGACGAGATACTACCACCTCGACAGCTATACGACCGTACGCGGCGCCAACGTTGTCGCCGGTCAGCAGATAGGTATCGTTGGCGCTACAGGTGGAGCCCTAGGCCCGCACCTGCACTTCGAGGTTCTGCGCAACGGCGCCAATATCGATCCACTCACGGTGCTTGACCCCAAGGCCAACGCGAGCGCCAACAAGAGCGCGCAGAACATCGTCGCGTTCTATCGGGCCGTGGGAGCCGCGGCCATGGCGCGCGGCATGACCTGGGGTGGCAATATCAATCAGCGTGGCTTCGGACCGGAGTCGAACATCCAGAGCGGATGGTATCGGCTCGGCATGGGCTGGGACCCCGTCCACTTCATGTGGCCCATCACGAAAACTCCTGTCGCGTGGCAGATAGACTGGAAAGGAGGAAGTGCCCCTACTGACCGCGGGCGCCAGAGTGCGCCTGTCTGACGTGATCGCAGACAACCACCACACCCTCGTGTTACTGTTACCGTCTAGCCAAGGGGAAGACACCAGTGGAGAGCATCAGTACAGAACTCAGGGCTATAGATACAGGCGCCGACGCCCCGATCCTCAGGACCGCGTGGAAGCACGACCCGCTCGACGACGTCGAGTGGGTGCAGACCAACGTGCCAGCGCTCGGTAACGGACACCCGTACACCATCACGGCTCCAGCCGATTGGGGCGAACGCAGTTGCTACACAGCGGCCAAGCACTACCTCGCGCTGAGCGACGAGCGGTCGGTTCGCCGCATGATCGAGCGCGTGACGAGTGCGATCGTCAAAGGCGCCGAGGATCACTGCGGCATGAAGGCGACCGAGGCCCGCGCCCTGCGCTGGGAGCTACACGATCTGCTCGTGCACCGGATCGCGTGCTTCAATAGCCCGGTCTGGTACAACGCGGGTCGGGACAACCCGATGCTCTCCGCTTGCTTCCTCTGCCCGGTCGACGACGAGATCGACTCGATCGAGGACCTGTTTCGGACCGAGGCCTCGATCTTCAAGGCCGGCGCCGGCAGCGGTGTCAACTGGTCGGCGCTCCGTGGGTCCATGGAGCTAGTCGGTGGCCTTAGCACTGCCAGTGGTCCCCTGAGCTTCGAGAAGACGGCGGACTGCAACGCGTCGACGCTCAAGAGCGGGGGCAAGTTCCGCCGGGCCGCGCGCATGGACCTGCTCGATGCTGACCACCCAGACATCGAGCGCTTCATCTCGGCCAAGTCTGAGGCCGAGCGCATAGCCAGGATGCTCTCGGACGCGGGCTACTCGACCTCGATCTCCGAGGTCGGTTCCACGCATGACGTGGTACCGTTCCAGAGCACGAACTTCACGGTGCGAATCCCGGACGACCTCATGAAAGCGGCCGCAGTCGACGGCGAGTGGGCGCTGCGCTACCGTCTACGCGACGGCATCGCGAAGACCGTGAGCGCCCGCGCGCTGGTTCACAGTATCGCGGAAGGTATCTGGGCGTGCGGCGACCCAGGCGTCATGTTCAGCGACACGGCCAACGACTGGGCGACCTTCCGATCGCTCGGGCCTATCACGACGTCAAACCCATGCGGCGAGGTCCTGCACGTCCGGAACATCAGTTGCAACCTGGCGGCGGTCAACCTGGTGCCACCTGGCCGCGGGCCTCTGACCCCCGCGGAGCTGACACGCTGCGCCAGGGTCCTGACCGTGGCGCAAGACGCGATCTGCTCGATGGCGAGCTACCCGACGCCTGCGATCGAGCGCCAGACCAAGGCCCTGCGACCCATCGGGATCGGCGTCGCGAACCTCGGCGCGCTCTTCATGCACGAGGCGCTGCCCTACGATTCGGATAGTGCCCGGAACCTGGCGTCGGACATCATGCACACGCTCACGACCGCATCCTACGACGCGTCACTCGACCTGGCCGAGAGGCTGGGACCGTTCGAGGGTGCGGACCGCTGCGCGACCGACGTCCTGCGCGTCTTCAAGCGGCACCGCGACCACGCGCGGAATCCTCACGCGTGGGGTGCGATCATCGATCGCGTCCAGAGCGGAGACCTGCCGCGGCACACGTTCACGACCTGCTGCATGCCAACGGGAACCGTATCGCTGCTCATGGACTGCGACACGACGGGCGTCGAGCCGTATTTCAGTCTCGATACCAAGAAGACCCTCGCCTTCGGCGGGCAGCTACGGATGACGGCGAGGTTCCTCGACGTGGCGCTCGCGCGGCTCGGCTACACTCGGGAACAGATCGAGACCGCGATCGACACCGACCTCGCGAGCATCGCGGCCGAGCACCAGGCGGTCTTCGACACCGCGCTGGCACGCACGGTGTCCGGAACGGATCGCTTCATCAGCCCGAAGGCCCACATCGATATGCTGGCGGCGATCCAGGGCGGCGTCGGCAGCGGGATCTCGAAGACCGTCAACGTACCGAACGAGACCACGGTCGAGGAGATCGAAGACCTACTGTTCTATGCCTGGAAGCAGGGCATCAAGTGCCTGGCTATCTACCGTGATGGGTCGAAGGTTGCGCAGCCGCTGACCCGGACCAAGGTCTCCGAGACCACGGCTGAGGACGCCCCGAAGCCGCTCGCCTGGGGTGAACGCCGACGGCTGCCCGCACGCTGCCCTGCCGTGCGCCAGCGGTTCGAGCTGGGTGGCGCCGAGTTCTACATGCACGTGGGACTTCACCCCGAGGGCGACCCTGGCGAGGTGTTCTTGCGCCAGGGCAAGGAAGGCTCGACCATGGCAGGTCTCGTCGATGCCTGGTCGATCGCGGTGAGCTTCGCGCTTCAGCACGGAGCGCCGCTCAAGGACCTCATGGGGAAGTTCGTGGGCCTGCGCTGGCCGCCCGACGGCTGGTTCGACGGGCACTACTACTCGAGCCCGGCGGACTACGTGGCGCGCTGGATGCTAGAGAACTATGGGCCCAAGTCCGAGGCTGAGCCCGATGCAGACGTCGAGGTAGAGCCGGCCGCGAGCAGCTCGACCGCCCCCACCTGGACCATGAAGTCAGAGATACACCTGTGCCCTGCCTGCGGAAACCGCATGGTTCAGAACGGCCGTTGCCTCCTGTGCCCGAGCTGCGGCCAGGGTCAGGGCGGCTGCACCAACTAGCGCCCCTGGGCTAGCCTTTTGTGCGCCACAGCCGCCAAAGGGCTCAATGAATTCGCTAGTATCTGCAACGTATCTCTCGGGCCTACTGGCGGTCTGAACTAGGAGACTCGTATGGCGATCCCGGCTGTAACCTGCGATGCGAAGATCGTGATCTCGTGGAACGAGGGCGGCGGCACGTACGACGCCGCGCTCTCGGCGACTGCCACCGAATCTCCGACGGGCTGGACCTGGACTATCCTATCGGTCCCTGAAGGGCTCGAGGCGCTCCTCAGCGGTACGTGGGGCGACTTCACGAATGGGGTCGCCACGACCGGTGCGGGCAGCTCGTCTGCCGTGGACCTGGAAGGTATCCCAACGGATACCGCTGACGGAACGATCGTGGTGCAAGCAGTCGCCACGAATGGCGAAGGTCCATCTGTCCCTGCCACGGACAAGGCGAATGGTCAGCAGTGCGTGGTGATCAAGAGTCAGATGCTCGATCTGCCGAAACCCGGAGACCACCAGTACAACTGGGGAGCTGCGCAGCTTCGAGAATGCTTGGACAAGCTCGAGACCGCCGCTGGTTCCATATGGAACCCAACTCGCATTGGTTATGGGGTGACTCACAACGCGGCCTTCGGAGAGTTCTTGATCGGCACCAATGACGGAGAGAACACCACGATCAACCTGCCCGAGATCACCGAGGCGGACCACGGGAAGACGATCGCGGTTCGTCTTAACGCAGGCACGGGAGCCTTCAACTTTACGGTTCCTTCTGGTTACCTGCTGGATGGGGTATTAGATGGAACCGCAGCACTAGGGTCATGGATTGACAACAAGGTCATCTTCGTGGCCGAGTACTCGGCTACGAACCCGGGCTGGTGGTCGATCTCCAACAAGGCTCCGGAGTAGATCGTGGCCTGGAACCTTCTAGAGAGCGGCGCGCAGCTCCCTTACGGGGTGATCACGAGCGACTGCCACCCGTGGCCACCGATCGAGCAGGGGAACCAGGCAGACGCAAACTTGTTCTACTGGCCCGCCATCCAGCGTGTTTGCGTGGTCGTGTTCGACTATGACGAAGACCTAGAGGTGGAGAAACTACAGTTATGGGCGAGAGAGCCGACCGAGGATATTTGGACGCTGCTCTCTTCGGCGGATACCAGTAGTTGGGGCTCTCCCTTCAGTGTGAACTTCAGCTCTGGTCACATCCAAGCTGCCGTCGACTACGATGGATCGGTTTTGATAGCCGCATTTGATCGGAGTCATGGGAGGTACGAGTGGGTGCAACTTGGCTGGAGCGACCCAGATTTCACTTGGAGCTGTCACCCTGAATGGGGTTTCGGGTTTCCGGTGGAGAGCATGGAGGGACACGTACTTTACCCACCAATGATGTGCAGTGGACCCATCAACGATCCTTCAAACCCTGGAGTCCCCAGGTTACTGGGCCGATTTAACGACGGGTTCGGCTACGGGTTCTACTCAGCGGTAGGTTCTGCTGGTGGGCTACTAGTGTTGAGCGCGTCTCCGGTCCCCGACGAGCGTCGTTACTTCTCGATGGCTCTAGATCAGTCCCGTGACACGGTTGTGGTTTACGGAGGCCACGTTAACGGAGACGAAAACACGTTCTTTTCCGACGTATGGGAGAGCAGCGAGTTCGCTGAAGGTTTTTCTAGGGTCCACGCCGGCCCTGGCCCTGGTCCAGTCGGAAACACTGGGCGTTCTGGAGCCGCCATGTGCTACCACCGCAACCTAGGAGGCATGCTGGTCTACGGCGGACGTGGACTCGGCTATACGAATCCTGGTACCAGCTACTATGGTCGCGGGGCATGGCTCTGGAATGGCTCACGCTGGAGGAGAGCATTAGGAACTGAGACTGACTACAACGACCCTGTGAGCGGAGGCGCAGCCAACAACCACTTCTTCCGCACCAAGGCGCGGATGGCGTACGATCCGAAGCGTGACACCCCTGTGATCTTCCGTGGACAGCAGGTCTGATGGCTTACCAACCCAACACCACGCTCGAATGGTCGTCCCCTTCAGTGCCGGGAGAGACCTGCGTCTTCGGTGGAGGTCAGTTCGGAGTAGAAGAACCGCCCTATGGTCAGTGCCTAGACGCAGGGACCGAACCGCCGGTTCCGCCAGAGCCGATAGATGCTCCAACTAGGACCCACTCGCAGCCCTACAGTCCCCTGGTAACGGGTAGGGACCGATGAAGAAAGCTCTACTCTGGTCCCCCGCAAACAAGACTCTGTACGAGAAGACCCTTGGGTCTGGGTCCTGGTCAACGTTTCCTTACCAACCGCCTATCGTCGCTGCCTCAGGCGGACGCGCCATGGCAGGGACGAGGAACGGCGACATATTCGTCTGTGACCATGTCGCACAAAAGATATGGAGACTGCCAAGCGGCGCCTCGTCTTGGGTGAATACAGGTCACCCTGGAACAACGCCCGACTGGACTCAGATCGTAGACGTTGGCGGTGGCGACCTCATCATGATGTCGGGAGGGCATATATCCAAGTACGAATCGGGTACCTGGGTATATATGCGAAACTCAGGCTGGTCCGGTCTGGGAATGCAGGCCTGGGCTTCCTCCCTAACTGACATATGGCACGTTAGCGGAGCCGGCGGTGCTGGAAATCAGCACGTCGGATACTGGGACGGAGCCACCTGGACCGACCGCTGGTCAGAGCTGTGTGCGGACGTAGGATTCACACCAGATCCTCCTCTTGGAGTATGGGGCTGCGGTCCCAATGAGGTATACATCTCATGCTTCGAGGGCGGGCGACACCTGATCAAGTGGAACGGGTCCAGCTTCGTTAATTGCGGTCAGCTCGCTTGGTCTGCCTATGGAGCATCCGGATCTCTGCACGCGCCCGACTCCTCCCATGTGTACGCCGCCGGTGTTTTCTACACCGCGTTCGACTTTCGGGTAGCCAGGTACAACGGATCATCTCACACCTTGCAGACTGGGAATCAGACCCCGTTTTCCGGTCTAAACTCGGTCCGGCCCCTATGGTCGCCAGACGGACAGCACGTCTACATCACAGCGTCTTATGGTGGCACCACCACAGTATGGGAGTCAATAGACCACGGGTCCAATTTCTCGTCCACTAGCGGATACCTTACCAACGATCCAACAGCGCTGCTTGGAGATCTGTCTACCACTACCCAAGTAATCGTGGAGGAATCAGCCCGCGCTTCCGACGACGTTGGCTTCGGCAGGCTATTCCCGCGCGTGTCAACAGAAAGCGCATACGCCGCGGACGTCGTCCAAGTACTCTACGAGCCAGGAACTCGCGTTAGTCCGACCTCGATTAGAACCCCGCGAGCGGCTCTGACCGCGATGGGCCGGAACCTGGTCCGCGGGGCCCAACAAGGTCGAGCACTGGTTCTGACCCGTGCGCGGATCGGAACGAGCTGGGAGCAGCCCCGCTGGGCGCGCCTACCTAGTAGCAGCGAGGATACGACCGAGCTGATAACGCCGTCTGCCTGGGGAACCGTTGAGATCGAAGGGTTCAACTCACGGGCGCTGGCCTGCTGCTGTCGGTTCCAGCAGACGGTCCTTGGGGCCCAGGAGCTAGTATTGTATGCGCGCACCAACGACTTGACCGAGGTCCCGTTCGCCGTGTCCCTATTCCCCACGTGGTTCTTGGCTCAAGCCGAGACCCGCGTGGCCCGAGTCATCATTCCGCTCTGAGGTGAAGCATGCCGGTTCCAGTTTGCACGGCGCTAATCGGTGGGAGTCACAGCGCGAGCTACGCGGCGTCGACCTTGCCGAAGACCATTACGCTGACGGGATCCGCCACCAACGGTCCGATCACGGATTGGGAATGGAGCGTCCTGCCGCTAGGAACCGCAGGCGATCCCTACAATCAGGGTGGATACCCGGCCACAAGCACGGTGGCGAGCGGCACGAACGACGACTTCACGGATGGCGTGTCGACCGTCCAGAACCCGGATATCACGCTTGATGTGATCGGCGGGTACTGCTTCAGCCTGCGAGCGAGGAACGCGGACGGCTGGTCGAAGCCCCGCTCGTTCCCCCTCGGCGACGGTACGAGCTGCCAGGCGATCGCCTATATCCTGACCGAGGGCGGCCTCAAGCTCCCGCCTGAGAGCATGAAGCGCTACGCCAATGACCTCAACGAGACGTTGGCGTCCATCGTCACGGGTCCGACTGGGCCAACCGGAACTCAGGGCGCGGCCTCGACCGTCACGGGTCCGACCGGAGAAGCGTCGACTGGACCCACGGGCCCAACGGGGTCTCCGTCGACGGTCACGGGTCCAACCGGTCCCGCTGTTACCGGCCCCACAGGCGACGCGAGCACGGTCCCGGGTCCGACCGGACCCACAGCGACCGGGCCGACGGGACCGACGGGAAGCGCGAGCGACATCACGGGTCCGACGGGACCGACGGGCCCTATCGTAACGGGCCCCACGGGGGACGCGAGCACGGTCACGGGTCCGACCGGTCCCACGGGGTCAGGATCTACAACGGGCCCAACAGGGCCAACAGGCGACGCGAGCACGGTCACGGGTCCAACCGGACCGACGGGACCTACGGGGAGCGTGGGCGCCGCGAGCACGGTCACGGGTCCGACCGGACCCACGGGGTCAGCGTCAGCTACCGGGCCCACGGGGCCCACAGGCGGAGGCAGCGGGGCCAACTTCCGCGAGCAGGAGTTCACGGCCACCGGACCCACCGGACAGCAGAACTTCACGCTAGGGGCGACGCCTGCGACCAACGCGAACATGCTGTCGGGCGTTAACATATTGGGTGTGTATCGAAACGGACAGCGCCTGCGCTACCAAGCGTCGCCTTCCACGGGCCTCGAGTACGGATACTCCGCTCCCACTACGCTCGTGACAACCAGCTTGACCGCGGGCGACATTATCACCTGCGTGTTCTCGACATAGGGTGACCCATGCCAACTCCATCTCTTAAAGTCGATCAAGTAGCTAACGCATTTGTATCTATCCCAGGCATCACGGTACCTATGTTGGATGCAGCTCCGGGAGTTACGTCTACGACAAGCGGCACGTTCGTTCAAATGTCTGGTTCCACAGGTACGTTTGTAGTACCTGTCACAGGTACTTACCTGATCCAGTTGATGATCGATGGATTCGCGACGTCTGGCACGGAGGAAGGTCGGTACCGCATAGCTATAGATGTTGCGGGTACGCCAATCTATGTCGGAAGTGATAACACGGGTTGGGGAATAGCTACAGCCGCTAGCCCACCTGTGCGAGGGTATAAGACGATGGTTGGAAGTGTCGAGCTGACAGCAGGCTCGCACACGATTGAGATCCAGTGGCGCCGCGTTCTTGGGACCGGGACCTGGAATTCAGATGCCTACACCAGGGCAGTAGTAAGGGGGACGTTGGTTAGTGGTAGTGGTGCGGGCGGCATTATCCCGACGTCTGCCGAGTTGTCCGCTGATGCGTCCGCAGTTTCGTCCGCGCACCCTACTTACGCTGATATCTCAGGTCTTAGTGTATCCGTTACGACATCTGGCAACGAAACTGTTCTGGTGTGTATCTCTGGGTGGGGGCTTCAAGGTGCTTCGCTGGCCGATGTGATGATTCGTTTGAATGTCGATGGGGCCGCTGTTCCAAGTGGGAGTGCAGATCGCTTGCTGGGAAGGACTGGAACGTACGCGGCACCTCTAGGCGCCCCTCGTGCGGTTGCTCTAACAGGTGCTGGATCGCATACGATCAAGGTGCAGGCAGCTTACGGCACTGCGCAGTGGACACCAAAAGCTGGAATGCGCCTCGATGTGTTTCAATTCCGTGGGGGTCTGGTACCCGTTGAGCACGACGGGGTTGCGGCGATTGATACCCCGCGTTCGTTCAATTTCATCGGCCCCAATGTCGATATAGCTAATGTCGACGGTAAAGCCAACATCACGTTCAATGGAACAACAGGCGCTATCTCTTCTACAGCCAACGCAGCAACCAATCCTATCTCTGTAAGTAATACGTCGTACACGGACGTGTCTGGATTATCCGTTACGATCACTACGCTAGCTGGCGAAAGTGTGCAACTCAACTTCCAAGGCAATGCCTATGTTGCCGGCGCATACAACGCTTACGTCCAGTGGGTGATAGACGGGGTTGCGTTGGACGCCCCGGCGGCATCTAACGGAGGGACTGGGATAGCTCTCGATCTCAGCTTCTCGAGAAACTACACCTTCGCCACAGCCGGCGCGCACACGCTGAAGATCCAGGCAAAGTATGCGACAAATGCGTTCTACCTGTATGATGCCAAGATAGGGGTTTTGCAGTTCCGTGGCGGCTACGTCCAGCCGGAGAACGTTCCGATCTTGGAGTACAGCTCTGCCTCTGTGGTGAATGTCAAGGCTGGTCCGGGCGCCTCGAGCGAACTACGCGTTCTGCTCAACGACGGTCAAAGATACACGTATACCGGAACACTGACGTTCGATATCACGACTTCCGGACTAGGTGGAAGGGACACAGGATCGGAATCGAACGGGTGGTGGTACATCTATGGTGTACCTAGCGCAACGGCCGGTCAGTTGGCCGTTGTTGGGTCGATCTCGCCCCCTTCGACTGGACCCACAGGATATGCTGTTTGGCGTTATCTCGGTGCGGTGTATAACAACACAGACATCAGAAAATGGTACCAGATAGGGAGCCTGTTTCTTCTTGATGCTGCTGGCACTATCGCAGACTATACAAGCACATGGAAGGTTAGCCCGCAAAGCGTTGATGCTTCGGCGTGGGCTCCTGCTACAGCGCGTTCGCTACTGACGGAATTCAGTGGTGCGCACTCCAGCGGGAATGGGGCAGCATGGTTCCAGATCTACACAGAGACCGCAACACCCTCAGCAAACCCAAGCACCTCTGATACAGCTCCTATAGGCTTCACGTGGGTTGACGCAAATAACGGGTATGCAAACACGACTAACCTTACGCTAAGTATCCCGATAGGCGCGAATCGGACCTTCCAATATCGTAGTTTCAACAACACGTCCTCGCCCTACAACAACGGCTCTGCCGTGATGGGCAATCAGCTACTGAGGACTACTGGGTATGTTGATGGATACCTAGATGGTTCCCGATCATCAACAGCGGTTATGCCCCTAAACGTCCTGGTCCGGAGTCAGGGATCAACCCCTAGAACAATTCTGACGTCTGAGACCGGCAACCTTTTCACAGGTACCACCACCCCGATCACATTCAATTTGCCCACCGCCGCTGTTGGTCTGAACTACGAGTTCGTGCTTCAGAACGATGACACCATGACGATAGTACCGAATGGCTCGGATACAATCAGAATCGGAACTAGTGAGACTTCGGGTACAGATCAGATCAGTGCTACAGACAACGGCGCTGCGATTCGTCTAGTGTGTATAGTGGCTGGAAAGTGGCATGCGACGAGCTACATCGGAACCTGGACTGTATCGTCGTAGGTTGATAACGCGGCAACCGTAGGATAGGCCTTGAGCGGATTCGGTTCACATTACGGACTCGAGTACGGCTGGGACCCGCTGGGCGGGTCCACGACCGAGGTCGTGGCCACCGAATCGGCGACCGCGTCTGACGAGGTTCAGACCAGACGCACCAGGTTCGTAGCGGTAGCGGAGTCTGCGACCGCGTCTGACGAGGTTCAGACCAGACGCACCAGGTTCGTAGCGGTAGCGGAGTCTGCGACCGCGTCTGACGGTCCCGTTAGGTCTACCGTATCCGGGCGGTCTGTGTCCGAGTCCGCTATCGCAGCCGACTCCGTGGTTGTGCGCCTCGTGCTGACGTTCAAGATCGAGATCACGGAATCGGCCACTGGCGCCGATGCTGTGACCACAGTTCTTGGGCGTAATCGTGTGGCGGTGGAGTCTGCAATCGCGACCGACGAGCACGTGCGCTCGGTCGAGTCCTACCGCGTGGTATCCGAGGCCGCGGTTGCCTCTGACGCACCCATACGCGCGGCATCGTCTGAGAGGTTGGCGGCTGAGGCTGCGGTAGCGTCCGACGCTACCTCGAATTTGCTGACCCACGTACGCAGAGCTACGCTGACGGCGATTGCATCCGACGACGCCAGGCGGTCGACGGAATCGTTCCGCAGCGTGTCGGAAGAGGCCACCGCGGCAGACATCGTGTACCGCCGCGTGGTCACGAACTACCGCATCGTTGCTACTCTTGACGGAGTGGCGGCCGACGCCACGTTCCGAAACATGACCTTCGCACGCACGGCCTTGGCCGAGGGCGTGGCGTCGGATGCGGTTCTCAAGCAGTTCTACAAGCACGTCATCATCTCCGAGGAGGCCTATGCCAGCGACGAGTGGCTACCTCGTGAGATACAGACGAACTATCACGTGCCCTACGAGGCGCGGTTCCCTGCGACCCTCATCCACGCGGCGCTAACCGCCCAGGGCCGAGCGCTCGTAGCGCGATCGGCGCACGACGGTACGGCCTACGCCTTCGTCCGAGCCCAAGTAGGAACCGGTGTGCACAACGCCAGCTTGCTCCTGCGGTCGTCGGAAGACGTGACGGCGACCGACCTCGAGACCGACCTGGTACTGGCCACGAGCGAGCCACAGGACGGCGCGCTTGTGATGCGGGTAGACCTTCCGCTGGGGTCGTCTGAGGTCCTGTTCTATGTTAGGATCCTGTCTAGCCCCCGGGCCGAGGAGATCCTGCGGGAGCTGCCGTTCGCGGCCGCCTCGTTCCCGAACCTAACGACGGAGGGCGTCGCGCGGATAGTGGTGCCCCTACGGTGAGACGATGGCAACTACGGACGTGACGGTCACCGAGAGTGCGCGCGCAACGGACGCGCAGTACGTAGCGATCCCCTATCCGAGCGGCGTGGGCCTCGTACTGTATCCACGCGCATGGGTACCCCAGGACTTCGTCGAGACCCCCTACGGAACGCCGGTGCTCACGGTGTTCTCGGACGCGTCCGACGCCACATACGTGGCCAACACCGCGGCGGCCGCGAGCTTCCGGGTCACGTTCGAGCCCGTGCTCCTGCCCGCGGGCGCGCCCCACCGCATCACAGGCGTCAGCCTCCTGATCCGGGCACTGGGGACGGGCACCGCACAGCCCACGATCCGCGTCAATGGACGCGAGGACGTGGGCACCGCGCAGGCGTTCGCCGTCGGCTACGCCTGGTATGTGCTGCACTACCCGGTGTCTCCGTTCAGCGGCCGCCGCTGGACCGCAGCCGAGCTGCGGGCAACCGACTTCTCGTTCGGCTTCGCGACCTCGGGCGACGTCCGTGTCTCGGAGCTGCGGCTCTCGGTTGCGGTCGAGCCCATGCCCTACCGTACGGTACCTCTCAATGAGCCGGGGTCCGCAGGCCTAGACTGGACGACGGTCCCCGCAACCGCGAGCGCGCCGCAGGCCGTCGCCGAGGACACGGGAGACCTATCGTACGTTCAGGGCGAGAACAGCGCTCCGATTCTACTACGGACCGACGAGCCCCCGGCTCTACCGGACGAGCTACAGATCGACCGCGTCGTGCTCCATTGGCGCGGCAAGGGCGGATCGGTTGGGGCACACGTTCACGACGTATCAACCGTGGAGGGCCCGGCCGGTCGCTGGACGGTGGTACAGCCCACGATCTATCAGTCGGCCTATGTCCCATTCACCTACCGCCCGGCATTCACGGGTCCAGTCCGTTGGACCCCTGAGATGGTGGCGGGAGCCGAGTGGGGGCTCACCACGCTCGCGGGAGAACCCCGAGTTTCCTACGCGGCTCTCGAGCTGTTTGCTAGCCTTCGCCCCGAAGGTATTGTGCGGCTCGCGCCCACGGGCGGGGGAACGTTCAACGAGTGGACGATCGTGGCGCCCAATGCGGGAGAGGCCGCCTGGGAGGACGTGAACTCGTACCTCCCAAACGACGCCAGCTACTTGCGGGCAGACGCCACGGTATCTGCCAAGCTAATAACGTTCGAGGTGCTCCAAAGCACGGAGGCCAACTGGTATGGCCTGCGCTGGCGAGCGCGCTTGCGCACGACGCCTGGCTATGTTGGGGTCTCGGTCGTTCACCCGGTACTCCGGATCAGCGGCCGCGTCTACGTGGGGCGCCCGTTCCAGGTAACGTCCTCGGCCTTCCTCGAGCTGGCCGAGGACTTCTGGCTGAACCCTACCATCGGCAAGCCCTGGCGCTCGACCGACCTTCTGAACTTCCAGCTCGGACTCGCGCTGGCATCCGGCAAGCTCGACTGTAGCTGGTGCCTGGCCGACGTCGGCTACGTGCCACCGCGTGAGGCCGAGGCCGAGGCCATGGTCTGCACGTTCACCACCGTGGGCGAAGCACATGTCGCGCGTTCGATCAGCGACAGCTTGGTGTGGGTCGTCGACCAATATCAAGTGGGCAAGGGCGGTTACCAAGCGGACAACCCCGCGGTTGTTCGTCCCGTGGAACCGGCGGACGCCTCGCTCGAACAGCCGATCTGGACCGGGACCGTGGCGAAGGCCGTGAAGAACGGCTGGTCCGCTACCTATTACTGTGCGGTGCCGCCCGACGTGATATCCGATCCCATCGGTGAGGTCATGTTGTGGGCTCGTATCGTTTCATCTAACAACCCGAGCGACGTGGTTGGCACGCGTTTCCCTCTCGCCGTCGGCCACTTCCCCGCGGGTTTCCACACGCGGAGGTCGATCCGCGTGCTCGCGCTCACCGTCAACTATCCGCCGCTCACCGTCTTCGGTCCGGAAGAGCGAGCGACCGCCGCCGACGAAGTAGTGGTTGTCGTAAGCTAGCTACAGGCATAGACTTTCGACGTGGGGCCATCCGCTCTCAGTCTGTTCTTGCTCGCGGCCTACGGGCTCACGTTCCTCGCGTGCGACGCCGAGATATTCGCGGCGCCCCGGAGGCTTGTATCCCGTCTGGCGTTCCTCCGACGCATGCTAGCGTGCCACTTCTGCACAGGGATCTGGACCAGCACCGGGCTCTACCTACTCTACCGGGGCCCGCACGAGTTCCTGCGACGGGACACGGTGCTCTACGTGCTGGCCGGCGCGGCGATCGCCTACGTACTGGACCGAGTTGTCCTATCACTCGAGCTATACATCGCCATGCACTCAAGGCCGCCACCGGACAAGGACTGACATGGCCGTCACGACCTCGAGCACGCGCTACCCCGAGCGAACAGCACCGTCGACCGGTGGCGGTGGTCAGCAGAGCCTTGGGCGCTACCGTCCGGTCGCCTCGCTCCGCGACATGATCACGCGGTCCATGTGGACGGACGCGTCCGCCTACGTGAGGGTCCGGGGCCTGGCCATTCCGATCGATCCCTGGATGCGGGGCACGCCGAGGTTCGCAGTTCGGCTCGGAGCCCAAGGTTCGATCTGGCGACCCGACATGTTCGTGACCGTCACGCAGGCCGCTGCCACCGGGGACCGCGCCCTCACGGTGGACCACGTACCGACCGACTTGCTCGACGAGTCGCTGATCCAGGTTAACTCGGTTCAGCGGGCGGCCGCCATCTCGTGGACTCCAACCAGCATCGCGCTGTCCGAAGCGCTAATCCAACCGGTGGCCGCCGGAGCGCGTCTTCGTGTGCACGCGTTCCCGGTCACGATCGAGGAGCCGAAGTCGGCCGGCACCTCGACCGTGAGGATCGCGAGCATCCTGCGGCTGACACCGGGTGACCAGCTTGAGGTGCCCGTGACCGCCGGCACCTACCAGCAAGCGGTTCGGCACACGCTCACCAAGGTCGATCTGGTCGAGACCGACGTCGAAGGCTACAAGTACCAGATCGCGTTGGATAGGCCGTTCGCGAGGTCCCTGGCCACCGATGAGGTCGTCTACATTCGAGCGTACCCAGCGTACTTCTCGAACTTCGTACCCATCCCGATCTACGGAACGCGTGCGCTTCGCCCCATCGGCCCGTTCCTCATCGACTGGGCTAGCGGACCTATCATCAAGGATACGGCCTACACCGAGTGCGTGACCTACCGGTCCTACCGCAGCGACCGGTCAGCGATCACGTCCTACCTGACAGGGGCCCATAACGCGCCCGTGATGACGGCCAACATCCGGGCCGATCAGCTCCTGTTCTGGGACTGCCACGCGGGCTCGATCTCGGCTGCCGGCACCGTGGCCTACGCTACGTGTGACGCCAACGGTCACTTCCGGCTCACCACCAAGCTTGCACCTCACGTGGCGCCACCCACAACCCATGCGACGGGTTCGATCACGGCCGTGGCCAAGGCTCTGTTTCTGGACAACGAGACCATTACAGTCTCGGCCGTCAACAGCGACACGCTGGTGACTCAGACAGTCGTCTTTGAGTTCCGTGTGAGCGATATCTTCACACCAACACCAGGACGCACCACCATCGACTTGCGCTACGTGACCACGCGAGAGCAGGTGGCGGCCGTCATCAGCGCGGCGATCTCTGGCTGGCGCGGGTCGGTAGGTGAGACCCTAGACCTCGATGTCAAGACCGTGGGCTACGAAACCCAGCTCGTGGCACGAGTTTCGGGCACGCCCGGAAACCTCGTCCTGACCGAGGCTGTCACCACAACTGGCTTCACGGTCGTCGGTATGGCCGGTGGTGGTGGCGGCCTGAGCTGGGTCCTGTCGCTCGCGCCGCTGCCGTCGTACTCGTTCCCCGCGGGCTCTCAAGCTCTCGTTCGGCTTCCGCCCAACGCGGACCAGATAACGACCCTGAGCGGTACGTCGGCCCTCGTCATCGTGCAGCTCCAGGCGACAGACGACGAGGCAACCGCTATCGACTTTCGGCTGGTGTCGGACCCTGGAACCGTGGTACGAATCTACGGATGGTGGGCGCGGGAGTCGGCCGCGGCCTTCATAGAACACAACACCGTCGTGCGCCTGGAACAGGACGACTGGGCGGGGTCCTGTCTCTTCGTTAAGCCGCTGTGGCCCAGCTTCGACCTCCTGCGACCTGACCCCCGCGGTGAATCCATGAACGCGGGCGCGGTCCTGCTATAGGAGCAAACGTGACTCTGCTACCGGGCGCGAACTATAACTCCTCGCCAAGTTCGACCGATCTGGCTACCGACCAGCGGGTCATGAACGAGGAGTTCCTCGAGCGGATGCTCCTGACGACGGGCCACCCCGACTACAGCGCGTATGCGTCTCCGGGTATCATAGCCGATACGGACCCGGCGACCTATCCGTCTGCGCTCGCGGTGTCCGTCTCCGATCTGGTCCTGAACGTGGCGCCAGGGATCGCGGTGACGCCGAGCGGCCATCGCGTCTGGCTCTCGAGCACGGTGGTAGGAATAGCGCCGGCCTCGGTGGACGCTGAGGCCCAGAACGTCGTCACGATCAAGCACTACACGATCGACGGCGGAAACCAGTACAACCCCTACGGGTCCCCGGTCGCAAGCCAGCGCGTGAGGCCCGCAGAGTCCGCGCGTATCGTGTGCTACACGATCACGCAATGGACGGCGCTCGAGGCGGCGATCAAGGACGATAGCGTGCCCTTGGCCGTGGTCTCGGTTCAGGTCTCGTCGACCGGCAGCAAGACGCTAGTAGTCACGCACAGCCGATCGTCGTACACCTGGCTCCGGCCGTGGTTCTCTCCCGTCGACATCCGTCACCGCACGGCCGTCGGCAGCGGCACGGTCTCGAACACGAACCCGCACGGCAACTCGCTGAACGACTTCCAGGTCGGCGACTGGCTGATCCCAGCGCTCACGCGGCACATTGGGGTCGTGATCGCGCGCGAGGGCCTGCCCGGGATCCCGGGCACTCTGTGCACGACCTCAGTACTCGCGGGTAGCATCCTGACGGACGACGGCAGCGGAACCGTGACGGGTGTGCCGGGGTCCAAGTATATCCGTCTCGATTACTATCCGGTCGCGCTAGGATCCGTGGTCGGGGATCCGAGCGACGTCGAGTTCGCGTTCGCGATCCTGCCACGTACGAACATCATCTATCAGCCCTCGGGCGTCTACGTGGTACCGGCGTCCACCAACCTGACGGTCAGGGCCGTCCGCGTGACCGCGCTCGAACCGCCGGCCACGGTCTCGCCCACGCAGTTTGTGGCCGCCACCCCGGGCACGGGAGAGGCTGTCATCGCCAACGGCAAGATCTACGTCACGGACTCCGCGCTCACGCTCACAGACACTCTGGGCGACGTCGGGCCCATCCCGATGGCCTATCGGTTGTTCCTGGCGAACGCCGCGATCGTGAAGAACCCCCAGGTCCTGATCTGCCGGACCAAGCTCTCAGATATGGCGACGGGGATCACGCCCACGATCACCCCGCTCGGGCCCGGGCGCGTGATCGTGGCGCTTGACGGAGCCGCTGCCGGACCCACGCTCGACGTCCGAATTCGCGTCACGGGCATCGATGACGCGACGGGCGCGTCCGGCTCCGAGCTGCTGACGTTCGACAGCACCTGGAGCGCGCCGCCGTCTCTGCCCTATGCTGCCACCTGGGAGGCGCAGTTCAAGAAGACCTCGATCCGTTTCCGCAGCGTGACCTCCGTATCTCTGGAGCTAGCTACGAACGCAGGGGCCAGCGCGGCCATGGCAGCCTGGGTCCATATGGACCCAGCCTACGTGCCGGCGCTCGCGTACTCCTGCCCGGCGGCTGCGATCCAGTGGGACGGAACCCGGATCTCGGCTCTTCACGACATGAGGCCGGTCCGCTACGATTTGCGCTACGACAACGCGAACCTCATCGCAATCGACAACCTGGTGCACAGCCCGATCCTGAGCGAGCCCGCGGGCTCTCGGTCGTTCGCCTACCTCGAAGACTTCCGCCGGCCTCAGTATGACAGCCAGCGCGATCTCGAGGCCATGATCGTGGCGGGCGAGTCGCCGACCGGTACGTTCCAGGTCGAGCTGTCGCCCGGGCGCAGCCGCCTGGCAGACGGAGCCGACCGGAGCTACATGACGCGGGCCCTCATGCTACCCTCTGGCATCGCGACGATCCGCGTGGTGCTCAGCTCCACGAGTCCGAGCGACCGGCGGCCGCCTCTGATCCCCGGCGTGTGGGTCCAGCTCCAGGACGGTGTATCCGGGGGCTGGGGATCGTGGGTCCAGATGACGTCCTACGCCTACGGCCTGTACTCAACCGCGACCTCGCTCACAGGCAAGACCGCGGCGCGTTTCTGGGTCGCGGTTGCCAACACCGTGCGCATCGAAACCGCTGGCTGGGCGCTCGACGCCATGGCCGTATTGCTATGGACATGAGGTGAAACGTGCAGAAGCGCCTGACCGACTCTGGAACGCCCTATGACTGGCAGGCCTGGAGCCAGCTCCATGCGAACCTCATGTATCCGGGGGTGTACCAGGGCCTCGACCTGGAGCCGTCGTCGACCACGGGTGAGCTGAAGGTCAACGCGGGCTCGTTTCTGATCCCAGCGGGTCTACTCGTGGTCGAAACCGACGCCTTCTACCTGCCGCTCACGCCGCTGGGGTTCCCTCCGGCTCTGCCGACGAACTACACGGTGTTCTCCCGCTACCAGCCGATCGCGATGGGTCTCATCGGCGGGGGCCCCGTCACGTACTCGATCACAGCTTCTCTGCTCACGAGCCCGCCGTTCTCGGACAGCACGATCCTTGGCTGGATCCGACACCCGGGCGGTGGCGTAGCACTGTCGACTGACCACATCACAAGCGCGCCGAAGCTGAATCCCTGGGACCTCCTGCGGCTCGCCATCAATCGGCGGCCCTACCGCGTGACACCGCCGGCCTTCACGTCCGAACTCGGAACCGGTACCACGTACACTACCACATACACTGCGCCAAACGTCGAGTCGGTGTTCTCCGTACCACTCGGCACCCCGATCGTGACCCAGACAACGGCGCGCATCAGCTTTCCAATCATCAACGGCGTCGGGCCCTACTCCGTACGAATCAAGAGCGCGTTCAACGCGCCTCTGGCCGTCGCGATCTTCGCACGGGACAGCGCCGGCACGCCGGTCGCCAACACCACGGCTTTCGGACGCGTCGGTTACGCCTGGGACGAGATCGTCGTTGATCGTAGCGCCGTGTGGACTGACAATGGTACCGTAGAGCTAGTGTTTACGGGCATCGCGGGCCAGAGCCTGAAGATCCCCGTGCTCGAGGTCATCTACTGGCCTTACGCTCAGGTCCCCTAGACTCGGAAAACGAAAACGCTAACCGTCCTACGCTTTTTCGAAAACGACGTCGCGCCGCGGCCCACGCGCAGTCATGGGTTCGGCCGTGAAGGGTCGAGTCCGCAGTTCGTCAACCGCGTCGTGAGTCGGACGCTCGGCAAGATCGCGCTCGTGCTACACCCGAACGGCGTGGCGCCAAAGGTCGAGCCTCAGCCCGAGGAGTTCTGGCTCTGCGACATCCTGGCCGAGACCCAGCCAAGCGAGCCAGCAGGCTGCTTCCTCGTTAACGCGATCCAGAAAATCGAGCACAAGGACCTGGTGCTAGTGACGGCCTCGAGCTGCACGCTCACGAAGGTCTACCATACGATCCTGCTCGCTGAGCCCATAGAGCTAAGCCTAAACGGCACGCTCATCCCCTGGTTCATGCCGCTCGCGCGCAAGCGCGAACTACTGAGCCGCGATGATGTAGTCGCCGTGATAACATCGCTAGGCGGCCACTTCTGGTCAAGGTCCGGTTAAAACGGCGTAGTGTTTGGCATGCCAGCCAAACTATCTGACGCCGAAGTCCGTCGTAGACTATCACGTAAGAACTTGATTTTGTTGGATATTCACGATCCATCCCGTGAATTATCAGAGGTTCTCTGCACGCGATGCAAGCAGACCTGGTCATCTACAAGAGATGCTTTTCGGTCCATCGTCTCTGGTCCGAATCGGTGTCCTTTTTGCCGACCGAACAGGAAATTGACGGATCGAGAGATAGAAAAGAGGCTGAAATCCTTTGGTCTCTCCATGATTTCAAGAACCGGTCGGAGCGTGGCCCTTCGTTGTGACCGATGTAAGGGGACGTGGAAGCGCCCGGCCGCCCGAGTACGATCAATGGCTATCAATAGCTATGGCGGGTGCCCACACTGTTCGAGAACGAAGGCTGTGACACAGAAACAGGCGGAGCGTCGATACTCCGAGAGAGGGCTCACACTGCTGGGGACGTATCTAAACAACAGGACCAAAGTAAACACGCGCTGTACCACCTGCGGATACCGTTGGAAGACCCGCCCTCACGACATCTTTTCAGACAATGGTGGATGTCCCAAATGCCAGTACCGAAAGGTATCCGAAAAACGTCGCGTTCCTCAGTCTCGAGTTGCTCAACGACTGCGCAAGATTGGGGTCAGCATCATCGGCGAATACTATGGTATCTCTTATGATACTACCTTGGTCTGTCGGGCATGTGGCACAGAATGGATATCAAGTTGCCACGAGGTGCTTCGTGGTCACCGCCTTTGTCCAGACTGTTTTCCTACAGGTAATGGTGGGTCCATAGAAGAGGAGAGAGTTCGTTTGATCTTTGAGCGCCTAACGGGGTGGAAGTTCCCTCGAAGTAGCCCCACGTGGCTCCGTGGACGTGGCACGCGATCGCTGCAACTCGATGGCTACAACAAAGAGCACGGCGTAGCCTTTGAATATCAAGGCTTTCTTCACTATCAAAACTGCTACGGTAGTAAGCGGCTTGCACAGTCGCGGAGATCCGATAACAGGAAGCGATGTCTTGCTAGATACTATGGTGTTGTTCTCATTCGCGTGCCATACTGGAAGCGGAACGTAGAGGACTTCATCCGGTCCCGCCTGGAGAAGGCTGGGATCTTGTAGGAACTATACGTAGCATGACACCACGAGAAAAGCTCTACGACGCGGTCAAGCGCCTCAAGGTAGCAACCGACAACCTGCACACCGACTTCGAGGCGCTGCACGCGGTCGACGCCGCGATCTCGGACGCGCGCGCGGAGCTGGCCGACAAGGTCCGAGGTGCGATCGATAGCGCCCGCATTGAGCACACACGACGGCAACTCGAAGTGATAGACCGTGAGGTCCGGGATGCGCTGCGGCTCCTGACCGAGATCGGAGCCTACGACGAAGTGATCGAAGCGGAGGTACCATGAGCGACGCCATCATCTGCATCCACCACACGGACCTCGATGGAATGTCGAGCGCGGCGATCGTACGACGGGCGGTCCACGGCGTCGAGCTACGCGCCATGGACTACAAAGACCCGATCCCGGACCTGAGCGGGCGTCACGTGATCATGGTCGACTTCAGCTTCCAGCCATTCACCGAGATGGTGAAGCTAGGTCAGCAGGCCGCGTCCCTTACCTGGATCGACCATCACAGGAGCGCGATCGAAGAGGCCAAGGCCGCCAAGTTCCCGGCGCCCTACTGTAGAGAGGGTGTGGGTGCCTGCTATCTGACCTGGAATCACTTTCAGGGTGGCAAGCCACCGCTGGCCATCGAGCTGCTGTCCAAGTTCGACGTCTGGGACTACGACGAGAAGCGCGACACCGACGTGCTACCCTTCCAGTACGGCATGCTGAGCCTGCCCCACGGTCCGGCCGAGGTCATCTGGGACCACGTACTACAGCGCAACGCTGACCTGTCCGGGGTCATGGAGCGCGGCCGCGCGGTCCACGAGTACGTGAAGTACGACCAGGCAGGTATCGCGAAGGCCACGTCGTTCGAGACCAAGTTCGAGGGTCACAAGGCGATCGCGATCAACGGCGCGCACGGGTCCATGGCCTTCGCCGCGGTCTTCGACCCCAAGCGCCACGCGCTCATGATCGCCTTCCGCTGGGGCAAGGGGGGCTGGACCGTCAGCGTCTACACCGAGCGCGAAGACATCGACTGTGGAGCCCTCTGCAAGCAGCACGGCGGCGGTGGGCACCCGGGCGCCGCCGGCTTCTCTTGCAAGAAGCTTCCATTCGAGTTGCGCTAGCTCGCGGTGGTTCCGGAGATGTAGAATGTGACCTCGGTCGGGTCCCCGTCCTGGTCCGTGAGCTGGATGAACAGCTCGCCGTGACGCGCAGGGAACGGAAGCTCGGTGTCATGCGCCAGGTCCACGGCGCTACCAGCCAGAACCCAGGCGCCCTTGTCGGTTGCCGTCGGCGACCGGTACCAGACCGCGATGTCGACGTCAGGGGACACACCACCCACGATATCGGCCTTGATCAGGACGCGCTCGAAGCCTGAACAGCGCGTGCCCAGCGACGAAGCGTCGGGCGGCGTCGCGTCAGGGGCTACCGGAGCGCCCGTGATCACTCGGTGCTGGACCCACGTGACGTAGGGCGAGTTGTCGGACACGTACGAGTCTACCTGCTCGGCTGTCAGCTCGCGCTGCGTGCCGAGATAGTCCTCGTGCACCAGGATCACGCCCTTCTCCATCATGTAGGCGAGCCGCTGCCGCTCGGCGGGCCAGGCCTCGAACGACCTGGTCGACACGCGCTCCGCGCGACCACGGTTCAGCACCACGCTATGCCTGGGACCGACGAGCCCACGGTAGTCCTCGTACGACGACAGACAGTAGGCCGGCTTCCCGATCACGTGGTGGACGTGCACGTAGCGAGGCCGCAACCTGAAGCGGATCTCGACCTCGTCCACGCCCGTGGGGGTCTCGGTGATGGTCTTGCCGTAGGCCATCGCGATCACGACCGCGTCGCTGGCTCGCGCTAGCTCCGTGGGCGTGTTCGACTCGTCGCTCTGAGCATCGGCACTGTCCGAGGCGGTCGCCAGCTCCGCAATGCTGCGGTGATAGGCCACGGCTCGCGTGATGGCATCGGCGGCGACTGCGGTTTCGACTGGGATTACATTGTAGTCGGCCATAGCTAGCTCCGAGAGATTCGGTGGAAGAGCTTCACGAGGCGCTCGCGCGCGGGGGCGAACGCCTGCATGTCCTCGTACGTGTACTCGTACACGTACTGATTCCCGGTCGCGACCGCCTTGTCGCCAAGCAGGTCGGTCATGGGCCCGAGGTCACGGGGCCAGGAGGCCCGAATGAGGATCGTGGAGCCGTTGTACTCCGACTGCCACGACGTGCCGTCGCCCCGATAGCTGACGCGGTCGCCCTGCTCGGAGGTCGCCTCCATGTAGGCCGGCTTGGGAAACAACTTCGGGAGGTCAGGAGCCACGACGACGGCGGTCTCGCCCCTCACGGTCGCCGCGAGCTTGGTAAGTATCACAGTTGATACCCTTTCAGGCGAAGGTACAGTCCGCAGCGATCGAGCGCCGCGATGGCTTCGGCCTTGATGATCCCGTCGTACCGCCAGAGGGTCTCGACCCTCGCGAGCTGCGTGCGCAGAGCCCGGCGGCTCGTGTCCTCGCCCACGAGCGCGACCCGTTGCCAGTAGCGAATCAGAGCCTGCGGCAGGTCCTCGACCCGACCGGATACCCAGGCCGACCACTCTGGCACGCGATGCAGGCGCTTCACGTTTATCGCGCGCCTGTCGATGCGAAGGACTGTGCGCCCATCGCCCGGGAATGCGGCCTTGCGGGTCTCGACAAGAAACGTGTCGCCCGTCAAGGGTACGATTCCGTCGGCGGTCACCACCGGTAGATCCTGGCTCCGGATCACGTGCCAGAGCCAGCGGTCTTTCGACGCGAGGTCTGATAGCCGCATGCCTACTCCGGCATCACGAACGCGTGAAGGGGCCGCCGGGCCTTGCGGCGCTTGCCCACCTTGACGTCGTTCTTCCACGGGTGGTAACCCGCGAGCGTCGAGCCGCCGCGGTGACGAACGAGCGCGAGTGGGGTCTTGGCCTCGCGTCCATAGCCCGGGATCTCCGTCGGGAGTTCGGCGAGCGACTCGTAGCGCAGTGCACGCTTTCGATCGTGGTGCCACTTGGCACCGGTCCAGTAGCCGCCGGACACGTGACGGATAATGTAGTTCCGACGAACCGCAGTTATCAATCGGTCTAGGTCCACGAATGGCCCCCGGGTTTAGGGTTTCGTGACGCCATAGGTACAACACCTGCGGCGCTGACCAACCCTAAACCGCCGGAGAAAACTATGCGTTACACAGCGTTCACGGGATCCGCGTTGGTGGTGATCGCTTCCTCGGCCGCGCAGGCTGCCGAGAGCGCGGCCGCCGGTCAGAAGTGGTGGCAGATGTTGCTGAACTTCGGGCTTCAGATCGTGCTCGTGATCGCCTCGATCGTGCTGCCGGTCCTCATCGGAGCTTTACTGCGCCGATACAACATCCAGGTGCAGTCGCAGCAGTACACGGCGGCCGTGACGTCCGCCATCAACGCCGTGGAGCAGATCGCGGCCTCGAAGCTCAAAGCGGGCCAGCCCCCGGACTCGAGCGCGGCGAAGCTCGCGAAGGCGATCGAGATCGCGAACGGACTGATTAAGGACTTCAAGCTCAGGGAGCTGGCCGCCGAGAAGCTCACGAACCTAATCGAAGCTAAGCTGGGGGAGAAGGGCAAGCCGGCACCGGCCGCGGCGACCACGCCGGCCGGCGCTGGGGCCCCCGCGTCGGACGCGGGCAACACGGCGGCGCCCCAGGCGGTGGACGCCGAGGACCCCAAGTGACCCATGGGCTACGTGATGGCAGCTCTGGCCTTGACGCTGACGGGCGTGTCCGTGTGGCTATCCGTATGGATATCCCGTCTCAAGGACCGGATCGCTGAGTGCGAGAAGCGGGCGACGAACGCCGAAGCTCGGGCGCAAGCAACCGCGGCCGAGAACGAGCAGGTAACCCGGCAACGAGACGCAGCACTCAAGGCGTTCGACGAACTCACCAAGGCCATGGCGGAGACCCCAGATGACGCGAGTTCTATTGCTGATCGCCTTCGCCGCAACTTCCCTTGAAGGTTGCTGCCGAACACCGCCGCCCGAGGTGCTGGTCCACGTCAAGGCCTGTGCGCTGCCGACGCCTCCTGTCCAGCCGTCGCTCTCGAGTGCGCACGTGTGCGGTACCGACGTGTGCTTGTCGGTGTCGCAAGCCAAGGCGCTCGAGGTCTACATGATCCGAGCGCGCGCGTGGATCGCTCAGGCCATGGCATGCGGAACGCCGACGTCTGCTCCCACGAAGATTACCCGCTGAGATACGATGGCCACCTCATTCAAGACGCCGCCTCTTGTTACCGGTCCGACTGGCCCAACGGGCCTAAGTGGCGCGACGGGGCCCTTGGGCCCGACGGGGGCTGCGTCCTCCGTTACGGGTCCGACCGGCGCGGCGTCTGACGCCACCGGCCCGACAGGGCCGACCGGCATGGGGTCTCCCGGCGCGACAGGACCAACCGGCCAGGTGGGCGCCACCGGCGCCACTGGTGCCGGCGCAACGGGCCCGACAGGCCCACAGTCTACCGTAACCGGTCCAACAGGCGGCGCGGGATCAACGGGACCTACTGGCCCTACAGGCGCGCCTTCCACCGTAACGGGCCCGACTGGACAGCAGTCCACCGTAACGGGGCCAACAGGTCCTACCGGAACCCAAGGCCTGACCGGACCCACGGGTTCGGCGGGACCTCAGGGCCTGACGGGGCCCACGGGCTCGGCCTCGACCATCACGGGGCCAATCGGTGCCACGGGCGCCACCGGGCCTACAGGCGCGGCGTCTGCCGTCCCAGGTCCTACGGGCCCGACCGGACGGCAGGGGCCCACGGGACCAACAGGGGCAACAGGAGCGGCATCCACGGTCACGGGTCCAACCGGACCCACGGGTCCACAGGGCGACCCCTCGCTAGTCACGGGCCCGATGGGTCCGACGGGACGGCAGGGCGTAACCGGGCCCACAGGTCAGGGCGTCACGGGTCCTACGGGCCAGGCCAGCACGGTGACGGGACCCACGGGTCCCGTCGGACCCGTGGTCACGGGTCCGACGGGCGCGCCGAGCGCCATTACGGGTCCAACCGGTGCCACGGGCGCCACCGGACCTATCGGCGCAGATAGTACAGTGACAGGGCCCATGGGGCCCACGGGGCCCACGGGCGCGCCGAGCACGGCGCCCGGTCCCACGGGAGCCACCGGACCGACGGGCTCCGCATCTACCGCGACCGGTCCCACGGGACCGACCGGCGCGCCAAGCGCGGTGACGGGCCCCACGGGGTCCCCCGGCGTAACCGGCCCGACGGGACCGACCGGCGCGGCCTCCACCATCACGGGCCCGACCGGGCCCACAGGTTTGGGGGCTACGGGCCCAGCGTCTACCGTGACCGGCCCCCAGGGCGGGCAGGGCCCTACGGGTCCTACCGGTGCCCAAAGCCTGGTGCCGGGACCCACAGGACCAACTGGAGCAACCGGAGCGCCTTCTACCACTACGGGCCCTACCGGTCCGATGGGATCCGCTAGCACAGTCACGGGTCCGACCGGAGCGACGGGCCAGGCACTGACGGGACCGACCGGACCGACGGGACCGACCTCGACGGTGACTGGGCCCATAGGACCGACGGGCTCCGCGTCTACTGTGACCGGACCGACGGGCGCAAGCTCCACTGTACCCGGGCCGACTGGGCCGACGGGAGCTGAGGGTGAGCCCTCGCTCGTGACGGGGCCCATCGGGCCGACGGGGCGGCAGGGCGTAACGGGACCCTCCGGGCCCGCGGGTGTTGGTAGCACGGGGCCGACGGGCGCGGGTTCTACCGCTCCGGGCCCCACGGGACCGACCGGCGCGCAAGGTGCGGCGTCGACCGTTACCGGCCCAACCGGACCCACAGGCCCAACGGGTCCGACCGGACCTATCGGGGAGGATAGCACGGTAACGGGGCCCACGGGAACCCCTGGTAGCACGGGGCCCACGGGGCCGACAGGATCCGGTAGCACGGGGCCCATAGGCGCGACAGGACCTACAAGCACGGTCCCAGGCCCGACGGGGCCTACCGGCGTGGCGTCCACCATCACGGGGCCAACCGGTGCCACGGGAGCCACTGGACCTATCGGTGCTGATAGCACGGTAACGGGCCCGACCGGCGTACAGGGACCCGCGGGCCCCACGGGCTCCGCGTCTACTGTGACCGGCCCCACGGGACCTACGGGCGCCACGTCTACTGTGACCGGCCCCACGGGACCTACGGGCGCCACGTCTACTGTAACCGGCCCCACGGGTGCTCAGGGAGCGGCGTCGACCGTTACCGGGCCCACGGGACCAACCGGGCAAGTCGGACCCGCGAGCACGATCACGGGCCCAACGGGCCCTACGGGTGCTCAAGGCGCGGCGTCCACCGTCACGGGTCCGACCGGACCGACCGGTGCGCAAGGCACGGCATCCACCGTCACGGGCCCAACCGGACCGACGGGACCGACCGGCCAGCAAGGCGCCGCGTCTACCATTACCGGTCCGACCGGAGCGCAGGGCTCGCCATCAACCATCACGGGACCCACAGGTCCTACAGGACCTATCGGTTCTGATAGTACGGTCACGGGTCCAACAGGACCGACCGGCCAGCAGGGAGCGCCCTCGACCGTGACGGGCCCGACAGGCCCAACTGGACAGGCAGGTGCGGCCTCCACCACCACCGGACCCACGGGTCCGACCGGAGCACAGGGTAACGCAAGCACGGTCACGGGTCCGACCGGACTACAAGGACCAACGGGCCCGACGGGTCAGGCCAGCACGGTCACGGGTCCGACCGGGTCTTCGTCTACGGTCACGGGTCCGACCGGTGCGCCCGGGGCCGACTCCACGGTCACGGGTCCAACTGGCCCTACGGGTACGCAGGGTGAGGCCTCGACCGTTACCGGTCCCACGGGACCGACGGGCGCACCGGGGACCGCCAGTACGGTAACCGGCCCTACAGGTCCCACGGGTTCTATCGGAGCAGATAGCACGGTCACAGGTCCGACCGGACCCACTGGTAGCAGTGGGCCTACGGGTGCGGCGTCGACCGTAACGGGACCAACGGGTGCGGCCTCCTCGGTAACAGGCCCAACCGGACCTACGGGGGTAGCGGGGTCTGACTCTACGGTAACCGGCCCTACCGGGCCCACCGGATCTATCGGAGCAGATAGCACGGTCACGGGACCCACTGGTCCTACGGGAGCCCCGGGATCCGATAGCACGGTTACGGGGCCGACCGGGCCAACGGGCGCACCGTCGGAGATAACCGGACCAACCGGTCCGACGGGCCTCGCTGTAACAGGTCCTACTGGCACACAAGGATCGACCGGGCCTACGTCTACTGTCACCGGGCCCACTGGGCCTACGGGTGCGGCGTCTACCGTCACGGGACCCACGGGACCGACAGGCGCACAAGGTTCGGCGTCAACCATAACGGGTCCGACGGGTGAGCAAGGCCCGACTGGGGCCGACTCTACGGTCACGGGACCCACTGGGGCCATCGGACCGACCGGGTCGGCGTCCACCATCACGGGTCCTACGGGTCAAGGGGCCACCGGACCGACGGGAGCCACAAGCACGATAACCGGTCCGACGGGTGCTCAGGGCGACCCATCCACGGTAACCGGCCCGACGGGCCCAACTGGACCCTTCGGACAGGATAGCACCGTCACGGGTCCCACCGGCCCGACCGGTGCGCAAGGTACGGCGTCCACCGTCACGGGCCCAACCGGACCGACAGGGTCGGCCTCGACCGTCACGGGTCCGACCGGACCTATCGGTGCAGATAGCACGGTCACGGGTCCAACCGGGCCAACGGGATCGCAGGGTGAAGCGTCCACGGTCACGGGTCCAACCGGGCCAACGGGTCAGACGGGCGCCGACTCTAACGTGACGGGGCCCACGGGTGCCGCGAGCACAATAACGGGACCGACGGGTCCTACGGGATCGGCCTCTATCATCACAGGTCCGACCGGACCTACCGGGGCCCAAGGGTCCCCCTCGACGATCACGGGCCCTACGGGCCCGACCGGCGTACAGGGAGACGCCAGTGTCGTAACGGGCCCGACAGGGCCTATGGGGTCTGACAGCACGGGGCCCACCGGTCCGACCGGTGCGCAGGGCACCGCTTCTACCGTTACCGGCCCGACCGGTCCTACCGGCGGAGATAGCATCGTAACCGGACCGACCGGCCCGACGGGCGCGGCTTCGACCGTCACGGGGCCCACGGGGCCAACGGGATCGGATAGCACCGTAGCCGGACCGACAGGTCCGACCGGGAGCGCGAGCACGGTCACGGGACCGACCGGCCCGACGGGCGCGGCTTCGACCATCACGGGGCCCACGGGCCCATCCTTGGCTACCAAAGCCGGCATCGTTGTGGCAGGATCGTTCGCAGGTAACCCCAAGAAGGCGACCGTGACGTTCGCGACCTCGTTTGCGGATGCCAGCTACGCCGTGGTCCTTACGTGCGTGACGACCAACGACAAAGCGTTCACGCCAAGCGTCGAGAGCCAGGCAGCCGGAAGTTTCGTAATCAACATGACGGTCAATAGCATAACCAACCTGACGCAAGTGAACTGGGCGGCGACGTACAACGGCGAGGCCGGGTGATATGCCTCTTCAGATAAACAGCCTCGAATTTGACCTGCTCACCTCCGACCCGGCGACCCCTGTAGAAGGTCAGGTGTGGTTCAACACCACGGACAAGGTGCTCAGGGTCTATCGCAATGGGGCCGTGAAGGTCGTCGACTCGGTCAAGAACAACTATGCGGCGGCTACCGACCCCACGTCTAACGATGACACCAGTCTGGGTTACGAAGTAGGGTCTCTCTGGCTGAACACGGTGGCCGGGACCGAATACGTCTGCACCAACGCCTCAGCCGGTTCCGCTGTATGGAGTCAGATAACCGGAATACAGGGGCCTACCGGTCCGACGGGACAGCAGGGAAGCCCTAGCACGGTAACCGGTCCGTCCGGGCCCACGGGCGCTACGGGTCCAACCGGAGCGCAAGGCGAAGCGTCCACCGTCACGGGGCCCACTGGGACCCAAGGGTCCACAGGCCCGACTGGTCCAGCGAGCGGTTCGGACACGGACGCTTTCCACAAGAGCGTATCGGGCGAGATCGCTGGGATAACAGGGCTGTCTTCCCCGACAGGCACGGACTACGTGCTGTTGGAGAACTCGGCCTCTTCCAACAGCAAGGTCTACGCTCTCCTCTCTGATGTGCGAGGTGGCAGTCCGGAGAACGGCTTCGTTGACCGATCTGAGACCACGCTCTCATTCACCGAGGGCAGCCTAACACTGACGATCACCCCGACTGGATCGGACTTCACGTTCTATTCCGGCGGCATGAAGTTCGTGAAGACGACCGCGCAGAACAGGGTGATCAGCAACACCACGGGGATCCACTACGTCTACTTCGATGCGTCAGGAACGCTGACCTCGACCATGACGTACTCGGACGACCTGATCCTCAAGTTCGCGTTCGTCGCGACCATCTACTGGAACCAGGCGACTGCGTACGCGGTAGTCGTCGGAGATGAGCGGCATGGAAGGATCATGGATGCCGCTACTCATCTCTACGAGCACATCACTCAGGGCACCCGGTACCGGTCTGGGCTTGCACTCGGGAACATCACGGCCGACGCTTCTGGCGCGCTGGATTCTCACGCTCAGTGCTCCGTGGACGACGGCTCGATCTGCGACGAGGACATCACCTACGCGATCACCAACGGAGCGCCCCAGACGTTGTCCACGGTCCTTCAGGCCCCTATCCTCTACCGCTCGGGGGCCACGGAGTGGCGGCGGGTAGCGGCTACCAACTTCCCGGTCACAACGACGGGCAGCGGACGGGCTGCCTGGAACGAGCTGGTGACTGGCTCGTGGCAGCTAACGGAGATCACGAACGGCGATTACGTTCTGGCCCATGTGATCGCCACGACCGATATTGCGACCCCTATCAAGATCGTGATGGGGCAAGCCCGCTACACAACCGTAAGCGCCGCCCGTGATGGGGCTCTGACCGAGATCTTTGGCCTGGCTACCGGCCAACTAAGCGCCCTGTTCGTTGAGTGGAAGGCTATCGCTACCCTGATTATCCAGTCGGATAACTCGTACTCGAACACGGTGAAGAGCCGAATTCGATCGACTGGCACGGGTGACGACTACGTAGACTTCCGGCTCAGCACGCTCGGGTCCGTCGTATCTATTCAGACCAACGTCGGTCCGACTGGGCCGACGGGTCCTACGGGTGCCGCCAGTCTGGTGACCGGCCCCACGGGCGCGGCCTCGACGGTGACGGGACCCACGGGGCCGACAGGGTCGCAAGGTGCGGCTTCTACTACCACAGGTCCGACGGGTCCGACGGGACCCATCGGGGCAGATAGTTTCGTCACTGGCCCAACAGGACCGACCGGCCAGCAGGGAGCGCCCTCGACCGTGACGGGCCCGACAGGTCCAACTGGTTCACAGGGGTCAGCTTCTACGGTTACCGGGCCAACGGGCCCAACAGGACAGACGGGATCACCGTCTATAGTGACGGGCCCAACTGGGCCCACGGGTGCTCAGGGATCGGCATCTACGGTAACTGGTCCTACGGGGCCCACTGGATCAGTTGGAGCTGCAAGTACCGTTACGGGACCTACGGGTCCTACGGGACAGCAAGGGGACGCGTCCGTAGTGACGGGACCGACCGGACCGCAGGGCGATCCCTCCACCGTGACCGGACCCACGGGTCAGACGGGCTCTCCCAGCACGGTTACTGGTCCTACTGGCCCGACCGGGCAGCCTGGCGCGGCCTCGACGATAACGGGTCCTACCGGTTCTCAAGGCGCGCCCAGTGTTGTCACGGGGCCGACAGGCCCGACTGGGCAACAGGGATCGGCTTCCACGATCACTGGTCCGACTGGACCAACGGGTCAACAAGGATCCGCGAGTACCATTACGGGACCAACCGGACCGACCGGGCAGCCTGGCGCGGCCTCGACGATAACGGGTCCGACCGGTCCTACCGGACAGCAAGGGGACCCGTCCACGGTGACGGGTCCGACGGGACCGACGGGTCAACAGGGGGCGAGTAGCACAGTAACCGGACCCACGGGTCCGATGGGACAGACTGGATCGCCTTCTACCGTGACCGGACCAACCGGTCCGACTGGACAGCAGGGTGACCCTAGCACAGTGACCGGACCAACCGGGCCCACAGGACAAACTGGGTCTCCTTCTACGGTCACCGGTCCGACGGGTCCCACCGGTCAACAAGGTACGCCTTCGACCGTGACCGGGCCAACGGGTCCTACGGGGCAGCCGGGTTCCGCCAGCACGGTGACTGGGCCAACTGGCGAGCAAGGGGCAGCCTCCACAGTTACGGGACCCACGGGCCCGACAGGGGTACAAGGGGAGCCTTCAACTGTTACGGGCCCAACCGGACCGACCGGGCAACAGGGGTCGGCGTCCACCGTCACGGGGCCCACGGGGCCGACCGGCCAGCAAGGTAACCCATCGACCGTTACCGGTCCCACTGGACCCACAGGGCAGCAGGGATCCGCGAGTACCGTCACCGGCCCTACGGGTCCCACTGGGTCTATCGGTGCTGATAGCACGGTAACGGGTCCGACGGGACCAACGGGACCGCAGGGTGAGGCCTCGACCGTAACGGGACCAACTGGGCCTACTGGGCAACAGGGGTCGGCGTCGACCGTAACGGGACCAACTGGGCCTACTGGGCAACAAGGTGCTGCGAGCACGGTTACCGGCCCTACGGGTCCCACGGGTCAACAGGGGTCACCTTCTACGGTAACCGGCCCTACCGGGCCCACCGGATCTATCGGAGCAGATAGCACGGTCACGGGACCCACTGGTCCTACGGGCGCTCAGGGCGCCGCCAGCACGGTTACTGGACCGACAGGTCCAACGGGAGCACAAGGCAGCCCCTCGACTGTCACTGGTCCTACCGGGCCTACAGGTCAGCAGGGCGAGGCCTCGACCGTTACCGGACCAACAGGTCCGACGGGACAACAAGGATCAGCTTCAACCGTGACGGGTCCGACCGGACCCACGGGGCAACAGGGTTCTGCATCCACTGTGACAGGGCCAACCGGACCGACCGGTGCGCAGGGCACCGCTTCTACCGTTACCGGCCCCACGGGGCAGCAAGGGGAGGCTTCTACCGTCACGGGCCCGACAGGACCGACGGGTCAGACTGGATCCCCAAGCACAGTTACGGGACCCACGGGTCCTACAGGCGCCCAGGGTGCGGCGAGTACGGTGACGGGCCCGACAGGACCAACGGGTGCCCAAGGTGCGGCGTCAACTGTCACGGGACCCACCGGGCCAACGGGTGCTCAGGGTTCCGCTTCTACCGTTACCGGACCAACTGGTCCCACCGGCCAGCAGGGTGAGGCCTCGACCGTAACGGGGCCAACCGGGGCACAAGGTGTCACGGGTCCCACGGGTGGCGGTGGTGATGGCACGACGGGGCCGACCGGGCCACAAGGGGTCACGGGTCCGACGGGCGGTGGGTCTGGGGACGGATCTACGGGACCTACGGGACCGACGGGGGCTGGTACGGTGGGACCGACGGGGCCTACGGGCAGCGGAGTCACGATCAACTTCTACTTCCCATCGGGATGGACATAGCGGATGGCCACGTTCAACGTCACGACCAACACGAACTTCGACGCGCTCACGTCACCGGGTGGCGGCGACACGATAAACATATCAGCGGGTGCGCGTCTGACGATCGACACCGACGTTAGGTACTGTGCCAACCACTCCGGGACGACAGGTCCCTTCGGTCCGCTGACGATCGCGGCTGCTACTGGAGGAGAACTCTATATCGACGGCACGAACGTTCGGTTGATCCCCTTCAGCAGCGGGGCTAACAACGTCCCGGCTATCGGGGAGACCATCACGTCGTCCGGGGGAGCCACGGGATACTTCCTGGGCGTGTGGTCAGCGCTGAACGTTGCGCCGTCGACTGCGGGCTCCACGATGCCAGCTTCAGGCTGGATAAAGATCAAGAACAAGAGCGGCAACTTCGCCGCCGCCGAGACGTTGACCGCCAGCACAGCTAGTATGACGGCGACCTGTTCCGGTGCCGATGTCGTAGGCTGGATCGAGGTCGTGGCAGAAGAGTCCCAGGCGATCACGGTGCCCAGACTCGGGAAGGTGACCATCCGGGGCGCTTGGTACAGCGTAGGGTCTACCAATGGCAGCGCCAACCAGCAATTCCAGCTTCCGGCTCCGGTCACCGGGACCTACTACGCGGGCGTGTGGATCGAGACCAGCCCCAGCTCGGGTACCTATGAATTCTATCCGGCGGCGGGTACCGTTGGCATAGCGAACCGCACAGATGTAGCCGGCAAGGTCGTGTTCATTACCTCTCAGGGGCTTCTGAGAATCGGTAACGATAGCGGGACCAACTACGGATACGTGCCGGCATCAGGCTGCGCGATTCGTATTCCAAACGTCATGCTCCAGAACACGACGTCGGCCAATCGTGCGGTCAATGTCATTCCATCTTCCACCGCAACGTCGCGATACGAGTTCGCCACGACAACGGGTGGGGTTATCGACTTTGATAAGTGCATGTGTGCCTGGTACCTGAACCTATCCCAACCGTACGCGGTCTATCTCCAGAACACATCGATCTTTGAGATCTTCACGATCAGCGAGGTGACCCAACCTATCGTGTTCAATAACGTGGGTGTGGGCCAGGCATACTCCAACTCCATGACATGCACGATCAGTCTGTGCTTCTCCGGCGGTACATTCACTGACTGCTGGTTCAGTCGCGCGCAGGTATCGGCCTCTGGTAACTATGTCCTTACCCTGACGGACTGCGTGGATCTCGTGTTCACAAACACGAACCTTCGTGTCATGGACGCGAAAGCAAACGCGAGCGTGGGTATGATGACGATTACCCGCTGCATGAATTGCTCGTGGAGCGGCGTAACCGCCGTCGGGGCGAAGGTAGCTCTCATCACCACGAGTTCACAGCTCTGGTTCGATACGATCTCCTACTGCGACGTGATCAACGGCACCACGGGCACCGCGAACGGCCAGTACTACTTCTCGATGACCACGTTCTGTTCCGACATCGTGATCGACGGTATCGATCACTTTGGTCTGACGAACGTGCACCCGTATACGGGCTGTTTCCAGATTATCGTGGCGTCCAACAACATCCGTGTGCGAAACATCGGGACCCCAAGCTCGGTGCTAAGTCTCGGTAGTGCTAACGCAACGGGCTACTTCCTGGTGGCTGCGGCCGGTGCTAGCTTGTGGCGCCTCTCGTTCGCCCGCATCTACGTGTCGGACACTCGATCGGGCATCATGCAGAACGTCGACAATTCCTGCGACGGGCTCGAGTTCCGCAATTGTTGGTTCGATACGGGAGACACGCTGACCCCGACGGTCTACAACTTCATCATCAAGGGCTGCCGCTGTACCAACTCAACCACGGGTCAGACGCAGGTGTGCGGAGTCCACTGGTTCGACTTGTTCACAAGCACGACCGCTGGCAGGCTCGGGATCGTATTCGACGAGAAGTCCTACAATCGCGATCCATCCGAACAGTCCTACACCGTGGTGCAGCTAGGAACCTCTTCTGGCTTTGACGGTGCTGGAAGCCTGAGAATGATCAACTCAGCCGACGAGGTCCAGTACCTCACACCCTACTGGGTGCTCGGACACACACAGTTCGGGACCGCCGAGGCCACGCTCACAGGCACAAGCACCAACAACATCGATTTCTTCTACGACATCGATACTGGTAGTGGGTTCCTAGGATCGTGGCGGAACCTGAACTACAAGCGCACGGGTGGCTCGACCACCAATACGTCGCCCACGATCTCCATGACCAGCACCACAGGCGTAGCCGTTGGGGACTACGTGTACGGCACGAACATCCCAGCCGATACGATCATCATATCGATTGATAGCAGCACGAACTGCACGATGTCCAAGGCCGCTACAGGTACCGCTAGCTCCCTCACCTTCCGATTCAACGCGCTGCCCATCAAGGTCGGCGTCGTCGAGCTGAGCTTCGTATCCAGTGGCTATGTGAGTTGCGTCTCCAGTGATATCGAAAAGACCGTGCAGTACTCGGGCGGCTCGCCTTCCGACTCAGGCACACTCATCGCGTACAATAATACGACTCGCACATGGTGGGTCAGGGTCACGAACTCTTCCACGTTCTCTAACACAGCCACCGCTATTGTTATCGCCTCTGGTACCGGAACGGGTACACTAAGCGTCGCCGGTACTGTGAACAGCCCGATCAATCCCGCGACTGGTTTCCGGATGAAAATCCGCTGCTACGTCACGACGGCAACAGCGGGTGCCTTGATCACGTATCTCACCGTCCCAACGGTCACGGACTCTACGTCCCAGCAGGCTCAGTATGCGCTTGACTCGATCGTACAGCGGGGGCAGTTCAACATGGGGTTCAACTAATGTTCCCGATCCTCAAAGGCTCTACCCAGAAGGTCTACGTCCGACTCGTGAGTCGCATCGACCACATTACCGGAAAGACCGGGGTCACTAGTCCCACGTTGACGCTCTCCAAGAATGGCGGCTCTCTGGCTACTCCAAGTGATGGCACTTGGGCCGAGCTGGCGGGTGGCCTCTACACCGTGCAGTTGAACTCGACCGACACCGACACGGTCGGGCCCCTCGTTCTTCGCGTCGTCAAGACCGGCTGCGACGACTTCTTCGTGCAGGCCCACGTACGCGAGGCGACGGAGGCGACCGGTCCGATGGACGTCAGTGCCGGGATCGAGTCTAGCGTTACTCTTCGTCAGGCGATCCGACTCATGCTCGCGGTTCTCGCGGGCAAGACCTCGATCGCGGGGGCCGTCGCCACGTTCCGGAACGTCGGGGACACCAAGGACCGCGTGACCGCTACCATGACGGGGTCTCAGCGCACCTCGGTCACGGTAGACGGGACGTAAGAATAGGGTTGACAGCCTCCTTTATCCTGACGTATCGTGAAGTAGTCGGGGCCGTAGCTCAACTGGGAGAGCGCTAGCTGTGCAAGCTAGAGGTAGGGGGTTCGAGTCCTCCCGGCTCCACTATGTTCACACACACCATGCTGAAGAGTCAGAGCGAAGCGCTCGTCATCGCTCTCAAGCTCAAAGTCCACGACTGGGACAAGGTCACCGGTCACAGCATCCTGACCGAGGGGTCTGGGAGAAGCCAGACCGTGGTCGGGGCGATCTGGCCCATCCCACGCCAGCCAAACTACGACGAGGACCAGGTTCGCGTGTTCCTCGACCGCAAGGTGGTGCTGGCCGCGTTCGAGCACAAGGTGCGTGCTGCCGCCGCGAAGGCCAACGCGAAGCCCGAGGACGTCAACGAGTGGGCGGTGGGCATCTGGGGCGAAGTGACGGAGTGGGGCAAGTACGGCCCGATGAAGGTCGTCCAGTACGTACTCGAGCAGATACAACAGGGCGCGTGATCGCGGCCGTCGTGGGCACAGTCTTCAAGTGCCATGAGCACGACCATCCGCCTGGCGGCCGGCGACTACTACGTTGACTCCCGCGGCCGCTTCTACTACACGGAATCCGACCGCGAGAAGTGCGCTCAGGACGTAGCCTGCACGCTGCTCCAGGACGTGTATCCGGACGGGCGCTGGGGCAACCAGCTTAACGTGCGTCAAAGCAACAGCTCGATCGGGGCGCGCGGCATCCACAAGCCCGTGATCCAGAGTGACGTATCGGACTCGATAAACCGCCTGATCGCGCTTCAGCAGCAGGACCGGGCTCTTGGGGCGGCCGAGGAGATCGACAAGTTCACGATCACGGTCAGCAGCCAGCCGCAGGACCTCCACTACGCCTACGTCGTCGAGGTCCAGCGAAAGAACAAGGACCAGGACGACCCGCTCAAGATCGGGTACCTCGTGGACCTGAGCCAGGTACAGGAGAAGTAGCGTGGCGCGCGACGTCGACGAAATCACGCGCTCGATGGCTGAGACCACCGAGCTTATCAATCCGAACGTGGACACCCGCAAGGGCCCCGTCTACGAGACCGCGCACTACCCATGGGCCGTCGAGATATCGAAGCAAGAGGCTGCCAACGATGCGCTGGCGCAGCGCTACCAGTTCGAGACGGCTGACCGCTGGTCCACCGAGGAGATCGCATCCGTCGGCCGTGACTACGGCATGAGCCTGAGCCAGGGCACTCCGTCCCAGGGCTACCTGACGTTCTACGCATACGAGATCAAGGCAGACACACCGATCGAGGAAGGGACCCTGGGGTCGACCTCGGACGGCCGCTACTTCTACAAGACGCTCCAGGCCGTGACCTTCTTCGCAGCCAACGTGGCGGCCTACTTCGTCGCCAGCAGGCGGCGCTACGAGATCACGGTTCCGGCCGAGGCCGTCGAGATCGGGCCCGACTACGACTGCGCCGAGGGCAGCGTCAACGTGCTCCAGACCCCTATCTCGGGGGTCTCCGGTGTCACGAGTTCCGAGTTCCGTGGCGGCTCCACCAACCAGTCGCTCCAGGAGTTCGTCGACGACCTGCGCTCCGTCCTACTCGGAAATTCACTCGGCACGCCCGGCGGCCTCGCCAGCCTCGGGATCCGCTTCACCCAGGGCGCGGTCGAGGACACTGCGGTACTGACGCCGGCCGACGTCGGCGTCTTCGAGCGGCTGCCGAGCGGTATGGTGCGCTCGATGATCGACATCTACGTCATCGGGTCTCGACTGGGCGTGACCGACTACACGTACACGACCTCGGGCACCGAGACCACGATCGTGCTGCCAGAGGCCCCGCTGCTCGAGGTAACGGCCGTGCTCGTCGACGGCGTGGCGGCGACCTACACTATCATACGGGATACGGCTCCGGCGACTCGTGGCACGGTCTTCGCGCAGGACGCCATCGACCTCGACACCGCGCCAGGACCGGGGCATACGGTCTACGTGGCCTACAGCTACAACGCGCTCGTGCTCGACTTCCACAACTACATGAACGAGAGCAACGCTCAGCTCTTCCAAACCGACGCCATCGTACGCGAAGGCAAGCAGGTTCCGGTTGACGTCGAGCTGGTGGTCACGAGCTACGGCGCGGGGGCACGCGTGACCGACGTCGAGAGCCTCGTCACGCGGTGGTTCCGAGACCCCACGCTCCTGACCTCGCGTCAGCACTTCGTGCTTGAGCTTGACCCGAAGGCGTTTGCCGACGACCTCACGGCAAGGCTCTCGGTCAGCATGGTCCTGAACAAGTTCAACCGTCCGGATCGCGCGACGATGCTGGTGCAGCCCATCATCTTCGCGCCGCACGAGTACCCGGTCGTCAACCTGAGGGTGGTGGCCCTGTGACCGCGCTCGCGATCGCGCCCGTAGGATCCTACGAAGACCAGGTCTTCCAGCGGATCATGGCCGCGATCCCGCCGGGACTGGCGTACACAACCTCGGGCCCAAACCCGAGGCCCATCGAGGCACGAACCGCGTTCGTGATAACCGGAACGATGGGGCGCCGAGTCCGCGTGTACCTGAACGGCGGTCTCGTCGGGGAGATAGGTCTCGACTCGATCGCGGTGCGTCTGGAGCTTGGTCCGCTTGCCCCGTGGCCCGACGTCAACTGGGTGCGCGTGGTCGACGACGTCGGGGAAGAGGCATCGATCGGGGTCTCGCTCTCCTACCAGGCCCTTGTTCACAAGGGCGCGGCGCTCGACTACTTCCGGCACACGTACCTCGACTACCTGGTTCAGTACTGGAGCCTGACGTCGCGCTGGTCGAGTCGCCCTACCGAGTTCCGTTTCAAGTACCATCAGTCGCTGCCTGACACCCAGGCCCTGCGAGCGCTCGCCGTCAAGCTTCTCGGTCGTGCGGTCTTTCACGGGGCGCCCACCACGCTCGGGATCGACTCGATCGCGGCGGCCTTCTCCCTCGGGTCGCCCATCATCGTACCCATGATACCGGGGTCGATTGTAGACCCGGCGATACACACGCTGTGGCCGGCGCCCGCCAGCTATCACGGTTACGAGTTCAACGTCTGGCTCCCAGACCTACCCACCGCACGTGAGCGCGCCCTCTGGCAGCTCGCGGTCAACGTGCCTCAGCAACTACGCCTCCGGTCGGCGGTCGAAGCGACCTCCTATATCGGGGTCGGGATGGGCACCTGGGACCCCACAGACGAGGGAGACGAGCCTGGCTGGCAGACCGTGCTCCACAGCCACTGGCCGCAGCACAACCTACAGTATCTACTCGGCCTCATAGGGACCATGGACACCTGGATGGCGTTCGTGTCACCCTCAACGTCGGTCGAGGTCGCGCGCCGGTTCTGGTCGTATCGACCCGACGCCGTCGTGCTACCACCAGGGCTAGGGGCGGGCACGCCCTTCGACAGTGGGCCCCTCGATAGCGGCAGCGCCCTAGATAGCGGAGAGCCCTTCACCGAGCTGTGGACTGGGTGCTCGCTCACGCCGCTTGATTCGGACGTGTGGTTCGACTCGGTGGTGGCTGTATCTACTGAGCTAAGCTCCCAGAGACGGGACCCGCCCGCGGTCTTCGAATGGGAGTGGACTAGGCTGAGCGGGTCGTGTTCGACTACGGCCCCGGTCTCGAATTCCCTGCACGGCGGGGCGCCGCCCGACTTCGAGTCGGCGTAGCCTTCTACGAACAGCCGCAGGTGAACCTGACGGAAACCCGTCCTAGCCGAAAGGAATCGTCATGCTCCGCGTAGTCCCTGCCACAGGCCGTACGGTCTCCATCACCAACCTCACGAGGTCTTCGATCGGCGTCGCCGGAACGGTCATCGGTCCGTACAAGACCAAGACCATCTCGCTGCGCTACATCGAGGGCCACCCGACGCACGCGACGAAGCTCGCGACGTTGGTCTCGGCCCGCAAGGCGCGGGTCGTCTACAACTCCGACGCGCTCTCAACCGCCGAGGCCCAGACGCTCGATGCCCCGATCTCGGCCGAGCTGCGGATGGTCCGCGACGTGTTCGCCAACGTGCTCACGGTCGACGCGAACGGCGTGAAGACCGTCTGGACGGCGGCAGCCACGGCCCAGACCTACAGCGGAGCGGCGCTCAACGGCGCCTACGGGGCGATCCCCTTCGACGTCGCGCGCAACGTCACGATCCACGCGGTGACGGCCGGCGGCGAGGCGCTCGAGGAGAAGGACTTCATCGTGACCGGCCTCGACATGTATGGCCAGCCGCTGACCGAGACCATCACGGTGCCGGCGCGCGGGGCCGGCGAGGACGTCACGACCCAGGGCACGTCATGCTTCAAGAGCGTGACCTCGGTCTACGTGCCGGGCGACGCCAGCGGGTCCCCGGGCGACTACGAGATCGGGTTCGGGAAGGCGCTCGGCCTGTCCAAGTCCCTGACCCAAGGCGGGCTCGTCGGCGAGTTCTTCGACAACGCGGTCCCGGCGGTGGCGGGAACCATCGCGCTCGCCGCGGCGGCCGCTCCCTTCGGGTCCTACACCCCGAACGACGACCCGAACGATGCCCACGACTGGGTCATCATGTACATCCCTGGCTAAGGGAAGGAGGACCCGATGCTTCGCACAGTCAGCACTACCGGTGGTCGGATGGTCACCGTGACCGCGACCAGCCGGTCCGTACCCCTGGGCGGCGTTCTGGTGCGCCGCGGCCAGCAGCGCCAGATCCCAGCGGCCAGGTTCAAGGTCGACGGGCACCGCAAGGAGCTGGAGCGACTGGTCACGAACGGGCTCGTGACCGCCACCCTCAACGGCGTCCCGCTGTCGAAGTTCGATGCCACGGTCTTCGACGCGCCTGCCCCCGACGACTGCGGACTCGCGCGCGACGTCTTTACGGCTCCGGCGGCCGCCTCGAACAACGCGATCAAGACCGCGGCCGCGGCGCCCGCCGTGGCGACCACCTACAGTGGAAGCCAGCTCAACGGGACGACCGGAGGCGGCGACCTAACGTATCCGCGCAACTTCCGCGTCTACGGCGCCACGGGCGTTGGCGAGGCCCTCGCGCTGAAGACGATCGTAGTGACGGGCGTCGATCTCGACGGGGCACCCCAGACCGAGAGCATCGTCTGCGCCGCGCTGGGCGCCAGCCTGACCCAGACGATCGACGGTGTCGTGTGCTTCCAGAGCATCACGTCGATCTACGTGCCGGCCGACGCCAGCGGTTCCCCAGGCGACTACAGCTTCGGGTTCGGGAACCGGCTGGGCCTGTCCCACCCACTGGTCCGGGCTCTGCCCCAGCAGTGGGTGGCGAACGTCAAGGTCACGAACGGCACCGTCGCGTACGCCGCCGCGTGCGCACCGAACGGCTGCTACATCCCGAACGCGGGGCTCGTGCCAAACGGCGCGCGCAACTACGTTCTGGTCTACGTCCCCAACTAGCTTCCCACAGCCACCGGTCCTGTGATAGGATAGAGTAGTTACTGTCCCAGGAGATACCCATGCCCAGAACCTGTCAGCAAGCGCACCCACGGTCCACCATGCAGGCGCTGTCGCGCGTGGTTCGCAGCCAGCGCAGCCCACAGCGGCACAAGTGCGCGGCGTGCGCCTACGAGCAGGGACGGCGCGATGGCTACGCCGAGGGGCTGGCCGAGGCCCGAGCGCTCATCGTCCAGGCTCAGGCACGGCTCGGCGGGCTCGCCGCGCGCGGTTCCCTGCGCCTGGAGAACTCCGACGGGTCACCCCAGCACGACGGGCCATGCGCTAACCAGCCGTAGTCTTCGGTATGAGGTCCTGGTTCCTCTACTGGGTCCCGATCGCGGTGGTTGCCTACGCGCTCTGGGGCCTGTTCTTCGGCCACCGGGTTGAGGTGTGGGGTCTGCCCATAACGTGCTGGTACGGCATGGGCGGAGTGGTGGGATCTCTGGTCCTGATGATCAACATCATCGACCGGTGCGAGCACAATGCCAAAAGACGAAGGCCCTGACCCTGCGCTCGTGGCCAAGCTGGCTGAGTACCTGCACGAGCGCGAAGAAAAGATCACGCACACGAAGCTCGGACCCTGGACTACGCAGCCCTCGGTGTTGCGCGAGGTCTACGAGCGTGAAGCGCTGTCGCTCGCACGATTCCTACGCGCGCTCAAGCGCGATCGCGGGCTCGACGTCAGGCGATGGGTTCAGCGATTCGAGGAGCGTCTCGACTAATACACAACAGCACAAGGCAGCGTGCGAACCTCGGTGTCTACCTTCACTGATAGTGGAGTGTAGGCGAACGAGTGGACCCAGAACTTGCCGACCTCGGGCAGGCCGGCGGCTACGAGCGCCGCGTTGTAGTCCGCGAGCTGGGTACCGACCGGCGTTCCAGGGTAGACCATCTTGGCCAGCAGATAGATGCTCGAGAGCGGTCCCGTCGCCACGGTCTTCGGAAGCACGCACGTCCAGATCGTTGCGTAGTACGGATCGTCCTCGGCGCTCGTGATGGCCGTCGCGTCGATCGTGCGGTCTTCTGGTAGCCGGTCCCCGGTCGCGAGTGGGATCGGGTCGTAGTCCGGGTCCGGGGTCTTGGCCGTGATCGGGCTATCGGGGTCGTGCCCGCTAGCCCCCACGCAGAAATGCGTGACCTGATACGCGTACCCGAGTCGGGCGCAGATCTGGAACGTGCGCTTCGTGCGGTTGGTGACCAGTGCGAGGATGGCGTACATACCAAAAGCTAGGCCGCGAGCACGATGCGGGCCAGATCCTCCTCAGTCTGGGGCCGAGGATGCTTAAGGCCGTACACGTTGGCTCGGCGCCAGAGGTCGGACTCGTCGCTCTCCGCGATAAGCATGCGCGTGATCACCTCGTCGGTGGGCGGCATGGCGTGCCGGTTCTTAAGGACCACGCATAGCTCGGCGAGGCGCTCACCTTGACGGAACACACGCACGTGCGACTTTCCCCTCGTGATCTGATACACGAGGCCACTTCTCCCAACCACGTCCACGAACCCATGCTTGAGGTACTTGCGCCAGCGATCGGTGCTCACCATGGACTTCAGCAGTTGGAGTGCCACGATCTCGTTCTGCGCCACGTTCCCGAACTGGTTGGGGTCGGACCTCGAACGCAATGCAGGGTCCATCTGGGACCGCAACCGCTCACGGAACCGTTCGGCCTTCGACAGCTCGGGCAGCCCGTTGATGACCCAGTAATTCTGCGCCTCGGGAACCGTGTGCCACCAACTGCCGGCCGTCAGCGTGCCGCCCGACGAATCCGCATCGGCTTGCCACGAACGTACCCATACCCAGTTCGTATCTACAGCGCTAGTGATTGACGCCGACGTGACGGTCGCCAGCGAAGGCACAACCCAGATATGGTTGGACGCCGCCATCTCGTCCTGAGTGACCCAGGAGCTGGGGGTGTAATTGGTCCACAGGTCTGGGCTCCACATGCTGTTATCCGAATGCCAGGTTATGGTGTTCGTAACCATAGGTAACCTCCTAGCTGGGTACCGTGGCGGGCACCATGACCAGCTCCTCGGGCCTCGACCCGACGAGGATCTCTTCGAGCAGAGGGTCGAACTCGTCGAGCCGGCTCCCGCGGCTACCGTCGCCCCTCACCACGTAGGCGCGATAGCCCTTGACGATGAAGTCCTTGAACTTGGCGAACGCCTCCTTCACCTGGTTCTTGTCGCGCCGGTCCCACACGACGCGGCTGTCACCGTTTTCATCGAGGACCCGCATGACGCCCTCGTACGCTGGCTTCGTAGGTGGATACATTAGCTGCTCACCTACGATCTCGGCGTCGGACAGCGGCCGCGCTGGCGTCCACCCCTGGCGTAGAAGCTCTCCCGTTCGTAGGCCGGCCTGGTGCGCGTCGTCTCGGTTCTTGGGGTCCCACACCAGCCGCTGGGGCCTGGCACTCGACGGCGTGTTGAGAGACAGTGGCATGTCTACGATCCTTTCGGTAGCGGTCCACAGTAAGCGCACCAGTCGCGTCCGCCCTCATCCTCGTGACCCGGACAAGTATTGAGCCGGTGAGACCACAGCTCCGCGTGCTCGGCATCAAACGCGCGGAGCGCGAGGGCCATCTCGATCGCGCCATTCGCGTACGGCTGCAAGCGCCGGTCGTTGCGCATCGCCTGCCAGGTGGCGCTCATGACCTTGTCCGCGATGTCCCTCGCGCTCTCGACAGGCGGGCTGCTTCGCTCCGCCGAGCGCGCCCGGACTTCGGCCAGCGTTGGAATACCGGAACCGTCGAAGTGCTTACCATCGTCACTCGGACCGACCATCGCGTCCTCCATCAGCCGACATCAACCGCCGGGTCCATGTCGTCCGCCAGGTCGCGTCCGTAGTCCTCGAGCATGGCCTTTGCTCTCCGGATAAGAGCGGAGGACCCGCGCAGGAGACCGAGCTTGACGTGGTTCTCGGCGATCGCGGTAGGCTCGTTGTCGAGGTCCTGAAGCTTGACCTCGATCGCGCGATCGAGTCGGTCCACCATGGTCGATAGGTCTCCGAGCACGCCAGTGCCGGCGCCTGCGCGTGCGCGTGATCCCACCTGGAGCTTACGATCGCGGAACGCGCGAGCCTGCGGCTCCGGGCGGTCCGGGCTCTGCGACTTGGGCGCGGCCGCAACCCCCACGATGTCCTTAGCTTCTCCCATGGCCTTGGTCCTTTCTTCCTCGATCACGAGGTCTCGTTCGGGTGGTCTGTAAGCGAAGCGGACGACCGCAGGCAATGGTCGCTGAACAACGACGACGCGCCGACCACCGGGACGTCTTCGGATCGTACCCGGCATGGTCCAGCGTCGCCAACATCCGCGATCATCACTCACCCTTCGTTCTCCAGTCGGTCGGACGCAGATATGGTCCACCGCGCCTCGGTCAGCGCAACCTTCATCGTCGGATACGGTCCAACCCAGGAGATGTTGTCAAAGCTCCACCATGATGCTATGTCACGGCCTCATAAGTCCGGGACCGTCCAGCCACACCGACCTCTCGCACAACCTCGTGCTTCACCATCTCGCGCAGGATCTTGCGAGCCCAGGACGTGCGGACCTCCTTCTCCCTCCACGAGCGGACGCTGTACCCCTGACTGTTCTCCATGGCCTTCTCCTTCCTCAGCGGTGTTCTCCCACGGCCTCGAGCTGACGGATGATCGCGACCGCGCCCTTACCCGGCTCCAGCTCTGGGGGCGGCCGGCGCTCCTTCTGCCAGGCGCTCCTCATAGGCACGATCTCGTCGGCGATCGCCTGGTTCTCGTTGAACCGGCAGTCGGTGATGATCCCGTCCTTGACGACGCGATAGTGCTTGTGCCCACAGTTTGGACAGTTAACCACGTGGTTGCCCTCGAGCGCGGTGTTGAGCTTCACGTACACGTACCCGACGCACTCGCCGCAGTAGAACTCACAGAGCACGCGGCCGTTACTGTCTGGTGGCGAGTATTCGTGGCTCTTGTAGTCGCCAAGGTCTCTGCTCATCGGGTCACCACACCACGATCGGTAGGTTATTCTCGAGGCTCTCGAGAATAACCAATGCGGAGCGGGCAGCCGCCTCAGAGATACTCTCTACCATCTTCGTCTTCACGATGAGGGGACGCGCTCCCTCAACGACGTTCTTGGCCTCTTTGAGGCCGATTCCCGTTAGCTCTCGGACGTCCTTGATGAACTGGATCTTGTGCTTGGATTCGTAGCCGCCTCGAATACGAAGAGCCGTGTAGGTTGACGAGGCTGAGACCGAGGACTGAGCCGAGGCCGAAAGCAGCTCAACGCGACGCTCGTAGGCCACGACAAACCGCTCGAAAAGCTCAAGAACACGATCGACCATTTCATACTATCCTTCCCGAGGTCTCGGGCTCCGGGTCTATTCCGTGGCGAAAATAACGACCGTGTTAGCCGTCGTCCCACTCTACCTCGTAGACAAAGACCGTGTTCTCGAACGACAACCTACGAATGGTCCCGTATCTCCGAGGACTAGATCGGAGGCACGCGTCCCCTTTTCGAATCCAGGTACCGTCGTCAAGTCGTACCTTGCGCGATACTCGGTCGCCGACATGTATGGTCTAGAAGTCTGGGTAGCCATTGATGAGCGACGCCATGCCTTCGAGCGCAGGCGTCTGCTCGAAGCCGTCGGCCTTGAGCGTGCGAGCCGTCTCGAGCATGATGTCCACCCACGTATGGGCCGGCCCTAGGGTCTTGAACGCGTTCAGCAGGTGCCGGGTGAGCGCGCCGTTGGGTCGGTCACCGAACTGGGCGTCGGCCGCCGTCTGGTTGCTCTGACAGGCAGCGATCAGCACGTGGCGCATGGCGGGGTCCGTGTCGAACGTCAGGCCGCGGCGCTTGACACCGAGCCTTCGGGTTGCGGTGCACCCTTCGGCCCGTAGCTCGACGTCGATCGGAGCGCGCACGAACTTCGCCCGGCGCATCGGGGTCAGCTCCGTCTTGATCTCCTCCGGATTGCGCACGGCGCGCGTGCCCGTGCCCGAGTGGCAGCAATCGAGCACGACCGTCAGCCGCTGGTTCCTGCCGAGGCGCTTGAATTCGTCGGCCAGCACGTCGTCGATGAACGGATTATCCCAGATGTCATCATAGTCGATCGGGCAGAGAGCCTCGTCCTTGTGGTCGAGCAAGTCCTCGTCACCCGATCGGTCGCGGAGCTGAGTCCCGTGACCGGAGAACCCGAACACGAGCTGGGCGTCGCTCTTGGTGTCGTACGTCAGCCAGCGCAGGCGCTCTCGCATGGCCCGATCCGTGGCCCGGTGGTCGCACAGCATCCGGATGTTCTTCGACTCCCAGCCTCGACTGATGAGCATGGCCCGGAGGTCGATCGCATCGTTCACGCACCCGCTAAGCGGGGAGTCGTCGTACGCGTTGATCCCGACGAGCAGGGCCTTGCGAATCATGGTTTATCTCCCTTGGTAGGTGCCAAAACGCGAAGCACGACCCCCGGCTTGAGTCCGTCAAGGAACGCGCGGATCACGACCTGATGCGCGGGGCGGCCGCGGTAGTGCCACTCGCCATCTACGCCCTTTTCTAGCTCCGTCGTCACGAACGCGCCCTGAGCCGAGGCGCTGTGCTGGATGTCGAGCTGCGCGGCCACCGTGGCCTCGGCACTACCCAAGCACGTGGTACGCGGTACCGGCACCGAGAGCTTGCGCTCCACCATTTCCAAACGTCGTACCAGCTCCTCGAACGAAGGCATGTCCATGGACTCTGTTCTAGCACAGATTCTTGACGCCGGTCAAGCGCGCCTGGTAGCCTGAGCGCTGCTTAGCTTTCCATGACGCGGGGGTTCTAACGTTGTTCAAGTTCCAGCCCAGTGCCTCGCCGGTCTCCGCCACGTGCCCCGAGTGTCGCGTCCTCACGACCGGTTGTGGCGCCACGCTCAAGCCGAATCGTGATCATGGCTACGCTGATAAGTGGGCTTTGGTCCTGACGTTCACGTGCGAACGCTGCGGGCATGCGTTCGATCTGATCCCAGGGTCCTTCGAGCTGGTGGGCTGTGACTGCCACTGACATTGCCCGAGCGCTTCACGCGCACTCCGACGTGCGGGCGATCGAGGCCGTACTCCGGCCGCTCTTCGAGATGCCCCTTGGTGATCTCCGTATGCTATTTGACGACCTCACGGTCGCGATCAAGAAGTCAGAACGCGCGCCGGAGCTATCGGTGCTGACCGCGGTCCAGAACCTGGCGTGGGCCGTCTCCTATCTCCGACACTGCTGAGAGGACTCTTGAGGCACGTATACTGTGAGATAGATGGTGTGCTCTTGGATTACGCGGGTGGTCTCCTTGCCTATCTCCGGCCCCTGTACCCGCAAACAGCGCTTCGACACCAGCAGCTCACGACCCCAGACTTCGTCGGGGCGCTCGCGCCCGTGCTTGGTATCGAGCGCAGGCGGGCTGAGGAACTGGTCGCACAGTTCAACGATAGCTTCCGGGTCGCTGCGCTCGCTCCAAACCCCGTGGTGCTGAACGCGCTCCGCTACCTCGAGAGCACGCAACCGATGTCGCTCACGTTCGTCAGCTCGCGCACGGGTCGTGCGCTCGAAGCGGCCAAGCACCAGCTCTCGCGCCTGGGCTTCCACCAGCTAGAGATCGCGACAACCGACGTAGCTGATCTCCTGTTCGAGAACCAGGTGGTCTTGAGCGACCGCGTGCCAGACCTGAGGCGCGACCCCAGCGGCCAGCTCCTCGTCGTCTGGCAGCCCTGGAATAGCAAGCCCGTGTCCGCACCCTGGATCATGTACGTGCACGCGGACGAGGCCTCGGATGTTGGCTTCCTGCTCGTGGAGCTGGTTCGTGTGGACGGAAAACCTTACGTATTCTGATACAGTGATCGAGCGCGACCACATCGCGACGACCTTCGACGAGGTCTACGGCAGCCGACTCGAGATCCGCGACTCCTGGCTGCTCCTCACGTCGCTCTACGACCGAGTCCAGGGTCACCGTCGGATGCCGTCAGCCGTACTCGCGATCTCACTCCAGCTCGCGTGCGCGCACGAGATCACCCAGCTCGACGTAGCCCAGAGCTACAGCGCGCGCAGGCGCGAGGTCCTCAACCTGGTGGCCAGTACCTGCCACTATCGCATGGGGCGCAAAGCCAACGACCGGTACGCGCGCGCAGCTCTCGACCGCCTTTCGGCCTCCGGAATCGTACGGGTCGAGTACGTGGGCGATCGCGTGGTGCTGAAGTTCCCGGAGATCGATGCCTACCTCGAAGCGCTCCAGGACCACCTGCACCGAAACAACTGGATCGAATCCCACGTGCGCCGCTGGCTCTACATGGCGCACCACTACACGGAGCGACGACCGCTTGCTGAGGTCGTGGCACGCCGACCCCGCGCCGACGCCAGGCACTGGGCCACGTTCTGTGCTCAGTCCCTCTACTCGCGCCTGCGCGGGGTCTGGGGAGGCGCCACCCAAAGCGATGGCGAACGCAACCGCAGGGTACGGGAGGCGTTCGACCCCGAGGGCGACCTACCAAGCGCGCAAGAGTGCTACCGAGCGCTCGACCGCGCAACCGACGCCACGCGGGGTGGTCGGCCAGCCGACTGCAAGCGCCAGCGCTACTATATCTCGAACGAGACGGCTGCGGCTGCCTTCGGTATCAGTCTGTCTACAGCCTGTGCCTGGAACCGAGCCATCCGCAAGAACCGGATCCCGGTCCGACTCATCCGACGCTCACTCGAGATTGTTAACGGGCCCGTAAGCGGCCGGCAGCTAGCCCAGATCCGGCTGAACTGCGAACGGAAGGGCCTGCGCCAGCCGCGCGCTCAGCGCGTGCCCGGCGGCTACCTCGTGACCTACGACCTTCCCTGCGGCGCGGCCTATCGGAAGGGGTACGCTGGTCCTGACTACGGTCCGGTACCCGAAGCCCTGTGGCGGAAGTACATGTGGCCCTTCGACCTTCTCGTCGACCGCCCGCGAGGCTGCCGTGCGTTCACGGCCGTTCGTAGCTGGACGCGGCCCCAAGGGGATGGCCACGATATTTCGATCCGGAACTACCTCGAGTGGGAACAGCTCCGTGAGGACGTGCAGACCATGGTGGAGGGCATCAAGGGTATCCGGGTTCCGCGTGCGTTCCGCGTCCGCGCCGGCCGCACGAAGCACCCGTATCGCGTTCGATCACGGACCGGCGGTCGCACAACCGCCGCGCTCGTCGGGCTCAAGCGAGAGGGCCCCGACGGCCTCGTCGACTGCACGCCGTCCTACGGGACGCACTGTCAGCGGCTGGCCGCCCGGCGCAAGCGGGCTGAGCAGGAGCGCCTGGCACTGGCGACCGCCGAGCGTGAGCGCCAGCGGGCTGAGCGCGAGCGCGCCGACCAGAAGGCCGAGCGCGAGCAGGCGGACTTCGACCGCGAGGCCGAGATCCTTGGGTACCAGAACTGGGCTCCCGAAGAGGGCCTGTTCGACTCGCTCGAGAACTGGGACGAGGTCACGCCCGAGCCCGAGCTGAAGCCGGAGCCCGAGGCCGAGTGGAACGACTTCAGCGAAGAAGAAGAATACGCGAGGTTGCTGAAGCGTCGCGAGCGCAGACTCCAGCAGTCTCAGGCTGTTCAGCGCTCCGAACAGGGTGAGCAGAACTCCATAGAACAGATACCTCCTTTGATTGATCTATATACGGATAGGGATCCCAGTAAGGGGATCCCTATCCGTACTGTACTAGAGGATTCAAGGAGTGGATCCGTTGTCCGTGGCCAAACTCGAAGGGGGCCGAAGGCCCCCGCGACAGGACAGCGAACCCACCGGGGCCCGATGGGCCCCGCTCAGTGGGTTAGCTATCCTGTCGCGCAGTCGAGTCCTGAGTCGTCCGATGTCGATCCCAAGCTTTTGAATCGGCCTTCGGCCCTGTTACCAGCTAGCACTCGCGGACGATTGCAAGACGATCACGATCGTGGTAGGGTTAGCCCATGACGAGCTGGGACTATGTAGGTACCGCGCGCAAGGACACGATCGCGCGCTATGCGCGCCATCGGCTGGCCGCGGTTGCGCCCGAGCAGGTCTACCGCTTCCAGAGAACGTGCATTATGCACTTGTATAGGAAGCGCCTCGGTCATGCAGACCCCGCGTGCTGCTGCGGAACGTTCTGGACCAACCGCTCCACCAAGCTCACGTGCTCAGCCGAGTGCAGCATGGACTGGGGACAGATAGCTGGCGACTTACGTCGAAAACAGCCAGAGGCTGTTCGGCTGCTAACCGCGCAAGCGATGGGAGACTCCGATGCCGAAGGGTAAGAAGGTCGCGCCGAAGGCTGCGACCAAGGCGAACGCTGCCACGATCTCGTATCCGTACTGTCGCGACGCATACGGTCAGCAAGTGCTGGTTCATGTCGTCGCGGCGCACGAGCCGGAGTTCGAGGCCACGCTCGTCGGCCACGATCCCTACACCGGGATGCTGGTATTCGACGCTCCGAATGGCCGCGCGTTCTATCCGGCGGCTGCCGTCGCCTTCCGGCGTCCGATCGCGCCGGACAAGACCGCGGCCGCGCCGAATGCGGTCGCGGGGCGTTGCGCCGCCAGGGCCAAGAACGGGTCCCAGTGCGTGCTGCCCGCGGGTCACAAGGGCCAGCACAGATTGGCGTGACATGCGCGTCCTGTACGTGGCGCTAGGCCTCGCGCTCGTCGGTTGCGGCCCACCCTGCACCACGGTGGCCACCCGACGTTGCGCGGCGAGCGTGGTTGAGATCTGCTCGACCGACCGCACGTGGAAGCCGCTCATGGATTGTGCGCGCTTGCCGCGCACGGAGAAGCTCATGAGCTGCCAGACGACCGATGCGGGGGCCGCATGCCTACCCCAGTGAAGCTAGACCCAGTACCTGCCGAGGCCGTAACCGACGTCTGGCAAGCGTTGCGGGCGCGATACAACACTCGGCTCATTCGCAAGGACCAGCACCCACTCATGGTGACCGTGGGCAACACGCTCCAGGTCATGGGCGTGCTCGACCACGAAGCGTTCTTGAAGCGGTTCACGACCACGCTGATCCAGGACGTCTATGCGCCGTTCTCGCTCGGGGTCGAGACTGAGTACTACGATCGCTGGGCTCAGATCGTGGTGCTGGTTCACGAGCACGTGCACGTGCTCCAGTACCTGAACGACCCATCGTTCCCAGTCCTGTATCTCGCGTCCAAGGCCAATCGTGCGGTCTACGAGGCGGTTGCCTATGGCACGCGCCTGGAACTCGAATACTGGCGCTACGGTGAGATCGTGACGCCGATCGATCAGGTTGCGTCCCACATCCTGGCGTACGCATGTAGCGCACCTGAGGTCAAGGTGGTGGCTTCCGCGCTTGAGGCGTTCCAGTTCACGGTCGAGGGCGGCGCGATCATCAACGAACCGACCGCGATCGCGCTCGACGCGCTCAAGCCGTACGCGTGATGGTTTGCGTTCTCTGTCGTCGCGCGGTGCACTTCCGGTCGCGAGCTAGTCCCCTGATCAAGGACCTCAGCCCAGGCGCCCCGAGATTCCCGCCGCCGGCCTATTCAGGGTGGCTGGTATCTAAGGTTTAGAGTTACTCGTGACCGCCAGCGTTTCCCCCAGCAGGCAACCACCACCGAGCGGCCAGGGTTTCGGCGACCGTCCCTACGAAACCCAGGTCACGTCTGTCAACACCGAGAACGATCAGTGCGTAGTCGACTCGATCGCGGGTCCGGACACCGTCCAGGTACCGCATCCCATGCTCTCGACCAACGCCTGGATCCGAGCGCAGCCCGAGCGCGGCGCGCGCCTCATGGTGATGGGGACCGCCGGCTCTTCGATGCGCCGGGCCCCGCTCGGCTACTACTCGAGGTCGGCGGCTGAGCTGATCAAGCGCTACCGAGCCGGGACTGGGCTCTATCGGCCGCTCGAGGCGGGCGAGTTTGAACTCATGACGCCGGGGCTCGCCGTGGTCGCGGGCGCCGCCGACGGCGTCCTCAGCCTCCGCGGCGGGGTCGTGCGCGGAGAACTTGACCCGAAGCGCATGCGTGCCCGCTGGCGGGCGCCAACCCACGTCAGGGAATTGCACCAGCACGACGAGGATACGATCGGGGACGAAGAACGCTTCGGGGTCGTTGTTCGGAACCTGACGAACGACAAGCGCAACCGCTGGCTGCGACCGCCCGGCGCAACGGGCGAGGACGCCGGCTTCGCGAAAGAGTACCTGCGCGTATACGGCCGTCCGAGCGGGCGCCTCGCGCTCTACCAGGAGGGCGACATCTTTGATGACGCCGGGCAGCCGACGCAGGCGTGGACAGGAAAGAACGTGCGGGCTGTACGCGAACTCTACGATGGGTCCGGGACCGTCGTGCTCCAACACGAGGTCGATGTAGCCGGCAGCTTCCGGCTTCGCGGCATCGGGTCTCAGATCGACGTGTCCGAGCAGGCGGCCGATACCACGGTCGCGCTCAAGCAACTCCAGGTGACGCTCGCCCAGCTCCTCGGTATGCAGGCTGGGACCGCGGCCACGATCGAGGCAGCGACGACCGCCACGTTTGCCGGGAACGTATCCACAGAGTTAGGTCCGGGTCCCGTTCGAGAGCCCGTGATCAAGGGCACGGCGTTCCTGGGAACCGTCATGGTGCCGTTTCTCACGGCGCTCTCGGCCCACTTCCAGGCCGCGAGTCTGCCACCGCCCGCGGGGCCGCTCGACTTCCTGAGCTACAAGCCGATCATGGCGGCCGTCGCTGAGGCTCTGCGGGCCTTCATCGGGGCCTGCAACGCCACCTTGAGCCTGAACGTCAAGACGACGTAGGGCGATCGCCAAACCCCGCTTTTCACTTCCAACTACCCGTAATCCCTACGCTTAGAGTGATCGCCAAAAGCTCTGGTTTCCTATCAAAAAAGATATTGACTCAATCTGAGCATATGCTAAGATGGTGGTAGGTCGACAACGTAGCCGAGCATGGCAAACCTGACCTCCGCGCGGCCCGAGCGCGCCTGGACCGACGCCCAGCGCGCGATCGCGAAGACCGTGGTGCAGACGCTCGCCGGTATGTGCGACGGAGCCCAGATGCTGGACGGCGCGGGCTTCAACAAGCTCGACGCGCCCTACGGCCACCAGCTCGCGGCTTCGTCGCTTCCGCTCACGGACCGCGAGGTCGCGACGGTGTCCCGCTGGGCGGCCAAGTACCATCGTCAGCTCCCGGCCGAGTTGGTCGAGGCCTTGAAGTAGGAGACCGTGGTAAGACATCTGTGGTGGCAGGAGGGACGATGAGACGGGGCTCAAGGGTCGTGCCTCGCTGTTCGACTCCGACGTCGCCGCTACGTTATCTGCACAGATAAAGTTGACTTCGAGACCTATCGGCTGCTAGAATCGCGTGGCCTACGTCAGAAGGGCAGCGGGGAGTGGCTGGCGGTCTTGACCTACCGTCAACGGGAGTGCGTCAAGGGGCCGGCCGACAAGCCACTGATCCCGGCTGTGCGCAAGAGCGCGAGGAGGTAGCCAGATGATCGTGCGGTTGAAGTCCATGAAGCTATCCAAGATCAACTGCATCCGGGTGGTGCGCGACGCGATCCCAAGTCTGGACCTGATGCTTGCGAAAGCGCTGGTCGAGAGCCTGCCACAGGACGTCAAGATCGCTGACACCTGGTACAGCGACGTGTGCGAGGCCTTCGAGGTCGCGACTCCGGACTCGGCGGATGCCGAGCGCCTGCACGCAGCCTGGAAGGCCCTGACCGCCGACCGCCAGACGATGCTGCTCGGGTACCTGGACTCTCAGCACATGCTGCGGGAGGGCTAATGCCGACGCAACGCTGTCTAGGCCAGCTCCAATACGAGCAGCTCGCGGGCATGCGGGTGTACGCCGACGTTGGTGGGCAGCGCGTCTACCGCTACCGGTGCGCAAGCTGCGGTCATCAGGGGACGAATACGGGGAAGGCCACTCGCTGCTCGCGGTTCGTGCGATACCTGATTCGATACGAGGAGCCGGCAACCGCGAACGTGCAATTCCGGGTCAAGGGTTTCTAGGACCCCAAGGATTGGCGCGCGGCCCAACCGCTCGATCACCGCATGCACGAGGTGGTCATTACCTACGTCGAGGAGGAGGGCTAGCCGATGGCTGAGCGTATCTTTTGCACCTCGTTCTGCAACCACGGGCACCGGCTGTCGGACGGCAAGCCGATCGACCACGAGTGCTACGTGCTCAACCCCAAGGCGCTCGAGGCCGAGCGCGCAGGCAACTACGCGCTCGCGTGCCAGCTCCTCGGCGGCAAGCGGATCGTTCACCGAGGACTACGGAGGAATCCATGAACGTTGTGACCGCACCCGGGCTATACGCCGCGCACCTGCCGAGGCCGTGGTGCTTTCTGGCGGGCGGCATCTCGAACTGCCCTGACTGGCAGTCGGATCTGATCGCCGCGCTCGCCCCCATGGACCGCCTGCGGCCTGGGGTCGATGGCACGTTCTTCAATCCTCGGGCCGCGACGTTCGACGTCAAGGACCCTAGCGCCACGACCAGGCAAATCTGCTGGGAGCAGATGGCCATGCAGCAGGCCGACATCATCGGGTTCTGGTTCGCGCGCGGTAGCGACAACCCGATCGTTTTCTTCGAGTACGGAACGTATCTTCAGCGATACCTTCTCACGGGTTCGCCCGAGATCGTGGTGGGCTGCGACCCCGACTTCAGGCGAACGAACGACGTCGTGATGCAGACGCGAGGCTACGCGAAGTCGATCGTGCCCGGCATCTACCTGTCGTTCGAGAACTACCTGACCGTACTGGACCGCGCCTTGCGCTCGTGGCGCTCGCGGCCGCCAAGGGGGTGACCTATGGCCAAGTTCGAGATTATGGTCAGTGAGGGCGCACACGCCTCCGATGCCCAGACTCCCAAGCTACCGGTAAAGACCCGAACTGTCATGCTGGTCGACGCCTACGGCTGCGAGCTTCACGCGGTGCCCTTCAACCAGGTGAAGGCCGGCGAGCGCTTTCGGCTCTACGAGCACGACGGCAGGCCGGTTGACAACTACGACGTGTCCATGGCCCTCGGCCCCGCTGAAGTCGTGAACGGTGTCGTCGCGATCAAGAGCGGGCTGTATCAGCTTGAGCTGATACCGATCGGAACCGAGGTTATCATCACGCGGGGGGAGCACCGCGGCCGGCACGGAACCGTGACGGGTGCAGGCCGTGTCAAGCCCTACGCAGTCTACAGCGTGAGCACGGATGGTCAGATGGAGACCTTCTACCCGTGGGAGCTGTCGGTCCGCAAGGCACCTTAGCCTTGCCGGAGGCTCGGTTACATCGTGGTCCGCTGCCACATTCCAGCTACGGAATGGAGGTCAGGATCAGCCTGGAACGTGACACGTCGAGCGGAGGGACTTCAGATACTGCACGAGCGAGGATGAGGCATGAGTTCGATTCAGTTCTACTGGCAGTGTCCGAAATGCGGTAGGCGGATGCCCATCGAACAGGTCGTCCACAACTGTGCTGCCGATGGTACTGCGGTTAAGCGAGCCATCGAGCATGTGTGGTACGACTCGTCGAAGTTCGAGGGTATCGATGCTAATATCGCTGACTGCGTAAATAGGAACTTCGCGGATCTGATTGACTGGCCAGAACCCGACACGGAATACACTTGTCCTCCGTGCTGGATGAGGGACAAGACATGACTCACTTCGAAGAAGTCAAAATGTGGTTGGAGGCGCTCGATCAGTGGAGATCTCGCCTCGATGCAATGAATATCCCTGCACCACCGAAGATGCCTCCATCGGTGCGGACGTGGCTCATGAACCAGGCCATGGCGCTCGACGATGATTCGCATGAGTGCTTCACGCCTATAGGGGACCCCACAGGCGACTGCCAGGGTGACGGATGGTACAAGTGCAAACGCTGCACGCGCCTGATCGGCTACACACCGTTTCCGCCAGAGGACCAATCGACCCCAGACCCGGAGCCAGTGTTTTGACCGCGCAACTCCCAAAGATCACCATTGCTCCGATTGCTGACCTGTGGTCGATCATTCGTTTCCAGACGCTCCACCAGGTCCTGGCTCAGCTCGAGGAGTCCAAGCGGGATTAGGTTTGGCCATGAAGATAAGCAGCGCGACGTGAAGCTTCCCGATGGGAACGTCGTAGCTATCGGCGACCTATACGACCTCAGGGGCTGAACGCTACGGAGGTTTGGCCATGGACCTTTCCATCCTCAGAGATACGCTACGGCAGGCAGCATCCGACATCGTGGTCAAGGACGTGGACTGGGCGTCCGACCAGTTTCCTGACGACGACTACGAGGCAGAGGCCGTGGGTCAGGCCACCGTCACGTTCGTGATCCAGGGCCCGATGCTCGCGCGGCTCCTCGGCAAGCAGGAGCGCGTTCTGTCCGAGGCGCTCGGCAAGCTCAACGACCGCCAGGCGATCGGGCTCCTGCGCAGCGGACCCGTACCCGCACAGATACTGAAGGTGCTGACGCCCGCGGTTCAGAAGCTCGTGGCGCAGACCGCGGCAGATCGCTTCGGACGCAACGTGCGGGGGACCAAGGTCGACTACTCTGACCAGACCACCTATTGGAGCGCCGACGTGGACCAGGCCACGCAGTCGATCACGTATGAGGTCGACCTCGACGTGCTCTGGACCTGGGTGTAGCCTTTCTCGGAGGATATCCATGAAGATCAGTGACCAGGTACGTACCCGAGCGGCGGCGAGTACCCCTACCCAGAACGATGTGGTGGAGGTCTTTCGCAAGAACCTCAGCACCTACTCGCCGGAGGCTCGGAACAAGATGGTCGAGGGCTTGAAGAAAGACCTGCTCGCACTCATCATGCCGCTCAAGGGCCACAGGGAGTACTACAAGAGGCTGGAGGCATACGTCGAAGGCCTCGCGCGGCGAGCCCACGACCTCGGGGAGATACACGCTCAGCGCATGGCCAAGGACCTGGGCGACGGCATCGCTACCTTCGCAGAGGCGATCAAGAAGAACTGGTTCGAGTAGTTCCTCGGCGTAGCCTTTGGCGGTTACCCCATGTCGGAGACCGCCTATGCCAAGCAACCTGCTAAACCCGTTCGACCTCGAGCGCAGCCCGCTCGAGGTAGCGCCCGAGTCTGGGCTCGAGGACTACGAGGACCAGGATGATGACCAGTTCCTGGCGGACGCCGACACGCTGGAGCGCCTGACCGTCGGAGGTTTCCGTGTATCTTCGGTGGTGCGCGCCGCCGGCTTCGAGGAGCTGATCCCAGACCCGAGGTTCATGCCCAAGGCCCTGACCAAGCTCATCATGACGGAGCTGAAGAAGGCCAAGCTCAAGGGCATGTCCTTGGTCAAGGACTCGGTCGCAACTCAGCCTCGCGGTGGTTGGGAGTATGGGATCCTGATCCAGCTCTACCTGACTCCAGACCCGGCGCGCGTCCCCGAGCACTCTCAGGGTCGCCATGAGTGTACGATCAAGATCAACGGTGCCGAGACCAGGGCGAACGGCATCGCGACGCTCGAGTTCCCTGATGGCGCGGAGCACGTGATGGCGACGAAGGGTGGCGATGACCCGGTGGCAGTCGCCAAGATGCTAGCGTCCGAGATCGTCCACCACTTCCTCGCGGCACGCGACGACTAGGAGGCCGGAACCTCACCGAGAACGTTCTTTCCGCCGTCGCCTCTGGAAGTTGTAGTGGGTCGGGTCGTGGTGGTCTCCTTCCATCGGGCGTCCGCGCGGATTTCTTCCCGGCCTGTCGATGGTTGTCCGGATTGACGGCCGCTCGCGCTCGGGCTAGTCTTTCTCGGCCCTCGGGAGTTCGACATCTGGCGGCCACAGACCACGCTGAACACTAAGCCGAGGCGGACATGCTAGAGCTGATCTTCCAGTACGAGCACCGTGACGCGACCGAGGCCTTGAACGCGCGCCTGTCGCGGCTCATGCAGCGCGGCATCTACTACGGTGGGCGCCTGACGCCGATCGCCGGCACGCTCCAGTGCGTGCGGTCCCCCATCGGCGCCGTGGGCCAGGACGGGTGCACGGTCCGTGACACGCAGTACCAGACGCTGACGTACACGCCCGGCACCGACAACTACCACTGCATCCTGGCCAAGTACAACGCTCTCGGCGACCCGAGCACCCCGACGCTCAGCGAGGTCGTCATGAGCGCGTCGGCCTACACCGCGCACGCGGAGAAGGACTACCTCATCGTGCTCGGGCGCGTCCAGCTCGCGGGCGGTGCCACTGAGGTGCTGGCGGCCAACATCCACTACGACGTGCGCGACGAGTGCGGGCCCCTGGGTCGCCTCATCTGGAAGGGCACGGTCGCGACGACCGGAGACCTGCCCACGGACTCGACGGTGCGCGAGGGCGACATCTACCACGTGCAGTCGAACGACGGGCTCTACGTGTGGGACGGATCCGCCTGGACCCTGGTCACGGCGAAGGGTGCGGCCACGCTGGACGGCGCCTACGACGACGGCGGTAGCGGGGCCGGTCGCGTTATCACGGCGGATAGTGGCGCGGTCGAGGTCGTGCAGGACGTGACCGCAGACCGAGTCGAGGACATCTTCAATTCGGCCGTGCGCGTGCGCCAGGAAGGATCGTCAGCACCAGGCTCCCTCGGCCTCGACATCGTCAAGAACGGACTCAACCACCTCGGCGGTCTCCTTGTGCGCGAGCGCCTGGTCTTCGGCACCGATATCCAGGCAGACGAGCCGATCGACGTGGCCGCTGGTGCCGGGGGACCGATCACGTTTACGCGCGTCGGGTGCAGCCTGATCACCTATAACTACGGCGCGGTCACGGGCGCCATGCTCGTGCTCGTCGAGATCAGCGGCAGCCCAAGTGGATCGAACAACGGCGTGTTCCTGCTCGACGTGACGGGCGCCACGACCGCGGGCGTGAAGGGGCCCATGGGCGTGATCCCCGCGATGGTGGCCGAGCCCGGCCTGACCGCGAACATCTACATCGTGCGGTCTATCATCGGGTCAAACGTAAACGCGCTCTTCGGCATCAATCTGGGTCTCAACAGCGGCGACTTCGAGTTCCTCGGGTCCGCGGCGCCACCGTCGATCTACGCCGGCAAGACCATCGCCTGGTTGCAGGGAGGCACCAGCAAGGTTCTTCGCGGCCTCTACCTGGATCCTGGTCACACGACCGAGGTGTTCTACTTGCTCGAGAAGGGAAACATCGTCCTTCGGCCCGAGTGGTACAACGGCGCTGCCTGCATCGACATCAGTGGCCGCGAGACCACGAACCTGGTCTCGGTCACGAACGCGGGCAACAACTCGGGTTCCATCGGTATCTTCGGGCGGTCCATGAACGCGGGGGCCGCCGGTTTGCACGGCGACGGTCTGAATGCTGTTGGGGTCCGGGGAACGTCGAACAACAGTGTGGGCGTCGAGGGCAGCTCTTTTGGTCACACTGCGGTCAAGACCGTGACCTGGGCGCTGCCCCTCACGTTCTCTCCGCACCCAACCTACTGGCAGACCCAGTGGCCGGGCACGCCCGCTGCCAACTTCTTCTACCAGACGATCGTCGCGGGCGTTGGCACTGAGATCACGCTCGTGCTCCAGACCTCGTACTTTCCCGAGGGCTGTGTTATCATCGGGGTGAACGTGGACTGGGAAGCGGCCGCCGGTGAGGCCACGGGTGCGAACCGGATGCTCATGTATGCGGACCATATCAGAAAGACCATATGGGACGCGAATCCGCCCGTGGTCACCACGCTCAACGCTGCTCTCGGGTACCTGGAGTTCGGGTCAGCCTCGGCCGAGCGGCGTCTTGACACGATGTCTACGGACCGCATGGGCTGGACGCACGGAAAAGCCACCGTAGGCAGCTACGTCGACATGCTTCGGATCGGTTTCCGACCGCGTACGTCCGGGATCGGTGACAAGGTCTACGGCGTCTACATCGAAGCCGAGATCCTGACCGTCAACCAGTTCACGGGACCCGCGGTCACGCCCTGATGCCGAACTCCAGCGCCATAACGTTCAGCCAGAGTGGAGTGCTCAACAACGCGGGCTCCGCTGCCGGTCAGCAATGGCTGTCGGCCCTCTACCGGCTCTTCCACGCGTTCTTCACGACCGCGAACGCGGTCGACTCCGGACGCTGGCGCCTCGTCGACTGCTCACCGGCCGTCGGGTCCTGGTCCACGATCGGCAACGTCGTTGACAACTCCTGGTTCGTGGTCGAGGCGCTCAAGGGTCGCCAACGGTGGCAGTGCAAGTTCCAGGCGACCAACGTCGTGGCGCTAGACGAAGCACCCGGAGGAACCTACCGGCTGGTGGCCAGCTTCTCCCCGGGCGGGGGCTGGACGCTGAAGGGCGGAGCTAATGGTGGCTTCGTGGCAGCCCCGACGGTCGCGAGCGCGAACTTCCTCCTCGGCAGCGGCAACCACACGGCGGCTCCGAATGGCGTGCTCCACGTGCATAGCGACCGTGATACGGTCCTCGTCGCGATCGCGCACACGGGCAACACGAACTACGACGGAGGCGCCTACCTCGGCCGTATCGAGCCAGATAGCGACCGGATCGACTACCCAAGCTGTCTGCTGACCGGTGGGTTCGATCGCTCGGCCGGGGGCGCGTTCTCTGCGACGCCTGATGGTAGCTACGTGTTGTCGGCGGCCGTGCCGCACGTCGCAGAGAATGCTGTGATCCACACGAGCGGCTGGATGGCAACGACCTACCAGCCGTCCATGTTCTCTGGCGAGTACACGTACCGGCCCCTCGAGATCGTGAACTCGAACTCGTTCGTCGGCTACCTGCGCCTCGTGTGGTCCTGCGCCAACCTGGCGTCGCTCTCCCGTATGGACAGCCGTCAGAAGCTCGTGCTTCACAACGGGCACCTGTCCGACGGCGTGACGATCGTTCACAACGGGCTCGTCCTCTAGCACGCTTGACAGCGCACGGCGTCGTCCTCTACACTCGGTTCATGATGACCACTGTTACCCCGCTCAAGCTCACTCGCACAGCACCGCCGAACGCAACGCTGGTGGCCCTCGCACGCTCTGCGGTCGAGGCTTTGGTAGACGCACCTGAGGAGGTTGCCATCGGGATACAGGCGTCTGGGAATGGTTCCGTGCTCCTGACCATGAAGGTGGCGCCTGAGGAGACGGGCAAGGTCATCGGCGCGAAGGGGCGAAACATCGAGGCTCTCCGTACGTTGCTCACCGCCATCGCCTACCGTCATCGTCTGCGTCTCACACTCGAGCTGGTTCAGGAACGCTGACACAGGAGACCCCATGGAAGAGACCGTGATGGTGGCGCTGCCGATCGCGCTCGTGCGTGCGCTGTCGGACGACTACGAGCAGGACGGCGTTGCTGACTACGCAAGGATCCAGGCCAAAGACAACGCGGAACGTGTCGGTCATGCTTGCTTCGAGGCGATCGAGCGCTATCACCGGGAACAGAAGAACGCGCAGCGAGAGGAGCCGGCACCGTCAAGCTTCAGCGCTGGCAAGAGCCGCTGGACCCAGTCTGAGCTGGAGGAGTGGCATTCGGCTCAGCATCGGGGTCTGCCCCCTGGTGTCCGCGAGTGCCCCGGCTGCGGGTGCCTCGTCGCGGTAGGCCGAGGCCGTTGCGGTCGCTGTGCCCCCGAGAGGGGCACCCCCGCGTTCGTGCCCTGATCGTGCGCCCGATTCGTCCCCGAGACCGCGTGCGCCTTACGGCGTCCGACCGCTCGTTCGCGTGCGCGCGGTCTGGGGCGTTTGCCACGGTCTTAGAGGTCTCGGGAACTCATGTATCGCTTTTGCTAGATTGTGGGCATCGCTACAGCACGACGCTGGACCGCTGCGTTCGGACCGCGCTCTACCGCTGCATGCTGTGTCGGAATCCATACCACTGGCGGACCATGAAGCGGTACCCGTGGACCAAGGCCCTGCGCCTCGTGTGCGCAGCCTGCTGGACGTCGATGCCTCATGGACGGCCGGCGTCAACCATTACGCATGCCGACATGAAGCCGGTACCGAGGCCGCCGCCGCTACCGATCCAGCGGAAGCGGCGGAGAAGGAGGCGCCCAACGTGAGGGCATTCATAATGTCTCCGGAGATAGAGTCGAGCTTGCGCAAGCTGATGGCGCTAGCCGAAAGCCCCGAGCGTAGGATCCCGCTCGCTACGATAAAGGCGTACGCTCAAGGCTCCAACCCCTCGTGGAAGGGAAGCCCCGTGCCCCTCGATCAGTTCGTGGATCTGCCCCTTGGCTGGCGGGTTGCGCTTAGCGTCGAGGAGCACCCAACGGGGTGGTACCGGCACCTGTCTATGTCGTCTCCGGACCCAGGACGAGCACCGTCACCCGCGGCTGTGGAGATGGTGCTGGTGGCCGTGGGCTTTGCACGGAAACTCGAGGAGTGCCACATTCACCTAGAGCAATTCGCCGAGAACCGAGTCGCGGTCAACGTGATCGAACCGCTGTAGATTTCAAGACCCATCCGATCGCAAGCCAAGCCAGGTAGGGCTGCGAAGCATCCGACAGACCAGGGCCCAGCACAGATCCGGGTCCGAATAGATGTGCGACTCCCACAGGCGCACGTACGACCAGCCGTGATCGAAGCACCAGCGGTCGATGGCGCGATCGTATCGCTGCCGCGCAGGGTTAGCAAGTCCGTGCCAGTAGTCGCCGTCGACGTGGATAACCTTTTGGTGGCAATAGTCGACGAAGTCGGCGTTGGCCGCGAACCCGCGGGTAGGTCAAGGCGGCCATGGAGTCAATAATAGATACCTTAGAAACTAACTATGTGATATCGTTACGGTAAACCCAAGGCGGACATCAGGTTGGCGAGATCTCCGAGCGGGTTATTGGAACTCCCGATCTTGAATACTCGGCTCGTCCAGCTCAGGCGTAGCGGTCGTACGCCCACCGATCCAGGCCCAGCCGCCATGCGGTAGGCTCCGAGCTTGGCTTTGGGTAACCACTCCTGGAGCAGGGTGGTGTACCTCTGTATCACTTCGGATAGTGGGCTGTGGTGGTCGTACTCGAGCGTCACACTGAGGGCTTGTGCGCTGTGCTGAAGCTCGATCTCTAGGAGCTGACGAGCTTCCAGCGCGTAGATGCCGGCGGCGAACACCCACCAGGTCACGAAACTCTCCGGGAACGTGGTCCAGGTCCAGGTCGTGAAGGGCACCTGGCCGTTCACGAACTCGAGGCCGCGTGTGAACGCCTGGTACAGCTCGAGGTCGAGGTAGCTGAGAGGCGTCGTCGTGACCTTGCCGAGCTTGTCGAGGAGCTGGCGTAGGTACGGCACGTAGAAGAAGAACGAGTCGTGCGGAACGTGCACCATCTGGGTCTCGGTCACGTACGCGCTCGCCGCGTTCGGCCGCGACCTCCAGAGGGCCAGGTAGTCGCCCCACGTCGTCATGGCCGGCGTATCGGCGTAGTAGACGTGGAGACCCTGATCGTAGACGTAGGACAGCAACGGCACGGGCGGCACTAGCAAGGTCTTGTTCCAGGTGCCGATCGTCTCGCTTCGGGACCGAAGCGTGAGGTCCAGGTACTCTGGGTCGGAGTCGTCCTTCCACACGATCCGCTCGCTCTGTCCAAGTACACAGAGATAAGCTCCAAGGCGGTCGAGTCCCGTAGGGCTCCGGACCTGGTCCGCGATCGCGAACGCTTCTACCGCCTCATGCGTGGACAGACTTGGGTCCACGAGCGACCAGCGGATGCGCCAGCCGTCACCGAGCGTGGCGCCCGCTGGGATCGTCCAGCTCCACTGCCAGGTCCCGGGCGTCATGGCCACCGCGATACCGGACGCCACGATTGCTCCGCCTGGGTTCTCGATCTGTACCTGCGGATACGTAACGTCGACCGGTGGGATTGGATCGCCGTGAAGGTCCACGAACTGGTGTTCGAAAGCCACCGTGCTTTCGCGTGTGTACGTCGGCATGACCAAAACTAGCCGTCGGGGTGAGTTTTGGGTATGTCCGGACGAAGCTACCGCAACAAGGAACCAACGCGTCGGTTCGATGGCAGCGATGTGTTTCGGCAACCGCACTTCTGGCTTTCGGATCTCCACGCGACCCAGACGTATCCGGCGATAGAAGAGCGAGCCAAGACCAGTCACACCGTCGAGTGGTGCGACGTCTGGTTCTACCAGCGGATCGCGAGCGGACGCCGGTGCTCCTGCCACGCGCTCGGAGCCACGCCCTACATGGCGTGCCCCGTCTGTTTCATGCCAGATACTCTGGTACGAACAACACGGGGCTGGGTCCCGATCCAGGACGTGGTCGTGGGCGACTTTGTAATGACGTCGAAGGGCGATTACAACAAGGTTAAATCCGTTCACTCGCGGCCGTACACCGGTCACCTGCGTACGGTCACCTCGACCGTTTCGCCCGGACCGTTGTGGGTCACGCCTGAGCACCCATTCTACGGATTGATAAGCGTTCGCCACCGGCAGGAACCTTGCGGTCCGAAGACCTGTGACCGCATCATCGCTCGCGGGGACGGTGTGCCCAAGCCATCGAAGCCCAGCAGACGGGGTAGGGACCGCTGGCAGATGCGGGTTACGGCTCCAGGGATGCCACCAAAACAGGGTCGGTTCCACCTAGGAGTCTACAGCACCGCGGCCGCTGCGCAGGCTGCCGCAAAGGAGTATCTCGATAGTCATTACCTTCCACAGCACACGCTTGGTTGGCGAACGGCAGAATCGATTCACGAGGACGACTGGCTTGTTCCAGTATGGGACCGCCGGCCAGACCAGGATCTTGAGCAGATCACAGTTCCACGTCAGTTCACTGACAAACGCGAACGTGGAAAGCGCCAAGGCAGTATCGTGTTCCAGGCAGACGAGGATTTCTTCTGGGTCATGGGTCTGTACCTGGCCGAGGGCAGCGCTGGCAAGCGGCAGGTAACGTTCTCCCTGCATGAGGACGAAGTTGACCTCCAATATCGCGTGCGCGCATTCTTCCAGAGATACGGTTACAATACTTCGGTGTCGCAGCGGCCAGGCAGCCACGGCTTGGACGTGAACGTGTACGGAACCACGCTCGCACAGTGGCTACCAAACTTCCTGGGCGCCCACTGCCACGAGAAGCGTATCCCGGAAGATTGGATGAGACTGCCGAGAGCAAAGGCATGGGCTCTGCTGTCGGGGATCTATGCCGGTGACAACGGCGGAGAAAATACGGTCACCCAGACATCTAAAGTTCTGGCCTTGCAGATAGGGGAGATTCTACATCGACTAGGGTACCAGCCCCTTCTGCGCAGTGTGCAAGCCAAGGCTCTCACCCCGAATGTAAATTCGCGTCTTCCAGCCTACGTTGTTAGCTGGGAGAGGGGAGATGCCTACAAAGGTACCCGTAAGGGTCGCTGGCCGTTTAAGAGCGAGGCACTGTTGTCTCGAGTGCGTCGTGCTTCCCGGTCGCATACGGTGTACTCCGGCCAGGTCTACAACCTCGAAGTCGAAAACGATCCCACGTACGTGGTCGAGGGCCTACTGGTTCACAACTGCTTCCAGACCGGGATCCCGGGTGGCTACCTAAAGTGGGGCACGACCCAGGCGATGGTCGACTGCACGCTACCCGGCCTGGCGTTGAATGGTATCCGTCGGGCCGAGGTCAAGAGCGCTGGTCCTCTGGTGCTCGCGCTCGAGGACGGGGTGCTCGACGGCATGGCGGTCGCGACGGTCGAAATCGGGGGTGGGGACGCCGAGACCGTGAGCTTCACTCAGTGGGACGAGGAGGGCTCCAACATCGCCTGGGATTTCCAGACGCCCGCCATGTACCCGGCCGACCGCTGGGACTCGCTGACGGTCGCGAACCTGACCAAGCGCCTTGGCGACGCGGTTCAGGTTGTTAGGATCCGCCTGCGCCTGCACCGGGCGTCGATCGCGACCCCGGGACCGCTCGTGGCGCGCGCC